GAAAGAGACGAAACATTTTTAGTGAGACATTAGAAAGAGAAAGAGAAATATTTTTTTGTAAAACTTTTTTATGACTCCATTAGAAAGAGAAAGAGACGAAACATTTTTTAGTGAGACATTAGAAAGAGAAAGAGTGACACGATAAAACTTGTTACTTATTGTTAGAGAAAAAGAATCGACTTTAATGCGAATACATTTTTAAATTTCAAACCGGAAATAAGTGTCCGGTACACTTTTAAAATTAAACGTATGTCCGAATCCACAACTAATCCTGAGGATTACACGATTCAGACACACGATTTAAGTTTTGTGTCGTCGACTGATGTATTATCGCTGCTACCAGCGGACAGTGATTCATCTATCAATTTTACTACGTCATTCACCATAACATCCGATGATTCCTTGCACATGTCTCCGATAGTGACACTCATCTCGAAATTCTGTACGCATTTGGTATCAACGATCGTAGATCCGATAATGTCGGCATGTTCTCTCTTCGAATGAGATAGATTCGATCCTCGTACTGGAACATCGACTGGTTTACCTTCTTTGTCCTCGTCGCTGCATTTGAGCTGCAGAGATACCTCACACTCTTTGATCATAGATAGAGCGTCTTCATGACTGACGGCTGTAGATTCCTCATGCGATGGAGCTACGCTGGACAGTCTAGTATAAATGGTATTTCCATCTGTGTATTCTGAGATGGATTTAATGTGTGGACATCCCGTGAATCCTACGATCGTCTCAAGGCCTCCACCAACTACCGCGTAATAAGTACTGTCTCCGTGAGTAACGGTTGATTCTGAACTATCGTCGGATACCGTGTCTTCATTATCTTCATTAGTTTCAGTGATTGTAGTTACAGATTGACAAATCTTATCATTGGTTTGATCTTTCTTTGTGGCTTTAATAAGGACATCGATTCCCATGTGGTGTTTGCCTTCTTCCGTGCATGCCTGTTGCTGTTGGGTAAGGGGTGATGCGATAGCCGTTAGACACACGCATGCCAGAATAATGTATCGTTTCATGTTTACGTTATTAGCTATGTTTCCTTATAGTATAATAATATGGGATATATTTTCTACTTTTATGAACCGTGTATTTATTAGTAAAAAGTCTAACGTCTATGTCGACGAGATGACATTAGAAACCTGCGATTCTGGATACGGAAGTATTTTACGCACGCCACAACTTGCCGGCATATTGTTATCGATATCAAGGATATTACCCATATGAAACGAGACGCTGTCTGGGTCGTCTAGACTGTTTGTATCACTATATAGTATATAGACATTTATATCCGATAGACAGTTTCCTATCACCGTTACAGTTTCTGAATGAGGAGTTGTGATTGTATTATCTGTTTTTGTTAGCTGACGACTGGTAGACGATGCGAGAGTATCGTCTTGGTTACGGTTACATTTGATCTCGATAGCTAGTTTACAGGTGTTTGATGCGTTTTGATAAATGTCGTTTCCGGTAAAGAATCCAGACATTGCTGTCTTATCAAGAACAGAAAAGTATCCCGTATTAAAGATTGGATCGCAATCAGTATGACGCATGGTAATCGTTACTTCAGAAGTACTAATGACTTCATTAACGCCAGTAGTGGTAGTATGAATACACGATGTATCATTGATGGGATACAGGTCAATTTCCACATATATGTTATTAAACGTATTCATTGGTACTGGTTCACATTTATCTTCGGATGATATAGTAGATGAAAACGTGTTCAAACCACATTTTGAACAGATTGTGTTACCCTGGGATGTGTGTCCCGTTACGCCGTATCCAATTCCGCACTTCGTTTTAGGAGTACATAGCTTACAACCTTTTCCCGATCCCGTAAACAGACAATAATTTCCAGGAGCACAACTACAGATTCTATTTTGTGTTTTGGTACATGACTGTATCTCTATCTGATTTTCGTTACATGCTCCATTACAACTTAGACACGCTGGTAGATGATTACTGATCGCTGTAAAAGTGCCATCACCACAAGTTGTGCAGACGGTGTTGTTACTGGAATCGCATAGCTTAGAAGCGTATGTTCCCGCCGAGCAAGAGCTACAACAAAGATTACCATTCTTGTAGTCGCCTCCTTTGCACTTTCCATCTATTGGTGTGTAAGGCATATCACTATCCCCGTTTATATGAATACATAATACCGACAACAACAAGATATGAGATATCATGATTTTGATAATGTGGTAAATATATATTCCCTGTTTCTTCCTCTCTCAAAATATAGATATTATTTTTATAATATTATTAATTTAATGGTGGTATTTATAATGCTTTTTTCCATACAACATGTTGTTTATATTATAGTCGCTTAACTTGGATATTATCTCGTGTAAAATTTCTGGAGGCAATTTAGATAGCATAGATTTGTCATCTATTATCGACTGTATTTTATTCATGGCATCGTTGATTAGTCTATTCTTGTTAATCATAGATATATAACATTCTTCTATAATGATGTCGTACATGGGAAATGAAATATACCTATTAGAATATATGTTTTGAATGTGTGAGTAATATCTGATATCATCCGTTCTTAATACCGTATATAGGTCGACGTCGCCTAGTCGAATATCTTTTAAACGACTTATCTCATTACTACATTTTGTAATGATCGAATCTACAACATCGAATGATATATTTTTAATAAACCTTCCTCTATATTCAGGATTCGAACAGTACTTACGATATCTTTCTACAAATGTGACGTCCCTTAATACACAGTATGCTATTATCTTTTTCAAGTAGTAGTCATCATACGAAGCAAAGTCAGCCAACCTGTCTAACAATGACTTAATTATAGACAGAGATACTTTTAGTCTGTGTTTGATGATATCATTAACGATATCTGCCTTGAATATTATACTAGGATTTTCAAATATTAAATCGGTTACAGTTTTGCCATCTTTAGTAGGAAGATTAATGTCGTATCCTATATATACAAGATATGCCGCTATTCTACTGTTACAATTCCTATATGCAACATGAAGCGGAGTCATGGTATCATAGTATTCGTCGACATGAATATTGAACTTATCTAATAGATACGCGAGTATATTGAGGTCGTGACCTCGATTATGTTTTATGAATAGATGTACTATATGTTGTCCGTCTTCCTTCTGTATTTTGCCGTATTTTTGTTCGTGCCATTTGAGTAGCATTATTAGAATATAACTAGATGCATAATCACATTTAATGTATTCCATAATGGGAGTATAGCCATATATGTTACGTATCCTAGTATCCGCTCCCAGAGATAAAAGAGTGTATACAACACGAGGCCTATGTCTAGTATACTCTCGAAGGTATGTATGTAACGGCGTGTTACCTATCACTGTAACCGCGTTAATGTCAGCACCATATTTTACTATTGTATTGATGAACCTCTTTTCTGCATTCATCTTGGTATAAGGCTTGGATGCGTAATAATTGCGTTCATGAAACGCGGAAACGTATCTACAGTAGAAATGAAGAGGTGTCAGACCATCCTTGTCTACACAATTTGGGTCAGATCCTTCAGTTACTAATTTATATAGAACGTAGTAGTTTAGATCTTTGCCATAGTTATATCTGAGATAGTACAGTAATAGGTCGTTGTGTTTTCTAAAACTGATACCATCGGTTAGTATATCAAAGATCTTATTATCGATTCTATCTGCATGCATCATATAGTAATGTACTGGAATTCGTCCGCTATAGTCCACGCTATCGAAATTCTTCATACCGTGATGTAGCAATATTTTTAATACGGATGGTCTAAATCTGGGATTTACTAAATAGCAGTGTAATGGAGAGATTCCGCATCTTAGTCGCTTATTCAGGTCACAGTGTTTGAGAGTCAGTTTAAACAGATGCGATGATGGAATAACATCAAATAATGATAGATACATGTGGTATACGTTATTGATAGTGATACGATCTGCATCATCTCGTAGATATGTGTCGGGTATATACCACATATTATCGCGAACAGTGCTCACAATCTCATCCATTTCATATGAACGATTTACTTTTTCATAATTAGATGGGTGTGAGAAACATCATAAAAATATATCATTAATTTCTAGAACCTAATATATTTCTTGTAATGGGAACTGTGTATGCTACGCATGTGTTAATGAATTTACTGGTGATATTTAGTGCATTTATTATCTTAGATGGATGCTATTTTTGTAAATATATGCCTTCCGTCATACACACTGAAGCTATTGATCTATACACATTTCTTTTATAGTGATAAAGGTACTTCCATTGAACCAATAAACTCACGATAGGTTACTATGCGAAACAAATGCGACATAGTGCAGTCTTTTCTACTTCTAGAAAGTGGCAGTATACCAGTGTTATAATTAAGGATAATTGATAGAGGTGGGGATAGCGTAATAAAATATCCTGCGCTGTATTTCTATGGGTAAATTTGAAATCAAGTTATCGTCTATATTGATATTGTCCACTATGGAATCGATTAATTCGCTATTCTTTACTGTCTCTATAATGATGGAGGTTAGTTCGTCTTTGTACCATTTGACTTTTGACGCAAAGTTTAAAAATTCTATATTCTTTACGTATCTCAGTCTATCGTATCCACTTCGTTTAAAAAATATATCAAACATTGAGACACCAGATATGCTCGCATTCTTCATTCGGTCTACATCTATTTTATAACGCTTTAGTTCCTTGAGATTGGTGATATTATACTTTATTTTAGAGGGAAAGTCAATATCTAGGATTAGCGCGTATCTGATGCAGGCGAGTAATGGATAAATGCTCAAATAGCATATATCTTTACTAAAGGCGTCTATCATGCGTTCTAAAGTTGGATGGTAACTCAATAATAAATCGACTAGCATCGTTCTTTTTTCTCTTCTATACCTACTTTTCGCCATTGCGGCATTGATTATCGAGCATGATGTCGTGTTAACACTAGCTCCATATTCCAATAACCGCTTTACCAACTGTATGTTATTGGCATCGACTGCATAATATAGCAGAGTTTTATTCTCATTATCTATCATATCTATATCATCTATGTACTTAATTAGTATATCCAATATATCTATCAGGATGGTTTCATATATGTGAACACCGCAACTACTAAACATAGATGTTATCAGGCTATACATACATAGACGACCGCTATTTGTTGCGTGATTTACGGCCACGTGTCCATTATTTTCAACAATAAACCTTACGACGTCTACGTCGACGATAGTATTATTATCAAAGTATTCGTGTAGAGGATAATTAGAATTTACTATTACATTCATGGAGGCTCCATTATCTAACATAAGTTGGAGAACTGGTATATTTACCATATCACTATGTCGTAAGTATTGCATCAACATGGTCTGTACTATGGATGTATCCTGATCTCTAAATCTATTTAGTATGACGTCAATGATTTCGTGATTGTATACTATGGAATCGTAAGAAGTAATACTATTAATAACACCCACGAGACCATGACGTCCTCCGATAAGAAGATCAACGATCGCCATGTCTACACTATATGGTGTTCCTCTAAACCGCGGGTTTAGATAATCTGCGAGTACTCCCCTAATATATGGCTGACTGCAGTCATCAAATGTTATACACGTGTCCATATCTTTTATTAATAATTTAACAATCTCTACATCTATGTTCGAGCAAGACCAATAGTATTGGACTGGAACAGCTCTGTATTCATCTCTTCCATTGACAGAGATATTGTTATCGATCAAACATTTAATTATATCCTTCGATAGAGATTGTGTATGAGACAATATATAGTAATGAAGAGCATTCTTGTATACATCATCCTCGTACATGCATCTACGAAATACATAACCAGTGTTGTAACATTCTGATTTAAGAAGCAATCGTAACACATCTAATCTAGGATTATTAACCGTTACGTATATATCCACCAATCCAAGACTATTGGCTGCAGTCTTTAAAGGACGTATCCTCCTATCTATAATTAAATATTCTAGTAGATGTATATCGATATTATCCGACGATATATATGAATACATATCGAAGTCATTTATATTTGATTTGAGTGTGTAATCGGAATCTGAATAGCTAGATATTAATAGATTCACAATCTGAGTTTTGACACATCTATGCCTACTGTATACACCTAACGGCGTCAATCTTTCTTTATTCCTCCGAAGTCTATCGACTCCATAAGAGAGCAACAGCCTAATAACATTAATGTCCGTATCACACTTATTAGATACGTAACAATGTAGCGCATTGTTTCCGCGTCTATCTATAATTTTTGATAAGTTGGGACATGTTTCAATCTCTGGTTTTATATTTTTTAACGTTACATCTTCCGCCAGTAGACGGCATAGAATGCATTTGTGATCTCTACTGCATTCCATTACTATTAGATGACGTAAATATTTTATATTATATTTCACGAAAAATGATGATCCTCATACATTTATTTCATTCTACATGCGGAGATGGATGGAAATGGAAATGGAAATGAAGATGATAGATAAAAAGAGTGAGTGTTATGCGGTATGAGGAATATTTAATATTTCACAGTACGGATATGATCCAAGATGGTAAGATAATCATTCTCGTGAAGAATCTTTCGCATGATAAGTAGTATATCAATACACTTATCGTTGAAGACTCCTCCGTAGATGATAGCTGATTGAGTACAAAGTCCTATGATCGCACGAAGTTCTTTGGTGGTTTTCGTGGAGTCATTTCTGATGAAACATTTAATGATATCCACACATTTGTTGATATCGTCCCATGGAAGAGCTTCCGAGAATCTCTTCAAATCACCAAAGATGTCCGATGCGTCAGTTCTGAAAGAGATGAAAAGCTTGTAGAGAGATCCTGCACTTTCTCTGTGGGTCCATCTATGAGAAACCCACAGTATATATTCGGTCAAACAATGTTTGACGTCATTCATAGTGTTCAAGGTGCCACCGGTGGCATGACAATGACAGGGAGCAAACTTGGTACACTGTGAGGCCATTATGAATGTAGACGAAGCTTGACCGGAGTCAGGCCTGTAACGTCTGTGATAACAGAGGACTATATTTTCTATTTTTTAATTATGTTGACAGATTTAGAATAGTACCTGCACTAGACTAACCACATTCATAAAAAGTATAACTATTACATATATCCATCTACCTTGGTTTCCAAGTAGTGTAAGAAGGCAGTCACCTGTGGTGTGTACACGTTCCATCCGAAGACGGGATAACCGCACAGATTATTCTTTGATACAACGGACGCAATTCCGATAGCATTCTTTACGAATTGAACAGGATCCACATGAAAACTACCGTCTGAATTCCGTTTCTTCAGTATTTCATACAAGTCAATGTTATATAAGTCTTCCGTATCCGAGTCATCATAACGAGACTCTTGTACATTTCGTACAGTATAACACGTCGACCGTATAAAATGATGTCCGTAATGTTCGATTGCGGATGCGTCATATGCCATAAACTCTCTGAGAATGTGTCATGCTTCCTCAACTCGTATATCACGAACGATTTTCAAGTACTCCTTGATCAGATTATAGAATCCTCTTACTGGAGTTTTAGATACGATAATCGAAAACGACATATATTTGTTAAACTCCAGAATAGATATTTAGTCAGGACTCTATTTCTCATAAATTCACATGTTTTGGCGATAACGTCATCTATAGAACTATTATTTGGTAAGTCTAATTCTTTAACGATTCTGTTAATCTCTTGAATATCCATACCATTAATAATTGTGGATATTTCAGCGTCCATGTTTAATACCTATGTTAATAATATTAGTGTTGTATTAGTAGTATTATATTTCATTACTATTTGCAATATCATAAAATAGTTTATCCTTGACTGTTAAGTCATATCCGTTAGCGAGGAAATCTTTTACAATTTTCATATCTAAATCATTTTTTCTGATTTCATCAGAATATCCTTAGAATTATTTTTATATCTATTATCGACGGGCATTAGTTTCTTCCCATGGTGAGTAGACGCGTCTTTATATTCTACATTTGGTTCATCGCATATCATATTGTAGAAAGATAAGTAATCATCATATTCGTTTTTTATTTGTAGTTGATTGTTGTTTTGCTTTCTGGGATCTCAAAGTATTGTGATATAGATTCATGAGACTTCTTGCTAGCAATAAAATTTAATATTTCAAGGTTGTAACTTCATGTTCATTCGTCACAAATGGTAAAGTTTTGCATCCTAATAAAGCAATCCATTATAGTCCGTAATATTTTAATAGCGGTTAAACATTTGACGTTTGCAGAATTCTAATTAATATATCAAGTGTTCAGAAAAAGTAATAACATCTGTTTACTAATCAACTTCGTATATATTTGGTTTAATACCTGACATTATAACCAAAAAGAATGTTATATAATACTCGTGGCGAATTATCAGTTTTACACATGATGAACATGGTTAATATAATAATATTTATTATTTTTTATAACACAAAAAGACTGGAACATTATCTGGAACAGTTTTACAACTCTCATTAATGTTTAATGAATCCTCGTTAGCGTTATTAATATTTGAAAGTAGTACATTGGCATTATCATTCTCATTTCTATGCTTGAACGATGACACAGTAGCTACTCTTGGTACAAAAGTATCATTATCTGGTCTCAGTGTGATATTAACACACGACACACAAGGTCCTATAATATCAATTACCGCATTCATATAAGGTATATTATTTTCGTTCGTACTAGCATCGATACCACAATTATTGTTTAAACAGGTTATCCTTATAGTATAATTTGCATTGTTATTCTTTTTGTTTATTATTTTATAATTGGAGTAATCAGAATAGATGCGAAGCATAATAGTATCATTGTATACTGATATAGCAGCACCGGCTAACGTTCTACTATCTGGTACACTCTCACTCACGTAGACATTTAATCCGTATCCGTTTATATCAATAGAAGAATTCTTGCTATCTTTTCGTAGTTGAACGACGCATTCATCTGATTGTGGTTCTGTAATAGGGTAATTAACAGTTATGCCCAATATGGCTTCTAGTACCCATTGATCACGGACACATCCGCATGATACCGAGTAGATAATTGTATACAATAATGTAAGTAATACTAATTTATTCATTGTGTTTATGTTATCGATATTATTTTTTATTTTTTTAAGTCACTGATTTATATTGCTAACATTTATATAGAATCATCATTATGTTTATTATTTTCCTAACAAATTTATCATGTGCCAATGTCATATCGACTCCATTGTCCAAATATACAGCAATCTCTACAAAATTTCATTTTATGGCATAATGAAGCGGTGTAATCCTTCTAGAGATCTAATAATGTCTAAGCATACAAAATCTACATGACCGTTTTAACATAATCATGCATTACACGATCTCTAAATAATTTATGATCGGAGTGTGCTAACACCAAGCTCACGTATTATTTTTTGTGTCATGTATATCGTGCTTATTACTTGGAACATTGATACAATGAACTACGGGAATTATATATCTACCATTTGGTATGGTTAAATCAGCTCCCAATTCTATAAATGTATCTATACTTATATTATTATAATATTTTTGTAATTGTTAACATGATATTCAATAATCCACCATTGGAACCTCGCATATCCATCTTCTATCTGCGTATATTCTAGCGGAACTAATTCCGTTGTTGGTAAGATACGCATAATCTTCAACACCTCTAATATGTACATTAGTAACATTATGGTTTATTATCACAATTCAACCATGGTGATTGTGTACTAGTTCTATGTACACCTACCCAATAATCAAATGTACCCTTGCATACTAATAGTTTACGATAGGTGTCGTTAACAATACACGCTAAACAACCGTTCATATTTTTACAATATTCACTTGCTGTTGTCCAGTTGGTAGTATCTTCCGAAAAGTAATAACATATGGTATTTATACTGATGGTGTTTTTCGGGCATATTTTATATTTTATTTTTGTTTCTTTGCATCTATGTTCCATTAAACATATAACTAAAAAGATGATAGTAGAGATAGAGATAATATAATAATTACGATACGGTAAACTAATTCACACATGATAAACATGGTTACTATATTATATCATTAATTTATTTTTATTTTTTATTATTTATTAGTATGCCAGGGAATGCGTAATAAAAATGTTATTTTCTAACGAATGTAACTAACGGGTGTTCTATGAAAGTATCGTTCAGTATCACCTTTCATCTATATCCAATTCATTAGTATTAATGACCATAATCAGCTTTTTAATCAAGTCATGATTGTCTTAAGAAGTTAGATTTATAGCTGTATTATCGTCAAACTATCTATTTTTTAAAGAAGCTGTATGAACACAGTGACTTCTTATCAGAAGTAAGTAGTTGATATCCCAGAATTATATTCACTTACTCATCCATTGTGTAAATTTAATCTTAGAAGTGAATAATCATAAAGTATTATATCTATTTTATTATACACGTTATAGCTATCTAATTAATAGTTCTAGTAGCGCACATATTTGGATGTATACCTTTAATATCGATTTTGTTTCCTATATGAATAGTAGCAGTATCCTCTTCAAATTCCGCATTAGTATTGACATAGGCAATATATAGATGGAGATCTGATATACAGTTGCCTATTAAAGTGAAATTTTCAGAGTGTGTTGATGCTTTTTCAGGAACGCGTGTAAAATTACCGATTAATACAGGTTCTGTTTCAGAGTTACATTTTACTTCTATATTCAGCGTACACATCTTGGATGTATCTTGTTTTTTTGTGGTATCTGAGAAAAGTCCGGCTATAGCAGTTCCATCCTTTACAGAGTAATATTCTGTAACAAAGACTGGATCGCAATCTGTACTATTAACAGTAATTGTCAATTCCGATGTTGTGATAACATCGGATGATTGTTTTGTACTTAGTCGATTACAAGAGGATATGTTAACTGGATATAGCTCAAAATCTATAGAGATGTAGTTAAATGTATCTGTAATGTATTTTTCTTCGAAGAAGGAGAGAGGATAATCATTTGCTGACGATGCAACGAATAATGATGCGAATATTAGTATTGTATTTATGTTTATCATGATGAGTATTTATGATAACAAAGTTTTGTATTATCAGGAGTGACACATCATTGTTCTTTTGGTTCTATTTTCTTTGTTGTATTTGGAGTACCATTCTATTTAATCCATATATGGGTTTAGTCATTATAAAAATATTTTATAGAATCTGTGTATGTATCCAGAGCAATTTTATCACATTCACACATCATCTGTAAGTCGAGTATTATTGATAAATGAGGCATGGTGTCTGTTAACTATTATTTTTTTAAAATATGTTAGTCTAAATATCCCGATAATGCAACTGAATAAAAGAGTAACAGGAATACACATAACGGGATACATATCCATGATATATTTTGATATGTCATTGGCTATATAATACATAGATCGCGCATCTGTTATATACGTATTAATTATATCATATAATGGATCATCAATATGACAACATGATACTACTAGATTATGATTTTTTATATATGTCATTAGATCCTCTTTGTAACATTTACTAACTAGTATATCGTATATACTGATATTAGTTCTCGAATTAATGTGTAACTTGGTCAATTTATCGATGTTATCTCTGATGCTAACTAACTTATCAAATGCCAAAAACATTGCATGACTATTATCGAGAATCGCTATATCCCTCTCCATATACTCGATGCATTTATTACAGTAATCCAATCCAGCTAACATAAGAGCCAATCTCAATGTTGGTTTAATAATATAATTTTCATTCATTAATAACGATGGAAACTTTCCACTAGCGTAACATTTGTCTAAGAAGGATATAACTATGTCTATATTAGGTCTCTTATCAAGAATATTCTTAACAAGATACCATTGGTGGCCTGACAACATGTCATTTCCCATGGTTAACATTAGAGGATCTACACCATTTTTTGTTGGTGTGTTAATATTGGCTTGGATGGATAATAAGTACAGAAATGAATCCATGACGATATCGACGTTAGTATGCGATATAATAGATACATGTAATGGCGTCATACCAGACGTTTCACATACTGCGTTATTATATCTTTCTATAATCGCACAATGATATACATCATGTATATCTGTACCATCATACGGCTCATATTCATCAGTATATAAGTCAGTGGGTATATTGTATTTAGCAATAATACGATGAATAATGCATGGAGAATCATCTACTCTAATTAATAGATCTTGGATTATACGATTCTTTACCATGTTTAATACTTTATCGGACATCAGACAATCTATTATGTCATAATACATATAATTTTGAGCTGTGCATATATATGAAGTTAATGGAGTATAACCTAAATTATTAACGGCTGTTATATCAGCACCCAAGGATATAAGACACTGAATAACATCTAGTCTTATATCGTTATCTGTTTCTGGATCTAATATATGAACAACCGACAACATAGAGAGATAAGTATGTAGTACCGTATTACCAATATTATCTGGTTCATTTATATCATTCCCGTACTCGTGTAAAAGTTTAATAATGCTAGTGCTTATGTTGTGTCTCAGTATATATTGATGGAGACAAGTCCGTCCAGCACTATCTTTATAATGTAGTTTTACTTCTGGTTGTAAAAATGAGTAAATGACTGATATATCGATATTCCGAGCCAGTGTTATATACGAGTGGAGCAGCATAGGTATATTTTTTACTTTATTATCGTCAAGTGATTCTATATACAAGTTTGTTATTTCTGGATTAATATTATCTATATTGGCTATGTATGTTATAATCGGACTCGTACCATAAACACATTTCATATCCATGTCTCCACCGAGTTCGATAATCTTTTTAATTACAGACACACAAACATTTCCTGTTATCATGTACGTGTGCAACGGAGTAATAAGATCATGATTCTGCAAATTTACATCAACACCGTTATTACATAACCACTCTAATATATCTATGTCGACATCCATGTTGCCGAGATACGCGTGTAGGATACCGTATCCTGTTTTCTTGCATACATAATTAAGATTTATAATTCCTACATCTAACATATATTTAATCAAGTCTAGTTCTATACTTCTGATTTTCGGTGAGTTGAAATATGCATATAAAATATCCATATCTCCATTATTGGGAATATCAAACACATGATTTGTGATTTTACTTTTATTGTCTTTAATACATTTGATGAATTTTTTATATTGATCGACCAACGATTTGTTTTTTCTGTCCGTTTTTAATATCAAAATCATATTATAGATAATATTAATCAATGCGGTTTTACTATCGGTATATTGTTCACGATATCTATTATCAATGCCATAATATTTCTTTTTAAAAACTTTTATGTGTTTAGCTCTAACTGTGTGATTATAACTGTATATATCCCCATCGCTATAATATCCATCATCTGGATCATAATTATTTATACGAGTATTGGTGCTTATACGGTTCTCAAAATCTTCAAAGTATGTCGAATATATTAGTTTCCTGACATTGACAATCGCGTACTCGGTTAACGAGGTCATTTTTACAATAATAATCAAAATCTGTCAGTGTTGGTAGTACATAAAAGTTTATATCATTGTTACATTTTTTAAAAAAAAGTAAGGTGTAAAATTATAATTGTTAGACTATTATACTATAAAAATTAGAATTGTTTAGTACTAACTATTAACTACTATTCACACATGAAAACATTTCAATAATGGTGGGTGGAGAGAACTCTATATGATAGCTTGTGAAACAATTAGATCCCTAATTTCTAATGGCATTTTTGATAGGAGATTGTCATCAATTGATACATTGTCTATTATCTCATCTATTAGAGCACGTCTGTTTAGAGCTTTAGTAACATAGTCGTTTACTTCTGTGTAAATGTTGAATCCTTTAGTAATACACTGTGCCAAAACTGGATGTCTGGAATACCTATGCAGAATATGGGGTGCATGCTTGTTTTTGTCTTTATTATAGATTAACTCATACATGGTTGTATTATGAATTTTCATCTGTCTAATGTACTCCAATTCTTCTTTACAATCAATTATATAATCAAAGAGTGATGATGTATACACATTACAGAGGGAATAATCTACCATCATAAAATACTTGATGCAGAGTTTTATCACATTATGGTTTTCAATTGTATTATTAAGTATAGCTGATTTTATACAGTCGATAGACAATGGTTCTCTAAGCACTATTTCTAATATTTTAAGATGTATGTCACTACGGTAGATAACCGATCCCTTATACACAGCCGCGTCAAGACATGTATATCCATCACTCATTACTATATTGACATCTGCTCCATTTTCTAATAACCATAGTACTAAATCTAGATAACCTGAATAGATAGCATGATAAAGCAATGTCCTTCCACCAGCATCTAGTTGATTAATATTCTCAATATATGGGATACAAAGCTTACAAATATCTATTATTGTAGATTCATCTATACGGAAGCCCCTAGGATACTGAATTATTTTATACAGATCTAGCTGAACATCATTCTCATCTTCGACACCACAATTTAAAATAAACTCAACAACACTACTTTCCTTTTTATATATTCCACTAAAATATGCATTCAAGCATTCTATTCTATATATCACAGCCCCATTATCTACCATAAAATCAATAATGTCTATTTCTACATATGCATTAGATAGATAGTAAAGTAAGAGATCTTGGATACATCTACAATTCTTAACAATTAAAGCTAAAATATCTTCCGTATAATTCCTTGACACTAATGCAGATATAATATCGTTATATGTAATATATGCTACCAGTCTATCTACTATATACTGATCAATATTGTCTCGATGAATCCTAAAATAATCATACAGAATATCTACAGGATCACAAAATGGTTCAAAGAGAAATCTATCAAATATTTTCCTGTCGACAACTGGTTCTAGAACATAACACTCAACACCCAATCCATGTTTTACATAGTCATCCACCAAAGATAAGGATCTTAGGTCGTCGTGAAACTGCTCGTCAACAGCCATGAAATCTGACGACTCCATGATGGGACGCGCACCGTTATTAACCGTTGATTTTTCATTTTTTATAATTGTGACATGATTTCCTTCTATTCTCAAGAGTCTGTAAAATACATATTCAGTATCTAAGCATTAAGAGTTTTTGTCACATTTTTCTAATGCCATATAAAAAAAAATCATTATGAATGATCGTCACTGTTGCTATCATTATTGTTTTTGTGTAGTTCTGCCATATCATTTAAATCATTCTCGACACATGTGTGCATTATCATCACCTGGGTAGTATTTCATAAAAGTTATTGTGTTATCGATATAGTTAACTATTTTTTAATGATCTAAAATTTCCATAGATACAGTCTCTAGACTAATACAATGATGCTCAGATTTAATGTTTTTATTGTCATCTTTCTTTAGCAGTTTATATTTTCGTGTTTTGTATTTATTGATTGTTGTATAAACTACCAATATTAAAATAATGACAAGCATTATCAGAATAGAACCAACTATGATACATGTTATGTTGTAAATATCACGTTCATTGTTCAAATAATCATCTTCTTCTCTTATTATAATAGCACTCACGTTCTTGTCAAATTCCTTAAACATGTCATTTAATGCTTCGGATACAGCACTCGTTATTATCTCATCTTCTATGGCATCTTTTGCGTCTTTTGTGTCCAAGGATATTATAGTCATTTCGTAACATGATAGAACAACTATACCTGATGATTCAAGATACTCATAACTTATATAAGTGTCGTTTACTAACACATAAGATTTGTTGGTCTCTACAGAGGTGTATATATAATCGTCCAAAGTACCACATAGATAATTATCAACAGGATAATACTTTTGAACATTATTGTTCTTGACATCTATGATACAACATCTTTTATCTTCTTCAGATTCTATAATGTCTTTTATATCTTTATCTGATAGAGTATGAATGAATAAATCTCTTGTGATATCATCTATTTTGTTCTGTATCTCAATCATCTTTTCCTTATCTGCTTGATATGCAATATCTAACAGATTACCATCTATATTAACGCTTGTTATTTCTCTACCCTCTGAAGTCAATGCCTTCGCTAATCTGTTTATAGAAGCAGGCAATGACCCATCACTATATTCCATAATGTTCTTGTATTCATTGTATAAATCATTTAATTTGTTACTAATTTCTTTATTTATATACTCGTTAGAATCGTCATGTATGAATTCGAATGTGTAAGGAGGTTGTTGTAACATATTAGATTCTATCCATGTATCTCTATACTCTATATGGATATATGACTTACATGGATCATATTTAGGCCATTTGCTTTGCCACTCATCTTGGAACGAACAGTAATAATCCAATGATGCAGTACCATAAAACCAATGATGATAACAGGTACGTTGTTTAACAGCATCTGTAATTCCATAACCACTAGATTTTAACGAATTATCATTTGTAGCACAATGATCTTTAGATGTAACAACACTAAAGCATAGACCTTCATATTTTGATACATTTCTTGGTATGGCAAATGCCGGACATGTAACAGTTACTTCTCTAGATGTTAAATCTAAAATAGCTTCACAATCGCGATTTGTACTATTTTTTGTTTTAAATACGTATATGGTACTATTTCCATAATCTCCACTAGTAGATTGTGAATAAACCATATTAGAAATAACATGTCCAAAATCTACATTCTTATTTCTCATTGTACATGGTGTGATCTTTAATGTCATTGCGCTGTATGTCCTTTTCTTCTTTTTAGCATCTACCCAAAATGACTCAGGATCATTATACCCATTTCCTAAATTATCAACATGGAATTTTACACTTAATGGACTAGGAAAGTGCGTCTTTGACTTTGTCATAACTTGTGGATCGATACTACTAGCGTCGTATGTTTCCTTAAGCATTATTTCCGAACCATAGTGTAGATCAGCTTCTATGCTTTCTTCGTTAAATGGTATTCCTGCATAATAACAACCCGGTCGTCGGTTATCACAATACAGTGATCTATATGGCATTCCACCTGCTAACTTGGTAAACAATCGGTTTTTACCATTTACACCTGCTGTATATATGCTTGAAAATGGAACACCACTAACCCGATTAAATATCAGAACTATAATATCTGATTTAAACCGTTTATCATAGTTATGAGTACAGAACACGGCTATCCTCGACGCTTTTGTTGCCGAATACAATTTGGCAGTGCCGTAATCGCCTACAGGTATCTCTATGATAATATTGCTACTGTCTGTATTTTTATCTTTGATGTATGTAGGTGTAGACCCCGCTGGACAGGTTAGCACAAAACTATTAAAGCCGTCAGCGTTAAATATTCCCAGTTTTACATATATTTTTCTAGTTCTAGAATTACATGATGTCACATCTTCCAATATCATGGGTTCGGACCAGAAACATTGGTTGCTGCCTCTATTGGTACAAAAGCTAGCATGCCCTGCAACACCGTTAGGATCGATTATGGTGTCGTTAAAGTCATATTTACTAAAAGTAAACAGTTGTTTAAATGTACCTTCCTGTCTAAATGGATTCTGTAATACCCATCTGTTTTTAAACTGATCCCATGTAGCTGTTTTTAGTAGAATACTGCAAGTAGTATGTACGATAAAAGTTTGAGATGTATCATATGGACAACCACCTGCCAAAAGATAAAATTTCTTTAGCGGATATTTGTCACAGACATCGGATGGTATAGATTTAGTCGATTCTGGTTCACCGGGTGTTGCCATTTTTAGTAATTGCATATCACTGATGGGTACCTCGTACGGTTTAATTACCAATGATGCATCTAAACCACACGTTAATCTAATGACAGGATGCTTGGATAGTAGAGTTGCTAGTCTGACAAATTTGTATCTCTTAATATTATCCGTGGTATCGTATAATACAGTATACGCAGTAATGTCCACATCTACTGATCTCAATGTTCCTATTGGACAGGCTACCTTTAGTTGATACTCTAGAACTAAATTTGAAGTGTTTAGATATAGGATCTCCGAGTTGATAACATCTAAGAAATATAAAGCCATTGCCTCTGTATTCTGTTTAAAACTGGAATCGTTTTTGTATGACAGGAAAATAATTGTGTCTTCTCCAGGTGTCAAACATTTCCTCACACCCATTTTGTTATTGTCTGCTACTAAGCCCGAATATGTATTAAATAATTTAATGACAGGATCTTCTGGCTTCTCATATCCTGAAAATAGGTAATATATATCTTTTACCGTGTCTATTAAACCTCCTATAGCTGTCACTCCAATCCCCGCAATCATCAGTGCTGGACCACCTACCAAACCTGCAGTTGTCAATGTTGACCCTATAGTTGATAGACTCATCGAAACTGCTTCGAATATCTTTTCTTCCTTGTTCATCTGGTCTTTTCTACTTAAAGCAGTTGATCTAGCCTGTTGGTTAATGGCCTGTTGACCAGTTAGTAACATTGCTGACCCAAATGCCATAGATTTATCAAATTTTGTTGATATTTTCGCCATCGACGATGTATATTGTTTACTATGTTTCTTGCCCATTACAGGAACGTTACTCCTGGGTATGCCATTACCTACTTCTGCATATTCTGGTTCGGGTCGTTGAAGGAGCGAATAGGTATCTTCCTTAGGTCTTGATTGTAGCATGCCACATACCACTCCAGAGCTTGCTCTTCTACACCGTCTAGGGGGCACAAACTTACTAATTCCTTTATCTGCTTGCTCGCTAGATGGAGAACCATGTCCTGGTCTAGGAGGAAGTGGTGATGGCGGTCTATGTGGAAGTGGTGGCAGTGGTCTATGTGGAGGAACTGGAGGTTGAGACTCTGGAGGAGGACGAGGAGGAGGATTTGGAGGCGCCAGTGATAGATCACGAGGAGGCGGAGATGGGCGTTTGGGCCGTCTAGTAGCTCCTCGTCTGGTAAGAGGTGTTACAATAGAACTGCCAGTATTCACACCAGGTAATAGAGAATAGTCGGTTTGTTTCGTAACGATGTCTACGCCTGCAGATAGACCTTTAGTTGTTTTCTTAACAGTGCTATATAATGGATCAGGTTTAGGAGGACTACGTCCTCTTGCCATGGCATTGCCATATTTTTGATTATATTCGTCAACGACAGTATCTATATCCTCAAAATCACTACTACTTGATGATGTTCTAACACGGCTAGCACTACCGTATTTTTTTGCATTATATTCCTTAACAACGGTGTCTATATCCTCAAAATCACTACTCGATGACGATGTTCTACTAACACGTCTGGCATATCTTTCATTATATTCCTTAACAACAGTTTGTATATCCTCAAAATCACTATCACTATCGCTCGGTAAACGGGACCGTCTTACAGTTGTGTAAATAACAGAGTCAGGTGGTCTATGTACATAGCCAGTTGATCTTGGTAGAGTGAGAGAAGCATATGTTACATCTTTAACACTAGAAAGCTTTTGATTTACTGTAGATACAATTGCCTCTGTAAATGGACTGCTTTTAACACCTGCAGGTAACTTGCGTTGTTTATTTACAGTCGCATATAGTTCAGATTCCGTCGCAGTGATAGGTACTTTAGGCATTATTTTTTCCGCCAATAGACTGGCGCGGGATTTGACATTTTGAAACGGGGAACTATCTCCTACAACACCACCACTTGCACCAGATGCACCCACTTGGAAATGAGTTGTGCCTCTAGGAATAACATTATCTATTCCTAAATCTCTTCTCGCGTGGTCGAGTAATCTCATTTCTATGTTTTTCTTGTCATCGGATCTTCTACGTCTAGGTGATGCGAAACAGTGGTTTATATTATCGGTTACTCCATATGATTCGTACAGACAATCTAATTCCTTAGATGTAGAAAATTCAAACTCGCTATTCAGATCTCGTCGTTTTCTGTTGGCTGTTGTGACACCACTACGTATAATATTTGTCAGAGTTATATTGTTAATGACTTCATCTAAATTTATTAACTCGTCACATGTAACATTTGTAGTTAGTTTACAATTATAATAGTGTTGTGTTGTATTGTCATCCTTTACACCAATTTTTGCCAACGTAGTATTAAATTCTTCAACAATAGGAACAATAGATGTCATTAAATTAATTGAACATTTATCACAATTGGATGTTACATTAATATTTTGTGTTATACTTACATCACTAGTATTCGATGTATTATTATTGATTAATGCTCTCAAACATTCAGTGATATTGGTAGAAGATATGAAGTCACCAGATGAACTAGTTCCGTGCAATGTTAGAACAATTTCTTCAGAAGTATCGTTTACTAATGTTATTCTAAACCTAGCATCTGCCACAGAAACATTGTAACAATTACGTATTTCCAAAAACCCTATATTACCATTCAATGTGTTATTATCAGATGTGTCATCATCTACCGTGGTATTATTGACCATGGTGACGTTATCAATAGTATTATTATTGGTATGTGTAATAAGATAAGTTGATAATTCGGTCTCATTAACTCCCAATATTTTACTCAGTATCTGAATGGATATAATACTTACATTGTCATTTGATAGTTGATTATATGAAACTGTTGAAGGTGGAAGAGGTGTTGTTAAAGGTGTATATGTCGGAGTAGGAGTTGGTGTTGCGACCGATAGTTCTTCAGTAGTAGTATCATTGATAGTATAATTATACGTAGATGTTTCATATGTTGTCATTGGAGGAGTTGTTGGTAGTAGTTCTTCCGTGGAATCAATGGCCATACCAATAGTAATAGTATAATTATATAGATATGTTCCATTAATATCGCATCGTTTAATGAACTCATCGTTAACACTGTTGGATATACGTGACCAATTAAACGTAGCTAACAATCGACCACGTTCTCTGCTATGAACTACTTGCAGATATTTGTACGGCAACGACGCTACACTATCTTGATTTTCCTCGACGTGCCCCAGTGTATTGTCATGGTATAGAGCAGATTTCCTCATACATGTTTCATAACACCAAGAACAAGTAATAAGACCTATAATTAGAGATAATCCGTGTAAATTCATGATTTGTAATTATGTCATGAATCAACAACGCTATCAATAAATTATAGCTATATATTCATTTATCGACAGAAATAATTAAGTACAAAAAATTAGTTATATATATTTTTCATATTATACATACTGTCAATCATCCGACTTTTATCTATAAAATCAATATCGCAAATTACATTTAGACAATATTTCATGTTTTATGGAAAAGGTTTAAAAAATAATCAATAAATGATATCCTCAGAAACGTGGTAAGTAAAACCCTTATTTATTACTAAAGTACGTGTAATCTGTTTCGCCAGTTTTAGTATTTTTATAAGTCATCTTTACATAAACGACATTTAGGCAGTCTCCTCGATAATAAGCCAGATCCGGCAATCTAGCAAATACTCGAGTCATTTTATACATTTTCAAGAAATTAATTAATGTTGATTTCTTCTTGCATTCTATGGAAACGCCTAGAATACTCATTTTCTTTTGGAAGATATCCTCTGATTCCGATTTAAACAATGCGTGACCTATAGATGGAAACCGTGTCCAATGAGTTATATTGGTCAATGGTATCTCCAGACCGTTCTTTGTAGATTGTACATTTATCGTCCACTCGTCTGAGTCTATAGCGTAATTATTGAACTGAGAAGTTACAACATAGTTTTTTTGAACATCTGGATACAGGGAAATAAAAACCTCTACACTATTGAACGATTTCTCTTCCGGAATGGGTGTAGCAATGCATGAATTCACCAATATAAGACATGTTATAAACCCGTATATCATCATTTTTAGTTTTATAGATTATTAATTATATTGTTTAATTTAAGCTTTTGATTTAGTCAATGTTAGTATACTATTACTATTTGTAATATTTTTAAACATATAGATACACACATGTTAAAAAGGGGCTATCGTGGATAGCAGTACCTCCCTATAAATAGTATACGTCCACTGTTGTCTTTAATCATGTACATGAATGGATGATTTACGTAGACCTTCTTACTATATACCATCGAAAAGTTAGTTATACATATACACGTAGCTGCTGCTGCTTCTGTATACTCCTCATTAACATCTATAAAAGACTTGTGTAAAAAACTATCAATGGTTACAGGTTCCTTGCACATCTTGCTAAAATCTGAATAATTTCCTACTATATTATTTAATCCTAACTTGTTTAGTATAGGTATTAAGTTATATGGTTCCAACATCTCTATTTTAAATTTTGGCATATATAAATCTATACTTGTTGTAGATAACTTATTACACCATTTTTTAAAATTTTCATTGGTTAGATTTCTTTCTATGTTATATAGTCCTTTTATATCATCAGGTAGTATAATAAGCATACTAGAATTTCCCTCGTATGGAATATCGACCATGGAAAATCCGCCAAATGATTCATCAATATGTACATATGGCAAATCATTATCGGTACTTACCATCATGTTAACATTGGTAGATGAATCATTAGACATGTAAAATATGTCTGTATATGTACTATTTTTACTAAATGGATATTTCCACTTTGCTTTAAAATGTACAACATTAACAGTAGTTATAAGGGTGTTAATGGGTAGTTTATTAGTCAATAAGGGATCGATTTTACCATCGGTTACTGTCTTAGCCCATTCATTAATTATATCCCTTGTTTTGTTAGCATCGTTAAAGTTTACTGATCTAAAATCGTCTCTTATTTTTTGTATAAATGTATCATAAAATACTATATTATCGCTGCCATATATTTTATTTGCAACAACTAAGTTGCTACATTCTGTATCGTCAACTTCCATGGTATCATAATTACTGATATCAATAGTATTTTCTTCGATATATTTTGATATTTGGTCAGCTGTAGAACCTGCAGCGCCATGATATAGTAAAGAAAGAGTAGATAAAATAGACACTGGAGAAATTAAAATATTATCATTATCTCTTTCCAAGATTAATTCTCTAAATATATCCATTTTATATCTGTAATAGTTAAAATTCAATTTATTACATATGACCACGTATGAAAATAAAAAAGATAAAGATTCTTTCTTTTTTCTTTGTAATTAGACGTTTACTACACAATACCATTAATTTTAATTTGTGTATAAAACATATTATTACTGTGAAGATTATAAAGCAAAAATACTGATATACGTCTATGCATTAAATGATATCTACATCTATTTGCGTATAGCGGAAGTTGGCAATTGTCTAGTATGTATTATTATCTATTCTTTTTAGTACTTTTTAATCATTCATTATTAAGCTTGGTTAGGTTAGGGCATACATATTATTAGGTTATGTTTAGGGGTTATATGCTGTCTATTATCCAGTAGAAATCTTATACAAGAAGGATACATATTTACAGTTTTATTGGAGAAAAGTAAAAGCCTAGACTTAATATCTATATTGTATATATCTATACATGTCAGAATACGCAACATCTGTTCCTCTGTAATAAAGTTGTTTTCTAACCATGTCAATAATATCGTCACTTTGTACCCCTCTCTATATTTATAATCATCCTCATTTGTGCTAGAAAGAATATCAAATAATATTTCGAATATTGTTTGTTTGAAATCGTCTGTAGTTATTAATGTTGTCATATTACTTATTACCATACGTTTAATATAATGTGTTATTGGAATGTGTGACATCTCATATAATCTATGGTACATATATATACAGTTATCATAACTTGTATAATTTTTTATATGATATTCGCACTCTTCCACAAGATCATCTATTAGAAGATAATCCGCACATTTAATCACGTCTATTATATTCATACAACTTATGTGTCTATTGTATAAGTATTTTACGATATTTTTGACCGTGTCTTTATCGAACATTTGTAGATTTACTCGTACTTCTGGTTCTCTTAATAGCATAGGTGTTGTGAACATTGTTCTAAAATACTTAGATCCTGCAGCCAATATTGTTTTATGTGCTCTAATTTCCTCTCCGTCTCCGATAGTTATAATTACATCACATAATATACCATCATCTAAAAGATTGCTAATATTATTTATTATTTGTCTATTATGGATATCGTCTCTATCGCCTTCAATATCCATCTTGATCTTGCTATCTAAATTACGATTTCAATATTACTAATTATGTAACGTTTCACTCTAGTTTTATGACTTTTATAAAAACGTTATCCTGTTTGCGTACCAATAGACCGTCTACTATGTATGAGATTATTGTTCGTAATATTATCATCTATTTCTGTCTTTGACTCTTCTCGAATATATCTCGTATATAGTTTATATAAATCGGCTATCTCGAGTTTAAGTAGTATCTCAAGTAATATCTCGTTAGGAATACGACATAGATACGATGATTGCGATTGAGATTTAAACATATGATCAAGGACTTTATATACTAAATTATATATATCTAGTCTATGTTTAATGGTTTGTTCAATAATGTTGTAGTATGTATTAGATCTTACGCTATTGATTAATTGGTTATCTCTACGTCGCATAGGAAATTCTGACTTATTTATAATAGTGTTGTATAACGTCGTATGTTTTGTAACATATATAGATTTTAACAATTTTATATCATCAAAATATATATCTATATCATGTAATACCTTAGTATACTTTTCATTATTACCATAAGGTCGCTGTTTTATTTTATGTTCGAGAACATTTCTGAATCTAGAATAAAAGGATGGATCTATTAGCAGTATATATTTATTAATCATTGAACTCTGCCAAATAATTGGTTTACTGTCATTAAGAACATAATCTATAATATTGTTAGTCAATGAGTCAACTACACATTTAGGTGGAAGATGACTAATTAGAAAACTAGTCCATCTAAGAGGAATATACGTAGATAATGATAAATCAAATACATTTTTACCATCTCCCGTCTTTAATGATATATCAGCACCATGATCTAACAGATACTCTGCAATTTGTGTAAAGCTTTTAATTATGGCACAATGAAGTGGTGTATGTCCGTTAAAGTAACAATTAATATCAAATCCATCCAGTGATCTAATAATATCCAAACATTCAAGATTAGTATATGAATTAATTATATAATCATGCATTACGCGATCCCTAAATAGATTATGCGGTGCGTGTCTACTGAGATTAAGTAGTTTACTTATTATCTTTATATTATTGGTATTGATGTAACCATCACATGCGGAATTTCTATGAATAGCATGAATTACTGGTATCATCTCATTATTATCCGCAATCGTTAGATCGGCTCCTAATTCTATAAATGCATCTATAATCTTTTCATTATAATATCCAACATCATATTCTCTATCGTGATAAACCATTTTACTTAAATAATGATGTAATGGAGTTCTCATATATGACTCATTCCCTCGCGCGTTTATATCATTTCCGTTATATACCAATAATTTAATGTAATTAGGCGTTATTAATTTTTTATTAGATGATAACATATGAAGTGGTGTGCCGTATATATCATCATGATTAGTATAATAATTCTTAAGACAATGTTTATTGGTTATGACTAACTTCCTAAAGAATGGGTAATCGAAATTTCTGTAATTGTTTAGATAGATGTGTACTATATACTTTCGTTCATCTATAGTTGTATGATTGTTAATAATATCGATCATGTCTAAATTCATTATAGTTCTTCTAAAGTACACTATGATGGGGTCCCTACGACTTCCATCATTGATTGTCAGCGATGCGCCGTTCGAAAGTAGTTCTTTAACAATATTCATATCTAAATCATTTTTTCTAACGTAATCAGAAAATCCCTTAAAGACAGAATGTTTACTATATCGGTTACGGCTATATGACTCCATGTATCTATCTAACACTGATTTCTTTTCCCATATTTGTGTAGACGCATCTCTAGTTACCCGAATTACATATTCCGCATCAGTAAGGTTTGACAACGAATCGAAATTATCGAATTCTATTTTTGTATTATTATCTTCATATATATTGTCTATACATTCCTTACCGATACTGTATGATCCGCTATGGTGACATCTCCATACATCACACCATCGCATTCGCCTATTATCGCTTCCATATACTACATGTTTTATAGATTTATCTACATAATCATTTATGTCGATATTCTGATCGTAACCATAGAATTCATCTACGAAATCATCTACTCTATTTGTGAGTTTAATATTAGAACATATTAGCTGATTATTTTGATCTTGTGTTTCATCATAAAATTCATATTTTGTTTCAGATGATTCATCATCTTCCGTGTCGTCATCGTCTGTCATATCTATAGCATGATCATAATTACTGTTATAGTTTTCATAATCTCCTGAATAATAATATTTATAATAACCATTATACCTATACTCGTATTTTCCTTTGATTGATCTACAATTATAAAAGTACTCGTGTAAAGCGGTACATCCTGATCTATAACACGCATTAGGATCCGATATTTCACATAACCGTTTAACAGAGTCTATATTTATATGTTCTCTATCAGTGAGATACATATACTTAGTTAGTAGCATCCTATCTTCATCCATTTTATATAGAAACTATGATTATACGTTAAATTTCAGTAATATAAAAATGTTAGTTGTTTACTCCAATACTACTGTGGTCGTAAGGGTTTTCTGAAAATAATAGTTGTGTCCACGACAGGTATATGTATTACCTATATATTCTTCAGTAACATTTTCAAAATACAATGTCGACCTGGTGATACCACCACCTTCACTATATAAAACCGCATATACATCAAAATCGAATCCTATAAACCATCCGGATGGATCTTCCCATTCTATTAGTAAATCATCAATCGATAGCGAACTAGTAACCGCCATACATGTTATGTTGGCAGGTTTTCCTATTGTCGCATTGATTTTCGGATCTAGTATTAGTTTAAACCTGTGGTCTTGTGACGGTATAACTGTAAGCATTCTACATCTTGATACGATGATATCGTCCTTGTTTTTAACGTCATTGTAGTGAACATAACAATTGTATCTTCCACTATCTTCTAACTCTGGACTGTGAATAATTAAATTCTTATCCGATTGAGAATACTTAATACCGTCGATATTGATTTCTTGATTATTTTTATACCAAGTTATATTATCATAATGGTTTGCGTAAAGAATTCCACAATATAAGTCTATACCATACTTATCGTGAGTACCTAGTTCATAGGTTTCTGGAATACATGAAGGTTTCCTAATATGAGATCTAACTATACCCTGAACACAATCTCCATTCTTTGTAGTTACAGTACACAAATACCTACGGTGACTGTCTTTAGATGTATAATTGGCTATCCATAAATCGCCATGTTTAACAAGCTTATTAGAAATCGGTCGGTGTCTATTCTTTTCTAGTCTTTCCCATTTAACCACATAGTCTTTATATCTATGTGATAAAAGACTATCTTCAACAGGAGGGCATGTTGCAGTAAATGGCTCTCCTATAGCAGCCATATTATTCATCGTGCCTCCGAACATACATACTGGATTCAACCATTTAGAGTCTTTAGCCGGTAGATCATATCTCATTTTATTGAAGAAGTTTGTAATTTCATCTTCTATATTTGTGGCATAGACGCATAGTAGAAATAATGATATCAGATATATGCGGGGCACCATCTTTTTTGTATACGTTAGAATGATTTATAATATCAGTTTTAGATAATTAAATTTATCGCAATTTATAGCTATAACAGTATTAAAGAAATAAACTAAACAATTGCTCGTTCATGTACTATCATATGGAGGTCATAAACTGTTAACATATATAATATTTCATACATAATTTCTGAAGGTAAACGTGATAACATGCAACAAGTATCTGTAAAAATAGGGAATAGTTTATTTAACGCCCTTGTTACGTAGATATCTTTACGAAATACATTAGTATATCGTTGGTTTATAATATTATTATATATTTTGAATGATTTATCATTATTGTATTTTTTTAACACGTTAAGATATCGTTTTAACTTTCTTGAATTATGACATCTTAAAACGGAATATAGTGTACTATCTAGAACAGCGGATAGTTTAAGTAAAATTATTTCATTATGGCATCTAGTTATTGTTTCATCGTACTTGAGAAATGACATGTATTTTGAAAACATACAACGATAAGTTTTGGAATCTCTATTGTGGACATGTCTATCGTAGAATGTATCATCAAAAAGTATACAGTACGATATGAATTTCTCGAATGATTTAATGTCAAAAATTGGTAGTGATGGAAGTTGATCTACCAATGATCGTATTACATTCTTATCTATAATATATCCGAGTATATAAAGTAAACAATTAATTGTGTATGGTGAAGATTCTTTATTATCTATAATGAGTTGAGTTGCGTGTTTATTGTCATCCGTTAATGCGTTTATATCTCCATTGATGCGCACAAGATAATCAATTACTTGTGGATTATTGTATTCGCATGCTACGTGTAATAATGTTTTTCCTTCATAGCGGGTATGTATATCTATATTTTTAAACCTATTCATCAAATAAGTTATCGAATCTAACGGACGGGTGGAATATGTTTTGATAAATTCGAATACGAGAACACGACGGTCATCTATTGATATCTCTCCAAAATTTGTCTCATAGTGTGATATCAACATAACAATAATGTCGTGATGTATGTAGTCAGACGTTATATAACATAGTATAGGCGTTAATCCATTATTATTGCGTATTTCTAAATTATGATTAAATGTCAACAACATTTTGGTCATGTGTATATTATCACACGTTTCAACATTAAGATACAAATGGAATGGTGTATTACCACTATTATCTAACTCGTCTATATTCGCTCCATGTTTTATGAATAAAGATATAATTCTCTTGGCTTTTTTTATCGAAATTGGTTTTCTACATTCTCCTGGTTTATAAACATACGCGAGACATAAGTAATAATAATGTAACGCGGTATATCCTTCGTGTTTAAAGTTAGGATCTATTCCATTATCCAATAAAGTTGATACTATCTTCTCGTCTATATCCTCGTCCTTCAATAACACGTAACGAGATTTTATATATTCTAGTAGCAAGTTAGAATAGTCTCTATGTGATAAGCAATAGTTAGAGTTAGTTTTATTTTTACCTATTATATCCATAACTATATCATGCGAAACATTACAACATCTGGTAAGTAATATATGAACGGGTGTATAACCACTATTTGTTTTCATTGTTACGTCCGCACCGTGTTCCAATAATATCTTTAGTACATCATTGGTAAAGTAATTATTGTGTAAGTAGCAATGTAACGCGGTATACCCAGTCATTGGTTGTCGTCTGTTTAGGTCATAGTTTTTAACTACAAAATCAAGTTCTTTAGAAGTACATTCTATATCACAATAACTAAAATATGTATATATTTCATACTCTTGTATTATTTTACCACATGGTTCACGGTTGATATTTAAAACATAAATACGGTGACGCATTTTTGTGAAGTTTTGTATATTATAAACGCATATTGGTGTTTAATATTCATTATTATAGATGTTTGTTACTCTTTGAAATATGTAAATATGATCCCATAATAACACTGATTGTACGATGGCTAGATTTATGTGTGTGTATGAATACGATAGAGAACAATATCTTGACGAATTTATAGAAGATAGATATAATGATAGTTTCATCTCTAGTCCAGATTATTGTAGTGCGGAAAAATACATGTGTCAATACGCTACACTAAACCATAATTGTACAAACATAAGAAGATGCGCAATAGATTCAAAGTTGTTATATTATATCATAACTAATTATAAAATATATAATAATATAGAATTAGTTAGAGCAACAAAATTTGTTTATTATCTTGATTTGATAAAATGTAATTGGGTATCTAGAGTAGCAGACTCAATTCTATTTCCTATTATATTTATAACACACACTAGTACTAGAAATTTAGATAAAGTCTCCATAAAAACATACAGAGGAATTAAAGTAAAAAAAATTAATAGATGTGCAGACCACGCTATTGTAATTAATCCATTCGTCAAGTTTAAACTAACCATACCAAATAACACTAGTCATGCTAAGATACTGGTTACATTTTGTAAATTAAGAGCCGCGACAATACCTATGGAATTGCCGCTTCATAATAATATTTTGATTTATACATTTTCCGACATTCATAAAAGAATTCCCGGGTATATGCACGTTAATATAGAAGGATGTATTAACGGAACAATTTATATAAACTCTTCGATGTTTATGTGTGTATTAAAACTACACAGAAATGTATTTAGAACTCCAGCATTTCCCATTGATATATGTTCTTGTTGTTCACAATTTACTAACGATTCCATAGAAATTCCTATTCATGATTTAAAAAAGGATGTATTAATCTTTAAAACCAAGGAGGGTGTATACTATCTAAAATTAAATAATAAAACTATAGCTAGAGTTACATACTTTAACAATAAGGAAACTAGTATTACACAAGAACACGATTATGTTAAAATAGCATTAGCTGTATTTTGCAAGTTAATGATTAATAATATGCATAGTATTGTGGGCGTTAATCATAGTACCACGTTCGTTAATTGTCTGTTACCGATAGATAAATAAAAATATATATTTAACAATATAGATATCTATATTATTCTAATGGTGACGGTTTTACGGGAACTATATATAGCAAATGCCATACACGTAAATGAAATATCTTCTTCATTGACAGAATCAATAGTTAACCGTGATATGATTACACTTCTCTTATTAGTTGTATGAAGTTTATTTATTACATGTATTCTTCCATCATCGTCCCCATCTTCGTAATATATATTATCTTTACTTATCCAAAATACATCTGCGTCTGTAGGTGGTTTCATAGATACTCTACATGTTATAGTCAACTTACTACCTAGAGAAGTGTTAACAACTTCTGGTAATGTAATTACGGGAGGTACTATTTTATCCTTCACATATAACTTTACAAATCTAGTTACATCATATGTTTTATTTCTATATGTGTATTTTAAAATACATTTATAATATCCGGCATCATTTTTTCTAACATCGTCTATGATCACAACATTTCCTGTTTGATTAAATCGCTTATTTCTAAGACGACGATGTCCGTTCCATCTAACATCCATCGATCCATTATCTGAAACAAATGAATTAATATTAGGACATACCATTTCACCAGTGGATCTCTCATTCACCAATTGAGGATATGCGATAAGATCTAAATTTGATTCTATATCAGAAATAATAGTCAGATTCAAAGACATCATATCGCAGTATGTTTCGTTCTTGGTATTACATATATAAATACCAGAGTCATATTGTGTTGGTTTTAGAATTAACATATAATTACCATCATCTATATTTATAATTTGGTCATTATCACCTCCTTGTTTCTCCCATACAATGTCGGTATGACCGGATGGTTTTGCTTGAGGGCACGGTAAAATCACCGGCTCGTTTTCTAACTCTATGAATGACACATGATACAACCCGTTATCTATACATTCAATATCTTTTGTATCGAACGAGAATGAGAGCGAGAATAGAGAATAAAAAAATATAGGAAAAAGAATAGTCATTGTAGTCATTATTTTTATAGGGATACAAAGTATTTAAGAATGGCCAATTGTAGAAAAATCCAGGATAAAATTAATTCATGCGATTGAAGATTGTGGTATAATCAACATAATCGAGCATCTCAAGCATCACGAACAATGCGCTCAGACTGTTACTAGTTGGATGGTCTTCACCTCCCCAGTAAGTAGCGGCATAAGCACAGAGTCCTATGATGGCTGATATTTCCCTCATGGTTTTTGTAGAATCAGGTACATAACAACGTATAATTTCCACACAATCCTCAACATTGTCCCACGGCATGTTTTTCACCACATCACGAACATCGACGAACACTGATTCGGCATCATCTCTAAAAGAGAGGAGAGTCGCATACAGCTGTCCGGCGCATTGCCTGTTGCGATATGCATAGGAAGACCAATATATGTAGTCGACTAAACATTGTTTAGTGTCATTAATATCAGTGAGTCTATCATATCCACAGTGTTGAGGTGAAAATACCTGAGTGTTAGAAATGGTCGCCATTATATTGCAGGATAACAACGACGTGCGATAATAGCCAATACTTTTTCTATTTTTTAAAGCCGTAGTATAATATCTTACAGTTATAATTAAACAAAAACTAATATCTACAATGAATAAACTATATTAACTAATCAGATGGAGAGCAGAATCTACCGATGAATAGAACTGCACCATTTACGTGTCTAATCACATAAATGAATGGATGATCAGCACGGAACTCTTTTGTGATTGATGCTCCATCTGTTACCAATGCACACGTAGCTGCTGCTGCTTCTGTATACTCCTCATTAACATCTATATATGTTTTGTGAATAACCGCATCAATATTTACTTCTGAATCACACATATTGCTATAATCACCATTTGCACCGAACACATCAGTCATTCCCAAGTTTACTAGATAATCAATCAAGTCGTATGATCCAGTTGTCTTAAACTTGGGAATATGTACATCTACATAATCACCCGTTAGATTATCGCACCATTTGCTAAAATTGCCATCTGATAAATTTTGTTCTATTGAATCTAGTCCATCGAGTTCATCTGGAAGAATGATAATCATACTAGTATTTCCTACATATGGAAGTTCTATCATTGAAAAGTTACCGAATGATTCTTTTACAATGGCGTAATTAAATACCTCATCATATATAGACATCATATTCACTGGCTCTGTAGAAGTCTTTGATACGTGAAAGTCGCATTCCTGAGTGAATTCCTTGTTAAACGGATGTAGCCATTTTGCTTTGAAGTATACGGCACTAATTACTAGAAGACAGGTATCAGGGGATAATGGATTGGTTAATAGTGGATTTATTTTCCCATTAGTACAGACACTCACCCACTTGTTTATACTATCTGTTATCTTATCAGATGTAAAGTCTACGGTTTGGAACTTGGTGCCTATATTTTCTAAAAAAGAATATTTAAACTCTGTAGAATATCTACCGTATACTTTACTCACTGATTTAAACGCTCCACATTTTGTATTATCATTATCATTTATATATTTTGATAGCTGTTTAGCTGTAGATCCGTTAGCTCCATGATATAATACATTCAACACTTCTGAAATCGATATCGGTGAAATGAATACATTATTTCCTTTCATAGAAGATGCTACTTCTCTAAAGATATCCATATTTATAAGTAAGTTGAGGTATTTTGAATACGTATAGATATCGATCTATCAATACTATCAATAAAAAGAAATACATTTTCAATCTTGTATAAATAATTTACGTAGTCTTGTATAGTCAGGAGTTTGTTCATAATCTAATTTGTATACTAATTCCATATATCTAACTAATTCCAGTGGCTCGTTTCCTTCAGGAAAACAGTCTTCAAAGAGAGCATCTATATTCTTTTTATATTCTCGTTTTTGTCTCTCTATTTTCATGTTACTTTTCTCATTTTTCCATGGAAGTTTGCCACCAAACCATTCTATCATACAATATCCTAACATTTCTAGCTCTCCACGTCTTGAAATAGCTGCCCCTAGATGATTATCAATGCACGTGTAATTAATATTACTGTAAATTATCGTATCCTCGTTATAATCTATATGTGACTTGTTATCCTTATATAATTTGTTAGTCCTAGAATAGTCAATTAGTGAAATACGGTTATTCTTAATCAATATATTTGTTGGCTCTATTTTTCCATGTGTAAATCCTTTAGAGTGTATATATTCCAATGTGTCAATCATGACTACACATGCATCGTATACTGATTCTGAGTCCTTTGGTGCAAATACTCTTCCCAAATTTTTTAGAACAAAGAATCTATAATTGTCCGATTCTCCAATGCCATAAAGGTAAGGAATAGCTAAATATTTTATATCGTCGTGGTCATCTATCCATTTGCTAACAAACAATGGATCTAGTACAGTTATATAAAATCGTATTTCAGACATCAATGGTCTATGTAGTTTATGATCTAGTTTCATTACATAACTGTAGAAAGAACTAGAGAAATTTTTTCTAACCTTATATAGTATCGAATTACCAGAATATAAAGTATCTCCTATAATCCATTTTTTACCATCATTATCGACATACTTTATGGACTCCATACCCACGTTTAATTAATAATTGTTTTTTATGTTTTGATAATAAAAATATCTACACTATATTATAACTAATACATTCTATGACTTCTTTATCTATAGAGTCACTGGTATTGATAATGAGATCCTCTGTAACATACTCGCTACATCTATTCTTATTCTTATGATTTTCCATTTCTATAATTTTTATTATTTTTATTATTTCATCTTTCTCTCTATCTATTTCATTCACTATATCTTCATTCGCATCTGTATCCATGTTAGTAGTAAGCGATTAAAGCAAAACTATATTGTGTGGGAACTACTACGTAAAAACTATTTTCATTTTTCATTTTCGTTCAATAAGGAGAAGTGGAAAATGCCCTTATAGCAGGAATACCATCGTGTACTAACTTCCATGCACCATCATACTTTTCTACATATCCGATGTCCTTACTAAATACATAAAAGACGTTATTTAGTTTACACAATGACGACATCGATCGCTTATAAATAGTGTATGAAATATCAAACCACTTATTTGTTCTAGGATTGTAACAAGATATCTCATTGCTTTTCTCTAAATTACCGTATTGTTTGGTAACGGATAGACCTCCGGCCAAATATAACATTCCGAACGTTGACTCGATGCCGTGATATACCCTAGCCATAGGCATGTCTATAATCGACCATTGTTTGTCTTCACATATGTCAAGTTTTTCCATATTGTTAATCACTATCGTATTATTGTAATCATTTATGTATAATCCACCAGTTACGAAAATAGTATTATTAACGGAAACAGCAGAAGCATTACTCCTCTTATAATTTATTGGTATTTCATATCTCCACGTGCAATCAGTAGGTTTCCAACTTTCTACAGTATTTAGATAATTTGATCCATCACGTCCACCGATAACATAAATACGTCCATTTACGACTGTAGCGGCAGCTCCTATTCTTTTATCGTTAAGAGATGGCTCTATGGTTAATCTTTTTGTCGATACATCGACACTCAATACTTGATTAGATGCTTTTCCGGTCCGTTTAACACCTCCAATTATATATATTTTTTTATTAAAATATATTGTTTCGAATTTATCGACTACATCTGTTTTAATGGAGAACATAAATTCTGTTTCGAGATCTGACCCATGTTTAGAAATGATCATTAATCCTTTATCACTATTATAATTGACTGTTATAATTCCACAATAAAATCTCTTTTTGTGGATGATAGTTTTGTCTACATTTCCTAGCTTCCATTCCATATCAGTTAACCATTCGGGTGAGAGATGATTCCATCTGATAACTGGTAGTATATCTGAAATATCCTTGTAGATATCGGTAGATATATACGTGTATATAATCTTTACTACGTTATCTTCGTTAAAAACATTTAAGTTGTCGTCTGATAGTAAATCAATAATAATATATTTAGGCAAATATGTAAAATCTGGATCCGTATATATTAATAGTATATTATCCAATATGAAGTTTCTTACATCGTTGTAGATATATGATAATGAATTAATATTAGTAATTCTATAAATTTCTAAACAATTATGAATACTCAACACTCTGAGCAGATAAATCTGGCATTCGTTTATCAATGATTCAATTCCTAATTGTCTAGAATGATGTATCATAGATTCTGCATCTTTTATATTTTTTATCTTGATTATATCAGTGTTGATAAACTGCATAACTCTAGTTATTATATCCTCTTGAAAGTCGTATAATATAATATTATTAGTAGCGTCTCCACATTTTAATATCTCGGCAAAATAAGAAGATTTATTAACCAATTTGTGTACATTAGAAGAAATTACTGACTGTCCGACGGTAATTGTAATAGAATCCATTTTCGAAATCAACCTATATAAGAACTATCATATCAATTTTTAAAGATAGGATATAATCTCGTTGTAAAAAAATGTACCATATATCTGATTGGGCCAATTAGAATGATATAAAAATATTATGATTTCTGTTTGATATTAGCCGATCACAACTCTGTTTTAGCATGAAGTACTTTACTTTTAATCATGTGCCTTTTGTAGACACTCCTGTCAAATTTTGTATTTGAACAAGTTCTAAGATATTTCTGTATAGTCTGTGCATCAATTGCATCACATGATTGTCTATCCCATGAGGTCATTCTCCGAACACATTCGGTCATGAAACTATGAGTCACACCCATATAATTAATACATGATGAATCATACTTAATTCTAATACTGATATCATTTGATTCTATGTGATTATACTCCTCGAAATTTAGTTCTCCTGCAACTTGATCACAATACACAGAAATAAAGATATTTCTAGCACATTTTGGAATACTCTCTGGGGTGCCCGTGTTACCGTTACTGAATTCAATGTATGAACGGGAGGATCCGAAATGGGTTTGTTTTGTGGTAGTGATGATAAAGGGTTTGGGCTCGTCACATTGATCATGAACGACTACTCTGAATCCATTGCCTTCTGTTATCAATCCTCCGCCTACATCTGGGCGATGCACGCTACAGGAAGTTTTTTCAGAGACAAAATCTCTTGCCAGTATACACAATCCTATTCTCAATCCCCATGTTTCCTCTTCAGTCTTGTCACATCGTCTAATGGACATGGAGTAGATGGATGGAAGAAACAGTAGGAATACAACCAGGGACCTCATCTTGAAAAATGGTTAGTGCTCTATGGCTGCAACCGACGTATAATATGCCATTCTTATTTCATTTTTATATATATTCATTCATTGATGATTAAGATTTAAAATTATATTATAAAAAATGTAATTAATTGGCTGTAGAATTATAAACGGGCATGTAGGAGATACGCATCTACAAATATCACACTGCATAATTAAGAATATATTCATTGCCTATAACAATTGTCGCACAATTCTATGCTGTTATCGATAGTAGCTTTACCCATAGTAATATATTTTCCGATATAAAGTCAGTCTATGTATTATAGCTATTCCAACATGCTAAGTATGGTAGCAACATCACTTGATGTACTTTCAAGATATTTATTCATGTACGTTTGAGTTTGTTTATTAAATTTTCTCTTAATTACCCTGGACATTTTATTTTTGAAGTTTTGTACATCGTCTTTGGATCTAATATCACATGTGAATACATTCTTTTTAGGAGTGATACACACTTCAGGACTCCATGGAGTTTCCTTTTCTAGTAACTTGTCATCTGTAGCTCCTTGTACAGACACACAAATCTTCTCCGTGGTGGTAAAGTCTAAACTACATCCTGTAGAGGTACAATCATAATCATCAATATCATAGGTTATTGGTTCACCATCTCCGAATTTGAATTTGGCAGTATACAACATGTATATATCACACATATCACTACGCTTGTAGATAGGTATCTTCTTACCACTTCTTGTGGTATACGGATGCGCGATGAACAAATTAATATGATCGTTGAATTCAGTCAACCTTACAGTTGGTGATCCGATTTTTACATCGATACATAGTCCAGTATGATACTCTTCAACTTTATAATCTCCTTGTTCGAATTTAATCCAGAAAGATACGAAATCATTTTTTGGATATCCGCTTACGTCGTATGTTCCCTCGGACACATCTGTGTACATTGTTTCCCACTTGTCAAATCCATAATTTTTGAGAGATATATTATACAACCCATCACCAGTCCATTGTATCTTAGAATCAAAATTAACTGATTCGAATTTATAACTAGTTATTGCGGCATCTATGACGGAAATAAACAAAACTGTAAGACTTATACTTTTCATGGTAACGCAGAGACTATTGTCGATTAAATAACAGTATATTTTAAATTTTTAGAGATCATATCTGACACGATGTTTATTACTATATTGGTGGTTATCGCTGTCAAAAATACTAGTATATCCTATTCCAAGAATATATTTTTTTAACAGTGTATCATTGTTCATCGTACTTATTTCATACTTTAATCCTTTATAGCACGTACCCTCTGTTACGATAGAATATTGACGATAATCACCTTCATATTTATAAATGTACGGATGGTTATCATCATGGCATGATAATTTGGTGGATATTTTACATATACGATCTTTACTTTGCTCTGTAGATGGGAAAATAGTATACATATCTATGATCTTATAATTGTTTATAAAATCTATATCTATAGAATCAAACCCGACATCGCATGACTCTGTAACCATAGTTATTCTATAGTCTTCGAAGTTTAACACCAGTTCATTATCGTCATCAATGTATGAACTTTCTATATTGTCAAGGCCGTCTATATAGAGTTTTACACTTAGTTTATTAAACGGAATATAGTCAGTATCATAACGATGGTTAATGGACGATGTTACTCCATCTATCACGAACAAAAATGCTAGTATTTTTTTATACATTTAAAAATCTTAAATTTTTAATCAGTATATATTAAATAATTATTTATTAATAATTCCTATATACATTAACAGAGAATAACAAATGCCTCCAGCGATAATGCCAATGGTGGTCAGGGAAGCATATCCATAAACCTTGTTCAACATCATCCTATAATTATAATTATCGTCACCAAATGCGCTTCTATACCTCCTATTTGCTAGAATTATTGATACGCTATTAATTATGTCATACATTAGCTGATTGTTAATACTATTTCTAGGGTTATTTTTATTGTAATCGATGAACATTTCCATGAATCGCAATCCGTTACCTACGCATACGGTAACGTCGTATTCGTTAATCAACATACTATTAAGTGTATCAATTACCCATTGCTTAACACGTGATTCATCTGGCATAGTACGTATTATATCATCAAATGGTATAATTCCACACCTAATAAACAGTTTATACATGTTATGTAGTATGGCGTTACTTCTTCCATATACTATAAATCTCTTGTCGTGATAATGTCTGAGTAAATATACTCTAGCAGCATCATATATATCTATATCCACGGATGCCATGTCTGTTCAATCTTTTAGTAATTAATCGTTATTATTTATTATTTATTCATTATTTTAACGTGTTTCTGTCTATACTAATCTGTGGAATTTATATTGATTATTACTATTTTTCCCACATGAGAAAATCAATATTATGACAGAGATTAAAAATACAACACTAATAACAATTAATACTATTATGATGGTATTATATGTTGCTTCTAATGATTCTATTTCTTGTTCATATTGAACTACGTCTTTGGCTAGTTTGCTTAGATCAGTTTCGTCATCAGGACCATCGTCAGCGTTCTCAATGCGTACATATTCTGTAGAACGTACACATGATGGTAGTCCAGGATTCCATTTACCATCTATACAAGTGGATGCGGATACACCATTTAGTTTAAAACCATTTTTACAACTGAATGTTACAGTATTTCCTATAGAAAATGTTGTCGAACCAGAAATTAATCCATTTGGTAAAGAAGGCGTTTCACATTTTTTCTGACATGACGGAATAGAACTCCAAGATTTAGCTGTACAACTTATATACGACGAACCAATTATTTCATATCCATAATTACAGACAACATTTACATATTCTCCAAATACGTATTTATCTTTAGTTGGTTGATATGATCCATTTTCTATCTGAATAGGCTTACATTCTTTATTACACGCGACTGTGTCGTTCCATTTTGTTATTCCATCTTTTTCTTCGCATAGAAACGTTCTTTTTTCATTTCCACAGTCTAGAGTTAGTGTAGATAGTGGCTTATACAGTGGAGTATTATAAAGTTCTGCTATATAGTCAGAGACTGCACACATTTTCTTACACGGATTCTCAATCTTCCATTTACCTTTTTTACAGATAGCCATTGGACCCGTAGAATAATAACCAGGATCACATATAAACGTAACTTTCTCTTTATGGTTAAACGATAATTCGGTAGACGTTAATTTAGCGTTAGACATAGTAGGTGATACAGTACATGATGTTGAAAATACAACATTAGGTAATACGCATAACAACGTAACAACGGAAATCGTTTTCATTTTTATTTATGAGTGTTAAAAAGTGTGATGTGTAGTGTTATATAGTTTACCATACTTAGATTTTATATTTTTGTAGTATTTATAATACTTTTATATATGTGACCAGTTCGTCATCGTTTAAGTTTTCTAATATTTTATTCTTTATTTCGTTAGGAAAAGTAGCCCATTTATCACCACTATCCAGTTTTTTTGATAACCTATTAATTAGGCGCGAACGATATCTAATAGATGTTAATATATCGAATATATACCTTCCATAGATGTCGAGTCTAATATATTTCATAAAAGATGGATGACGACCGTATCTCATCAACGTATTGATGTTATTAGTACAAAAAACTAACTGATATACTGTTTTATTTTTTATATAACTAGTCTTCATCTCGTCTATTTCATTGAAGCATTTTAAAATGTAACATTTATATTGCCGTAGCTGTTTGATATTTATAATATCATCGTAATCTGATATAGGCACCGTATATTCTATACACATCTTTAATAAATCTGTGTTGTATTGTTTGCGTTTAGTAATTTCTATAAGTGATAGCAGCATTATTTTTAAAGATGGTCGTTTAGACAACAGTAATTTGACTATGGAGGTATTATTATTAGCAACTGCTTCCGAAATACAAGTACGTCCGCTAATTGTAATAATCTCAATGTTATTGCATCTGTTTAAAAGATAAACTAAAGTATTGTATGCACCATAACTAACAGCATCATAAATGGCTGTTTCATTATCAATTGTACAATAGTTAATATCGATAATTCCTTTTGACGATAGATAATCTAAAGATTCCACAGCGTCAAAAAGTATTAAATGACGAACTATATGTTCATTATCTATATCTATTTCTATTTCTGACTCTAAGTCTAGATATAGTTTTATAAGTGGTATATCGTGAATAATTCCACAATAAAATGGAGTAGTCCCAAATCTATTACGGGCGTTAATATTAGCACCTTTAGAGATTAATAATTTTACAAAATCATACTTATTACTATATGATACATAATGAAGAGGTGTATATCCGTTAAAATCCACCGAATTAATATTAGCACGATCCAAAAATAGTTCAAACAATTCTGTATTATTGATACCATGTTTACATAATAGAATGAACGGCGTGTTTCCACACACGTCTTTATTATTCACATTTGATCCATTATTCAACAGCATCTTAATTAATTTATCGCATGATTCGTTATAGTTATACATGCATCTATGTAATAATGTAAGACCATGACTATCTTCTGCATCTATGTAGAATCCACGATTCATTAAAATACTTATATAGATATTAACTGTTTCTAATATATACGATAAAAAATTTCTTGTTCTACATCTTTTTTCGAGCATAAGTTTTATTTTATTATCCAAATTTCTGTCGTATTCATTAATTAGTTTATCTAAATATTTTATGTCAATGTATGCTATACAGTCTGAAATATTTATAAATGAATCATTGTTGGTAGATTTAATATTTAATACCCTATCTAGAAAGAAAACTATGATATTTGTGTTTTCTACATTGTTAGAATATATATGAAGAATATCCTCTCCACATTCTATAATATGGAATATATTTGGCCACCTAGATAAAAAATCAACTATCTTTTTATCCACATTCTTGTATACATGTAATAGATTATATTCTTGTATATTGGAATAGGAATAGGAATATGAATATGAATATGAATATGAATATGCGTATGATATATAATGAAGCGATAAATGTATACACCAGTCAATTATTTCTTTTTTAAAAAAATCCATATATAATTTATATTCTATAATACACTATCCTATTTCAAGTAGCATTGTGGCGATTTTACATAAACAAGAAGCATAGCTATTAGATTAGATATCATGAACTTATGTGTTAATATTTTATAGTTAAATCTGGGGGGGGGGGTGGGGAACTAATATGTCTTTATCATGTGATTACTAACTATACAATTATACTAATTAGTCACAGTTAATTTCATAGATAGATGCCCATTCATCCGGTGTGTATCTCTTGATGTCACCATTTTCTATATACCACGATTCAGGATAATCAGTGAACACGGCACAACAAAATCTCTCCACTTTGATAGCACATACATATGTTGATGTATTTTCATCACCAGGTTTATATACCTTGATGAATCTATATGCATATTTGATATCCTCTTTTTTCTCACAAAAGTGCACAACATGAAGTCTTTTAACACGCTTTTCTATCTCACGACCTATAATATCGAGATATTCTTGTCCAGCATCGAATCCAATTACTTTACGTGTATTTCCATCCAGCCCAATGAACAAAAATCCACCCTCTGTATTAGCAAAAGATGCGATAGTCGAAGGAAGTTGCTGTCGTAGACGTGTCCTTAGTTGTTTACCCGAAATAGATGTAACTTTAACATTAGTGGATCTAGTGAAATTGAATGATTCATTAGCCTGAAGTGATGCACGGCTGAATAGTTCATCCGCCAATATCTCTATCAAACCTTCATCTTCAACTTGATCACGATATTCGATTTTTGGTATTAGTCTAGGAGATCGCCCACCTGTTTCCTTCAGTTCACAGAGAAAATTCATAGCGGCATAGTAATTAATTTGTATTGATGAGATCATGGTCCTAATGTACAAATTTGTTTTGCGGGTACTAGGAAATCTATATTTTTCGTTACACGCATATACACGCATATAGCAACGTTCATTTCTATCAATTATATCAATATGATCATGTACATGGATCCATTCACGTATGGCCACAATTCGTTTCATGAGAGTATATTGTGGATTGTCACATTCAGGAATAGTTACCTCAATCACACCACCTCCTGAATTTAGGAGAGCAGATATAGCAGAAAATAGATTCTCATTATCATTTTGACCAAGTTGGACTCTTATCGTATTTGGAATCTGTAGCACAGCACCTTTTTTGAATCTTACTCTCATGACTTCCTTTCCATTCTCATCCACAGCTGTGATTTGACAGATGGATTCTCCTATCCAGATGTGATAATCAACTATAGGCCCCGCTTCGATAGAATTCATTTCTTTGGCCAACTCTTTGATGGCTGTGTAATCACGCTGGATCTTTCCATATACAGCTTTTCCTTCTTCCAATATATGATGATGAACCCCTATTCCATCCAAAGACAGATCTAGACTCTCGTATCCTATTCCACTAAGAGCATAATATTGTTTATGACGATATGTGACTATAGAGATTTGGCTTCCTTCTGTGTCGTATATCGGATCTCCAATTTGTAGATGGTCCTTGCATTCAAACATAGGTAGCAATGCTCCTATATATCTATTTTTTACATAACTGAAACACCATATATACTTATCCTTTATAATATCATATTTGGCTCCAAATACTACGATACTAGAATGGTTTCTAACATCATTGGCGACTGTAGACGACAGTCCGGGAAACGAGTGAAGATTTTCATCATACCCGCCCAGAGAGTGTGGTTTAAACACTGCCATGATTGTCGTGTGGTATTCACGCACGACAATACTCTAAATTATTTTTCTATTTTTACCAACAAAAATTATTTACAGAGTTAATTCTATAAATAAACTACTCGTATATGTTTATATCATCTTTAATAAACTACTTGTTATCTAATCTATTACATCTCGAACATCAACTTTAATTTATATCCTGTAATAGCACGCCTCTGAATGCATCGTAATTGGGTTTCTCAAAATATGTCAACGAATTTACCATGGTAATATATTGTAACAATTCTCTAGGCGTATATTGTAAACTGGTAGTTAATAAATTCACAGTATTGTTTATATATTTCTGTTTTGTAGCACTCACCAATGCGCAATTCTTTGTTTCAGATATTTTGGTCCAGGGTAAGATTCCTCCCAACCATCTGATCATACAATATCCAAGAGTTTCTAAATCACCACGTCTGGATACAATATATCCTTTATGTGAATCTATAGGTGTGAATTCCAGAGTGCCATTGTCCATTTTATTTGGATATCGTATAAATGGAACATGTTCACCATTAGACATAAATTTAGATACTAATCCATAATCTACCAGGTATAATTTATTTTTATTCATTTGATCCAAGACTATATTGCTGGCTTTAATATCGCCATGAGAATATCCTTGTTCGTGAATAAATTGTATAGTATTTAGGATTTCTACACCAATCAACATTACTGATCGTTTTGGTAGTCTATTATTATTTGCTCTTATCACCGTATCGAGATCCGTTCCCAATCTATTAATAATTAGAAATCTGTAGTCGACGTTAATAGATTTATATATACCCAATGCCTTGCAAGTGATAACTCCTACATGACTTATATTGTGTATCTTTTTCCATTCTTCAATGATGGATGGTCTAAGTACTCTGGTATAAAATGCCTGTTCGGTAAACAATGATCCATTAGATTTGGGCTCTATTTTAACAACATAATTGCTGTCATTAGTAGTATAGATGCTACCAAATCCACCTTTTCCTATTATATTTCCTACAACCCATTGATTTTTACAATTATCGGTAAGTATAAGACCTTGAAAGTTCATAATGCTTTAGTATCGATCAATGAAATATCATTTTAAATTTTAAGTTTTAATATTTAACTAACACATTAATATTAAAATGATCATATAAAAACGAATATATCAATTGACTATCTATCATATACTATTCTAATTAGTGTTAAAATACATCCTAATACGTTCTTGAAGTGTCTGAACGAATCTACTATATGCTAAATTCACATCATCTTCAATAATAATAGTGTCGAATAGCCCGGCCTCATCTGCCTCATCCATGTTGGTTTTCGCCAACATCACGCGACGATGAATTTCATCGTCTGCTTCTGTGTTTCTACGACGAAGCTTAGTTTCTACCATTTTAAGAGATGTAGGTCTTATATAAACAGAGTAAGGCATCAAGTATGTGTTTTTAAGACTCCTAACTCCGTCAATGTTTAAATCCATAACACATATACGATTATTAATAGCAGCTGTGTTCATGGATGTTTTAGAAGTCCCATAAATATTTCCCAAAAACTCTGTATGTTCTAGAAAGTTTCCAGCGGCTATTCCCTTCCAAATGGCCTCTCTGTTAACGTAATGGTAGACGACACCTTCTCGTTCCATAGGACGAGGAAATCTAGTGGTATGGGATACCACAAATCCAAATATATTTCCATAATCTTGTAAGAGTCTCCTGACTATAGCTGTCTTGCCGGAACCAGATGGTCCGCTCAAAACGATAGATTTAATTATTCCAGACATTTATCTGAGTTAAAATCTATAATATATTTGTTTCTTGTTTACGAGACCGTCCACTACAGAAATAATATATAATACAGAAAATCGCCACGGCCAATAATAAAATTAGTGAAACAATGCCAAATATCTCTATAAAGTCACTAGTTGTATATTTTGTAGTAGATATTGTAACACTTTCTACCGTTGTTGGTATCGAGGATGATACAGATATTGGTTCATTATATGTATCATAAAGGTTGTCGTCGGTCGTAGTCGTTTTATGAATTGTAGTAGAAATTGTAGTTGTGTCTTCTTCTGGTAGAGTACCTATAGTATCACTATTATCAGTAGTATCAGTAGTTACATTATATTGCGTATCATCTTCTACACCATAGGAAGTAGATTCAGATGTCTCACTTATTTGAGAAGACGTAGTAGATTCAGATGTCTCACTTATTTGAGTAGTAGATTCAGACGTACAAATAGTAGTATCTGAATCATGTTGTTCCTCAGTATGAGAAATAATATCTTGTTGGGTAGTAGATCCTGATAGAATCGCGTCAATAGTGGATACATTAGCTGGATTTACAACCAAATCTATGAAGTATTCTTCATAATCTATTTTATCCGTATCATTTGTTGATGTTATAAAGAATGCGCATATATAAGTACCTGCATCTGCAGATGTCAATGATTTAATTGTAATAATTGTAGCTAGAGTATCATACGGTGAATCGTATGATACTTTATCCGCTGTATAATCATCAAAGTATACGACATCGTTTTTGGCTGCTAAGAGAATAATGGAGTCTGGTTTCTTATACCAAGAACTCATGACAAGATATCCATGTGTATTGTTTCTATTACCCGATAGAGTAGCATCATCGCCTAGTTTTTTTGATATCTGTGTAGGATGAGGTTTGGTTGTATATACTATCGATAGTAGCAATATAACTATCGATAGTTGTTTCATATTAGTATAAAAATGTGATTTATTTTTACAAAATTCTGGTTCTACTCTATATACTTCCTATAAAACTCTCCAAATACTGTAAAAAATCGTCTGTATACTGCGCGTTTTCCCATGGATATTTGCGTTTAATAATTTCGCATTTATACATTATATAATTTTGTGGTAACATGTGATGATTATCTAGTGTCCAATAATCTTTTTCCTCATCATATGATTCAGATGTACTAGTACGAAGATCATCCGATAATCCGCCACATACGTATAATTTATTATTAGATGACCACAGAGCAGGATTAATTCTAGCAATATTCAATGATGATAATATAGTCCATGTGTCATAAATCGGATTATAACTAAACACTAAATTGGATTTTCCATTAATGTTATTAGTACTATTGTAACCTCCAGATATATAAATCTTGCCTGCATGAACAGTAGTCGCCATATTTGACATTTTTATCGGAAGTGGCTGGTGTATAGTCCATCCATCGTCAGATAAACTCTCTACTGCATCAGTGCATGTATTATCTTTAATAATTCCACCTATTATATAGATTGATCCATTCAACATCGCGAGTCCCATATCACATTTTTTCTCACGCATTTTAGCATACGATTGCCAATAGGGTTTTGATGGTTTCCATCTATCGATATCAGATATAAATGATAGATGGTGCCCGCGTACACCACATATACAGTATATGTATTCGTCATCCGTTAATCCGCCACAATTAGAGCGAGGAGATTTGAGTGATGGAATATCATATATCCACGAATTATTACATATATCATATGCTATAACTTGAGACATTCTATATAGTGAATCACCATGTCCTCCCATCATATAGAGGATATTATCTAAGACAGCAACTGCAAAATTACATCTATATCGACGTAATGATATCATATCCCATGTATCTTTTTTATGATTATAGCAATTTATCGAAAGATTGTCACATGAACGGCTTATACCGATAGCCACTAACAATAAGCTATTGTATCTAGGAAATGTTTCCTCTAAAAAGGATATATTGTTCAAGAATGTTATACACTCATTTTGTGATTTAACGAGTTGATGGGTATAGAGGGCTTTCATAACTTGTGGTGAAAGTAATGTGATTCTTATACATCTAAGCAACTCTACCGAACATTGTTTTTGTGTACATTCTAACCATTTAAGAAGAATCAGAGGTGCAATATCCTCATTTTTTATATTTAGTCGATCGTCACGTAATATTTTAATCATTGATTCTTCTGTCAAATATTTAAAGTTTTCATCATACATAAGTAGTAAAATATTTTGTAGTATGATATTGAACGACGCGGTTTCTATTTTCTTGTTATTGTATTCGATGGCATACGTATATATATCAATACAGTTTCTATAACAAAGATTTTCTAGTATATATCTCTCACACTCTGTGATAGCGGAACTAATCTGTAAAAAATCAGCTGTTGAAAGAATATATTTTACGTTATCGCTTGTCAATGTCAATGGTATTCCATAGATGTGATTTATCAATTCACTCACGCTTTGATAATCCAAATGACTTAGGTTAACCTCATAATTATTAGAATCGATAAACTCGCTAGAAAACAGAATGGAAAAATATTCAGAGGATCCAGACAGGATAAGTCTATGGGCATCAATTTGTTGATCATCAATAACGATAGCGACATCACAAAATCGTCCATGTTTTCTAAATTCATTAATTATAGCAATCAATGCATCACTGTTGTTCATGATGATACAGATAACCATTATTATATTTTATTTTTTTATACACTATTGTTTCATGTTATAAAAATTAAACAATTGATTACCACAAATGCGTGGACACAGATTACAACATTTTCCACTCTCGCTATCGAGATATCCTAATCCATTTAGAGGGGGCATGGGATAGAGTAGATATATATGTGCAACTATTGCACTTATGTACATGATGGCACATATAGCCACTAGCAAATGAGTTGTATAAACCATCGTTAGTTGTTGTACGAACACAATAATATAGATATTTTTTTTTTAATTTTTTATAAAATCAGATGTTTGTGTATCGTGATTATTGGTTAAAATATATTTGTGAAAATAATCGCGGATATCGTCATTTTTATATTCGATATTGTGAAATTGTTAACAATAATAACAATATGATAAATGATACATGGACACATGGTTCACAACATTAACTCTGTTGATAGAAACATGGACACGTATTCAATATTTCTTTGATATATTTTTACAGTTTGATACTAATTAATAAAGAGATAGTATATCAATATTCAACAATTATTAGATAATATTTTTATAAAAATTGTGTTATTTGTCACCTATAATGCTTAAGATGGTGAATATCACATACAATAGACCGAACGTATCTACGTAATCGTGGCGAGGATTCCACCACGCTTTACATTTGGAGTAATTTATATCCATTCCCGAAGATCTCAGCAAATTATAAATAATGCATGCAACGACTTGATTGAAGTCCGGATCATCGATAGAATATGGTGTAAAACCATTAGTGTTACTATGGCTATGATTATCAATTATATATTCCATAATATGTTGGACTTTATCCAGTACTTTGTGGTGCATAGCCAACTCTACTAAGAAAGACTGAAAACGAGTTATTTTATATATAGAGCTTATAATGAATGTAGTAATAATCTTAATATCGGTATCATCAATCGAATTCGCAATATCCGATAATTCAGTTATTGCATCTCGAGTGCATCTATTATAGGTTCTACCATTATAACGAATAAGATGGTTTAAAGACTTTATAAATTTATATTTGTAGTCATCCGGCATTGATAGTATTGAATGGCAACGGGTGTATATCTGACAGATATAACTATCCCGCATTGTCGTCATATAATATATACAATAATCAGTATTATTATTCAACAATAATAATTAAAACAATGGAGGTATACAGAAAAACATTCTATCGTCAACACATTACAGACTAAAAATAGTACCGGGACATTACATATTCTCATTGGTTGTTTCCTATGACATTTCAACATATACTAGTCTATTCTGTAGTATAGTTTTTATCTTATCAAGCATATAATCGTCGATAAATATCTGTATGGCATTCATACAATATTTCCATCTAGAAAACAATCGCGCATTTCTCCAGACATCTAATACAAGAGAACACAATCCAATCATTGCCATACAATCATACACTGTAAGTTTTACAATATCTTGTTTTTGTGAATCTACATAATCTATAAAGTTAATAGCTCCCTCTTCAGAATTTAACATGAGCTTTTCTTTTAGTTCCTCTATATACCCGAATTGTTCTTCGGCGACATTGTCAAATTTTCTAATTTCGTTAAATAATCTTCCGTATTTTACTCTAATACCTAAAAGACCTCTGTACATAAAATATTCCTTTAGAATATTGTTCATATCGTCTCTATCTAACAAGTCATCGTATTCAAGATAATCAGTTTTAGTGATATCAACAGCATTTTTTTGTTGATGTAGCATATGTTTTTCCTTATCCATATTTGTATCCTTATCCTTGCTATTTGTAGTCACCGTAAATTTATTGCCAGAAATACTAATATCTATTTTTATCTCCATCGGACGATCGTATAAAATAGTATGATATAAAAAACTAGTTTAAAATTATGTTTTTCTATTTTAACCAAAAAATTATTTATGGGCTATACCATAAACATAGTAACCGTATCCTCTTCTTCCTGAAATGTAGTCTCGATTTTTTATTAGACTAGATGTGGATACAGAAAGCACAATTTTAATCATATCTGGTTCATATTTTCCCAATATACTAGAGCCGAAATCGCCTATATCAGAATGCATCATAACACAATGTCTGTTCATTTCACAGGATGATCCATTGAGCATCTCTTCTCTATCGAGAATTTTAATCTGTTGTTCATTGTAACAGCATCTACATTCATCATTAATGTTGTAATTGTCTATATATTTACTAATTGTAGCATGCGTTTTATTATCCGCTTTAGCGTAGAACACGGATCCGTTTACAATCATATATATTATAGAACAATAATCTGACCTTAAACTTACATAAAACTTGAACCAATTGGAATTTGGAAGTTCGTCGTGAATACGGCGATGTCTAGATATGACAACATTATTATCGTCTATACCCCTTAAGAGAGGGGCTGCGTCAACAGAAAAGTCATATAGGATAATGATCAACGACGCATTTCCTTTGGTGAAAAAGGAAACATTGATAGGGAGAACAGCAATCTGATATGCGTTTAACTCTACACACGCACATGATTTGTCTGACGATATCAATAACTCACAACCATCTTTATCGTTTCCTATAGATATGATAACAGGAATGGTGTCTACAGGTTTAAAATAATTATATAATCCGGTAGGTGTTTTATCAGAATCATCTATCTTTATTAGATTAACAAATCTAGATATTCTCGATACATTCTTTTTATATATCGAGTTACAGACATCTGATACAGCCGCGTCAAGATATGGTAAATCGGCTATCACTATATTGTTTTTAGACTGTCCACCAATATACACATTTTTGACTTTTTCACAAGCTCTTTCGTAAAATGGTTTAAACATAAAATCATTTTTTATATGATTTACTTCTTCACTATGGTTGAGGAACGAGTTAAGACATTGTACAGTAATGTCCATGATGTCATAATTACTAGTGTATTCTCAATTTTCAGTTTGTTAATCTAACAAGAACGAACTAAGTTTACTAAATCGTTTAGATGAGTTGATTCTTTCCACGTTTTATCATTTCTGATCCTAGTAAATCTAGGAAATCTAATGGATATTCCATTTGCTGTATGAGATTTGGATGAAGTAAACTCAGCTCCTGAAATTTCCCAGATAGGAGATTGTTTTGGATCCTCTGCTACAAAATCTGGAATATAGATTTTATTAACTACCAACCACTCTGGTACTTTTTTTGGATCCTTACTAATTTTAATCATCTTTAATTGGTCTTGTAGAACCCTTAACGTATTATCATCGTGTCCGGAACATTTAGTTACTGTCTTCCATTTACCAGACTCGTCATCATAGCAACCCATCAAAAAGACAGCCATCATTCCACCCTTTATTCCTTTTCCATAATATGCCCCAAGTACTACTAAATCTGCAGAGTCTGCCATTGAACCATTGTTCAAGTAGTCTTTCTTTATTTTAAGCCATCTACGTTTTCCTGGCTCGTATATTCCATTAATATCTTTTAAAACCAACCCTTCTAATTTTCTTGTTAGTGCATCATCTAATACATCTGTTAGTTGAGACTCGTTAGTAATATTTGTCAATTCTGAAAATACTATTCTATTGGGTATTTCTGTCATTACATCTTTGAGAAACGATCGTCGATCAACCAATGGAATATCAGTCATGTCGAATCCATCAAAGTATAAACAATCAAACACGAACAAACACATATTAGAGTTTTTATATTCTTTCTTTTTATGTATTCCTAAACTTCCAAACGGAAGTGGTACATTATGTTCGTCGACTAGAACAATTTCAGAATCCAAGATAATAGATGTAGCTTTTTTGAATGCTATGGGAAGGTATTCTTTTAGATAATCAACTTTGTGTTGTAAAACGGGTTTCATGTTTCTACTAAAGAACGCAAACTTGTTATTGTTTTTATGAACTTGCACTCGTTCACCATCATATTTGACTTCTGCAAACATCCCAGATGGAAATTTTTTAAATGCCTTGTTAACGGAATCGCATGATTCTGCTAGCATAGGATTAATAGGGGTCATAACAGAAACAGATACAGAGTCGATATCTTGTTTAGATGCATTCTCTATTACTTCTTTCAAGTCATTAGATTTTCTAAATATATCATACGCATGTGGACTAATGGCATTGAGAACATATCGAGGTCCGGCTTTAATCTTTAGATCTTTCGAGATAAGCATAACTATACACTTTAAATCATTACATGTGCAAACGGATGCAATATCCGTCAACAATTTCATCTGATGTGATTCTTTAGTTACATATGATAATGAAGTTAAGAAATTATCTACTTCTTGTAAAGTTATAACACTTGTATTTCTGGGACATATTTCTGAGTTTGTTTTAAAGAACGTACTAATAGTGTCTCCGACATATCCGTATCCTAAATCTTGTAGCATATCTTCATGAGGTTGTTTAAATATTATACTATATAATTTTATAATTTGTTTATCGTTCATGTTATAAATTCTATCATCTAATCCTGGAAGTAATAACTTAATTATTAGATATGTGTCATCTCTTTCTGTTATGAAATCTTTGATTAACTTAGATTTTTCTTTATAACCTGACGCGTGATATATACGGCAGCATAATTTTCTAAAATCTCTAAACGACGTCATTTAACAAAAAAATATTTTTTTTTTATATTTTTACAAATATCTTTCACGGATATCTTTAGATAGTTGTATTATATCTTTAAGTATCACTTGTTTGATATCTATATCAGTTATTCTATGCCTAATAATCTCTCCATATGTGTTTTTAAAATCTGGATTATTCATTATATATTTTAAAGTAATAATTGTTTCGATTATATTCTCTAAGTTATCCTTATAAAAGTTTATAAACTTATTAACTATACAATCGATAATTTCATTATCGTCTAATGAATTAATTAATTCCATAAGCTGATAAGCATTCTTATTTATAATAATATGTACAGTATCGAGAAATGCGATAAACGGGTTATCTAAGTTTGATTCACACATGATAAAATCTATAATGTCCTTGTTTAATGTATCATTGTTGATATTATCCAACTCGGCAATAATTAGTCGAGTTGTAGAGGTAAGTTCTGCATCCATATCGATTATATATTTACTTAACGAGTCTTCATCGTCTGTGAAATATGCGTCATCCATTTCTTTTTGACGAGTCTATCTCTATTTATAAAAAATGTATTTTCACTTTATAATTACATCCAAAGTTGCCCTACAGGTCCAGAGACTGTATGAATAGCCTCTATAACTATGTTCTTAATCAGCTCATTCTTTACATCTTTATCGAATTCGGAAGAAATAATCTGCCAATTAATATCGTCTCCGTCGTTGATTATTTTTTTATATTCTTGTAACACCCTTTGTTGGAATTCTACATCTTCGTATATTTCATCTCCAACATTTCTATCGAGTTCTTTGGTTCCAGATTCCAAGAATATAACTAAATCAGGTTTAGGCAATCCAGCTTCATAGCTCTTACTTAGAGTCATGGATGCGCCTTTGGCTGCTGCATACGCTACACCAGAGAATGAATATCTGTCAACTATTAGAGTAACTCCCTGTTCTAGTTGTTCTTGTATAAAAGACGCAAATTCCCATCTATTAGCGCAAAATAATAGATTAACAAGATGATCATTATATTCTTTTTTACGAGTTAGATATTCATCGATCATCTTTCCAGTGAATGTGGATCTCTGTGGAAAGTTAAGATATTTTATTGTGTTCGAAGGCATCGATTCCATGATGTTCATACATTGTGATGTCTTCCCAGACTTATCCAAACCTTCAAAAACGATTAATGCTCCACGAGACATTTTCATAAAACTAACATATTTTTTAAAATTTATGCTCACAATAAAACTGAAAATAAATATACAATCATTCGAGACTATTAGGTCTACCCTATAGGTTTGATAATGGGCAACAATATCAAATCATCTAAGGAAAATAGACAATCTGGTTTGTTCAAGGATAGGATGGATTCATTTAAACGAGGTTCTTGGGCAACATCATCTTTTAGAGAAAAGTCAGTGCCAACAATTCACAAATTCTCGTCTCTTAGACGTGAACGTGTCACCGTGCAACCAGATAGTAAGTTTATAGAGTTAAAGAGAGAGATTTATGCAATAATTAATAAATCGTCATCTATAGACATTGATAAAAGAATAATACTTATATCCAACATAAAAAAGATGATGGTAAATCCATTCATGATAGAGGGATTAATGAATTCTTTAGAGAAAATGGATCCCGAAGATATGATAAGTTATTCATCTGTCATGATATTGGGAGAATTCGACATCAATATGAATGATGCACCATCCTTCCAATTTATAATCAGTCTGTTAAAATCACTCCATGCGTTAAATAATAAACAACTAAAATTATTGGAATATTCAATAGGCAATGATTTGTTATATAGTCAAGTAACTGCATTGGAATATGTCATTAAGAATACATTTGACGTTCCTGAACGACAACTAATTCTACGAGGTAAATATTTAACTCCGATTTTTAATGATTTGTTAAAGTATTCTGGATTAACAATAAAATCTAACATACTAATGTGGAATAAAAAATTCATTAAACCGGTATCCGACTTATATATAGCTATAAGACTTCTGTATTGCATGACTATATAATTTACATAATCAATTGGATGATTAGTTTTTATAAAAAAATCATACATCTGTCTCACGATCTGTTGTAATTATTGACCATGTAGATGAGGATGATGATTCGTCATCAGAGTAATCAAATTCATCTTCTATAGTGTCAGTGTATCCGTTTAGATACTTACATACATTATAACGTAGTCTACATATCTCTGAATTCGGGATGATATCAACTATATATTCTGATAATGCCAGACACCTATATTTTTTATCTGTCATAGCCCAATGTTTAGATACTAGACTAGACAATGCAATAACTATTCTAGAATCTCCAATTATTATATCCTTTATAAACTTAACAAAGTTAAATAATCCCGAATCAGAGTCTACATTGATCTTATCGCGGAACAATACGTCAATGTCGCCGTAAATATTAATAGCTATCTCATCAAGCGTCATTAATGCAGTAAAGATATTGCCGGTTATAGTGTTTCTATTTTTTATATAATCCGATATAACATCTTTGAACATATGCTTATTATACAGGTGCTTCATAGTAATTGGATCATTAATTCCACATCTAATATTGGTCTTATCGGGTACTACACCTCTAATTTCTATCATGTCATTGTTTCTATTATATGAAATTAACGAATCAACTACTTGATCTTTATCAAACTCGATGCTATATAATGTATCATTAACATTGTTTTGTATAATTAATTTGTTTTTTTGACTAGAAAAGTAAACTAAAGTATTTATTGTTTTAGATGCGTCAAATGATACATCAAAAGCCATTATCAATTGTGTGAAAAATATGCTAACTTTTCATTTATGAATGACACACCAATTACTCCACAGGCCAACGCCTTATCATTTTTTGAAATGGATAAAGCCTTTCCAATAATTGCAGATATATGTATATCGACGTCTATATAAATATATGCCACACCATATCTGTTTACAAAGATTGTACCAATGATTCGTTCTACGTCACCTATGGACTCGCATCCTCTACTAATATCTCCATATTGATGAATTGTTAGATTATACTTTCCAGCTTTTAATCCGATAATAGAACCCAAAACTACATATTTCCCATAAACTGGTTCAATGTAGACAACTCCTCGGATATTATCTTGGTCTATAGAACATACAGCCATTATTTAGTAAAATAGAATAAGTAGTCTAATAATATGATTGGCAGTGATGGCGGTCTACGCCGTTACCGGAGGTGCCGGATTTCTAGGCAGTTACATCGTCAAGCTTTTAATCAATATGGATGATGTGCAAGAAATTAGAGTTATAGATATAGTTGATGCTCCTCATCCGCATACATCAAGAGTTAAAGATATAAAATATATAAAATGTGATATAAACGACTTCGATAAGATGCGGGAGGCAATGGATGGAGTAAATCTTATAATTCATACAGCTGCACTAGTGGACGTGTTTGGAAAATATACAGATGTCGAAATCATGAAGGTAAACTATTATGGAACACAGACAGTGTTGGCGGTTTGTGTAGATCTTGGAATTAAGTATTTGATCTATACTAGCAGTATGGAAGTCATAGGACCTAACAAAAATGGAGATCCGTTTGTGGGACATGAGTACACCCCTTATGATATATCTCCGGGACATGCGTATGCGAAAAGTAAACGCATGGCTGAACAACTAGTTTTATCCGCCAATAATTCTGTAATCATGAGCGGGGCTAGAATGTATACTTGTTGTTTACGCCCCACAGGAATTTATGGAGAAGGAGATAATCTGATGAAAATTTTTTACAAGCAGTGTAAGCAAAATGGGAATATCATGTATCGTACAATTGATGATGATGCAGTACATAGTCGAGTTTATGTAGGCAATGTTGCCTGGATGCATGTACTGGCTGCAAAGTATATTCAGTATCCTGGACTCGATATTAGAGGGAAAGCTTACTTTTGTTACGATAACTCTCCTGTATGTTCATATGATACATTTAATTTGCTATTGATGAATCCGCTGGGAATACGACCAGGATCTAGAATTCCAAAATGGATACTAAAATTACATGCTTGCAAAAATGATCTGAAGAGAATACTATTTAAAAAGCACTCTATACTAAATAATTACACATTGAAAATATCTAATAGCACATTCGAAGTACGTACTAACATGGCAGAATTAGACTTTAATTATGTGCCAATATTCGATTTCGATGCGGCATTTGAACTAACTACGAAATGGCTAGAATCATAATTTTTATAAAGAATAATTGGCATGTATTAATTTAATCATATTATGAATAAAAATGTCATCGTTGCGCATATCATACAATATGGCTATGATATAAACATAAAAATATTGTAAATTAAAAAGTTTTTTTGACTATATTATGAATATATCATAATACTATAGTTTAATGCATTTATTGCGAGTTTTCTACATCCATTTCATCGTCTACGACATCTATGATGTCAGTTTCATCTGTTTTGATAGTATGCTGATCTTGATCTTTTTCCTCATCTAGTGTAATAATTTGAACAGATTCTTTTTCTTTTTTCTTTTTTGGTACAACATCTATAGTTATTTTTTCCAAATTATAAGATATGGTAACAACATTACTAACTTTTGAATCAATAGTAATTTTAATTTTATCCATTTAAACAGATTATTAAGAGTTCATTTTTATCTTATTAATAACATATATTAGTACTATCAATATCGATACAGTTGATAGTAAATATATTGTAAAATCATAAGCATCTGATACGTCATGTATTTGGTCTCTATATTGTAGTATAGTATCATATCCCATTACAATAACGCACGATTTTTGATGATTAACTGTATACAATCTCCCATCCTTTGATGTTAATATGGCAGATGTACTAGTTATTAAATTTTTAATAAAACATGATACATTAACTGAGCATTGATCGTGTTGTTTATACACATTTCCCGTCAATGTGATAACCAAACTAGTATTTGATGAACTATATCTATGCTTTAAAAATAGACTACGTGTAAAAAATACATAATCTTTTACTTCGTCGACTGAGAATGTACTATTCACAAAATTATATCGAAATGGGATATATGATGGAAGATATTTTATATTTATCATATTATGTGACCAATCAACATATAAGTTTCCATAACATAATTCCATTTCATCTTCTGAATATAATCTAATGATTGATGATTGTATTGATACAATTGATATCAATATTATAAATAATGATGATATAATCTTCTTCATTATTTAAAATCAACACTAAAGATTAATATTAGTTTTTTCATTTTTAATGACCCTTCTGTCGTGCCTTAGTTGCATAATCTCTACATGTTTCATACACGTCACGTCTGGACGTAGTGGGTTTGCCCATCAAAAAGATGAGTGCCGTATGTGTTCTCGCTACCGCGATTGGGCAAACTGGAGCGTATCCAGTAAGAAGTTCCATGGTATACGCGCTTTCATCCATTAGAGAGTTAGTGTAAACGATACAAAATTTTCTACCGATTCGAGGTTTCAAAATATTACGATTGGTAATTAGAGCAACAACTTCACCGGCGAGAATGTTGGAAAAGGTTCTATTAGGAATGGCTGCTAGAACATTCTTCCTAGTTTTATAATCGACTATAGCCGCATCTTCAAACTTAATATTTTTTGAAATATCTTCGATGATTTTATGCCATTCAGTCATTGTTATTTATTATATATGTTTTTTAATAAGACATCTATTGTAATGATCTCGTTACATGGCGCATTCTTACTTTAAACTATAAAATATAAAATAAAGATTATAAAATTCTAATACTCCAGGAAATAACACTACATAACTTAATATATTATATTATATAATGAATATCGTATTCTTTATTTTGTTGGCGGGTACATTATTAACTAAATCAAATTCAGAACCAAATGATAATCTATCTATATGTGATTCTGATAAAGAATATATGGGCATAGAAGTCTATGTAGATGCTACACTAGATGAACCAATACGACAAACAAAATGTGAATCAGAGATCCATAAATATGGAGCATCTGTATCAAACGGGGGATTGAACATTTCCGTCGATTTATTAAACTGTTTTCTTAACTTTCATACAGTTGGTGTTTACACTACACGCGATACAGTATACGCAAAGTTCAGTAGTCTGGATCCATTGACTATGGAACCTATAAACGTTGTAACTAAAGATATGCTAGTAAAACTAACTGAAGAATGTATTGTAGATATATATCTTAAGTGTGAAGTTGACAAAACAATGAGTTTGAAGAAATACAACGGTGATAGATTAAAACCAAAAGACTTCAAAAGTGTTCCTCCTTTCAATATGGGATCTATGATAGAACTACAATCTGATTATTGTGTAGAAGATGTGACGGCTTACGTAAAGGTTTATGACGAATGTGGTAAAATTAAACAGTACTCTATTCCAACGATGAGAGATTATTTCACGTCGAAAAATGGTCAACCGAGTAAAATACTAAAGAATAATAAGTTTGAAATATGTTAATTTTTATATAATGGTTTGTGAATATATTTATTTATATAATATTCCTCCTTATTTTTTTTTAAAAAGTGACTGAATTTTTGTATATAAAGTCGTCAGTGTTAGATTATTGTATTTTGTCATATCATAATGAATCACCAATTCCTATTCCTATATCTGCTATAAATAATGGTTTTGATGTTACTAGTACAGAAAATAATTTTGTCGCTGCAACTTTAATCATCTTTAATTGTTTAGTCTGTAAATTAAAGCTATATGCGCGTTTTTCTTTTATAAAATATATGATATTATCCTTTATATCAAAACCTTTAACTTTAGATGGCCCTTCGAATATAGGCTTATTAGATAAAGGTTTTATGATAGTCTCGAGAGTGTTATATGTTTCTATGACGTCAAATGTACCATATGGAACAGTTTTGTCAGACGCAAGACATTTACCCGGTGCAGGAGAAGGTAATGGTTTAGTATAACCATCTAATTTTGATTCGGCAAATATGTGTCTAATAGAATTCATTGAGTAGGAGCATAATGCAGAAGTAGAATATGGACTATCAAATAATACATATAATATAGTATCGTTATCTGTTAGTATAGGTTTAGATTGAACAACCTGTCTATAACTTCGACCGTCGATATCACATTCTAATTCTGCCTTAAGAAACGTCGACCATCTATGACTAGATAACGACGACGGACCTCCATTATCCCGTAAACACATTTGTGCCAAATAAGGAATTTGTACCGTTCTCTTTGTTTTGATAGTATCTGTAAAAACGATGTAAACTTTTTCATAAGCGTCATCTTTATCAACAAATGCTCCTTTTACACCGTCGTCCGGTATAGAGTTATCAGATGTGTATAAATCATAACCACATGATCCGTCGAATCTCCTCCATCGTTTAATTCCTTCTTTTGCTATGTTTATATCGGATAATACGCAATTGTTATGACTAATAATCATACCCTTACTTTTCTGATAAGGAGCATATCCTCTACCTCTATGTTTTGGATCATCAGTTCCATCTATTTTCCAACATTTAGGATTTCCATTATTAGTACCACATGCTAATAATGTTTTATCAACATTAATAATAGTGGTGATGTAATTATTGTTGTTAATAAAAATAGTTTTATTTAACTCATTGTTTGAAAATGTGTATATTGCTCCATTGACACCTATGTATAGTACACCATCTATTGAATACGCTGAAACTATTTCTTCTGAAGTCTGGAACTTATGCCATTCTATACCGTTAACAAACATAGAATATAATAAAATAAATAACAAATGTGTCATTTTAAATAAATAAAATGACAAATAGTAAGTCATTATTGGTAATATATTTCGCATTATTTGATATTATAACGACAAAAACTATAGAATATACGGCATGTAACGATAGTATTATAATTCCGTGTAGCATGGATAATCCAATATATATTAGATGGAAATTGGATAATCATGATATATTAATTTATAATAAGACATCGAAGACTACTATATTAAGTAAATGGCATACTAGTGCTAGACTCCATTCATTATCAGATAACGATATTTCGTTAATCATGGAATATAAAGATATATTACCAGGTAATTATACATGTGAAAATAATAAGGGAGTAAAACATACTGTAAAATTAATTCAACGTCATACCAATTGGTTCAATGACCATCAAACAATGCTAATGTTTATTTTTACAGGTATTACGTTACTCTTATTATTTACACAAATAGCTTATACATCTATATCTGTTATATATTCTACTAATCTTGGAATTTTGCAAGTTTTCGGTTGTATTATTGCAATGATTGAAGTATCCGGAGCATTTTTATTTTATCCATCGATGTTTACTCTTAGGCATATCATTGGATTATTGATGATGACATTACCATCTATATTTCTTATAATAACCAAAGTATTTTCTTTTTGGATACTGTGTAAATTATCATGCGCTGTACATCTTATTATTTATTATCAATTAGCTGGATATATTTTAACTGTTTTGGGTCTAGGATTGAGCTTAAAAGAATGTGTTGATGGTACTCTATTACTGTCCGGATTAGGAACTATTATGGTGTCTGAACATTTTAGCCTGTTATTTTTAGTCTGCTTTCCGTCGACGCAAAGAGACTACTACTAGGCATATGATGTATAATAATACCACGATCTAGTCGATGAGGAAGAGGATCCAGGAATTATTTCTAATTTATAATAATCCTGTTCCATATTATCATTATAATTATCTTTCTTTTTCGTACTCTTAACTTTTTCTTCTTTGTCGTTAGTATATATACAACAAAGTTTCATAAAAAAAGTATAGCATGAGGTCATTTTCAATCAATAGTATTTGATATTGGCTTTTTTTTCATTTGTAAGCAGCAATCATTGAGGTATTTGGTTAGTAGTTATTTATTCTAAGTATTTTATTCTGAGACAGAAATACTAATGCTCATGTTTATACTATCCATTCGACAGTAAAGTATTTGTTCCTTGATAGGTGTAGAATTATACACCTGAAATTTTTTATACACTGAATCGAACGGATGCTCGAGGTTACATAAATGAACCAGAGTATCTTGATCAATGCTTGAATTTATATACTTGGCAGATGACATACCAATACAGTTTGATGGTATAGGAAATTGTTTATCATCAATGGTTATAATAGAGTACCACTTATTATTAGCAAATATCTGATCACAGATGTGTCTATCCAAAAAGTCGGTTATTCGTCTAATAATGAATACAGACAATGGAATATAATCAATTAGTGATAGATTGTTCACATAAAGCATGTCATTTGTAAAAGTTGTCAACAATCGTTTGCTGGGTATATCCGCATCAACAGTCAATATGGTTGTAGTTCCGGTACTAACTACAACACATTTGCTCAAGGGTGATATGATTACAACATGATCCGTTGGAACAGTTAGAATATGTTTGTCATTGGTACCATTATTTATAGAGATGACACATCCACCTATAGAACTAATACAAATTATAATGGTCGATAGTCGATGCGGAACCAGATGAAACATCTCGTTATCATTTATTACTTCTACATGTAAAATACTATTGAGTATTACAGATTCATCCATCTGTCTATTAATCTCATCTGATATAATTTTTTGATGCTCTGCATCTATATACTCTTTACATTCACTATTACTACTAATAAAAGTTCTAATCTTGGAAATACCGAATACAGGGAACATATCCATATTTGTACTATGTAACGGCGACAATTAATTATATATATTGCTTCAATTTTATAAAAATGCATATATTAGACCAATGACGCAATTGATGATTCTAAATCATTGTCATGATCTTGTTTATTATTTAGGTAGTCCTCGCTATGCGCGCGCCTAAAAGGATTGGTCTCGCTAAAATTAGTTTTTTCGGCAATAAACGGATTCGATGTGAAATGGGTTCTATTGTTATTAATGAAAGGATTGGATGAATAACTAGTAGTGTGTTGACAGCCTTGATAAATTGGGTTATCGTTAAGCGTTGCCGTTATCTCTGTCTCGTTTGTTATTGTAGTAGTATTCTGATATATATCCTTCTCGTTATTAATCAACAACATACTTCCAGCAACACTATCGTAAATATGTTCTGTACTCGGTGCAATAATATTGGATTCATTGTCCCACATTAAACTACCGGCGAAACTATCATCGTCAAATTTTGTACTATTACCGGCGTCATCATCGTTATCATTGTCATCCTCATTGTTTTGTTCCATGGCACTACAATGATCTTCCCAATCTGATTCGCTATCATTTGATTTATTCGAATTAGAAGTAGAATTTGAATTTTTTATTTTTTTTATTTTTATTGTGATAATCTTATTGTTATTATAAACAGACTGTATTTTCTTTCTACAAATATATAATACATAACAGACTAATATAGTTCCAGCGACTACTGTCACAGTAATAAGAGGTATTAGCATCATTTCTTATTGCTCAATATATGTACTACTAGTTCAATATTTATTTTATAACTTTTTATGATAAAAAATTACGGCTGCATTTACCATCAATTATGATCCATCCACGACCGTCCGAAATACAAAATGCAGAATTTAATGACAATTTCATTTTTAGATCATCGGACGGATTTATGATCAGATGATAATCTCCTGTAGTATACAGATTATATGCTTCTATAATTGTAGCATTGAACACATCTATAGATGGGAATAGATAAAATGGCTGCTGTTTACCTTCTATATTTAACATAATATCATAGTCACATGCTATGATGATAGTACCCTTTGATTTGTATGCAGCACAAATGCTATAAATGTTGAATCTATCTAAATCATTAGAATTATGAGGAACTATTTTACCTTTATAACTAAAGTAACATTTTTGCATATCAGAAGATCTTATATCCCTCACATCTATTTGGACAGTTTTTATGGTACCTATGATGTACGGACCAATAAAATCCAAGATTGATATTTCTAGATCATCATACAATGTATCTGTTATTGCCAACACACCCATTGGAGTAATAACAAACGCGGCGTCCATTGCGGCGTACGTTAATGGCGTATTATTATTTCATTTTTGTTTATTGTCACTTATAGAATCGTTTAACGCATAGTACAGATTGTGTACTTTTACAAAGCACTTTTGCGAGTTTTCCAGACTTATATATATAACATGCTTCGTCATCCATCGTATTGTTTAATTGTTTAAAGTTTGTTAATTTACTAATATCTATATTTTTATCATTATTAAGATCTAACCACTTATTATTTGTCTTTTTTAAACTTACCCAATAATCCTTATAAAAAATACTATATATTACTCTAAGATGCCTAGTATCCGGTCTAGGCAATCTAGCTCTTAATTTATGACACTGATAAATTGCATTATCTGTAGACATTTTAATATTGGTATCTAGATAACAATGTTTATCGTACTGTATCCACCCATTGGCGCAAGCACTAGGCATCAATTCTTCTTTGTAATGTAGAAATGTTCCTATACCGCTAATAATGGTAGAGATAAGCATCATTATAGCGGCCGGCACCGACAACTTTTTAAACCTATGTACAGTTTGTCTATTAAGCGATTTCATTTATTTATGTACAAAAATAATTATTAACTCATTGTTTTAACACAAAAATACTTTCTAACTTCTACTGATACATCAGCTTCTTCTTGATATTCAGATGTAGTTGTCGTGATGGGGTTACCATCTGATCCCCATGTATCCTCGACATATTCAATGAGCCATGTGTGTTCAACATCTGATTTGTTGACTAGCGTTGATGATTCAGATGTGCAGTTTGCTTTAGCGTCATCAAATGATTTATGTTCCGAGTGTAGTACATAGCAATAACCCTGATAATACAACCCGCTACATCTTTCTTCTAATTGTTTATGTAGTGTAGTGTCAATGCTTCTCTGTAGAGATGATGACGATAGTGATGACGTGGAAGATGACAACTTATCAGTAGTAGATGCAGACTGATTTGCAGACATGCATTGATTTAGACGCACTATAAGAAACGCAGACATAGTAATCATAGATAGTAGTGAAATAACCATGGATATTCTAACACATAGACCGATTACGCGTCTACGTTTATTTTTTCCCTGAATTTTATCTCCGTAAACAGTTGCGGAGAACACAGACGTCTGCTCTTCATCATTTTCTGGCGTCATCATGATTAATTAGTGTTATATTATTCACAATATACCTCTTTTGACTGCCTCCCTACTAACGACCTTAGTTTTCCATATTTTGATTTATTATCAAATTAATTTAGTAACTGTAAATATAATTATGAATTGTTTTCAAGAAAAACAATTTTCAAGAGAAAATCTATTAAAAATGCCGTTTAGAATGGTTTTAACGGGAGGATCCGGATCTGGAAAAACTATCTATTTACTATCCTTGTTTTCCACTCTTGTTAAAAAATATAAACATATATTCTTGTTTACACCTGTGTATAATCCTGACTACGATGGTTATATTTGGCCTAACCATATCAACTTCGTTAATAGTCAAGAAGCTCTAGAATATACTCTGATACGAACTAAAAGTAATATCGAAAAATGTATGTCGGTAGCTCACAAAAATAAAAAATCGGCTCACTTTTTACTTATTTTTGACGATGTAGGTGATAAACTATCAAAGTGTAATACTCTAATAGAATTCCTGAACTTTGGAAGACACTTGAATACATCTATTATTCTACTATGTCAAACTTATAGACATGTTCCTATATTGGGTAGGGCTAACATTACACATTTTTGTAGTTTTAACATTTCTATCTCTGACGCGGAAAACATGTTAAGATCAATGCCTGTAAAGGGTAAACGAAAGGATATATTAAACATGTTGAATATGATTCAGACTGCTAGATCCAATAATAGATTGGCTATTATTATAGAGGACTCTGTATTTTGTGAAGGTGAATTGCGTATATGTACTGATACTGCTGACAAGGATGTCATAGAACAAAAATTAAACATAGATATTTTAGTAAATCAATATTCGCATATGAAGAAGAATCTAAATACTATATTAGAAAGTAAAAAAATGAAATTATGCAATAGTGATCAATCATCATCGTCCGAATATGCATAATAATTATTATTTGTAGCCATAGTCCTTGTTAGAGAAAGTCTATCTATACTCGAACCCAATTTGTAAGTTGCTCCGCTACTAGTCACTCCATAATATGATAAATCCATATAAAATAACAACATTTTGAGTTCATTAATACTTACCTTTCCTAATACAACCAAATCATTATGATATATACCTCCACCAGACAAGTATTTGGCGACAGTAGATTTTTTGGGCTTATAAAATTCAAATGACCACCCTCTGTGTTTAATCTTTATCTTTTCATTGGATATCAAATCATCACAGTTATAAAATGATGTTTTTTCTAAAAATCTAAGTGTATTTAAAATAGATTCCATGTTAAAAATGTCGACTACAGACTTTATGAGATGTCTGATAAAAGCGGGTATTTATATTTATGTTTTACGGACAAAATATTTGATTACTAATTTACTAATTAAGACCTATTATCATATAAAAGATGAGTGAGACACAAATAAACACAAATGTTTATACAATATTTAAATGGAAGACATTAATGAGGCAAACTTCTCCCATCTATTGATAAATTTATCTAATAATAAAGATATAGACAGTCAATATTCGTCTACATTATCAGTAATACATGAATTGATATCAGCAATCAATTTTAAAATATTTACTATAAACAAAAAGTCGAAAAAGAATTCCAAATCAAACGAACAGCATCCAGTAGTACATCATGGAGTATCATCGGGAAGAGAAATCAATCGTCGTTGAACTAGAACCATCATTGGCTACATTTATTAAACAAGGATTTAATAATCTAGTGAAATGGCCCTTATTAAACATGGGAATAGTTCTTAACAATACGTCGACCGCTGTCAATGAGGAATGGCTAACAGCAGTAGAGCATATTCCCACTATAAAGATATTTTACAAATATATACATAAGATACTTACTAGGGAAAATGGATTTTTCGTTTATTTGAAGCGTTCTCAATCTGAACGTGATAACTATATAACTTTATACGATTTTGATTATTATGTTATAGATAATGGTACAAAATCTGTAACTATGGTAGATAAACCAGTTGAGTTAAAAGAAACATTATTGCATGTATTTCAAGAATATCGCTTAAAGAGTTCTCAAACAATAGAACTTATAGCATTTAGCTCGGGCACGGTATTAAGTGAAGACATAGTTTCAAAATTAACATTTCTAGATATTGAAGTATTTAATAGGGAATATAATAATGTCAAAATTATCATAGATCCGGATTTCGTATATAGATCTCCGTTCATAGTTATCGCTCCTATGGGGAAATTAACATTCTTAGTAGAAGTATATTCATGGTTTGATTTTAAATCATGTTTCAAAGATATTATAGATTTTTTAGAAGGCGCACTAATTGCAGACATTCACGATCACATGATAAAAGTAGGGAGTTGTGATGAAACAGTATCGTCGTATAATCCAGAGTCTGGATTGTTATTCGTTAATGACTTAATGACCATGAACATTGTTAACTTCTTTGGATGTAATGCTAGATTAGAATCCTATCATCGGTTTGATATGACAAAAGTTGATATCGAACTATTTATTACAGCATTGTCTGACGCGTGTAAAAAAATTTTGTCAACTTGTAATAGATTATAAATGAACTCTTTATCAATTTTTTTTATAGTTGTTGCGACAGTAGCTCTATGTTTACTTTTTATTCAGGGATACTCGATATATGAAAATTATGACAATATTAAGGAATTTAATGCAACGCATGCAGCATTCGAATATTCAAAATCTATCGGTGGTACACCGGCATTAGATAGAAGAGTACAAGACGTTAATGATACGATCACGGACGTAAAACAAAAGTGGAGATGTGTATCCTATAGAGGAAACGGCTTTGTATCTGCGTCCGTATTTGGATTTCAGGCAGAAGTTGGACCCAATAATACGAGATCTATTAGAAAATTTAACACGATACAAGAATGTATCGACTTTACATTTTCTGATACCGATAATGTGGATATTTATAATCCATGTGTTGCACCAGTAAATAATGCAGAGTGTCAATTTCTAAAATCTATACTTTAAATGGAAGGAACTCTTTTTCCGGGAGACGATGATATTGCAATTCCAGCAACAGAATTTTTTGTTAATAAAGCAGCCAAAAAACCAGAAAAACCAGCTAAACGTAAAGTAGTTAAAGCGGATGACGCGGAAGAAAAGGCAGACGAAGAGGAAGATGCGGAGGAAGATATCAAAGGCAGACTAACAAATCTAGAAAAAAAGATAACAAATGTAACAACAAAATTTGCTCAAATAGAGAAATGCTGCAAACGTAATGATGAAGTGTTATTCAGACTGGAAAATCATGCCGAAACACTAAGAGTGGCTATGTTATCACTTGCTAAAAAGATAGACATACAAACTGGTAGACAGCGATATGAATAAATGTATCTATTGTTTTTTTTTTTAATTAAAAGTATATTGAAAAAAATGAGTCATATAAATGGACGACTATTTGTTAAATGTACAAGGCCTCGAACCAGAAGTGCTTCAAGCTGTTAATGTTTCTAGTATTACAGCATTTAAGTCTATGATAGACGAAACATGGACCAAGCCTATACAAGCAACAACATGTATCAGTAGAAAGCATAGAAATATCATCAATTCAGTCATTAGAGATTTTATGAAAGCATATCCTACCATGGATCAAGATAAACAGTCTCCATTAGGTGCTCCAATGCAATGGCTAACACCATATTATATTTCTAAGAATGAATATTATAAGACTATATTAGCGTATGACAATGGATCATTGAATACAAAATTTAAAACATTGAGTATTTATATGATTAATACAGTGGGACAGTATATTTTATTTATAGTATTTAGTATAATATCAGCCAAAAATCACGATGGTAGTCCTTATATATACGATTCTGAAATAACAAGTAGAGATAAAAAGCTTGTGGATGAACGTATCAAGTTTTCATGTAAGCAGATATTAGAAAATCAATTAATTATAGCTCTACGACTTAAAAATAAATTTATGTTTATCGGATCACCTATGTATTTGTGGTTTAATGTAAACGGTGCAGAAATATATCAAGAAATATATTCTGGTAGTGGTAGTGCTTATCTTAATAGGGATATAGGCAGACTCTTATACGCATTCATATACTATCTATCTATAAGCGGTAGATTCTTGAACGATTTTGCATTATTAAAGTTCACATATTTGGGACAGGCTTGGACATTTAGTATGAGTGTTCCTGAATATATATTTTATGGTTTGGGATATTCTTCGTTTGACATCCTTGAAAAATTTAGCGATGATGCTATACTCGTATATATCAGAACAAATGATAGGGGAGGATACGAATATGTGGAGTTTAATAAAAAAGGAAATCATCAGGTTCTAGAGGATAAACCCGACAGTCATAAACTAGTACATGCTATACGACTCATCAATGATGATACAGACACTAGATATGTTCATTTTGGGTTTAGAAACATGTTGATAATTAACGAAGAATGTAGTAGTATTCAAGCTAGTGCCGAAAATGCTACTGATACAGGTCATCATAATGATAGCAAAATAAATGTCGAAGAGGAAGATGATGATATTGATGAGCCAGAAGATCCCGAAGATCCAGACGATGATGATGATGATGATGATGATGATGATGATGATAATGATACAGAACCTACGCCGATTCCAGCACCTAAACCTAGGCCACCATTTCCCAGACCTAATGGATATCCCGAACGTCCAAAACTTCATCCAGTAGAAAAACCAGATCCTGTTAAAAAAGACTCGGATCGTGTACAACTTGATAATAGTATAATAAATACGTTGGATCATAATCTTAATATCATCGGACGTTATTGTTGTGACACGGATGCGGTTGATAGACTAGAGCATCACATAGAAACATTGGGACAATATGCAGTAATATTATCAAGGAAAATAAACATGCAATCATTAATGTTCCCATGGCCTATGCCAACTGTACATCCGCATGCTATCGATGGTAGTATTCCACCACATTGAAGATCCACGATATTATAAATAATTGCCCAGAAAGTAGTTAAGTTTTGAATAAAAATTTTTTATAATAAATGGAGGTCAAGAACCTTATTGAAAAATGTAAACAACACTCCAAAGCGTTCGCAACTGAGGTAGAAAAACTATGGGATACAAGATTGGAATTTGATTCAGGACTCGCCAGAAAAACAAGAAATACAATTCGTAATATTCTTCGAGATATCACAAAATCATTGACTACTAACAAAAAGACAAAATGTTTCAGAATACTAGAGTCTTCAACCATTAATGGCAAATCTATTAAAGATCAATATAAAACCATTTTTAATAAAGGAGTTAATGTGGCATCTAACATTAATACTGTAGGAAAGTATATTCTCTTTATGGTTATGACGTATGCTGCTGCCGAATTACGACTTGTTAAACCGAAGGATATCATTGCTGTTCTAACACGACTGTTTAACACTATATGCGATGTTCATGATAAATATGGATGTGGTAACATGTTTGTAGGTGTTCCAGCTGCTCTGATTAATAAATTAGACCTAGATGATATTAATGAAGTATTTACTGTGTTTAGCACAAGACATGGTACCAAGGCATATGTATATAATGAGTTTTTTATTTTTATGATTATGAATCATCATTTTCAGGAAGATGATAACGTTGTCAATGTAGAATATGGGTCTGTATCACTAACGACATCCATTAGTGTTCCTGACTATGTAATGGAAGCATTGACATTTAAGGCCTGTGATCGTATCATGAAATCAGAAGATCTAAAATTCGTGTATGTCTTTACTAAAAAGTCCGAAGATCTAAATAATATCGCATCTGATTCCATTTTTAATTACGTTAGACTCGTTGATTCATCATACGACGATGGTGTTTCAGAAGATACAGATGATGACGATGAGGTTTTTGCAATTCTTAACTATAATATCAGTCCCGCAATGGATAGATATAGAAATAGAGTTCTCCTATTGACTCCAGAAGTTATTATTCTTAGACAACATGAAAAACCTGATGAAGCATATCCAGATTATAGATATTTGATGGATGAGGAAGTTCCAATCCATAGCGATAATTTGCCTAAGCCTATTACTAATATGGAGAGTTCACAACCTGAAGGAGTTAAGGAGGAACGTGTAGTTCTACAGTCGTTTCCACCGGATGTAAAAAACCAAGGCCATGAAAACGACAGCGTGTTCGAACCATTCGATGATAAAAATCATGTTCCTATATTGACAAAAACTGCTCTACCAATCGCCGATTATCAGCTAGTTATCAATAAACTAGTTGAATGGCTAGATCAATGCGAGAAAAATTGTGGTGAGGGATACGATGGAGAGTTCAAAGAGAAATTAGAAGATGCCAAGAAAAAGATCAGTGAAATGAATTCAGAGATTAATGATAAAATCGGTAAAATTACGTTATTGGAACGAGATTCTAAGTATAAGACAGAGAGAATCGAATCGCTAACACGGGAAATCAAACATCTGAGGGACATGCAAAATGGATCAGATGATTGTGTAGATCCAGACATTGATAAAAAGACTATTAAAGAATTGAGAGAAACCATTGACAAGGAAAGGGAGATGCGTAGAGAACTTGAAAAGGAACTTGATACTATCAGGGGTGGCAATAGCAATGGATCATGTCAGCGAGAACTAGAACTTAGTCGTATGTGGTTGAGGCAACGTGATGATGATCTCAGAGCCGAAATTGATAAACGTCGAAATATCGAATGGGAACTTTCCAGACTTCGTAGAGATATTAGCGAATGTGATAGATGCAAGACTGATCTCGATAGGGCAAAGGAAACTATCAACAATTACACAATAAGAATCAGTACTCTAGAATCTGAAATTTCTAAATATCAACAAACCAATGAAACATTGTCCAAGGTGCGCAGGGAACTCGATGATGAAAAACGACGTGTTAGAGAACTTGAAACTAGACTCGATGAATGTAGGCGCGAACAACAAAACACGCAAGAAGTCGATTACTTGAATTCACGTATTCGTGAACTAGAGACCAAATTGGCAGATTGTATGGAGAGCAATGGCGGCGATAGTGCAGAGATCAATAAACTACGAGCTACAATCACTGATCTAGAAAGGAGACTGAATGAGTGTAGACGCAATAATGAAACCAATCCTGATACCGAAAGGGAAATGGAACGTATGAGAAATAGAATCATGGACCTCGATAGACAGCTGAATGAGTGTAAACGTAATAATGGAGGATCATCTTCTGATGAGGTAGATAGGCTAAAGAATAGGATCAAAGATCTTGAAAGATCTCTAGAGCTTTGCTCAATGGATGAATCGGGAATCTATTCTGAATACAAATCTGAACTAGAACGTGTTAGACATCAAGTTAGTGACTTGCGAGAAAGCCTACGTAGAGAACGCGAATCTGATAAAAATGATAGCTACTACAGACGAGAATTGACTCGTGAAAGAAGTAAAATTGTAGAATTGGAAAATGCACTTAATAAGTGCTTCGATGATAATCATGCCAAGTACATCGACGAAATCAATTCTCATAAATCCCAAATATCTCATCTTAGACAACAGATAACTGAGTGCCAATCTAACGGAAGTGGTAATGGCAACATTGATCAATACAAACGGGAAATCGAATTTCTGAAACGTGATCTCGAAGATTGTAGACGTGGTAACAGTGGAAGTAATGACTGCAAGTTCTTCGATGAGGAAGCACGCGAGGAGGTTAAGAGGCTACGCAAAGAGTTGGTACAATTGCATGATGATCTTAAACGTGCTAGGGAATCAGATAAAAATGATAGTTACTATAAGAGAGAACTCGAGCGACAACGTGTTAAAGTCGTTGAGTTAGAAAAGGAGTTGGAAAGATATTTTGACGATCGTAGACTAGAGGAATGTAAAAAACGCAACAATGAAATGATGACTAAAATTGCCGATCTAGAAAAGAGACTCAGAGATGGCAATAATGGAGGAGGAAGCTGTGGTCATTCGTCTAACTGTGATTTCGAAAGAAAAAGAATTGCTGTTCTTGAAGCCGAGCTTCGGAGATGTATGGATACAATCAAGGTTCTGGAAAAGTTTATAGAATTCGACCGTCTTAAGAACGATTACAGTGATAAACTTGAAACGGAGAGGGAAAGACGTATGAAAGCCGAAAGTGATTTGGAGCGTGAAATAGCGCGTAAAAACTGTGGAGGAGATCCATGTGAGCGCGAATTGGAATCCGAACGTAATAAATTGAAGAAGTTGGAATATCAACTAGATGCTGAGAAAGAAAAGGTTAAATTCTACAAAAGAGAACTAGAACGCAATAGGTATCTCACCAGTAATCATGATACATCTCCAATTATTCCAGTAGATACTGACACGGATACACCACAACCTATCGATATTGATATTCCAGAAGATCCTAATCCCAGACCCGATGACTTGCCACCATTGGTACTTGTTAGAGATTCAAAACCTGAAGAAGAACCCAATACAAGTCAAGATCCGGTAGTCGATTCAAAACCGGAAGAACCACATACAAGTTCTCAAGTTCCACTAGTCACAAAACCTGAAGAACCACAGGTTTCTTCAGACCATAATTCATCTGGATCACAGGTATTGATTACACCACGTCTACCGGCAGACGACCATTCGGATTTATTTACAGATCTAGAGGATAATTATCTATTGGATTATAGACAAAAAGAAGGTTTGAGATCAACTTTATCGAGTTCCTTATAAAATGATGGAGGTCTTCTTTCAAAATCTAATTTCACTTTGACACCTCTGGCATTCATTTGAGTTAGAAACACTTTAGATACATGAGTGGTATCTATTTTTGTTAGGAGAGGAGAAAGATTAAGTTTTGAACATCTAAGACATGTATTAATGCTTTTGATTTGCGCGGCTATATCGCCACAATTCTCACAAATGTATACATCTTGACCGTCTTCTTCTGAATCTTTCAAAACTTCCGTAATAGTGTTTGCCGCACCGTGTGCGATCAAACAATCTCTCTCCATTTCTCCAAACTTGATACCTCCTCCACGTTTACGTCCCTCATTCGCCTGTCTAATGAGCTTCGTTTTTTTACCTCTACATCGAACGGTTGCCTTATCCTGAGTTAAATGTCTCAGGCGCAAGTAATAAATTGGTCCAAAAAATACTTTGGATGTATAAGGCTTATCCGTTTCTGGATCATAGAGAATCTTTTCACAAAAGATTTTATCCGACAATTCTTCATCCGATAATTGTGGATTTGAATGCTCATAACATTGTTTAGCGAATTGCATATATGTATCTATTGATGTTTCGTTACTACTCGGAAAACAGACTGGTCTGTTTTCTCCCTTATTGTTATACGGCTTGGCTGAATACGCAGCGGTTAAAATAACTTCTATCAACATAGATATAGTTTTTCTGGAGAAGATAGAAGTAGAATTTATAATAACATCAGGAGTGATACCATTTTCGTCATATGGAAGTTCTGTTTCATCTGCTATATACGCAACTGTTCCCTTTTGACTAGTTCTGGTGGTAAATTTATCTCCTAGAATGGGTCTTCTTTCTTTCATGGTTAATACTCGTACCTTAACTTTGTCTGTAAGTTCTACTTGAACTCGTTCAACACGAGATTTGTACATATCTGTATACCTCTCAGAGACATCAAAACTAATTTGATTATCGCGTACAAAGTCATCTTCTAGAGTTCTAGATGAGATATTTCTAGCCATGGCATCTCCGGATTCAAGGAATGCGTTCAATCTAACTAAACCATTACTTTCTAATTTTGAATAGGCATTAGACTTAACTCGTTCTTTGTTATTAAAGTTTTCTAACGGAATTTCTACTTGATGTTTCTTGGCGGTTACAATATCGAGTCCGCCTCTCTGTACAAATTGTTTCTTAATAATGATGCCATCCTCTTGATTGATACCTTTGTAAGACATTAATGCTATGGTCACATGTTGTCCAAAGCAATTAGCTGCTATCTTTGACGTTTCTAAAGCCTTACTGATAACTATCGGTCTCTCGGGATACATCAAATGAATACCATTATCAATTTTGTTTCTTATGTCGGAACTCAGACAAGAAATAGCTTGTTTTGCCTGAGCAGATCCTAAAATAGCCCTGGGTCCGGAATTATGATTGATACCTACCAATGAAGATGCTACGTATCCATCTCTAAATTCTGCAGGAAAGTCACATAAATCATATAGTTTCTTTTCTTCATTTGACATCATTCTAAACTTTTGAACAGACTCGCAGACGTTGCTAAATGTAAATTGTTCTATATCTACCATTTCAATGACGTGTGGAAACTCTTTCTGTATGTCAGAAAATGTCATATCGTCTAATCTGCTTTCTAAATCTGGACACGCGTCCATCATTAGTTCTCCATTATCTACAACCAAGAATGGTCTGACTAATCTTCCGGCACCGATATTAATACGAATTTCATTCATGTGATCTCTAACTAAAGTAATACCTATCTCCAAGTTACCAAATAGTCCCATTCGTTTCCTACGTCTAAAGTCTGTTACGAAATCGCATACTATGTTAGGATTAAGAGATGCCACTAGAGCATTTTCAATAGTAATCGGAAATCCTGTCTCGAAGTAACTAATGTCGTCGGTGTCGTAAGATCTAATATATGCACAAATCTTTTTTTCCAAGTCCAAATACTCTGATGTTAGGATATTTGTAATGGAACTCAATACAGACAACTGCGATACTAGACCTACTTGAGGACCTCTTTCTGGGACATCTGAAGAACAGAAGTATAGATACTGACTTGGGTGATATTTCCTGACAGAAAACATCTTTGATATCTTGACTTGATCTGGATAAAATCCGACGCTTCTAGGAATAGAGATATTCTGCATCCATGAATAATGAGGATGAGTTCGAAAGCTTCCGTCTGATTTTTTAAACTTCCCACTCAATAAGCTAGAGAATGCATGATTAAGTCCGGGTGTAGTAAGTACATGAATATTAACCGCGTATGTTCCTCTGTTCTTGTGATTGTTCATGATATCGTTTCTGATATTACCTATATAATTCTCTAATTCATCGTGTGCCAATGTCTCAAAATACTTACCGTATGTTAGAATTCTATGACAAACCATCGAATCTCTATCAGGATATCTAGAAGTATAATAAATACAATAGACAAATTTTCTAAGTAATGATATCATATAAAATCCCTTTAGTTGATCAGGTGTATCGTTCATATGCGGTAAAAAGTTATGAAGCATTTCATATTTGAACTCGTTAATAGTCAATTGTGATTTTTGTTTAGTATATTCTGCCTCTACCAAGTCATTAATGTACATGTCAATGTTAAAGTCAGTAATGGATTCCGTAATCCGTTTAGCACTATCTATTACTGCGTTTACTAGATAGACAACTTCCTTAGGCATATCATATGATAAACTACTTCTAATGAATTCGAGACTTACTCTAGATAAATATTGAGACAGTAAAACAACATTAACTGTAATAAATGTTTTTGTAGATGATATATTGGACGCTTCCAATTGTGATATATCCAGGGATATCTTATAATGACGATATCTTGTCGGTAATACATTGGGAGGGGATACAGATGAAAATGAGAACGTGAATGAATTTGGTTTAACGACCCTGAATTTAGGCCAAGTTGTAATCTTTTCTACTAGATTAATTCCTACTTTTTCAACGGATTGCTTATTGATAAATACTCCTCCTATGACATTAGGAACAAGATACTTGGCCGTATCAAGTGGGTTTTTGTTACCATATCCTATTAGCAACGGAATCTTAATCAAATGAGAATCCTTTCCCTCATAACTACTTATTTTAGTAATAGATATACCATCTTTTGTCATTACCTCTTTAAAGATATTTACGGTAAATGTAGCTAGTGCATCATAACTCTTACCTTTGATACTAGCTATTATGGGTGAGTAGTCCGGTGGTGTAACTTTAACATTACTGATCTCTATCATAATTCGTTCTGTATCATTCTTAAAAGATAGTAGTGGACGTTTAACCGTTAAAATTTCATGTAATCTATGCAATATAAAATTAGAGTATGATACATATTGGAAATGTAACGGTCTATAAAAAACTCCGGCCTTAGGATCGGGGGCCAAAAACTTATAGCCTAGTCGTTGATCCATTTCTGAATCAATGTTTTTTTTCATTTTAGAAGTAAATCTTTTAGGCGATCGACGGATTCCGTTTCTATATCTATGCTATTTAAAATAGTCGATCTTTGCTTCATCATTTCTATCATAGTTTCAGATTTATTAACGTAATTTATGCAATCCTCTAGAGATCGTAATGCCACAATGTTTAGTTTTTTTCCTTTGAAAAACTTTATTTTACTATCCTCATCTAAAAGAGATGGGAACACTGTATGATCCAATGGCTTAATGAAAGTCAGGTTAAACATTCCTATCTTAAAATTACTGACGCCGTAGACGTCATGTTCTGCCATTTTCTTAATCAAGAATATTTTCTCATCTAATGTAGATGCCGTCAGTACATTGTTTACAATGCTTGCTACTTCTTTAAAGTATTCGTTTTTGATGATATCTTCCAACAATAGAAATAAATTATAATACACATAAAATAATTTATCAATAATATTTATACATCCTTTTTCATCCTTGTCCTTGGATAGAATAATGTGCATAGTAGAATCCTTAAATATTTTCACACATGTTCTATTAGTAAAGATAATTTCTATTGTCTGCAATATCGAGCTTTTTCCACGCGTTACTATAGAGTGATTAATGATATCCACACGCATTCTCTTAGATATGGTTTTTATCCAGGGCTGATTGATGTTGGATCTAACTGTGGTACTTAGATAATCATCAGACTTTTTACCTGAAAAGTAATTGGAATTAGTACCCCCGTGTACAGTTTTCTTTATTTCGCCGTAATTTACCTTTCTCTTTTTGTTTGTTGTTTTGATATATGATACAAGAGATGACTTTTCTCTTTCAAAAATCTCAACGGTGCGGGAACTAATGGTACTATTATCCGAGTTTATATCGAAAAAATGACAACATTTCACTTGAGACGAATCGTTAAATATAGGATATGTATTTTGATTAATGATATGTTTGGTAAGTTGAATGTCACAATAGACTAGTTTCTTAATAGCATGATGAATATCTTTATTATGTACTACATTATCGAACATATCCTCTGATGAAATGCGTTCTTTCATAAGACCATATATATCTCCTATTTCATCACAACTTATTAGATGAAAGTTAAAAATAGTTCTGGCATATCTGTCTTCTATTTCATGTAGAAAGATAAATAGATTATCCATAATGGCGTTACTAACGTTATTACATTTTTTTTATGTAATTTCTAGATCTACACCTATTATAAGGTGTATAATTAGTATTCCATTTATCTAATACGTATCTCATAGCCAAATTAAAACTATCGGCCACATCGTCTAATTTGCGTCTATCCGGAACAGAATCTCTTAATCCAAAGGTGTTCATCCACTCGAGAAATGTCTCGACAGATCTCTTTTTTCTATCTCTATATGAATTACCCGACATAACAGGAGAAACACAAATAACTTTGGCAGACGATGTATGATACAAAAATCCTTTAATAAAATATATAAATTTAACGTATGGAGAACGTCTAGGCTGGCGTTCAAGTAGAACCGTGGTGTATTCATATTGTGACAAATCTTTGGCTATTCGTTTTTCCCAATCAGAACTCCAGTCTAATTTTGATATATCCAATACCCTAACAGCGTAATCCTTAACTTCTAAAACAGTTCTAGCAGGATTTTTTGCACCTATATCAAAGGCACATATAATCTCACTCGAATAATCTTTCTTTAACATCTGCGACGATGTTAAAGATGGAGACGAACTGGTTGAAGTTTCCATATATCGTTTCAATACTTGGGTTATTTAAACAATTAGTATTTTCGATCTCGAAACTTACAACCTTACAATTTTCTATTTTGAACCGCATATTATTAACCAACGTTATAAAATCTGTCTCTGGATAGCCTAAACATTCTCTACTCAGATCAAACACTGATTGTTTTTTTATTCGTCGTTTTATAGTTCCACACTTTTTAATCTCATCGACTAATTCATCGACGGTTGTACATTTGTCAATACCTAATTTATATGTTAGTTGAGTTAAACCAGCATTACTGACCTTAGAGAAATATTTTCCGTTAACGTAATAGTCTCGTCCTATAGTATCTATGATTCTTTTTATTACTTCTCCTCTAGTTTCTGTTCCGTTTCCTTCATAGTCATATAAAATAGAAAATGTGTTTTTCTTTTTTACTTTCGCAAATGTATGTTCTCTAACTTTGGATCTTATTAGATGATCCACATCTTTCACTAATATTCGTTGTCCGGATTTGGTTATGATGCTAGGAATAAAAATATTATCTCCTATGCGATCTACTCTGATGGACTCAATATACATAAATGAAAATTTGAAAAAGTCTACAACTTGTCGTTTAGATTCTCCTAACTTTATATACGATATAGATACTTTTGGAAATGTGTCATCAAAAGAACGTTCTATAACAGAGTATAACTCATCGTCGAATAGCGTCTCTTCCTCTATCTCGATTTGTAAATAATTGGGTATATTTAGTCCGTAATCATTAGCTAATTTTAGTAGATTAACAGGAGACTGATACTTCGATATTACATCCTCCATTATCCAGCTATTATTTAATAAAACGAATCGTAGAAAATCTATTCCATTATCGCTGTCTAATATTTTATTACATGCTGTTTGCATCTCATTTGATATTTGGATAGAGTTTCCAGATCCCAGTTCTACCATATTTTTACCCTTCGAATAAATAAAGACACTTCCAAAATATACGGGTAAGAAAATATAATATCCTGGATCAATATTAAACGGTTTGGTTTTTACAGTATCATAATAATCAGCGATCGATGTCTCAATATTAATTACCTTTTGAACGCCTATTTTCCAGTACGTAGAAGTACCCCATTCGACCAACGAATTATACCTATCTCTAGCCACAGAATCGGAAAATCTCAAACTTTTGTATAGACTAAGTAATTCTTTTAGGTTAGTTAAATCAGCGCTAGAAGTCATGATAACTTTATTTTTAATCCTATGTTATTTCATTCTTATTTTTAATATTATAATACCTTCATTATCCGAAAAAATGAGACGAGAACGAGCAGCGTATGTAGATTATAAACGTCTGAACAAGAATTTTATTTGTGTAGATGATAGACTATTCAGTTATAATTTTACAACTTCTGGAATTAAGGCAAAGGTTGCCGTCGATAATAAAAATGTTCCTATTCCATGCTCAAAAATAAACGAGGTTAATAATAACAACAATGTTGCTACACTCTATTGTGATAAAGACAGAGAAGACATTCCAGGTTTTGCGAGATCGTGTTATAGGGCATACTCTGACTTATTTTTTACCACCTAAATGGATCGTGCTGTAACACATTCCGGAATGAAGAGCCGTAAAAAGAAGCCCAAGACGATGGTTATCGACGATGATGATTGTATGACATGCTCTGCTTGTCAATCTAAATTGGTCAAGATTTCAGACATCACAAAAGTATCATTGGATTATATTAACACTAATAGAGGCAATACATTGGCATGTTCCGCGTGCGGATCTTCACTCAAACTTCTTAACGATTTTGTGAGTTAAATATTTTGTTCAATACACGTTCTTCTCTGGAGGAGACTGTAGACGTGGAAGAGGATGAGGATTCTAGATGTTTCGTATAACTTTCTTGTTTAAATCCAAGTTTATCTACGGATAGACTAATGATTCTCTGTAAGAAATTTCCCACCGTATATTTTATTTCTTTGATTGAAGTGCTGGGAAATACATATACCATCCTATCCAATAATTCTGTTTCTCTACATACTCTACCTAGTAATTGTTCTATCTGCATATTGTTGATTACAGCGGAACAGATGAATAAAGAGTCTAAACTAGGAATATCGAGTCCTGTACCAGAATAAAATAATGTAGAGACGAAAATAAATCTACGGAGTTCCTTAATGGATTTGACAATTTCTGGGGTGCGTCTATTTTGGGCATCTCCTAGAAATACTATCTCGGATCCAAAAACATCTAATAATCGTTCATAGAAGAATGTCATATGTTCTCGCAGTTTAGTGATAACTAAAATTCGATTAATAGATCCAGATTTAAATTCCTCTATCAGAGTATTAAGAATGAGTTGATTTCTAGGCTCGTCTGCGGATAATAACTTCTCGGTATATATATGATATTTGTTAGACGGACCATCTAGTCGTTTTATCATATTCCTAATATTGTCATTAGAATAAGGTTCAAAAAAGCTATCTACTACATTGATAGTCTTTTTTAGATCAGATAACTTGGCAACATTAATAACATTGTTACAGTAAATTCTATTAGCTTGTCTAGGGGTAGCAGTTAAAAAATAGCATATTATCGGAGGATAATACGCTAAAAATCTAGTAACTGCCGTATTATTCATTAGATTATACGTATGTGATTCATCTAAAATAAACAAATCGTAATGTTTATTGATATATTTACAGAAGGCATCGTTTGTCAGATGCCTACTAACTATTATTAATACATCTGGACTTTGAGTTTTTAGTTCCCGCAATAGACTACTAACTCCATCTATAGATATCTTATGTTCCAATCCTACCGCTTCTACTTGTGTTTTCCATTGATGTATTAACATCTTATTGGGTACACAGATAACAGTCTTTCTACCATGAGTAGCCATAAGATAACATGCAGTGATAGTTTTACCGAATCCACACGCCAAGTGAAGAGTTATATATGGAGGACGCTTCAATGCGATCATTTTCCGCATATTAGAGATGACTTCCAATACTACTTTACGTTGAAGAGGATATAATTTTGGCGCATTGGTTGGATTAATACTGGTAATTTTATTATCGGTAGTTGTTAATGTCTCTAATTGTAAACCTGTCTTTACAGACGTAGACGAATAAAATCCTTTAGGTATTATGAACTTAAAGGATGATCCATGTTCAACTTCCACGAAATCTCCATGTTCATTAAAAAGACTTACTGGTTGTCCGCCAGTAATTCTTTTTAGTTCGGCATAAAGATTATACTCCATCTTTAATAGTGACATTTTTTAATATATAAATGAGTTATTTAAGATATTACAATATGCTCGATGACTTCACCGCGGGTGCTGGAGTATTGGACAAAGATTTATTTACAGAGGAACAACAGCAATCATTTATGCCTAAAGATGGCGGTATGATACATAATGATTATGGAGGATTTAATGATTACTTGGGAATCTTCAGAAATAATGATATTAGAACGTTACTCGGATTAATCTTGTTCGTATTGGCTCTATATAGTCCTCCTCTAATCTCTATATTAATGATATTTATTTCATCATTTCTATTACCACTTACCAGTTTAGTTATCACCTATTGCTTGGTAACGCAAATGTATAGAGGAGGTAATGGCAATACTGTGGGAATGTCTATAGTGTGTATTGTAGCAGCCGTGTTTATTATGGCAATCAATGTATTCACGAATTCACAAATATTTAATATTATTTCTTACATTATTTTGTTTATTCTATTCTTTGCCTATGTGATGAACATCGAAAGACAGGACAATAGAAACAGTATAAATGTCACCATTCCTGAAAAGTATACAGTCTGTAATAAATCATATAATGCGGGAAATAAGATAGATATTGATATCCCAACATTTAACAGTTTAAATACTGACTATTCTAATTAATAATGGGGGCATCTCTAACAATTACCGGTGTCAGAATAGATCGCGGAATAGCTGATATACGAGATAAATACATGGCACTAGAGTTTAATAAATCACAATATAATAGAGCTGTTAAGTTTGCTGAGGAAAGTTATAAATATTATTATGAAACATCTCCTGGAGAAATAAAACCCAAATTTTGTCTAATAGATGGCATGTCTGTAGATCATTGTAGTAGTTTTTTAGTACCCGAATTCGCTAAACAATATGTATTAATTCATGGAGAACCATGTAGCTCTTTTAAATTTCGTCCTGGCTCATTAATATATTATCAGAACGATGTAACACCCGAGTATATTAATAGTTTAGAACATTCTACGGATTATATAGCATCTGGACAACGATGTCATTTTATAAAGAAAGACTACCTTCTGGGTGATAGTGATAGCGTTGCAAGATGTTGTTCAAAGACAAATACCAAATACTGTCCACAAATATTTAATAATAATTATAAGACTGAACATTGTGATGATTTTATGACTGGATTCTGTAAAAACGATCCTGGAAATCCTAATTGTTTAGAATGGTTGCGGGAAAAACGAAAACCGGCTTTATCTACTTATTCTGACATATGTTCCAAACATATGGATGAGAGATATTGTTCCGAATTTACTAGGATAATTCGTCCGGATTATTTTACTTTTGGTGATACAGCACTATATGTATTTTGTAATGATCATAAAGGAAATATGAATTGTTGGTGTGCAAATTATCCAAAATCTGATTCGGGAGATAAGTATTTGGGGCCTAGGGTATGTTGGCTACACGAATGTACTGATGAGTCGAGGGATAGAAAATGGTTATACTATAATCAAGATGTTCAAAGAACTAGATGCAAATATATTGGTTGTACGATCAATGTTAACTCATTAACATTGAAAAATTCACAAGCAGAACTTAATTCTAACTGTACTAGAACTACATCTGTTGTTGGTGACATAGATCCTGGAGAACCGATAGTAAAAGATAAAATGAAACTACCTACGTGGATGGGTGTGGCTGTAACAGTAGTCGTAATATCTGTTATTTTCTATTTTATATCTATTTATTCACGTCCTAAAATTAAAACAAATGTTATAAATGTTCGTAGACGATAATTCACTGATAATTTATTCTAAATGGCCTGGTACATTATCACACTCGTCGGGAAAACTTATCGTTATGCCGGACAATAGATCGTTTACGTTTAATGAAGGGTTTAAACTAGACTCGTCGATAAAATCTATACTGTTAGTGAATCCATCCTCTATAGATCTATTAAAGATTAGAGTATATAAACATCGGATAAAATGGACTGGTGATATATTCACAATATTCGAACAAGAAAATATCCCACCACCTTTTCGTATAGTAAATGATAAGTAATTACGAACCGTTAATTTTGTTAGTCATAACATGCTCTGTACTTCTATTTAATTTTACTATATCTTCGAAAACAAAAATTGATATTATTTTTGCTGTACAAACTATTGTTTTTATATGGTTTATATTCCACTTTGTTCATTCGGCAATTTAAAATTTTTATTAGTTAAATGGACATGATGCTGATGATTGGAAATTATTTTTCCGGAGTACTAATCGCCGGAATTATTCTTTTGATTCTTTCATGCATCTTTGCCTTTATAGACTTTAGTAAGTCTACTAGTCCCACTCGTACATGGAAAGTATTGAGTATCATGGCGTTTATATTCGGAATTATTATTACCGTTGGTATGCTAATTTATTCCATGTGGGGTAAACACTGCGCACCACACAGAGTTAACGGCGTAATTCATACAAACCATAGCGATATTACCGTGCATTAAAAATAATAAGTATATGAATAATGATATCGTGTTGTGTAATCCATGTGTTAGTTTAATTATTATCGTAGGTATTTACCATCATCCGTATATGAGAACAATTGATGATATATACACACTTGATAGTAGTGAAGTTATTATCAATAAATGATTGGTACTATTATTTTGATCATTATTTGTGTAACTATCACTGCCGCTATCATATACGCACTGTACAATAGGACCAAGAACCAACAGAATCAAAATCCTCCTGCACCATCGCCAGAACCAAGAAATACAAAGTTTGTAAATAATCTTGAAAAAGATCACATCACTTCATTGTATAATCTAGTTAAATCTTCTTCATAAATAAAAATATTTTTAGCTTCTAAATGGCGGATAAAAAGAATTTAGCGGTCAGAAGTAGTTACGACGATTATATCGAAACTGTTAATAAGATTACACCACAACTTAAAAATCTACTAGCTCAAATTGGTGGTGATGCGGCCGCAAAAAGCGGTACTAATCTTAATTCTCAAACGGATGTGACTGCCGGCGCATGTGATACAAAGCCGAAACAATCGAAATGTATTACATGTAAACCCAAATCAAAATCCTCATCTTCTTCTTCAACTTCAAAGAACTCCAAAAATACATCTAACGGAGCGCCTAGACGTAGGCCAAACACATCATTCAATGCAATGGATGGTCAGATTGTTCAAGCTGTTACCAATGGTGGTAAAATAGTTTATGGTACAGTCAGAGACGGACAACTCGAAGTTCGTGGAATGGTGGGAGAGATCAATCATGATCTTCTAGGTATCGAATCGGTAAATGCTGGAAAAAAGAATTCACCTAAAAAGGTGTCAATTAAAAAGATTTCGTCGTCTAAAGGTATGCGACGACAGGAACAAATTATACCACCAGATGATTGTTGTCTGGAAATGGGAATGTATTAAATTAGATAATTTTAATTCTTTTAACAAATATCTTGAGTATAAACAAGACAATATTAAGAACAGGGCTGTTACCTATTCCTAGTTTTGATGCTACAGCATCACAATCATCGCCGATCTCTACATCAATGATTTCAGAAGTGACATCGGTACTTAGTCCTTTGATCTCTTCAAAACCGAGTTTTAGCAATGCCTGCTCGATAATGTTTATGACAATAATAATCACGTTAGTGACGATTATTTTTCGCTTCCTACTTTCGTGATATTGTTTAATAGTTTTATAAATTCTATCTATTTCATCTTCTGAGCAAACATCTAAATCCTCTACAGATAATGGAGACCCGTTCAAATTTGCATAATTAACGATGGCTATACGCTTATTCACTTCTGTTGATTTATATGGAGTCTTACCAAATAGTATTCTGGTAAAATTATCCAAATTATCAGATGATTTTGTATTAGATCGTTGATTTCTAAGATTGACAACTTCATCTTCCAACATCTGAATTCGTTTATCTTTATCATAGACTACTCCCAAGGATGGTGTCTGTGTAGGCATAGAAGTTATCATTGATCTAGATTCCATTATTGCTTCAGCATTTTTTGATACAGTAATATTAAATCTTTTTTCTCGCTGTTGACGCTGTTCTGATATCAACAACTCTCTACGAAAAGTAGGAGGTTGAATTTCGTCAATAATAGTCGTTTGTGGCTGTTGTACTCTTTCTATAATGGTTGCGGGAGAATCATCATCTGGAAATAACTCATTGAGTTGTGATGATATTTCCTCTGGCGACGGTGCAGTATTATTCTGTTCTCTATCTTCTACCACGTTATTAACGTGAGTTAGAATAGACATTTGACGAAGCGTTATTTCATAATTTTTGTTAGATGGATAATTATCTTCTGAAAACTCTGTAATTAGGTCGTTTTGTATATCTGTCACCGGTACGGTCGTCATTTAATACTAAATAAATGATGCCTATTAAGTCAATAGTTACTCTTGATCAATTAGAGGACTCTGAATATCTATTTCGTATAGTTTCTACTGTTCTTCCTCACCTATGTCTAGATTATAAAGTATGTGATAAACTCAAAACAACATTCGTTCATCCGTTTGATATATTACTTAATAACTCATTAGGAATCGTAACCCAACAAGATGAACTTCAGGCTACTATATCCAAATTGGGTATCAATTATTTAATTGATACCACTTCACGTGAATTAAAATTGTTCAATGTCAAACTCAATGCTGGCAACATTGATGTCAATAATCACACGATCAATATTAGTTCAGAAACTAATCCTATTATTAATACTCACAGCTTTTACGATCTTCCTCCTTTTACTCAACAACTTCTTAACATTAGACTGACAGATACAGAGTACAGAGCTAGATTTATCGGCGGTTATGTTAAACCAGAAGGTTCAGACACGATGGACGTTCTAGCAGAAAAGAAGTATCCAGACCTTAACTTCGATAATACTTATTTGTTTAATATACTCTATAAGGATGTCATCAAAGATGTGAATGCTACTAATTTTAAGGCAAAAATCGTCAACGGTGTATTGGCCAGGGCAGATTTTGATAATCTTATAGGAGTTAGACAGTATCTAGTAGCTCAAGATAGAATCAGATTCGACGACGTTTATAAGATTGCAAATTCTGCTGCACATTATGGAGTTAATCTTAATACATTACCATTGCCCAATGTCGATCTTACTACTATGCCAACCTATAAACATATTATCATGTATGCACAGTACTTTTCTGACTACAGAATCATACCCATCTACTACAATGGTAACCAAGTCGTCTATGATGAAGATATTGTAGACTTTGCTATTTCTATGCGCTATCAATCTCTTATTCCTAAACTTGTTGAGATACTTCCTGATGCAAGAGTTAATAATAATATGACACTTCGTACTCGCGATCCTCAAAATAATAGAGTAAACATTCTTGTGACACTTCCAAATGTACAATTTATTGATATAAGTTCCAACAGTCTATTTTTTATTACCTTCTTTAATATGCTGGCGAAGGAAGAGAGATCTACACCTATCAAAATCGGTAAATCAATGTTTTGGGATGGCGTGGATTACGAGGAATATAAGTCTAAAAATCTTCAAGATATGATGTTTATAAACTCTACATGTTATGTATTTGGTCTTTATAATCACAATAATACTACTTATTGTTCTATCCTTTCTGATATCATCGCTGCAGAGAAAACACCTATTAGAGTATGTTTATTGCCTAGAGTAGTAGGTGGTAAGACAGTGACAAATCTTATTTCTGAAACTTTGAAGAGTATTTCTTCTATGTCTATACGAGATTTCCCCAGGAAAGATAAATCTATTATGCATATCGGACTTTCTGAGACAGGGTTCATGAGATTCTTCCAACTACTTAGGCTAATGGCTGATAAACCGCATGAGACAGCAGTAAAAGAGGTGGTTATGGCGTATGCGGGTATAAAGTTGGACGATAAAGGTAGCCCATATTATATTAGAAAGGAGTCGTATCAAGATTTTGTATATCTACTATTTGCATCGATGGGATTTAAGGTAACTACTAGAAGATCTATTATGGGAAGCAGTAATATCTCTATCATTAGTATTAGACCAAGAGTAACTAAACAGTATATTATTAGTACATTGATGAAATCTAGTTGTAGCAAAGACGAGGCAGAAAAACTTATCACTTCGGCATTCGATCTTCTTCATTTCATGGTTTCAGTTAGCGACTTTAGAGATTATCAAAGTTACAGGCAATATAGAAACTATTGTCCTAGATATTTCTATGCCGGATCTCCAGAAGGAGAGGAAACTGTTATCTGTAACTCTGAACCGATAAGTATCTTAGATAGAATCGATACACGCGGCATCTTTTCAGCACATACTATTAATGAAATGATGGAGACAGATATCTTTGCTCCAGAAAATAAAGCATTTAAGAACAATCTGAGTAAATTTATAGAGAGTGGAGATATTACTGGAGAAGATATTTTGTGTGCTATGCCATATAATATTTTAGATAGAATTATTACAAATGCTGGTACATGTACGGTATCAATTGGTGATATGTTGGATAACGTGTCTCCTCAGTCAGATTGTAACATGACTAACGAAATTACAGATATCATCAACTCCTCGTTAAAAAATACAATTTCTAAAGATAATACTATACTTGTCAATCAAGCATTAAATTCCGTAGCTAATCGTTCTAAACAAAAGATTGGTGATCTGAGGCAATCATCCTGTAAGATGGCTCTATTGTTTAAAAATCTTGTTACGTCTATCTACACAATAGAACATATTTTCAATGCCAAAGTAGAAGATGATGTTAAGTCATCTTTATTGGAGAAATATAAAGTATTCACAGATATTTCTATGTCACTATATAAGGATTTGATAGCCATGGAGAATCTTAAAGCGATGTTGTACATTATTCGACGAAGCGGATGCAAGATAGATGATGCACAAATTACTTCCGATGATCTAGTTAAATCTTATACAATAATCCGTCCTAAAATTCTAAGTATGATAAACTATTACAATGAAATGAGTAAAGGATACTTTGAACACATGAAAAAAAATCTAAATATGTTAGATGGTGACTCTATCTCTTTTGATGATGAATAAATGTCATGTTATACAGCCATAATAAAATCTGTAGGTGGTCTTGCTCTATTTCAGGTAGCTAATGGCGCGATAGAATTATGTAGACATTTCTTTATGTATTTTTGTGAGCAAAAGCTACGACCAAATTCATTCTGGTTTGTGGTTGTTAGAGCTATTGCAAGCATGATAATGTATTTGGTATTAGGAATAACATTGTTATATATTTCGGAGCAAGATGATAAGAAGAAGAATGGTAGTAATGCTAATACTAATGTTAATAGTGATAATGAACTAAATAATTCATCATCTATTAATACCACCAACTCTTCTAATTCCAGTTCCATTTAATCAAAATACTTCAGTAACGTATCTTTGTCACGTTTGCTTATCTTGAATGAACTAGTCTTTTTTAACTCGTTAATAAATTTAGTTAATAATTCATATCTATCGTTGAGCAATTTTATTGGAAGTTCTGATTCTACAGCCAATGAACACGTGAATGATGAATCATTTTCTTTATATAGTTGTAACTTTTCATATACTGTAATCAACACGGTGTTTACCATTTGATTAATTACAGCACCTGTACTCGCACTCCATTGAACAAGATCAGATTTTAGATTAATTAGATAAAATCTATAAGTTATTTCAGATAACGAACTTACAAGATAACTCTCTTGACGGATATTAAAGATACCAGAAGATGTCTCATCTCGTATAGCCAGAGCTACTATAGAATAATACGGTTCAAAATCATACACGTGATAATTTCCAGTCTGATATCCGAGTTTTTCTTGAATGATACATACTTGAGAGTTAAATTTGAACTTTTTACTATGTTCATTATATAACTCTGGAAAGAATGCCTCAATCATTGTTTCAGTGAGTTTATATCCTTTTGATGCTATAGTTAAAAGCGCTATATACGGTGCCACTATAATATTATTTTTTTTAGTAATTGTGACATCTTTTACAGCATCAACGCATCTAAACAAGTAATGAATTTCTCTATGATCTAAAAAATAAAGTCTCTGTAAAAAGAATCGTAGAGCCAGTTTTCTCTCATCATCTTTGGATCTATGCGCAAACAGACGTCTGCTGCGGGAAATAAATCCGCTATTTTCTTTTATAATAGGTGTTGTTTGATCTACGTTCACTTCTCCTAGTTCTACAGAGGCCTCCAAATTGAGGTCTGGTACTGGTTCGAACATTGTGAGATTTACATCATCGGTAGTAGATTTTCACTTTACCTCACGATATAAATATGCGATATATTGTGAGTCCACAATTGGTGTTACAAGTGGGTAAGGGGCAGGAGGTTGAGAGGGCCCTATATCTTACTCCATATGATTCTATAGATGAAAAATCACCCATATATTATTTCTTACGAAGTCATTTGAATATACAACAGCCGGAAATAGTTAAACGACATATTCTATTAACTCTTCGAATGACGCAATTAAAGGGATATTTGGGAAATTTGTTAGATATTAATGATGATATCATCATCTATTCTCATAAGAATAATTTGGAATACAGTTATGTAGATAATACCATTTTTAATCCCTTTGTATATACACAGAAAAAGACACTAATTAAGTCTGATAGTTTTTTATACAATATATATCCCGGTGCATGTGATTTTTTGGTTATTTGGGTAGCTAGAGCATGTGATACATCTATTCCAGAATTTGGATCGTATGAAGACGTAGATAATAATATTATTAAGTTTGAAACAATGTTAATGGAAGTGTTTCCACAACTAGACTTGGATATTACTGTAGAATCAAAGTTTAACAATATATTTCGTACAAATCTAAAACTAACGGGATTAAAAAAGATTATTCAACGAGTTCAAGACTTGGACATTAATTATAAGTCATTATTGTCTAGATCAGACGAACACTTTATTAATATGACAGGTAATCATTTTATTCTAAACGATGAACAGTTGAATCTCTCTATTTGGGACTTGGACGGCACATTAGCATTGTCTAGCGATGGTGATACGGTGATGATTAATAATGTAAAACTATTTACCGATCTTGTATCTGATATAGATACACAAATGGAACGTATCAAGGGAGATATTACGTATAGAGTATACTTGTCGACTCCTATTACTTCTAGAATAAAATTGGATATTGAGACGAGTTTTATTTTTATAGAAACCGCTACTAATAATATTTTACTATCGGCCGATAAGAAAATATCTATAATCTTGGCCAAAAATCATATCTCCATTAAAGTTAAAAATCATATTCCTAATATAGAAAAATATTTTACATTTTTAGTTATTGCCATTAATGCTATGTTCAACAGTGTTCAAAAGTCGGCAGATTTTACAAAAGTGGAAACCGTTTACTGGTCTAGAATATGCCAAAATACAAAAAATAAGAATAGAAAACCAATTATTATTACTTATCTAGATCCCAATATGAAAAAGATTAGTAATAACTTTTACAGATCAGACGAGAAAGAAGTATTTATTAATGATAACGGTATAATGTTTACGTGTATGGACCCATTGGGAAAATATAATAAGGTTGGATTTCTCAATATTTTTCATGATATGAGAAAATATTGTATTCCTTGTTGTTTTTTACATGATCAATCGCATAGAAGTACATTCGCATCATGTGTTCATCAAATAGATGTTGAGAAGAAGATAGTTAGTCCATATATTCTTAATTTTGGTAAAGTTGTAACCGAATCCAAAATGTCATTTCTTCCTATCATCTTTGATGCATTCTTAAACGATGGAATGACTGCCAATATGGAACAAGATAATAAACGACTGAAGGAAACTAGCGGATATCATATAGTTAGATGTTGTGCGGGAGAGGATATAGTACGTTTACGAACTACTTCTGATATTATTCAGTTTGTAAACGAAGACAAAAATATTCTTATAGTTAATGATATGATATATTTTCCAATGAATGTATCCGACATAGGAAAGAAAGTTCATATACTCATTCAAGAAATAGTTCATGAGGTAATGATAGTGAAAAAGAACGAGACAAGTGATAAAATAGATTTTTTCCCTCCTAATTATAAGTTGTTGGCGAATCTATTTCCTAAACAAACTATTCAAAATCCTATTCGGTCAGATGCAGGAATGGTGTTAACAACAGACGGATTTTACATAGATGGAAAACTTTTTAATAATGATCTATCGTCAAAATATGTCACATTTACAAAAAATGTTGTTACGTCAGATGCTGTAGCTAAATATTTTTCTCCTTTGTTTAAATACGTTATTTCTGAAGCCAAAGATAGATTTATCAAGACATGGATAATTAATATCATGATACATATGAATGTTGATACTAATAATATAATTCCAACATTAGAAAAGTACTATCCCAATTCTGGAAGAGCGCAAATAAATTAAACAACTAAGTCTGTAAATAAATAATGGACAAACTAAGAGTTCTATATAACGAGTTTGTATCCATTAGTAAAGAGAATCTTGAACGCGAGACAGGTCTTACGGCGTCAGATGTTGATCTAGATTTTGACTTAAATATTTTGATGACTCTTGTTCCAGTATTGGAAAAAAAAGTATGTCCTATCACTCCAAATATAGAAGATGATAAAATTATAACTATGATGAAATATTGTAGTTATCAGAGTTTCTCATTTTGGTTTATTAAATCTGGAGCAGTTGTGAAATCTGTATATAATAAACTAGAAGATGCAAAAAAAGAAAAGTTTGTAACTACATTCAGAGATATGTTGCTCGATGTACAAACTCTAATTTCTCTTAACTCTATGTATACTAGACTGCGTCAAGATACTGAAGATATCGTATCTGATTCCAAAAAAATAATGGAAATTGTTTCACATCTAAGAGCATCCACTACAGAAAATGCCGCGTATCAAGTTCTTCAACAAAATCATAGTTTTATAATATCTACACTAAATAAAATTTTATCAGACGAAAACTATCTTTTGAAAATCATAGCAGTATTTGATTCTAAGCTGATTTCTGAAAAGGAGACATTGAATGAATACAAGCAATTATATACCATTTCTTCGGAAAGTTTGGTATATGGAATCAGATGTGTTAGTAACCTAGATATATCATCTGTTCAACTGAGTAATAATAAATACGTTCTCTTTGTTAAGAAAATGCTACCTAAAATTATACTGTTTCAAAATAATAACATTAATTCGCAACAATTTGCAAATGTTATTTCTAAAATTTATACTCTGATTTATAGACAACTGACATTAAACGCTGACGTAGGATGTCTACTAACGGACACCATAGAATCCGCTAAAACTAAAATATCGATAGAAAAAATTAAACAAACGGGTATTAATAATGTTCAAAGTCTAATTAAATTCATAGCAGACAATAAGAAAGAATATAAAACGATAATCTCCGAAGAATATCTATCGAAGGAGGATAGAATTATCACTATTCTGCAAAATATTGTTAATGAACACGATATAAAGTACGAAAATAAGCTATTGGACATGAGAGAATTGATTGTAACATTTAGAGAACGGTATTCGTATAAATTTTAATATCGTTGCTGTAGTTTCCAAATATTGATAATATACTCTAGATGGAATTTTAAACCATTTTTGTCGAAATCATTCACGGACAATAATTCTCCATTCTTCTCGATAATAATAGGACAAGAACCCTCTTCTATCTCTTTTATTATTACATGTAACATATTTTGCTTCATTGTTTCATCAGAAAATTCTGAAAGTAGAGGTAATCTTCCTCGTTGAAGCAAGTTATAGCTTTCTGCTATAATACCCGCTATCTCGAACAGACTTATACGTCTAGTATAACGTCGTTTAAGAGCGGATATATGATTTCCTATATGTTTATTAAGATTGGAGTGAGCACCTTCTATATGTGTGGATGCTGAATCTACAACCTTATAAGAAGATTTGGGATCTATATCACTAGCTTCTGGTGACTCTTCTTCTTCCTCATCGTCCTCATATTCTGTTAGCTCTTCGGATTCATAGTCGATAATATCGTCTGTGTCCGCCATTTAGTGTTATAATCTCAATTCAATTTTAAATCCTTAAATGGATCTATTTAACAAGTTCTCGAGGGGGTTGGCCGAGTCGTCAACGCCAAAATCGTCAATCTATTATTCAGAAGAAGCAGATACAGCGTCAAATAAAAAGGATGTAGAAGTTGAGATAGGTCTAAAGAATCAAGAGTCGTACTATCAAAGACAGTTAAGAGAGCAACTAGCTAGAAACAATATGATCGCGACAAATATACCATCTATGCAACCTATCACTCCACTACAGCCAACTATTCATATAACTCCACAACCAACGGCCACACCGACAGTTGTGCCGTTACCTAAACCACGACAAGTTAATACCAATACTGGTAGTACTACTACGTCATCTAGTAATGCTGAACTTATTGATTGGCTTTCGATATCTAATAAAATGCAAAACGATAATGCATCATCTAGTTCACAATCGCAGCCATCCACATCGAGTAATACTATCCAGAATATACTTGATAAATTTAATAAAGATCAAAAGACGACAACTCCATCATCGGCACAACCTTCTACGGCGCTATTGCCATCTACAACAACATGTACACAACAATCTGATGGAAGTATATCTTGTACTATGCCAACAGTTCAACCTCCTCAACAACCTCCTATTGTGGCAACTGTATGTACACCAACACCTACAGGTGGTACAGTGTGTACAACTGCTCAACAAAATCAATCTGGTGCTAGTGATCAACAAAATCTAGATAATGTTCCATTATCAGATCTCATGAAGGACGTTGAAAAAGACATGTTGCAACTACAGAAAGAATCAGATGATATAGTAAAAGATGTTAATGATGCGAGGGAGTATACACGTAGGATGATAGATCAAATTTTAAAACTAGTTAAAGGGTTAGAACGATTCCAAAAGTAATAAATACATGCTAGATTGGATATTAAAATCGCGCTCGTGAGTAAAAACTACGAATATAAATAATGGAATCAATGGTTAACAATAGCGATGTTTTTTTAACATCTAATGCAGGACTAAACTCTAGTTATAATAATCAAACTCTTTCTTTGGTAGATGACAATCATATACATACTTCTGATAAAACTTTATCATGTAGCGTATGCAACACATTGTCACAGATTGTAGATGATGATTTTATATCAGCTGGGGCTAGAAATCAACGTAATAAACCTAGACGTGGAGGCAATGATCAATCTCAACAACCTATCAAAAAGGATTGTATGATTTCAATCGATGAGGTTGCATCTACACACGATTGGAGTATGAGGTTGAGAAACGACGGTAACGCTATTGCTAAATATATAACCAACAATAAGTATGATACATCTAACTTTACTATTCAGGACATGCTTAACATTATGAATAAACTCAACATCGTCAGAACAAACAGAAACGAACTATTTCAACTTCTTTCTCATGTAAAGAGTACATTAAACAATGCTAGTGTTTCCGTGAAGTGTACACATCCGCTGGTACTAATTCACTCACATTCTAGTCCTAGAATAGGTGACCAATTAAAAGAGTTAGATAAGGTATATTCTCCTTCTAATCATCATATTCTTCTTTCTACCACACGATTTCAATCTATGCATTTTACCGACATGTCAAGTTCTCAAGATTTGTCGTTTATTTATAGGAAACCAGAAACTAACTACTATATTCATCCTATTCTGATGGCATTATTTGGTATTAAACTTCCGGCGCTAGAGAATGCATACGTACATGGAGACACATATAGTCTAATTCAGCAGCTTTATGAATTTAGAAGAGTAAAGTCTTATAATTATATGTTGTTGGTTAATCGACTTACCGAAGATAATCAGATAGTTATTACTGGTGTATCGGATATAATTTCTACAGAAATTCAGAGAGCAAATATACATACCATGATTAGAAAAGCAATTATGAACATCAGAATGGGAATTTTTTATTGTAACGACGATGATGCCGTAGATCCTCATTTGATGAAGATTATACATACTGGATGCTCACAAGTTATGACTGATGAGGAACAGATGTTAGCTTCAATCTTATCAATAGTCGGATTTAGACCTACATTGGTCTCGGTGGCTAGACCGATGAATGGAATCAGTTACGATATGAAACTTCAATCTGCTCCATATATTGTAGTTAATCCTATGAAAATGATCACGACATCGGACAGTCCTATTTCTATCAACTCTAAAGAAATTTATTCGATGGCATTTGATGGTAATAGCGGAAGAGTTATATTCGCTCCTCCTAATATAGGCTATAGATGTTCTGGCGTTACTCATGTAGATGCACTAGGAAGTAATGTTATCGGTAGTGCCGCACATTCACCGGTTATTGTTAATGGAGTACTGATGTTTTATGTAGAACGACGACAGAATAAAAATGTCTTTGGTGGTGAATGCTATACAGGATTTAGATCTCTTATCGACGATACTCCTATCGATGTGTCGCCAGAAATCATGCTAAACGGTATCATGTATAGGTTGAAATCAGCAGTTTGTTATAAACTCGGAGACCAATTCTTTGATTGCGGATCATCCGATATCTTCTTGAAAGGACATTACACCATTCTCTTTACAGAAAATGGACCCTGGATGTATGATCCTCTTTCTGTTTTCAATCCTGGAGCTAGAAATGCTAGATTGATGAGAGCTCTCAAAAATCAGTACAAGAAACTGTCTAATGACCCAGACGATGGTTTTTATGAATGGTTGAATGGAGACGGATCAGTATTCGCAGCCTCAAAACAACAAATGTTGATGAATCACGTTGCTAACTTCGATGACGATCTTCTAACTATTGAAGAGGCGATGTTGATGATTTCAAGACATTGTTGTATCTTAATCTATGCACAAGATTACGATCAATACATCAGTGCTAAACATATCACAGAACTATTTTAAACCATGTAAATGAGTTGGTACGAAAAATATAACATTGTACTGGATCCTCCTAAAAAGTGTTCTACGTGTTCTGATAATTTAACGACTTTATTGGCTGAAGATAGTGATAATATTAGGATGATTCTTTATTCACAACCCAATAAATTAAAAGTATTACAGGATTTTCTGGCAACGTCTAGAAATAAAATGTTTTTATATAAAATATTGGACGACGAGGTACGTAGGGTATTAATATGAATCTACGATTGTGTAGTGGATGCAGGCACAATGGAGTAGTGTCTGAACACGGATATGAATATTGTATTTTTTGCGAGTCTATATTTCAGAAATGTGCAAAAGTACAAAAGAAATCAAATTTTCACGTATCTAATAAACTTATTCATTTGAGAAATGTTTTGCGAAGATTATTATCTCATCAATGTTCTGGAGAAATTATCTCAGAACTCTTGGATATTATGGAAAAGAATCAAATATCAACGGATGATGTAGATGCTAATTTTGTATCCAGTTTTCTTAAGGCTAATGAGAGAATAAATAAAAAGGATTATAAGTTAGTCTTTGAAATAATTAATCAAGTAAAAGATGAGAAACTGAATCTTAGCACTGAAAAGATTAATGAAGTTGTAGAAATATTTAAACACTTGGTGTTCTTTTGCCAAGAAAACACTCCTTCTAAAACCATAAATTACTCATTCTTTTTGGATAAAATTTTTGATATCACATCCGTTACCAAAAATCTAAAACCTCAAACTGTTAAGAATTATACAAAAAATAATAGTAATCAGTTAGTGTGGGAAAACTTTCTAGCGCATATGCGATCTAAGAAACGCGTCACTATGGTAGAGGATTATGGTCATGATTATGTTTTTGTAGATGAGCGTTTTTCAACGTGTTCATTAGAAGTATAAAAAAATAGTTACGTAATTAAATGGCTAAGCGAGTAAGTCTTCCAGATGTTGTAATCTCGGCACCTAAAGCAGTGTTTAAACCGGCCAAAGAAGAAGCACTTACTTGTATTTTGCCAAAGTATTACAAATCTATGGCAAATGTGTCTATCAAGACTAATAATGTGATTGATAAGTGTTGGTTTTGTAACCAAGATTTAGTTTTTAAACCAATTAGTATTGAGACTTTCAAGGGTGGCGAAGTAGGATATTTCTGTTCTAAAATATGTAGGGATTCGTTGGCTTCTATGGTCAAGTCACACGTAGCTCTTAGAGAAGAACCAAAAATTTCTTTGTTGCCATTAGTATTTTACGAAGATAAGGACGCTGTTATAAATACAATAAACTCACTAAGAGATAAAGAAGGTATATACGGAAGTTGTTACTTCAAGGAAAACTCTCAAATTATAGATATTTCTCTACGGAGTTTATTGTAAGCTTTTTTTCTATTTTAAATAGAAAATGAACAATACTATTATTAATTCTTTAATTGGTGGAGATGACTCTATTAAACGATCTAATGTATTTGCAGTTGATAGCCAAATACCAACTTTGTACATGCCACAATATGTTTCGCTTTCTGGAGTGATGACAAATGATGGCCCTGATAATCAAGCTATTGCTACCTTTGAAATTAGAGATCAGTATATCACTGCTCTTAATCATTTGGTTCTAAGTTTAGAACTTCCAGAGGTTAAAGGAATAGGAAGATTTGGTTATGTCCCATATGTTGGTTATAAATGCATTAATCACGTATCTATATCTTCGTGTAATGGCGTTATTTGGGAAATCGATGGCGAAGAACTATATAATATTTGTGCAAATAATACCATTGCGCTAAAACAATCTGGTTATTCTCATGAACTTAATGATATTTCTATCGGACTAACTCCTAATGATACTATTAAAGAACCATCTACTGTATATGTTTATATTAAAACTCCATTTGACGTGGAAGATACATTCAGTAGTCTTAAATTATCCGATTCAAAGATTACTGTAACGGTAACATTTAATCCAGTATCCGATATCGTTATTCGTGACGCTTCGTTCGACTTTGAAACGTTCAATAAAGAATTTGTGTATGTTCCTGAATTGAGCTTCATTGGATACATGGTCAAGAATGTACAAATCAAACCATCATTCATAGAGAAACCTAGGAGAGTAATTGGTCAAATAAACCAACCAACGGCGACTGTAACCGAAGTTCATGCCGCAACATCACTTTCTGTTTACACTAAACCTTATTACGGGAATACGGATAATAAATTTATTTCGTATCCTGGCTACGCTCAAGATGAACAAGATTATATAAATGCGTATGTGAGTAGATTGTTAGATGATCTAGTCATTGTTAGTGATGGTCCACCTACCGGATATCCGGAGTCTGCTGAAATTGTCGAGGTTCCAGATGATGGCATTGTGTCCATTCAAGATGCTGACGTATACGTAAAAATCGATAATGTTCCTGAGAATATGAGTGTTTACCTTCACACTAATTTGTTGATGTTTGGAACTAGAAAAAATTCTTTTATATATAATATTTCTAAAAAGTTTTCTGCTATTACTGGAACATATAGCGAGGCAACCAAGAGGACAGTCTTCTCTCAAATATCACACAATGTTAATATCATTGATACATCTATTCCAGTAAGTCTTTGGACTAGTCAACGAAACGTATATAATGGAGACAATAGATCGGTTGATTCAAAGTCTAAGGATCTGTACATTAATGATCCATTCATTAAGGGAATCGATTTTAAGAATAAAACTGATATTATCTCTAGGCTAGAAGTCAGATTTGGAAACGATATTCTATATTCAGAGAGCGGTCCTATTTCAAAGATTTATAACGAACTATTGTCAAATAGTGATAATGGAACAAGAACTCTAACCTTTAACTTTACTCCAAAGATATTCTTTAGACCAACCACCATCACAGCCAATGTGTCTAGAGGAAAGGATAAACTATCTGTTAGAGTAGTTTATTCTACAATGGATGTTAACCATCCGATATATTATGTACAGAAACAATTAGTAGTAATATGTAATGACCTGTACAAGGTTTCATACGATCAGGGAGTTAGTATTGTCAAGATTATGGGAGATAATAACTAATAATAATGAAAACAAACTATAGAGTTGTAAATGGATGAAATTATAAAAAATATTCGTGAAGGAACGCATATACTTCTTCCATTCTATGAAACATTACCGGAACTTAATTTGACTTTGGGTAAGAGCCCATTACCTAGTTTAGAGTATGGAACTAATTACTTTCTTCAGATTTCTAGGGTTAATGATTTAAATCGAATGCCAACTGACATGTTAAAACTTTTTACACATGATATCATGTTGCCGGAAAGTGATTTAGATAAAGTTTATAAGATTCTAAACATTAATAGCGTAAAGTACTATGGTCGTAGCACTAAAGCAGATGCTGTGGTTGCGGATCTTAGTGCCCGCAATAAACTTTTCAAACGAGAACGAGACGCGATTAAATCTAATAATCATCTAACGGAAAATAATCTGTATATTAGCGATTATAAGATGTTGACATTTGACGTGTTTCGTCCATTATTTGATTTTGTTAACGAAAAATATTGCATTGTTAAACTTCCTACGTTATTCGGTAGATGTGTTGTTGATACAATGAGAATTTATTGTAGTCTTTTTAAAAATGTTAGACTATTGAAATGCGTTAGTGATAGCTGGTTAAAAGATAGCGCCATTATGGTGGCTAGTGATGTATGTAAAAAGAATATGGATTTATTTATGTCACATGTTAAATCTGTTACTAAGTCATCTTCTTGGAAGGATGCTAACAGTGTTCAATTTAGTATTTTAAACGATCCAGTTGATACAGAATTCATTAACAAGTTCTTGGAGTTTTCTAATAGAGTATATGAAGCGCTTTATTATGTCCATTCGTTGCTCTATTCTAGCATGACATCAGATTCTAAAAGTCTAGAAAACGAATATCAGAGAAGACTAGTTAAATTACTTTTGTGATTATAAAACATAGTTATTACTTATTGCTCATAAATGAGTAAATCACACGCAGCCTATATAGACTACGCATTGCGTAGAACTACTAATATGCCTATTGAAATGATGGGATCCGATGTGATACGTCTTAAGGATTATCAACATTTTGTAGCAAGAGTCTTTTTAGGATTAGATAGTATGCATTCTCTTTTATTGTTCCACGAAACAGGTGTTGGTAAAACAATGACTACTGTATATATTCTCAAACATCTTAAGGATATTTATACTAATTGGACTATTATATTATTGGTGAAAAAAGCTTTGATAGAAGATCCTTGGATGAACACGATACTCAGATACGCTCCTGAAATAACAAAGGATTGTATTTTTATTAATTACGATGATCAAAATTTTAGAAATAAATTTTTTACTAACATTAAAACTATTAATTCCAAGAGTAGAATTTGTGTAATAATTGACGAATGTCATAACTTTATCTCTAAATCATTAATTAAAGAAGATGGAAAAATACGTCCTACTCGTTCGGTATATAATTTTTTATCTAAGACCATTGCGTTAAAAAATCATAAGATGATTTGTCTATCTGCAACACCTATTGTCAATAGTGTACAAGAGTTTACCATGCTGGTTAACTTATTACGACCAGGATCGTTACAACATCAATCACTATTTGAGAACAAGCGTTTAGTCGATGAAAAAGAACTAGTAACTAAACTAGGAGGTCTATGTTCGTACATTGTTAATAACGAGTTTTCTATTTTTGATGATCTAGAAGGTTCCGCATCATTCGCTAAGAAAACAGTATTAATGAGATACGTTAACATGTCAAAAAAACAAGAAGAAATTTATCAAAAGGCTAAGATGGCCGAAATAAAAGCAGGAATCACGTCATTTAGAATCCTAAGACGTATGGCAACTACATTCACGTTTGACAGCTTTCCAGAAAGACAGAATAGAGATCCTACTGAATATGCGGAAGAAATAACAACTCTATGTAATGACTTTAAAAATTCATTAAGCGATAGACAGTTTTCTAAATCCGCTATAGATACATTTAAAAAAGGAGAACTATTGGGTGGTGATGCTAGTGCTGCTGACATCTCTCTATTTACAGAATTGAGAGAGAAAAGTGTCAAATTTATAGATGTATGCTTGGGAATCTTAGCATCACCTGGTAAGTGTCTAGTCTTTGAACCATTTGTTAATCAGTCAGGGATAGAAATATTATTAATATATTTCAAAGTCTTTGGTATTTCCAGTATAGAGTTCTCTTCTAGAACGAAGGATAATAGAATTAAGGCTGTAGCTGAGTTTAATCTGGAATCGAACACTAATGGTGAATGTATTAAAGTATGTGTGTTCTCGTCTAGTGGAGGAGAAGGTATTAGTTTCTTCTCGATAAATGATATTTTCATTCTAGACATGACTTGGAACGAGGCTTCTCTTCGTCAGATAGTAGGAAGAGCGATTCGTCTTAATAGTCACGTTTTAACTCCTCCAGAACGTAGATATGTAAATGTGCACTTTATAATGGCTAGACTATCTAATGGTATGTCTACAGTAGATGAGGACTTATTCGAGATTATCCAAAGTAAGTCAAAAGAATTTGTTCAATTGTTTAGAGTGTTCAAACATACATCTTTAGAATGGATACATGCTAACGAAAAAGACTTCTCTCCGGTAGATAACGAATCTGGATGGAAAACATTGGTCTCTAGAGCCATTGATCTTACATCTAAGAAAAATATTACTAATAAACTAATAGAGGGAACTAACATTTGGTATTCCAATTCTACCAGATTAATTTCCATAAGTAGAGGATTCAAAGGTATAGATGGACGAGTGTATGATGTAGATGGTAACTATCTACATGATATGCCGGACAAACCCGTTATAAAAATACACGATGGTAAGTTAGTTTATATTTTCTAATCATTGCTCAACTGATCATCCATCCGTTAATTTTTTTAATGATTCGTAATAAAACCCTTTATGCCCATAACATTTAAGTTTAGCAGTATCTAGAGCATATTTTGCGATTTCATATTGAAGACCGTTTCCTGTATTCGGATCTAAAAATACAATATCCTTTATTTCATGGTTACTTTTAAATTTATTCATAATTTGATCACTTGTCAGAGATATCTTTCCGAAAAAGAATATAACCTCGAAAAATTTATTAATGATGGTATCCTCTATAATACCATGAATAAAAAACCGAGTATCTATGAATATACAAGAATTATCTATATTTACTTCTTCTTTAAGTTCCCGTGATAAACATTCTGGTACATTTTCTCCCTTTTTAGGGATTCCACCTGGATAAATCGTTTCTATTCTATCATTATCAGTAGTTACAGGATCTAAAGAAAGAAATGATGATAGTATACCTCTTTCCTGTTTGTTTAGATAATCCGAATAATTAAGAAACAGTCGTTTTTTTCTAGACATGTTTCTAGTTCTAATTATTTCGGAATAGAGAAAACTATCTCGTCTATTACATACTAGTATTTTGTTATCAGTAGTTAACAAAATGGCAGAGATGGATACTCTTTTATGACACCATAGATATTGGTTCACGAATGCCGTCAATGTGATAATTTGTGCATCATCCTCACAAATAATAGATTTAGCTAGTCGTCGATTATACTTAATAATTCGACTTATTATACTAGATCTATAAAAGTTCATTTACTATTATCGAGTATATTATAAATATAAGATAGATATTCATATTTATCATCTGATATACAATCATTTAAAGATTTTATCTTTCTAATTTCTACATTGTAAATACTGCTATGAACTAATTCACTCAATGATTGATCAATGTAACACGCCATACAATAACCTATATATACTTTATTAAACAATTTATCTCGTGTTGTAAGTTTTAAAATCACATTGCCAAATTCTTTTACCGTGATACGTTCATCACTCTCCTCTTTTAATTCTCGTCTTAAACAATCTTTAATAGATTCTTTTTTATCTAGTTTACCACCCAATAATATTAACTCTTCAAAGTGAGGATCGATATTGTTGATAGAACCTTTTCTCAACCGTCGTAGAATCTCTTTTATTTCGTTATAATACATAAATCGTAATAGCTTTGTGGATACACGAAAAATAGAATTCGAATCGTGTTGAGATAATATCGCCTGAAATGCGAAAGATGTTCTTCTAGCTCCTATTAACGGATGTCCATCCCTTGTTATACACACAGCAAAAACGTGTGTGTCTTTTGTTCTAGGTATATCTTTTATTCGTTTAATAGATACTAGTTCTCTAGGAGTTTCAAATATCACTTCCTCTGATTCACTCATTGTGAATCTCATAATAAGAGCTATTTTCTAAACAGTTATCATTTCATTTTTTAACATGGTCGCTCAACCATCTCCCATTAATATAGAGTCTAAAAAGGCAATTTCTAATACAAAATTGAAATCGTTATATATAGATTATAATGACGCAAAACCATTAACTATACAAAATACTGGAAAAATTGTAAAGATTAATTTTAAGGGAGGGTATATAGGAGGAGGATTTCTAACCAATGACTATAAATTGTCAAAACTACAAATATATTGGGGAAAAGAGAATGATTACGGATCCAATCACTTGATAGATGTCTACAAATACTCTGGAGAAATTAATCTAATCCATTGGAATAAGAAATATAACTCATACGAAAATGCTAAAAAACATAATGATGGAATCGTCATCATATCAATATTCTTACAAGTATCAGATGATAAAAATGTACATTTTCAAAAAATAGTTAATCAATTGGATTCCATTAGACAACCAAATACGTCCATACCATTTGATGCTGTATTTCATGTAGATAGTTTAATCCCGAAGCAGTTGGACTATTTTACATACCATGGAACCACTATCAATAATCAATCTGTTGATGCAAATTGGATAATTTTTTCAACGCCGTTACATGTTCATAGTAGTCAAATAGCTAAATTTAGAACTCTATTGTCGCCGTCTAATCATGAGGCTAAACCACATTATATATTAGAGAACTATAAAAATCCACATACGTTGAACAAAGACACACGTGTATATTATTCTGGAGATATGACATATGATGCAGCATCTCTGTCACAGTCGAGTGAGAACGAGAGCTATTTTTATTGCTGGTTATCAAATTTGAGAGATATCTGTTTCTCATATTATCAAAAATATATCGCTAGAAATAAAATTTTAGCAATTATTGCAGTAGTACTAGTATTTATACTTACGTATATTCTATATTCTATGAGTCGACGATATTTGCGAGGAAGACAAAACTAGATTCTGTACCCTGTTGAGCTTCCATCAGAACAGCAGAAACTTCACTGCCATTATCGTACGCGTTACCATTTCTAAAAAAGCAGTATTTTGAATCACTGAATGATACAGTGCCGGATTCTCTACTTAGTTTACATATCAAATCTCCACATTGAATAGTTACGTTAGATTCATCTTCGATATTCAAAGTTCCTCTAACGATATCTCCTACGTGGTAATACGCGTATGTTATCACGCATGGAACGTTTATAAGTATCGAATTATTAACTATCTCTCCTAGTGGCAATTCTACGTCTTCTATAATTTCTATCTTCTTAGCCATCTTACCACTAATTTCTCTATGGAGATACGTCTTATATACCGCATTCCTAATATTAGATTTTATATCTAATGTCAACTCATGTGGTTCCAATGTAATGGGTAGATATCCGTTAGTCACAAAGCTCGACATATTTTTATTTCTTTATATATATCATCAGTTTTATGGAGACGATACTACGTTATATTCTTTGCGAAAGTTGACTCCCCAAACAAATGGTTCGTATGACAATCTAAATGGTACGGTTATGATATCGTTTTCGTATTTGTATAAAAGAGATTTATCAAATACTTTGTTTGATACAAAGAAGTGTCCGTCAACAATATCATTTATATAATTGTTTGCATCATCTTTGTTTTTTATAACTGATGTAATCATTTTAAGCAATTTAGTGTCGTTGGCCTTAATACGAGAATTATTATAAAAAAATTGTCTAACCAACTCACCCAATAATACTTTTACAATAGATGGATGTGGTGGAAGAGAATAGTTTTCCGACATGTCTTGGAGAATAGAGTATATTCTATTCGTTTCCTTAGTTTTGAATTTTAGATATAAAAGCTTTTTAATATCAAACGGCAAAACGTTAATCAATTCATCCTGTGTATAATCGTTTAATGATGTGACTTCGTCATTGAAATTGGAATATACAGCGGCTAAAAGATATACATTAACAGGTTCTGAAATATCCGCATATGAAAATTTTCTAATAGATCGTCCTAGAATTTGATTATATTGAGAGAAAGTGTCGGGAATAGTCATAAACCAGATATGTCTTACTTCTTTCAGCGTATAGGATTCTGACATAATATTTGACGAGAATAAAAACATTAATTGACTTCCATCATCGTTTTCAGGGGAGTTATATACACATAATAAGTCTTCTAATGACGACTTCATTTTACTAGTTACTATAGCAAACGTTTTTTGTCTATCGTTTATCATATGGGGATTAGTTCCCTGAGATCCATTATATTCAGAATATCCATTGCTCAACATTATGTATTTGATTACCAATCCACCATATGTCGAATTAGAAAAATAAATAAAATGTTTGCCTTTGAGATTCTGTATCCTGTTAATAAAGTACTTGAATTTGGAACTAATATTTAACGTCACCAATTCTTCGCCATATAATACTCCATTATTTATTTTAAGATTTGGGTACAATTCCTTATCTTGTTCCTGAAATAGCATATCTAAATTATTCATCAGATTAAGTTGTCCTAATACAGCCATTGAAACGTTATACATGTTTTTGTCAAACATTTCATGGTAGCATAGTTGGCGTCTAGTTATCATATAATCTCTTTCTTGAAGTTTAGACATGTGGCAATATACTACCCTAGTATCTAAGAACTTACGCCCATGATATCTAATTGTTGGAAGATCCTTGTCTGGCATTTCATAATATGATATTCTTCCTTTAAGCAAATCCTTAAGCACATTCACTCCGTGTTCGTTAAGAAGAGTCTGAATTACTTTCTTGCCACGACTAATTATTTCACCGAAATCTATCGTCTGCTCAGACATTAAATCTATAATGTGGCCAAGTGTATTGGGTGTGTTAGTAATAGGAGATCCTGATAATAATAGAAACGGAATCTTGTTCTTATTTTTGATTACTGTCATGAGTTCTCCAGTATTGTTACCAAAGATATTATGTGCCTCATCAACAATAAAAATAGAATTATTGTAGCGGGATAGACCATTATAGTTAATAACATTATCGTTATAATTAAGAGAATAAAAACTAGTCGTAGAATGAATAAATATATTCTCCGCGATAAAGTCATCATTAAACAAGTTCATAGCTACTCCCATATTGTAATTAAATATTTTCAAGATATTGATGTTAGGTACCAAAATGTAAACTTTTTTGAATCTGGAAGCTACCAAGGCGAATAACAAAGCGATAATAGTTTTACCTGATCCCATAATGTGAAACAATAATACGCTTCTGTTTTCGTCTATGATAGTTCTAACTAGATAATCTAATGTAGCTAACTGATGAGGTAATATAGTAGGTATGCTATCGACATGATTCTCAAATAAATCTATGATACCAGTATTCATTTAGATATGTTATATCTTCTAAATATATACTCTCATATATTTACGGAGATGAAATATCCTCTATGAATATATATTGTAGATATTCGTCACTAACGTTGGCAAATTTTTTATGTCTATTGATGAAGCTCTCTATATCATGACCAAATATTCTAGAATTAAAATATTTGGATATTTTCTGTTGGAATGTAGTTAATGGTATAGTGACTACATTATCATATAGTATATATCCCTTTTTGGAGAGGTCGGTCATTAATGGAATATGTTTTACAGAGCTAGAAACTAGTAGAGTACCTATTTTGAGATAGAATGCAAAGTCTGGAATCTCCTCAGGTGTAGGATATAGTTTCATAATAGGAACATGATACTGTTTGTACCATTTAACCAACAAGTATAGAAATGCGAATCTATATCTATTATTTTGTATTTTGCTATCCAATCCCTCGTCTAATAGTTTGACGTTATCATACGCATCATTATTTTCGGCTGCCTCCCTACCAGACGGTTGAGAAAAGTGTGTTCTAAATCTCACAACCGCAATTCTTCTCATTAATGCATTATCGATTCTATCAAATACTGGCTTATAATTAGTATCGATAATAATGGTTGCGTGATTTCTATTATTAATTTTATTGGAGAAACAGGGTCTTCCAATAACACAAGGTTCTGTTAATTTTTTAATGTTATCTGATCTAATTTTTTTAGATCCACTACATGCAAAATCAGGTAATTCGCTACAGAATACTGATCTTTTTAGATGCATGTTAGCGATAAATGGATTAGGTCCTTTATCCAATACATCTGTTAAAATAGTCTGACCAGTTTCTACGAACAGGTCGCCTATAGCAGATTTTAACAATCTCTTAGTTGTTGATTTTCCAGTCGCTGTCTCTCCAAAAAAGAATGTCAAACATCCTTTTGTAGCACCACATAAACAGCTAGATAATGTTTTCTCATACAACTCTCTATTTTTTTTATTTTCCTCAGTCAATGGTTGTATATCATTGATGATATTTAATAACTCTTCCATTTCTGGACTGTCTTCGACAAATTTTTTGTCGTCAAATTTGAATCCAGTTGATATAGTGCATGTATATTTTTTAGCATCGTCTCCAGAATAAAACATTCCATCGACTAAATCCAACACACCATTCTTAAACGGAAGTTTATCTGGATAAGTATCTGTTTCTACAGAATCCACTAACATATCTCGTATGTTGGCTTCTACGGTCTTTCTTTTTCTGGGACAAAGTAATTCGCTAGAGTACTCTTTAGGTAATTGATGTCTAATCGAAAGAATCAGCTTCGTTATCAGAGGTTCCTCGCTATTAAATTTCCAGGAATTATTTATCCAAACAATATGATCTCCTCTCTCTGTCAATAAAACAGAGTTAGTATCCAATATTCTTTGTGCAATGTTAAACAGTTTGTTTCCATCCAATGGAACAATTTTAACTTTGCAACTATGTGGATTACCAGTTTTATAAATTCTAATAGCACCATTTTCCAACGATAGTTGGTGAGGATTTTTATGAGATCGTTTTTTACACAACGCGCATGGGGTTACATAATCTATAACTAGTGGTACAGTAGTAAAATTATTTTCATCTAGATCGTTAAAGTTTACGATAGAATTAACTAATAATTTTGAAACTCTTTTTATGGCATCTTCAAATGATATAAATCCTGGTTCCCATAACGAATCAGGAATCGTATCCTCCAGTCGTCGTAGTAGAGAAAAGTAACAACTTGTCTCATTCATATCAACATATGTGAATAGGTAATCTTCTATGTTTTCATGAGGTGGTTGCATTATATGAATAGTATCGCAATTTGGATTTTTTCTAGTACCTACAACACGGAGAGTTGTTTTTCTCCTATATACGGCAGTGTCTATTGATCTAGTTAGTGGATTTTCGGAATATCTACTCAATTCTAAAAGGGTTCGTTTCATAGCTATTAGTGTATCCATGGTAGTATATGTATCCAAAAATATAATATGAAAACTTGTTTTATCTCTATTGGTAGACTTGGTTAGTGAAAAATTAGATCGCATAGATTTTATTACATTTTCGTGAATAGCACCACATTCTACAAATGCGAATCTAGCTACACAGTTAGAAACCTCGATAATAAAATCCTGTATAGCCGTTAAAAAATCTATTTCATCTAGGCATGCTTCTAAATCTACATCCATGAAAAATCTGACTATAGAATATGATTCCTCATCTCTGAGACTTTCAAATAGTGTACATTCTGGATTATTATCAATATATCTTGTTAACTCATCACATTTAAATGCTTCCACGAATCTTGGATCTTCATTTTGTCTACATGCCGTCGGTACGCCTATAGTCTTTAGAACGAAGATAATATCATTACCTCTAATAGGCGTATCCATTTAGAACACAAGTTAAAATTTCACTAAAGCATTAATAAATAAACCCTTGAGACCAATTTATTGGCTCCTTGTTGTCTAATTCTAGCAAAACGTTAATAATTTCAAATGATCTATCTTTCTCGAATTGACGGTCTCTAGCAGCCGGATGATAACCAACTATAGTTGTTACCGGAGATTCTAACTTTGCACGTATATTTGAGAAATCTGTTTTACCCAAACAATAGAGAACACTAACGTGTTTAGATATATGTTGTAATAGTAACTTCGATATCTTATCCCAGTAAATAGCGTGACTTTTTGTTTCTCCTAATCTACAACTTAAATAGTAATTCCACGGAATGACCCCATCTATTATATTAAGATTATATCCTTTATAATCAATTACTCCTGTAAGTCTAGATATAGAAGATGCTATTTCCTTAATTGATTTTTTTGTAAAATTTGGCGACTCGAATGGTACACCTGTCCCATCTCTAGGATACGGATCTATACCGCATACACAAACTCGTTTATTTCTAAGAGGTTGTTTTAACTGTATAAAGAAGTTATCTGGAATAGGGGATGTATCATCTCTCAATAGCCAACTAGCGACTTCGTTATAAAACTCTACCAACTGATTCATTACCGGTTCCCAATCATTGTGATACGTAATAGTATATGGTCTATATGATACAGACACTGTATTCATTATATCAAATCCGATACCTTTTTATACGTATCTAGTACCTTTTCATTTTCCGGAATACCATTAAACCAAGCGAATACGAATGCCTTAAACTTATTTCTATTATAGCATAATCTTGTTAGATTTAATTCATTAGTATCCTTAAACCGAACAATAGTTATAAATTTAGAAATTCTATAATGACTTCTAATCAGATGTTCCAGCAAATATTTTAAAAAGGAATCTTGATCAAAAATCATATCATTAGTAGTTTGTCTAGCTACTAAATTACGATAATTTGGAGACAATAACGGATTAGTCAAATAGCTATCATCTCCTAACGACGGAGGCACCTGTACAAACACTAATCGTTTATTTTTGAAAAAGTCAAATGTATATATATCATAAATAACGAACTTATCAGTGTGTATATCGTCGGATATATTGGTTAATTTAGAACACCATCTAAATTGTCTTCCAGCCTCTAAAAATTCCTCGACATCTATATACCTGCCTCTGTGTCGGAAACTTGATTCCTTTAATTCTACACATAACGATCCGTATTTATCTGGAGTTACTAAATAGTTCGAAAAAAATACATAGTCCTTTAATTTTGTTAATTTTGATCGTATAAAGTCATTGTGATTTCCCAAAAGTATAAATACTTCGTGATAATCATTATCTATTTTGGGGTAATTATTATCCTTCACTATAAAAATGTCCATCAATATCGATATAAAAAAAATTACTGACTTACTAAGCAGTAGTATTCTATTTCCAGATGATATAAAAGAACTTCTACAAGAAAAATATATAGTTTTAGAAAGAAAATCGAATGGTATGCCTGTAGTTGCTCACATATATAAGAATATGGCTAGATTTGACAACATGAGTATATATAGAATAGCTAAATTTTTATTTAGGAATAGGCCAGATGTTATAAAACTTTTGTTTTTAGAGGATGTAGAACCTCTATTACCAGACAAAAGTATCAATATATCTGTTAATAATGTAGAATATCAACAGTTAGAAGGTCCTATTGGGACAAAAACTGCTCTATTAGAATTATTTAATGCGTTTAGAACAGGAAGATCCGAGCCTATACCATACTATTATTTACCGCTTAGAAAAGACATAAACAACATAGTAACTAAGTAAGTCATCAACGTCTAAACCTTCACATTTAATAGCTCCTCTATTTAGTTCAAAAAAGTTTCTTGTAGATGGTCTATCTTCCATTTTTGACGCCCCATTAATAAACTTTTTGCTTCTCTCTATAATTGTGGCAAAATCAACATTATCAACAAGAACAAATCCGTATTCGTTAAAAACTCTAACTATATCATTCTTTTTGATGATATATTCTGTCATGGGTGTAGACATTGTAGATGGATTATATACTAATATTCTATCATCGGCTATCTTTTCTACAGACATGTAATTTTCACTACTTGGTAAATTCTTATGAATTATAAAAGTCTTTTTATCTGTTAATTTTGATAACTTGTCACCATCCATGGTAGTAATCAATACCTTTCCTCCAGACGCCGTTAATTCGGATAAGTTATTCATAACGGTTGCATAATGTCTTGGATGGAAAGAATAATGAATAGCAAACTGCCAATCTATAATATTAAACTTTCCAAAATAGAATACTTCTCTGACGCTAGATACGAACGTTTCTGATCTAATAGTTTCTTGAATATAATCAAATTTATAATACTTTGTTTTGATACCAGAGTTTAGTTTATTGTACCGTTCGTTTCCTCTGGCTATAGCATCCGCGTCAGGATCCGTCGCCACCAATAATGCTATCTCGCCATAAAAGTATTTTTCTAAGTCTGCACCGTTTCCAAAATCAATTGCTAACACCTTTCTTTTATTGGAGTCATCTAAAAATGTTTTGGAACAATACATAGAAATAAGAAGAGTCTTTACATAGTTTGATAAAATTCCCAACGGTCCTCTAGTTCGTTTATTGGTAAAATAACTAACTTCTGGATTTAGTCTAAATTTATCGTTATTAGCATATTGATGACCTATATCAGATAGTTTATCCTCATTAAACACGTTTCCAATTTTAATACTTTGATCTCTCAAATGTTCGACTACAACATTATGTTGATTTCCATAATAGTCTTCTGAATTAATATATTTCATAGTTTTATCTATTCTAGGTTTGAGTATTTCGCCATTTACTTGGAATTCGGCTATGAACTTAATAGGTACAACTATAGACTTTATACCCACATCATCATGAGTATTGGCAAATGTCAAACAATAAATATTATTTAGATAGTCAACTCCGTTATATAAAATAATCTTACCGGAACCATATTCTTTAGGAAATCCTTTGTCGTTGCTAAATCTCTTATATTCTACAAAGATTGAAGATTCTCCAAAGATAATGGGCTCACTAGACATGTATCTAAATACAATATTTACAGCTTGGTCTACAGTATTTTCATTTTTTATTTTAAAATCTACATTGGACTTGGATCCCTTCGAATAGAACAATATAACCCCTTCTGGCTGTTTTGGCAAATATGTAGATAACATATCAACAACCTCACTAGATGTAGTAAATGGACCTTCATATTTTTTTGACTTGAATACTACCCTATCACAAATACCTACTAGTTTACTATCCACATAATTGCTCTCTTCTAGTCTATCATCGATTACAGGCTCTATTAGCTTAATGAGATATACGGTCCAGTTTTTGTCCTTGATTGCCTCACCAAAGACTACCACATCTGTATCTATTGCTCTCTTGACTGGATATTTAATAATATAACCAAGATGTGTAAAATAGCAATACAATCCCTTTGAAGTAATTCTAATAGTAACCGGTACACCATCAGTCTTAGTTACGGCATATAGATTTTCCAGGTCCAATCCTACTATATCTTGTTTGGGTAACATGAAAGTCTTTATAGGGGAGCTAATAGGCGGAGAAAGAATTACATTTTCTGGAGAAGCCATGAAGATATGACGTGTTACAGTGGTTAATTCCTTTATTAGTTCATCATATGGAACTTTTTCATCTTCTCTAGGTGTGAATTCTATTTCTAGTGATGTATTAGGTCTTGATTTTGGATGATTAATAGCATGTAACAAAGAACTTTTAGACTGTGCACCCGAACCCAGAAAGTATTTCAGTTTAAAGTCTATTGTAAAGTTTTTCGTTTTTGCCTGAATGAGGTTGACAAGTTCTAACCTAATTGATGATCCATATTTCTTGTAATCCAAAAATATATGGCGTTCCTCTGTGGATAGTCTCAGCAAACATTCTTTATGAAGACGAGTTTCAGTTACTAATGTTTTCTTTTCCCAAACTATATTATCTATAGCTTCTACTAACTGTACATTTTTTACATCTAGACCGTGAACCTTAGATAATGGAATCTTGGTTCTAATTTTAACACCTTCCCTATTGGTGACTGTGAAGCGAATAAATGATTCCTGAATAGTGGATATACTTACTACGTTAGTTAACGCGATCAATGGAGGTTTAATAAATACTAGTTCCAATTCATTATTTATTTCGTATGCGGTAGAATGATTATCTAGTTCCGATGATTTCTTTGCCAAAGATTCTATATACGTGGCAATGGTAGACGACGTCGCAACCTTGGCATCCATCTCGTATTTTTATTATAAACAACTAGTTTTTTTTCATTTACTTAACAAGCGTCTTTTATATATTCGTAATCTATGCCTTTAGCTAGAGCTATTTTAAGCTTTTCTGTATCTCGACGGATGCGAGTATCTGATCTATTGCGGTATTTTTTTATAAATCGTTTAAGCTTTGGACAAGTCCTGATATATTCACAAATATCCTCTTTGATAATATCTGCACATGCCAATTGTTCGGCTATACTTGATGCATGAATCTTGCATTCATCTTCCGATATCTGCATAAGGTCCAAATCCAGATATTGAGAAGCTTTATAGTTATCGTATACAAAATCAATCATAAATTGTCCATTCTTATCAACAGAAAAAATGGTATTATTTGGACGGCATTTAAATATAGACATTATCAATGCCATAATATCTAATGTGTTTAACTCTCCGAAGAAAGCAGTCATGGCAAGTGATTTCATACGCTTATCCATTTATCGATCTCGTGATTATTTGTGTAAAGATGTTCATCATCCACAGATGGATGATTTAACATGCGCTACAACTATAGATAGAAATTCATCAAACGTAGTTTTAGATACAACATCTAAAAAATTTTTATCCTTCACCATTTCTAAAATAGTTGTTGCCATATACGCACTTTTTGAAATGGATGGAGAATGACCTACTACCTCAGCGGTTTGCTTAATAGTTAGTGTTATAATTTTTTTTGGTGAAGGGAGAGGTGATATGGATTTTACATTAGTCCAAAAATTATATAAAAATGTATAGTTAACTCCGTATGTTCGGAGATCCTTGATTCTAATACCAAACTGTTTAATACATTCGTATACCTTCCGTTCACTTAGTTTGTTAAAAAGAAATTCTTCGGGCTTAGACTCATCTGTCAATTTTAATAGTGGTTTATATAGTCTATTTGACTTATGGACCACGAACTCATGCGAAACTTTATCTTTTCCTATAAACTTGATGACTATTTCATCGTTACTAGTTTCTATATGTTTGTTTTTTAGTGTTATTAATCCTACTGTCTCATTCTCCTTAAGATATTTCATTTTACCAAATCTAATAAAAAACATGGTTTCCATTAACATGAACACCGCCAACTGATAATTTGCATCCGTAGATGATTTTTTTATATTTTTGTTTATAAAACAATTAATATGTTTCATGACATTATATACTCTAACAAAAATACGATCTCTTTTAGCGTTACGATTCTGAACATGCATTTTTCCGTAAAAGTATTGCCTACGTCCTTTTGAATCACTTCCTACAAAAATTAATCTAGTTAATGCCTCCTCCCACGTTTGTTCATATACAACTACATCGGTTAAATGAGTAGGAATCTTAATATGTTGTAAAACCTCATATGCTGGATTATCATCGGATACGGGATTTAAAAATTTATTATCGGTAAACAATTTACCGTCTTTATAAAAAAGTGCTCGCATTTACTTCTTACAAGTTTTACCTTTTTTACGAACAACTTTGGATTTACCATCGGTGACTAGATCAGATAGTGTATTAATAGCTTTACTCATAGAAGTAAACTGTCTTGCAACCCCAGATGCCTGAACATCCTCCAAAACTGTTGATACTGCTGAGATTCTTGTAATAATACTCTTAAGATCTTTGATAATATTGTCAGTAGCAATCTTTAGATCATATAGATCGCTTCTATCACTATGATTTTTTTTAGCCCCCGCCTGTGCCGCCATATCATCTTCATCATCAGTATTTTCAATCGCTACATTCTCTACAGCGTCTACAATATCTCCAATACACGGCGATGATGAAGGAGGAGGCGAATTTTCCTCAGTTGTTTGATGATATTCTTCCATATCGTCGTCTTTTTCCTCCTCCTTTTCCTTTTTAGTAGATCTTTTAGTAACCGCTGTCTTACGAGGAGCAGTCGCTCTTTTGGTCTTGGGTTTAGTAGTTGGAATAACTACATCTTCTGGGAAAATATCATCATTTTTTTCTTTATTCTCCGCGCTATTTTTTAGATGTGCTCTGATTTCTGCCATCTTTGTGAAGCTGCTAGTATCCGCTTTGTTAGTAATTGACCAGGCCATTTAACTTAGCGGATATTACAATCACAAGGAAATAATTTATAACTATCTCGCGCTTTCAATTTAACAACTCTCAAGAACCTTTGTATTTATTTTCATTTTTTAAGTATAGAATAAAGAATCTATAAAAACTAAAAAAAATATACATCATAAAGCAATTTACTAGTTGTTTGTAACTTTAAATGGACTCTAAAGAGACTATTCTAATCGAGATCATTCCAAAAATAAAATCATATCTACTAGACGCTAATATAAATCCAAAATCATACGATGACTTTATTTCACTCAACAAGAATATTTTTGTCATTAATCTGTATAACGTATCGACGATCACTGAAGAAGATATTAGATTATTATATACTACAATAGAACAAAATATCGACGCAGATGATCAAACACTAGTTGCTATCTTTTCGTATATAGGATATAAATTTGAACAGACTGTTAAAGAAGAAATCGATACAAGTTTATCATTAAATGACAAGAACACAACGGATGAAATGACGTATAATCTATATGATCTTTTTTTTAACACATTGGATATGTATTTACGACAAAAGAAGATTAGTATTCTAGTAAATGATGATGTTCGAGGAGATGTAATAGTTAGTTATAAAAATAGCGACCTAGTTTCATCATTTAATGCGGAATTAGAACCAGAGATCAAGAAAATACCATTTAACATGAAAAATCTATTGCCGTATTTGGAAAAGAATTTGGACCAACTAAGGTTCTCTAAAAAATATTTAGACTTTGCATATTTGTGTAGACATATAGGCATTCCAATATCCAAAAAAAAATATAATGTTAGATATGTATTTCTTTATAAAATAGACGGACTATCAATTCCTATTATCATTAAGGATTTTTTAGATGTAAAGTATGTATATTTGGAAAATACAGGAAAAATTTACAAGAATTCGTTTTCAGAAGATCATAATAATAGTCTTTCTGACTGGGGTAAAGTCATCATACCTCTATTAAAGGATCGTCATCTGTATAGTTATATCTTTCTATCTAGTTATCATTTACATAGCTACTATACAGACCTTATCGCTAAAGATGAACCCGTGTTTGTAAAGAGTAAGAAGAGAGATATTATAGAGATCGACGAACCAGATTCATGGAAAAAAGATGTTAGAGTGGAATTTTCGCCATGTGAACATCAAATTAGATTGACTGAAGCTATGAAAGTAGACGCTAACTATTTTACTAAAATTAATAACTTTGCTAACGATTTTATTTTTTATGAAGATGGTGTCGCGTATTGTAAAGTGTGTGGAATAAACATACCTATGTTTAATTTAGATGCCACGGACGTGATTAAGAATAATGTTATAGTTTCCACGTTTAACAAGACAATATTCTTGAGTGAACCATATAGTTATTTCGTACATAGTCAGCGCTTTATATTTAACATCATTATGTCATTCGATAATATTATGAAGTCGCAAACGTGGATCATGAAATACAATATCAATAGACTTATTCTTAATTTTCTCATAGATATAAACTCTAGACGTCAAGAATATGAAAAAAGGTTTTCTTCAGAAATTAAACGCGGTCTGTTCTTTCTTCGTTTATCCGCTAACTTATTTGAGAATCAGGTATCGTCTACAGAGTTATTCTATGTCTCTAAGATGCTTAATCTCAACTATATAGTCGCTTTAGTAATTATTCTTAACGGTAGTGCTGACTTTATCGTTTCTTATATGAAAGCTAAGAATAAAACAGTGGAAGAATCGACTCTTAAATACGCAATCTCAGTAGTCATATATGATTTCTTGGTCAAGACTAGAATTTGTGAAAAGGGATCATTGGAAACAATTGTTTTATTCACCGATGTATATACTTCTATAATGCCAGAGGAATTGGATTTACATTTTCAGAGAATCACATTGGAACTTAGAAAACTAGTCTCTATTCAGAGATCCGCGTTAGAACCAAATTACGACGTAGAAAGTCGTGGCGAAGATCTTCCGTTATCTGCATTAAAGTTTTTTGACACGAGTACAATCATAGTTAAAACAATGACTCCCGTAAGTACATGCGTTGAACAAAAAATTGTTAGCCCTACTCCATCGGTAGAACCAACTGACGAATCTCTTAAAAAGTTCAAAGAATTAACGTGTGATGAAGATATTAAGATATTGATTAGAGTACATGATACTAATGCTACAAAATTAGTGATTTTCCCAACGCATCTAAAAATAGAAATCGAGAGAAAAAAACTAATTATACCACTTAAGAGTTTGTATATCACTAATACTCTCAAATACTATTATTCTAATACTTATTTATATGTCTTTAGATTCGGGGATCCGATGCCGTTTGAAGAAGAACTCATGGATCATGAACATGTACAATATAAAATAAATTGTTACAATATTTTAAGATATCATTTATTACCAGACAGTGATGTGTTCGTATATTTTAGTAATTCGTTAAACAGAGAAGCATTGGAATATGCGTTTTATATCTTTTTATCAAAATATGTCAATGTGCAACAGTGGATAGACGAAAATATAACTCGTATTAGAGAGTTGTATATGATTAATTTCAATAACTAAATGGCGGTGAATAAAATTCCAATTATTGTTATACCAGTTATCGACAGAGATCCATCAGAAACATTTCCCAATAGTCATGAACATATTGAGGATGAGAAGTTTAACGATGTGGAAGATGATGATGTAATTAGACCGGAAAAATATATAGTAGTTGCAAAAGATGATCCAGATCATTATAAGGATTATGCGTTTATACAGTGGAGAGGGGGGAATATTAGAAATGACGACAAATACACACACTTCTTTTCAGGATTTTGTAACACCATGTGTACAGATGAAACGAAAAGAAATATCGCTAGACATTTGGCTCTATGGGATTCTAAATATTTTATCGAATTAGAAGATAAAAAGGTACAATATGCAGTTATTGTAGAAAATGATAATGTTATTGAGGATATTACGTTTCTTCGCCCAGTCATAAAGGCAATGGATGAAAAGAAAATTGATATCCTACAGATGAGAGAACTTATTACTGGCAATAAAGTTAAAACCGAGTTAGTGATGGAAAAAGATCATGCCATATTTACATATACAGGCGGATACGATGTGAGCTTATCAGCATATATTATTAGAGTAACAACAGCTATAAACATTGTAGATGAGATCATAAAGTCTGGGGGGCTATCGTCTGGATTTTATTTTGAGATAGCTAGAATCGAAAATGAGATGAAGATTAATAGACAAATTATGGATAACTCGGATAAATATGTAGAACACGATCCTCGACTTGTGGCGGAACAACGCTTTGAAACAATGAAACCCAATTTCTGGTCTAGAATAGGATTAGCAGCTGCTAAACGCTACCCCGGAGTTATGTACGCGTTCACTACACCACTGATTTCATTTTTTGGATTGTTTGATATTAATGTTATTGGATTGATTGTGATTTTATTTATTATGTTTATGCTCATATTTAACGTTAGATCTAAACTGTTGTGGTTTCTTACCGGAACATTTGTTACTGGATTTATCTAATCTTATTCTATATTGGTAAAATCAGAACACCAATGTGGTTCCATAAAATAACCACTATATCCTAATTCATTTAACATCTCATTACCACAAGTGATTACGTTATTAGACTTGTGTTTTATCAAATACTGACAAAATTGTTGAGCAGACGGATCGACCTTTGCCGCCTTTTTAATCATCCATGCGTCTCCTGTACCGCGCCTAATAGCCTGTGGCAGATATGATTTTCTATCAAGTCGCATAGCTATAAAATAGGCGCCAAAATCAACACATCGGAATTCTAATAGATCATCGTTGCCAGCGGCTAGAAGTCTACCTCTATCACTTTCTAATTTTGTTTTACTATCCGTTAATGATTTCCAATCATTAACCGTATTTTTGATTCGCATATATCTCGTTAATTCATTAAATACTGGATTATCAGATGTCTGAAACCAGAGTAATAGTGCACTAATAGCCAAGATAATAACAAAGAATATAACTGTTGATTTCTTGGCTGCTTGTACTCCTTCTATAGCCTTTTCTCTAACGTATTCTAAATTGCACGCGTTTACGGATAAAGTAGTTTTATCCATTTGTACGTTATAAATGGATAAGAAAAGTTTGTATAAATACTTACTACTCCGTTCAACTGGAGATATTCACAGAGCTAAATCTCCTACTATGATGACCAGAGTAACTAACAACGTATATTTGGGAAATTATAAAAATGCTATGGAAGCACCATCATCTGAAGTTAAGTTCAAATACATTTTAAATTTGACGATGGATAAATATTCGTTCACTAACTCTAATATTAATATTATTCATGTACCAATGGTAGATGACACGTCCACTGATATTAGTATATATTTCGATGATATAACCGCGTTTTTATCTAAGTGTGATCAACGAAATGAACCCGTTTTGGTTCATTGTGCTGCGGGAGTGAATAGAAGTGGAGCTATGATTTTAGCATATCTGATGTCTAAAAATAAGGAATCATCTCCTATGTTATATTTTTTATATGTATATCATTCTATGAGAGACTTACGAGGCGCATTTGTAGAAAATCCATCGTTCAAACGACAGATCATAGAAAAATATGTAATAGATAAGAATTAAAATTCTTCCGTTTCTTCCATTTCCTTGATCTTTTGAGATGATATCTTATCAGATAGTTTTCTTTCCATTCTCATCAGAAGACCCAAGTTAATAAAGTATTTATAATATCCGGTTCCTATATTTGGGACCTTACTAAAGAAGTGACAACTACTATTATCACTTATGGGTTCTGACTTTTTATGAAGTGCCGCGTTTAACAAGGCTTTATTGTCTCCGAACGTGGCTCTCTTAAGAGTACTAGCTGCGCCAAACTTGAATTTATTAACTGATTCTGGTTCGTAACTAGCGCATAATAGACTAGCAAGAAGATCGCATGGTTGATATAGATAATCAAATCCTTCACCGTAGGTGTTTAACATTGCCTCACACAAGTATCCACGCGCGGCCTCAATTCCGAAGATATCGTATGTGTTCCAGACTCCAGGATACACTATTACATTTTCCAAATCGAAGGATCCTAATTCTTTTAGATTCATGAGTTCTACCGTCATCTTGTTGAGCTTTCTCGTTTGATTAAAGTCATCATATCCTGTATAATCAGAGATAGGAATCTTGAATTTACTAATCTTTCCCTTATTGGCAGCTCCAGGGAGAACCATCATAAACTTACTAAGATTCAATTCCTCAGGTTCTACACAATTTAGATAGATTGTGAATCTAATGTTATTATCGTCGTCGATAAATGTCTCCATTCCCCATTCCTTTACAATGACACTAAATGATATAAATCTTTCAATCATATGTTCAACTACTAATTCGGTAATCTCTGCTCTCTTAATATATAATCTATTGACAATTATATCCACCACGTATCTATCCTTTTCTTTTTGGAGCGTAATAGTTGGATTTAGTTCTCCGAGACAAACAAATTCGAAATTAATCTTTACAGATTGAAGTTTGGAAATGTCATCAGAAACTAGTGTAATAATTTCCGTCTTGTTCTTACTTAAATTAGTCAAGTTGTTGAACTCGTTAAAACCTAGTTTTTGTTTCACCGCACCACTCTTTTCAGTAGTGTGAAAGCTAGACAATGCCTGTTGTGTAAATTTCTCAGATAGTACTTGTGCAGATATGATTCCAATAGGCGTACCCCCTCCAAGAGTATAGTTTAGTTTTTCGTAAAACTTTTCAAAGATAGTTATCGCGGTTTCCTTTGTGATTCTAATTCTAGAAGGATTCAGATGCGTCAAAAAGATGTACTCCATAAAATCTATATTAGATACCGTAAAGAAGTATTTCTCCTTAACATCATCGATAACATTATGAATCATATCATATAGATCTTTCACTTTAATAGCTTTATCCTCTGTAGTAGGTTTAACAAATACTAGGAAGTTAAACGGTGCCAGCGTTTTCTTTGCAAGTTTTTGCTTCTGAGAGTATACGAATCCCTGTTTTATTTTACTCCATAAGGCACTGATTTCTAGATACCATGTCATGGACTCATCGGGATAGATGAGATCAACCGGTTTACACACAGATCCTAGAATTTTGGTATAATTAGCAGCGTACTTGATGAGCGTATTACCGATGACCACTTGACCATATCCATCTACAACCATATCTTCCATCTTTTTAATGATTTTTCTAGCTAGTGTTCCTGTACGAGACGTTTCACAAACGATATCAGTAGATTGAGATCGAGCAACTAGCATTGAAAAGTAGTATTGGGATCCAGTCAATCCCTTTGTTAGAGAATTAAGAATATAACCTCTTCCTTCTGGATCCTTGGAGTCCGGAAGATAGTAAGGTAATACTCTTCCTAATACCCTAGTCTCGGCCGGTTCACCATCTATCCTTTGTTGGCCATACGTTCCAAGAATATACATTAGCTCTGTAGGATTAACTTTATAACCAGCTTTTGCCATTTTCAAGAGATTATTGTCTGGATCATCTATCAGTGTCTGTCGCATATAGTCTTCTATTTCCCTGATATTAAGATTTGTAAGATTTGATAGCATGGATTCTACATAATCCGCTTCTAACGTCTTCGATAATGGGACTATCTTTCCATCCATTACATCTTTAAGATATTTGGTATACGCTTCTTTGATAAGTTCTATTTTTTCTACGTTAATAGCCTCCAATTTATTGGTAAACGTAGAATTTGGTCTCAGATCTCTAAATGTTACACCAAAACCATAAATAGATAGATACCGTTTGAAAACATACGATGACTTAATGATAAAATTAATCCCTTCCACGTTAGACTTATGATCTGATAAGAGTCCCGCTAACGATAAATGTCTCATGGCAACAACAAAGTTACTATCGACGTCATTGGCTATTATTTCTCCATCCTTTAATAGACCTGGGTAGTTGATCTTTTCACCTATCAAGTAAGTATAGATATCTCTGCCACTAAATTTACATTTACCTTTGGCGTCGAAATCCCTTCCGTATTTTCCCAAGATGTTTAACACTTCATCTAAACAAAGATCTTCCATTCTAAATAATGAATATGCTGCTATGATTTCATCTTGAATAGATCCATAAACAGGTGCTCCATGAACATCGTGTTTAAGCAATGTTGTTGGATACATGAGAATACTTTGCTCAATTACCGCCTTAGGATTTTGTTCTAGAATCATCCATTCCTCATCACCATCGAAATCTGCATTCTGAGAGTTTGCAATCCCTGGCGATATCCGGATAGTGTCGCCGTCAGTAGCTCTAATAGATGATGCGATAACATTATATCGATGAAGCGATGGTTGCCTACCAAAAATAATACTAGTATACTCTCTAACTGCGACTTCTACCCAATCTCCAGGCAATAAATGTATTTTATTTTTAATGAACTTTCCCTGCCGAATTCTAGTTAATTGGTTTAATCGTTTATTAAAGTAAAATTTAACTTGATTAGATGCTAATAGTTCCTTTACTTTATCAACTGTAAATGCATTAACGAATATCTTTTCTGTAAGTGTATTTCTAATATATCCAGGCATACCCACTTCATTAATAGTGATGGATGTACTGGGACCTATTACAGATCTGGCCGTTTGATCTTTTCTTCTAGCGACGATATAACTTCTAATCATATTATTTTTACCAGATGTAATATATGATAAATTAATACTGGTAGTGTTATTAGAAATAATTTTAATATCATCATATTCAATAACCGCCTTCTGTATAACCTGTTCATCAGCATTCAAGTTACAATTCTTTACGATCATACCCAATAAGTAAGTCAATTCATTTGTCTCCTTTGGAATACTATCTATCCAAAAACTAATAGCGGGTCTAATAATTAACGGAGGGATGGGAAAGTATTCAGTGTAAAATAAGTTAGCTGGATATTGATGAATCTCTAGCAATGGCCAAAACTTTTCATGAATTGAAATTAATTTTTGATAAATGAGAGAATTTGGAACTGTAATATCATCCAACTTATTAACAAAACAGACCTTTTTTTTTGAAAAGGTAATTTTTTGATACGGTTGCATACATTCACTGTTCCAACATGACTTTTTCTTGGACAATATTTTATCCTTTAATCTCCTAAGGGCGCTACTAGGTAACTCTTTTAAGTTGATATCGTCGGAATATGGTTCTCTGGAACGCAGCAATCCGCAGTGGATACATATATGATTCAGTAAGCGAATAATTTCTGAGATAAATTCAGGTTTAACTATATGTGTTTTATAAATACTCACTTTACCCCAGTGCCCAAAGCATTCCAATTCTGTTTTCCCACAAGTTTTGCATAGTGCACCATCCATAGCTCCTAGTCTACCATCTTTGACAGTACCGATGTCGTCATCATTTCTAACATGACTAATAATGATATCGGTAGCGTTAATCTCTTTTTGATCATATAGACTATAAGTAACCTTAGAGATTACAGCCATTTTTATCAAGTCAGTTTCTTTTAATGAAACAAATGTTATAACAATCAATTTTCCCTTTTTATTATAACTATAAAAATAATAGTGTTTACACTTTAAATTTATCATGACGGACGAACAAATTTATGCATTTTGTGATGCTAATAAAGATGATATACGATGTAAGTGCATTCATCCGGATAGGAGTATAGTACGAATAGGAATATATACAAGACTGCCTTATTATTGCTGGTATGAGCCTTGTAAAAGAAGCGACGCGTTATTACCTGCCGCGTTTAAAAAAAATATATCTAGATGTAATGTATCAGATTGTACTATTTCGTTGGGAAATGTTTCCATTACAGATAGTAAATTTGATGTACATAATGTTTGTGGTTCCAAACGACTAGCAACAGACAATGTAGCCGTACGTTATCTGAATCAGGATATTAGATATCCTATTATAGATATCAAATGGCTTCCTATCGGACTGATTGCGTTAGCTATTTTAATATTTGCATTCTTCTAAAAAGTAATAGATAATATCAATTATTCTGCTACTGGAATGACTGATCTATCAGCTATCTCTATTCCAGTTACCATGTTATTGCGGAAAAATCTAACAATTTTTAATGGTATGTTAGGCCGATAGAGAATCTTAACAACTATTTCTGTTTCTAACATTTTAGGAAGACGGAGTGTTTTTTTACCATCTCCTGTTTGTAGTACACTATTGACTATATTAGTTTCAGTCGCATCTAATCTGACAAAACTAGGAAATAAATCAGATATTACCACATCTATATATAGAAAATTTACAGGAAACCTATTATGACCTTTTTGAAGAAATGATGTTATTATTATGGGCTCGCCATAATCATCATCTACAGGAGTATAATTTACAGACGACTCGTTAAATACCTGAAATACCATTTTCATAGAATCTATTTTATGTCTAACTGTTATTAAAGTAACTAAATCATTATACTCTATTTCAGTAGTATATCTAGATAACACATTTCTACTTATTACCGCGTACGGATCTCTTGCTATTTCTGTTTTTAGACACAGAATCTTTGCTAGATATTTTACGTTGTACTGGTTCATGACTAACTTTTTCGGTTGATGTTGTTGGAATATTTAAGAAACGAAATATAGACTGTTGTAGAAATAATACCTTCGCTTTAGTATTAGGGAATGTTTTATTACAATATACGGTTCTCAGCATAAAGAACATGTGAAAATAGTCATATTCCTGATTAGGATAATCAAAGTTTACAACTACTCTGTTGCGGACTATCTTATTAAGGTAGTACATCTTTTTTTCATAATTTATAGCATCTGAGCTAGTGACACGCGTTAGCCTCATGTTCTCGCCGGTGTAAATGCTGAGCAATCTCATTTCAGCTGAATATGAAGGAGCAAACGGTTGTAACATTTTATTACCATGTGGGATATAAAAGTCCTTGATCCATTGATCTGGAAACGGGCATCTCCATTTAAGACTTGATGCAACAGGATTTAAAATACTAACCATGATATTTTGTAGCGCGTAATTACTCAGTAGATCGGCTGTACTTGGTTCATTTCCTCCTCGTTTAGATCGCACATCTGAAATTAAAATAATCTTAGAAGGATGTAATTGTTTTTTGATAGTTCGTAGATATTCTTCATCTACAAACCGAGTCACTATAGTCACATCACGTAATCCATTTAAAACTGGGTCATGGTGGCGTCCGTCAATTAGCATCCATTTGATGATTACCCCTAAATTATAGAAATGATCACGTAGATAACGTATGTGTGTACCAGGAGCCGATCCTATATACACTACAGTGGCACCGTCCAATATACCGTGTCTCTGTAGCTTACTAAGAAAAAACAATTCTCCTAGTAATAGTTTTAATTGTCCCTGATATGGAAGTTTTTTAGCAACCTCGTTAGCACTTTCTGGTTCGTATTCTAGTTCATTATCTATTTCCTCAAAATACATAAACGGTTTATCCAGTGACACAACATCCATTTTTAAGTATTATATTAAAATTTAATCAATGTTTATTTTTAGTTTTTTATAGAAAAATTATCATTCGTTGATGTAACACTTTCTGCATACGGATTGATACATATCTTCACCACCAATTATTTCGATCTCGGTTTCCGTTCCCAAACGTTTAGAAAACGACGCCTCTTTAAAGCATTTCATACATACCGCTGTCAGTTTTACTACCATTTCGGATAACGGAATAAGATTCGAAATAGTTGTAAATGGTTTTCGTTGAAATGTTCCATCTAATGCAGCCACTATAACTATTTTTCCATTGTTTGCCATGTATTCGCAGAATTCCACTATGTCTGGGAAGAACTGACCCTCGTCTATACCTATCACGGAGAAATCAGTAACTGCATCAATTATATTCAGTAATTTAGTCGTTTCCATAGCAGAGAAATTATGTTTATCATGAGTCCATAATCCTGTTCCATATCTAGTATCATTAGTATATTTTATGGTTATGCATTTATATTGTGCTATCTGATACCGTCTAACTCTTCTAATAAGTTCTGTACTTTTACCGGAAAACATAGGACCGATTATCAATTGAATGTGTCCTCCGTTCATGGTGACAATAAAAATTTAATTATTGTTCACTTTATTAGACTTTAATATATCCATTACGTTAGAAAATACTATATCTCGACGAGGATCTATGTATCGAACCGGATCTATGTTTGGTATTATAGATGACTCTTTTTTAAATCTCATCATACTGACAACAAAGTCAAATAAATACCCTTTATTAAGTTTAACGCGTCCGTCTGTAGCAATAGGAACCTTATTAAATAGTTTTTTAAACTCTTGAGTGTCTGTAAATTTCGCCAATTGTCTATATTCCTCCGAAAGAGATTCATAACAATGACCTACAGCCTCTAGTTTATTTTTTGACTGTATCAATAACAACAATAAAAAATCTAGATATTGAGTAATTTGCAATATATCGGATAATGAAGATTCATCGTCTTGACTAGCTAAATATTTAAAAAATGAATCATCATCTGCGAAGAACATCGTCAACAGATACTGGTTGTGATCCATTTATTGATCGCAAAAGCTTTGCACAATCTTTATATACTATTGGTTTACTATTTATAGATAAAGCAGATGATTGAGTTGTTATCCACGGTAGTCCATATATCATTAATTTATTATCTTCGCATGATAGAGTGGCTCGTCTTAATCTATCAATAGGATTAGGTATCTTTCGTTTAGGCATGAAGAACATATTAAGTTCCGACCTAAAAAATACATATATTAGAATGAATACGATAAATACTTCAAATAAAACAATTAATCTGTGTTTATAAACACTTAATAAAGAATGTTTAAACGTGGGCTCTATAAACACGGGATTAAAGTGTACATTAGGAACATTCTCCATTTATAGTAATCAATCCTTTGTTGGAATATCTGTTAGGGGAATATTCTTTTTAACACATTCCAATAGTCCGAGAAAATCGTTTAATCTAATAGGTTCTTGGAGAGGGCTAGAGCTATATGCTTCTAGTTCCTTATTGGTACTAAGTTTCTCTAGTTTATTTTTATTAGTGAATCCATAAATGGCGTTCAATCTCATAGATGTCGAGGGAGAATAGACGTTTAGGATATTGATACCCGCATATTTAGCTATCAAAGCCTTGTTATCGCCTATAGGAGTATACTCGGTAGATGCCGATTCCATGTTTTCTTTGTAAATATTGATCTTTTTACGAGTTTCGAAAATACACAAGATAGGCGATGATCCTTGACGAAAGATAACCATATTCTTATTCTTTCTTCGGCTACTTTTTTTAGGAATTACTGCCGTCATATCTGTATTATTGATGATAAGAGGCATAACTTCGTTGTTAGGATCCAAGAAATAGTTCTCTATGCCCTCGATAGTTAGTTTATCATCTGCTAGACCCAAATTGTTTCTTATATTATACATCGTGGTAAACATTGCTCCTGTGATATTCTCATTATTAATCAACTCCAGTTCGTATTTTGACATAGTTCTGGGCACTATATTAAAGATAGAAAGCATTGATCTCGGAAATTTCGATTTTGCACCTGCAATAACCATCTGCAAATCATCATAATCCGACATACTTCCCGCAAAGAATATTGTATCTTCCTCAATGAGGTTTTCTAGTAGTAGACTCATTTAGAGAAGTTTTTTTTGTGATAAATGAATACTCGTGCGGATCTCGCAAACGATAATATTGATAAAAATCCAAACAAACAGGATGAAAAGAAATTAGGCAGGAATGAGAAAAATAAATTAAACAATGATAGAAATCGATTTAATGATTGTAATAATAGACCTCAGTGGCCTCCTAAAGATAATAAAAGTAAAGAAGAGTCTGGGGATTTTATAAATATCAGGTTGTGTGCATATGAAAAGGAATATTGCAACGATGGATATCTATCTCCTGCGTACTATATATTAAAACAGGTGGATGATGAGGAAATGAGTTGTTGGTCAGAACTGTCTTCATTGGTAAGATCCAAAAAGGCCGTAGGATTTCCTCTATTAAAAGCAACTAAACGTATTTCTCATGGATCTATGCTTTATTTTGAACAGTTCAAAAATAGTAAAATAATTAAACTAACTCCACAAGTTAAATGTTTGAACGATACGGTTATTTTTCAAACAGTTGTTATTTTATATTCTATGTATAAACGAGGAATATACTCTAACGAATTTTGTTTTGATCTGGTTTCTATTCCTAGAACAACCATTGTTTTTTCTGTTAATCAATTAATATTTAATATTTGTACAGATGTATTGGTAGTATTGTCTATTTGTGGTAATAGGCTCTATAGAACAAATCTACCGCAATCGTGTTATTTAGATTTTATACACGTACATGAGACAATAGCTAATAGAGGATATGAACACACCAATTACTTTTTTGAATGGTTGATAAAAAATCATCTGTCCTTATTAACTAAGCAAACATTGGATATTCTTAAGGTAAAGAAAAAGTATGCTTCTGGAGGTACGGTAAATAGGTTGCTAGAACCTGGCACACTGGTATATGTACCCAAAGAAGATTTTTATTTCGTAGGTATATCACTAACCGACGTATCAATTAGTGATAATGTTAGAGTATTGTTTTCCACAGATGGATCAGTATTAGAAATAGAAGACTTTAATATTAAGAATTTATTTATGGCCGGTGAGATGTTTGTTAGAACTCAGGCTAATACCATCATAATATAACGTAATAAAAAGCAGTTAATGCGACAACTAGAGATGCCAACGACAATAACATATACGTGTTTCTTCGTATAAGACGTTCCGAAAAAATATAAAGTACTATAGCAAATACTAGCATATCGATAAATAACCTAATTAATGGTCTAAGTATGACTGGACACTGGTGCTCTAGACCGTGTATAACAAAATCTACAAATTTTTCATCAGCTATATTTTGTTCCACGATTTCGTCTAGACGGTTTGTGATAACGTCCATGTCAATCTTGTCATTAAGGTATTATCGATATATTTTCAGTTTTGCATATCCGTGGTGGCAATAACCATAGGAGAAGTTCTAAAGAACGTATCCATGTATGTAGTCCAATGGACGTTTTCCTTATTGGCCAAAATAATTTTAATTTTATCATTGGTGGAAGTGAACAACATACGCTTAGCGTAGTACATAAACAATACTGCCAATACTACAACAGCTATAGCTATAATATAAAATTGAACTCCTGTACCCGCAATTTGTCTAGGGGCAATTTGTGTAGTTGCCTTAGTAGTCAATTGCATCAATGCCTTTATGGCACAATTTCCTTTGCTAGATCCAGTATTAATAAATTCCAAATTTGTTGGGGCTCCCGGAGCTCCATAACATTCGTCCATAATTACATTTTGGATCTTCAATTTATTATCAACTACAGCGCTCGAATTGCAAGTCTGCCTCACATAATTTTCAAAATCTCTAACAACAGTGTTTACACTCGTTTGAATATTTAACGCCGCAGTAAACATAGCAGGTACATAGGCTTTCTGTTCCGGTGTTAATGAGCTATATGTTTCTGTAGCTGCTGATAACACTGCATCTAGCTGTGCGTCGGCATCTGCAGAACACATATTTTTAACAGTAAGATTGCATCCATGATTTTGACGTATATAAAAATTTCCAATTTCTATATCACATTTTGTTTGAGCACTAGCATTGGCTTCTTGTTCTAGTTTAGATGAGATCCGCTCGCTTAGTGTATTAACTGTCGTTTGTATACTTGCAGCGGCACCCATTTAAATAGCCACAATTAGTATCCATATTACCAATAGAGATAATAAACTAATCAAATGTATTTTTATGTCGAATGAGTGTTTTATATTATGTTGAACTACCTTTGCTCTATTTACTGGAACGGTCGAGAATCTATTACTACCACTTAATCCACACGATAACCTTAACGAGGAAGTTTTATCCATCTGTAAGTTATTCACGCTCGTATTACATCGTACGATATTACAAAGTCCTAAATTGTTGTAATTGCGAGTTAGTAAGAAATTAACATTAGCGTTTGAACATTCCGGATCCCAGCATTCTCTAGGTTCAGAATGTTTTAATGCCTCTTCCAACTTACTTCTATTCGGATAACTACATTTCATATATCGCTGTTTAAAATCAGCAGACTGTTGTCGCAAAATATAGTCTAACATCTCTTTGCTACCTTCTGTATCATGTGCACGTAAATGGTGCAAAAATGATTCACATATTGGTATACTAGCATCGGCAATACATAACTGTTGCATCTTATTATACAGGTTCATTAATGATTGTTGCCCCTCCGCCGTTCTATCGCTTCTATTAAATGCCGATCCTATCCATTGATGGCAAATATTTGTTTCAAATGTATCTTCTCCACGACACCAATCGAATAAATCAACATCACATTTACTAGTATCGTGGACATCTGGCCAACATGATTCTAATACTGCATCAGCTTCATACTTATCTAATATTTTTCCATCCTTCTTCCAATAATGCGTGCGATTAAAAGTGCGACAGCAGTTGGGAGCGGTACCATTGTAGCGTTCCCTTAATAATGCAGAAAGACCTCCTGGTCCAGTATTTACTATTCTAAACTCTGGATATGTTTTCTTTACTTTGCTTTCTCGATCTTTTGTCAATGGTCCTATATGTACATATTCTAAAAGTTTAGCAGGTGCTATTACATCATGCATTTTATCAACATTTAATAACATTTCATCTGTGGGTATTCCTGGAGGAGGATCCTGTTTAGGAAGTGGGACACTTACTCCACCACCCATATTTATCTCATTGAAAGTATCAATCTAAAAACGCCATAAAGATGTTAATCTTAAATGATTGAACTCTATCTGAAAACAACATTCCTAGAATATTATCATCATTATCCATCACGATCCTAGTTTCAAACACATTAACTCTCTTTTTAAATCCTCTTAGTTTATTAAGAGAAGAAATAGCCATTTTAAACGAAAACTTTTGAAGTTCTTGAGAACATTCCGTCATAGAATATTCTCTTGAGAATGCATCTGTATTTCCCGGAGTCTTCATAATGATATTGTCATCTTTAAACATAATAGCCAAATGTTGATACTGACTGATACACTTGATAAAGCCCAATAACCACTCTAGATGAATGACAGTTCTTCCACAACACTTTTCTTCATATCTATGAAAGTTAAACACATAAGACTTGTGCTGATCAATGCTTAGGGAAATACTAGTGTCTGTCCGAATTGGCATCAATTCCTTATTACAGTCCACGCTTACTATGTGATAACTAGAAAGTTTTACTAGATTATTTTCCAGATCGGGTTCTATATCTATGATGGCATCATTGTGAAAACTACATAAACATGATTTTACCTTCGATACCGGTAGATTAAACACAATATTTTCAGCACCCCTATAGAACACAGATGCACTGAGAGGTATAATTGCCCAAATATTTACCGAGCCACCTAAGGCGGCAAAAATATACATTAGTTCATCTGTAGAGTCTACATTTATAGATACCTCTTCGCTGAATTCTGAAAAATATGCGACAATTTGACGCAGTTTATCGATTTTTATACGGATGCTCATTTTAAATTTTTGTAAATTATTTAAAGTTAAATGACTACAGAACAGCGCCGGTCGACTATTTTTGACATAGTATCAAAATGTATAGTGAATTCTGTATTACAAGATTTATCCATTAACACTGAATACATAGAGTCAAAGGCTAAACAATTATGTTATTGTCCGGCATCGAAAAAAGAAGCAGTAATTAATAGTATCTATAATTGTTGCGAATCAAATATACAAATAACAGACAAAGATCATCTATTAAAAGTATTGGCCAATCTTAGAGGTCATTCGGCACATGTATGTAATACATCAGATTTTTGGAGACTATATAATTCATTGAAAAGATTCACACACACTATGTCATTCTTTAATACGTGTAAACCCACTATCTTGGCAGCATTAAACACTTTGATAACACTGATTTTATCTAATAAGTTATTGTACGCGGCAGAAATGGTAGAATATCTAGAGAATCAACTAGATTCATCTAATAAATCAATGTCTCAAGAACTGGCCGAATTATTGGAAATGAAATATGCACTAATTAACCTGGTACAATATAGGATTTTGCCAATGATTATGGGTGATCATATAATAGTGGCTGGATTTTCTGGTAAAGAGCCCATTTCTGACTATTCCGTTGAAGTGGATAGATTGATGGAATTACCAGTTAAAACTGATGTAATTAATACAGCTTATGACTTTTTAGCCAGAAAAGGTATAGATACTAGCAACAATGTAGCAGAATATATGGCTGGTCTAAAAATAGAGGAGATAGAAAAGGTAGAGAAATATTTACCAGAAGTTATTTCCACAATTGCAAACAGTAATATATTAAAAGGTAAGAAATCATCGATACTTCCAGCCAATATTAACGAGAAACAGATAATGGAGTGTTCAAGAATGTTAGATATGGGCAATCAATATTCCAAAGGATATAAAACTGACGGAGCCGTTACTAGTCCATTGACAGGCAATAATACAATTACAACATTTATACCAATTTCTGGATCGGATATGCAGAAGTTTACGATTTTAGAATATCTTTATATTATGAGGGTTATGGCCAATAATGTTAAGAAAAAGAACGAAGGCAAAAATAACGGAGGAGTAGTCATGCATATTAACTCACCCTTTAAGATAATAAATTTACCAAAATGATAAATTCTGAGAATCATATATTTTTATCCATCTATCATCATCTGTAAAATTTTGGCTTAAAAAAATATCTTTACCCAATAATCGTTTAGATGATATTTCTATACCAGCATTTTTATATGCTCCGGCTACCAATTTAAAACAATACATTCTATCATCACCAAATCCGTACGGAATACCCAATAAAGATAATGAAGTATCGGCTGCTGTTTTCATAACTTGAATATTTTCTAACATATATACTTTTGTGCTAAGATATCCTTCAAAAAAAGTATCCAATGTGACTAAACGAACTCCTTTTCTATACGTGGATTCTACCACAAAGTGTTCAGATAAAACCATTCCATAATAAATACCTACGTGTTTTTCTATTGATGGATTAAAATGGCTTGTTAATGACATATTATAATTAATAAAAATAATAGAGCCTCTAGGTGCGTATTGCTTTATAAAATCAATAGGATTCATTTCATTAATTTATATCCAATAGAGGTTGCACCGTCAAATTACGTTGAGGCTCTATTTGTGTAGATAATTTTAGCCTACAACATTCGTTTTTGACACTAACAAGTACATCTTTTAATGATTTTTTTAGTATAATCAATTTATAACGTTCGTGAGAAATATCTTTTCCACATGTAGAACATACTAGTTGGAAAACCATTTTTATTCTAGTACCCTATATTTATTATATTATCACTTTTAATATTGGATATTAACATACTATCATTAAAATAGAACGAATTATTTGCACATAGCAGTATATCATTCTTATAGATACCAAATACTTTCGTATTACAGTTTTCGTTTAAGTATCCAAAAATCGATGATATAGACTTTATAACATCGATATCTGATTTAGTATTATCGAAATCTATATACGTTGACAATGTTTTAACATCATCAGTGCTTATTTCTCTACGTGGTTCTAACGCGTACATCAATTGACATGGCAATGGTATTGTTTCTAAATATGATGATTTAAACTCGTTCCATTTTTCATCTAATGCAGAAAATATAAATTCTTGAATAGTGCATTGGCAAGGAGTATTATATGAGTAGATATCTTCTAAATTAGCATAACTGTTTATAAAAGTAATAATCTCACGAACATCAACATTTGATCTAGTCTTTCTATAATAATTTTTAATTGCCAAACTAGTCACTATATTATCAATAGTGAAATCACTAAACAATTGTATTTTTTTTAAATTGGTAAGCGTTATAGATGCTCCGTATAGTCCAGGAAAGAAATCACATCCGTTAACTAACGCAGTTAATTTTGCTAAATAGTTATCTTCCGATGTAGGTATGAATTTAAACAGTTGTGTCAAGTTTTTTATCATCTTAGGATATCTATCTACTGAAGCAAATAGCATAGTATCCTGATCAGTACTTATTATCAATGGCCATTCTCCTACAATAGATAAATGTTTTTTGGCCTCTATACACATCACAAATTCTGCATCTCGTGCGTCACAATAAAACATTGTAACGTGTTCGTTATCGTTGAAATGTGATAGGATCTCATTTAACGACGTTTTTATATTATCCGAATCGGATAAAAATATCTGAAATGTGAGTTTATCGATTTTTAATTGCATTTCTGCCTTTATTTCGTCTTCCATAAATCCGGTAGTATCGTCACGTAATTCGGATTTGTATCTTTCTAATTCTAGTATTTTTCTATTCTTTGTTAGTTTAGAGGATTCTCGTCTCTTGTCCCTGATATTCTGTTTAATTTTTATAGTTCCCCTATCAATAAAGAGTGTTACATGTCCTCCCTTTTTTATCCATCCGTTTACATATTTTATGAATACCGTAGTTAACTCTTCTAAATTTCTAACACAATTAGCAACAGCTATATAAATACTCATCGTATCCACAAATATTCCATTATATATTTTGTATGAATCATCCTCTAACAACGTTAGTGATTTATTTTCCAACAGCAACGATTTTAAGTTTTTGATACCCATAAATGAAGAATGTACTAATTATTTTCGGTAAACCTTATTGTAGTATTTGTGAGAATGTGAGCGAGGCGGTAGAAGAATTAAAATCAGAGTATGATATACTCCATATTGATATATTATCATTTTTTTTAAAGGATGGCGATTCAAATATGTTGGGTGATGTTAAGAGAGGAACCCTAATAGGAAACTTCGCTGCACATCTATCTAACTACATCGTTTCAATTTTCAAATACAATCCAGAAACAAAACAAATGGCTTTTGTTGATATTAATAAATCGTTGGATTTCACCAAAACAGATAAATCGCTGGTGAATTTGGAAAGTCTAAAAACAGAAATAGAAAAGGCCAGTTATGGAGTTTGGCCACCAGTTACAGAATAAAATATTTTTTTAAGTATTTTGTTTATTGTACCACTTCCTTTATCAAATAGATTTTGCAATATCTGATAATTTATCGGATCAGTTAACTCGTTTATACATTTTTTAGTAACGAGTACATCAATCTTTTTATTTGTTGTTATATGCGACGTTGTATACGCCATAAATGTAACTTTTGAAAATCCGCAAAGAATTAATTTTGATCCAGTTATAGGAACGCGTTTTGTAGAATATGTATAAATTTGAGGAGTGTACTCCTTAAGGAGATATTCTATCAAGTCATCATTGGCTTCTCTAATATATATATTTGTGTCCTTTATAACGACTATACCTTTTAGGTTATCACCTAATTTATAACACGGTCTTATACATTTAGAATACTTGTATAATCTAAGATAAATTAGATCATAAAGTGTGGCATCGTGGAATTCCATACTTAATTCATCGGATAAATTTACATGTTCAAACACTTTAGAAATATATCGATGATACTTCCTATCTGGAAAGTAGCTTATTAAGTCATCGTATGATATTTCAAATCCTCTACATAATGATGATACTCTATCCAATGATTCCGTATCTTCTGTAAGTAGGAATTTAGACAAATTGAACAAAATTAGATCTCTAAATGGCATCTTTATTATATCTTATTTTATTTTTGTTATTCGTGTGTATTTCTTATTATTTTACATATTATCCTACCAATAAACTTCAGGCAGCTGTTATGGAGACGGATAGAGAAAATGATATATTTAGAAAGCGAAATGAAGAAATACCAACTAGATCATTGGATGCGAAGATATTTACTGATGCATCAACGGTAGTAAGTGCCCAAATACACTTATATTATAATTCTAACATTGGTAAAATTATAATGTCGTATAATGGCAAAAAATACACATTTAATTTATACGACGACAACGATATACGAACATTACTTCCTATTTTACTCCTTAGTAAATGATAGTCTTGCCGAATAAAGCTCGTATTTTCATCAATGATCGAATGAAAAAGGATATCTATTTAGGAATTTCTAATTTCGGTTTTGAGAATGATATAGATGAAATCTTAGGAATTGCACATTTGCTGGAACATTTGCTTATATCCTTTGATTCTACTAAATTTTTAGCTAATGCATCCACATCTAGAAGTTATATGAGTTTTTGGTGTAAATCTATCAATTCAGCTACAGAGTTAGACTCAATAAGAACATTAGTTTCGTGGTTCTTTTCTAACGGAAAACTTAAAGATAATTTTTCCCTTTCTAGTATACAATTTCATATTAAAGAATTAGAAAATGAATACTATTTTAGAAATGAAGTATTCCATTGTATGGATATACTAACATTTCTCAGTGGAGGTGATCTATATAACGGTGGAAGAATAGACATGATAGATAATATTAATATAGTTCGTAATATGTTAATCAATAGAATGCAACGGATATCAGGATCTAATATAGTAATTTTTGTAAAAAGATTAGGACCTGGAACATTGAATTTCCTTACACAGACATTCGGTTCACTACCTATGTGTCCAGATATTATCCCTTCATCTATTCCAGTAAGTACAAATGGTAAAATAGTCATGACTCCATCCCCTTTTTATACAGTTATGATAAATATTAACGCGACTTTAGATAATATTTTAGGGATAATGTATTTATATGAGAATTACCACTTAATAGACTATGAGACAATAGGTAACCAATTATATTTAACAGTATCCTTTATCGACGAAACCGAATACGAGAGTTTTATTCGTGGGGAGTCGTTATTGCAAATTAACCAATGTCAAAGTATCAATATGAATTATAACGATGATTATATGATGAATATCTATTTGAATTTTCCTTGGATATCACATGATTTATTTGATTATATTACGCGTGTCAATGACGATAGTCAATCAATATTATTGTCTCTCCAGAACGAAATATATTCTTCTATAATTAATAGAGACATCATTGTAATTTACCCAAATTTTAGTAAGGCAATGTTTAATAACCGGGACAGTCAACAACATCCAATAGTGGTTCTTAACGCATCCAATGATGGACTAGTTAAAAACCCTTACAGAAGCATACCTCTGATGAAGAGACTAACATCTAATGAAATATTTATACGATATGGGGATTCGTCTCTCATGGACATGATAACACTAGCATTATCTAAACGTGATATATCGTTAAAACTAAATGCTGAAGGGGTACGTGTAAAACATAGTTTTTCAGCAGATGATATACAGGCCATTATGGAATCTGATTCGTTTTTAAAATACAGTAGATCGAAACCAGCAGCCATGTATCAATATATCCTTCTATCATTTTTTGCTAGTGGTAATTCCATAGATGATATATTAGCAAATAGAGATTCTACACTAGAATTTTCTAAAAAAACTAAAAGTAAAATTCTATTCGGAAAAAATACCAGGTACGATGTCACGGCAAAATCTAGTTTTGTATGTGGTATAGTAAGAGGTCAATCGTTAGACAAATCGTCTCTTGTTGAAATGATGTGGGATCTCAAGAAGAAAGGATTAATCTATTCTATGGAATTTACTAATCTACTGAGAAAGAATACATTTTACCTGTTTACGTTTACTATTTTCACAGAAGATGTATATAATTATCTAAAGAATAATAAACTTTTTTCTGCAAGATGTTTAGTTGTTTCCACAAAAGGAGATGTAGAAGATTTTTCATCTCTAAAAAAGGATGTTGTTATCAGAGTTTAATTATATCTACCGGGACAAATATAGAATCAGAAATCATATTCATATATCCATTTAGACATCTATGATAATATATAATGGCTCTTGTTCCACTATAGACACCAAATAATATTTTACAAAAATGTATGCATGTATTCTCATCTTTATGTTTAGTATTTAAAATCTTAACTCGTAAATTTAGAGATAAAATTGCTTCTTTTACAGTATTAGTCAATTCTCCAGTCCTCTCAAAGTTATCCAACTCTTCAGCTAAATCAGGACCTAATACATAAAGTTTTGCATATTCTATCATCTTCATGTAATAATTGGATAATAATCTATTCCATGTTTCTGTGCTAATATCAAATGATTCTATATATTCTTTTGTACGCCATAGAACATCCAAATTCGTAGGAATTATAAACAAATCTTCAGGAAGTGTAAGATTAAATTTATTAGCATATAATATATAATTATGCAGAAATTCAGAATCTATACGTTGTATAGACTGCATATAAGATAGATCATAGAAATAAATATATGTTCCTGGACTAACTCGTCCCACTCTTCCCTTTCGTTGATCTCTCATAGACCTGGATATAAATTTTTGCGATCCTCCAAATGGAGCGGGTACGAACACTCTACCAGTGTCGTAAATATGTGTAACGTTACGAATAGTGACGCTGGATTCCAAGTATGGAGTTGAAATAATTATAGATACATCAGGAGAAGAATAGACTTTCTCTAATATATCATCTATATCTAAGATTTTCCCATGAATAATATAAATATAGTATGGTATTCTCTTCTCTAGATATTCTTTATACTCGTGACATTGTGATACTGTTGCCACAAATATTATACCAGATGATCCATTAGGAGGTGTATACATTTGAATAGCTGTGACTAAATTTCTCTTTTCTTCTTCTATGTATGCAACTCTAGACGATGGACTTATCTTATTATGAATAAACACCTCATTAATTTTAAACAGTGTGTCGCCGGGAATATGTATAAATACAGGGTTTGGTAAAAATACTTTTAGTCGTTCGCGGTCGTCTTCTAATGTGGCCGTCATTAAGAACATAGAATCTATCTTCGAAAGATGTTTTCTCGCGACAGCTATTATAATATCACCTATTTGATCGTGTTCATGAACTTCGTCTATAATAAGAGTTCCGTAACTAAATAGTTTTGTTAGAGCTAACTTGTGGGTAGAAAATATAATTCCGTACTTTTTTGGATTTTTATTTATAAATTCTTCTGGTATCGATCCATACCGTAAAGAAACAGGAGATCCATCTAGAGACGTAAATCCCAATGATCTTAATATGGTGTTGCTATGAAGTCTAACTAAAGCTATTCTAGGAAGGGATAGAATAACCGGTCGTTCGTGAAAGTCGGTGATTTTGTCAAGTGTTGAGAATCCACCAAATAAATAATTAAACCAAAGCAATAACTTGGGTACCTGTGAGGTCTTACCCACTCCTGTTCCTCCAGTTAAAACTACAGGTCTATGAGAAATCCATGCTGTAAATATCTCTCTTTGTGATTTAGGAGTTAATGATGCTAATGGAATCTTGCTGAATGGATACGTGTTCCCCAATACACCTATAGTATCTACTCGTTTTCCTACTGCATTAGTAAATATATTTATACTATTGCCTGCTTCCAATAGTCCTCTTAATACATAATCATCTAACGAACTAATTTCCACATTCGTTGTACATTTTATAAAACTGTAACACTCGAAACTTATTGTATGTCCATTTGATACATATTGCTTTGATGTCAAATTTACATGTTCGGGTTTTCCGATTAATGGAGGATCTACTTTCTCACCACGTGCCTCAGTACTGACTTTGTATACTCCTCGATGTTTTATAACATGTGCATTGTTCCATCTATGTTTTATCACCGGAAACACTGCAAATGAGAAGCATTCACGTTCCTTTTCTGGCATATTACTGAATTCATCTTGTGTATATTTGTAAGAGAATATATTAACACAGTTTGGAAAAAAGAAGATATCTGGCAAATTCTTTTCCATGATAAATGGATAGATATACAGATTTAGTGATTAGTAAAATACCAGAGCTAGGATTCACCAATTTATTATATCACATATATTCTCTGGCTGGATTATGTAGCAATATAGATGTATCTAAATTTTTAACAAATTGTAATGGGTACGTGATGGAGAGATATGATAAATCTGCAACTGTAGGCAAAATATCATGTATTCCTATCGGCATGATGTTGGAACTAGTAGAGTCTGGACACCTGAGTAGACCTACGAGTAGTGATGAATTTGAACAAAAGAAAGAATTAACAGATGAGTTGAAGACACGATATCATTCTATATACGATGTTTTTGAGTTGCCGACAAGTGTACCATTGGCATATTTCTTCAAACCTCGATTGCGTGAAAAGGTGTCTAAGGCTATAGACTTTTCACAAATGGATTTAAAAATAGATGATTTATCACGCAAAGGAATATACACTGGTGAAAATCCAAAGATCGTCAAGATGAAAATAGAACCAGAGAGAGGAGCCTGGATGAGCAATCGAAGTATTAAAAATTTAGTATCACAGTTTGCACATGGATCCGATGTGGATTATATAGGACAATTTGATATGCGGTTCTTGAACTCCTTAGCAATTCACGAAAAATTTGATGCGTTTATGAATAAACATATTTTATCGTATATACTTAAAGACAAAATTAAAAGTTCTACATCTAGATTTGTAATGTTTGGATTTTGTTATTTATCTCATTGGAAATGCGTAATTTATGATAAAAAACAATGCCTAGTATCATTTTATGATTCTGGTGGCAATATCCCTAATGAATTTCATCACTATAATAATTTTTACTTCTATTCATTTTCAGATGGTTTTAACATAAATCATAAGCATTCTGCATTAGATAATGCCAACTGTGACATAGATGTTTTATTCAGATTTTTCGAATATTCGTTTGGTGCAAAAATAGGCTGTATTAACGTGGAAGTTAATCAACTGTTGGAATCAGAATGTGGAATGTTTATTAGTTTGTTTATGATATTATGTACTAGAACTCCACCTAAAAGTTTTAAAACTCTAAAAAAAGTCTATACGTTTTTTAAATTTTTAGCGGATAAAAAAATGACGTTATTCAAGAGTATTCTATTCAATCTACAAGATCTATCACTGGATGTAATAGAAACTGATAATATGGGATTAAAAGAATATAAACGTATGGAGAAGTGGACAAAAAAGTCAATTAATGTGATATGTGATAAATTAACTACAAAATTAAATAGAATAGTTGACGATGAATAATTTTGTTAAACAGGTGGCATCCAAATCTCTAAAGCCTACAAAAAAATTAACTCAGTTGGATGAAACAATATCCTTAAACGAATGCATAATAGCGTTTAACTTTGATAATTTTTATTACTGCAACGATGGATTGTTTTCCAAACCAATCAATACACCAGAGGATGTTCTCAAATCACTATTGGTAATGGAGTCATTCGCATACGAGAAGATGATCATCAAAGGATTAATAAAAATACTAATATCTAAAGCATATATTAATGATATTTATTTTACTCCATTCGGTTGGCTAACAGGCGTGGATGATGATCCAGAAACGGACGTAGTAATAAAACTAATTTTCAATTCGTCATTGATATCTATCAAGTCTCAAGTTATAGAATATCTAAAGTCATACAACGTCAATAACTTATCTGTTCTTACCACCGAAAAAGAATTAAACATTAATACATTCAATGTTCCTGATTCTATACCTATATCGATAATTTCATTTTTCCCATTTGATACAGATCTTATAGTAATCATTTTATTTTTCGGAGTATGTAACGATTCTTATTGCGGAATAAGCTATACAAGTCCAAAAGAGAGACTACCATATATCATTGAAATACTTAAACCGTTAGTATCAGAAATAAACATGTTATCCGATGAAATAGGTAGAACATCATCTGTTCGAATTTTTAACTCTAATAGTGTTAAAAAATTTCCTACTAATACGTTAACATCCATTTGTGAAATCGTCTATCCGTTTGATGAATCGCTATTTCCAACACCGAAAACATTTACTCCGTTAAATGCCAGCCCATATATTCCCAAAAAGATAGTTTCACTGTTGGATTTACCTTCTAATGTAGAGATACGAGCGATATCTAGAGGTGGAGTGGATTTCATCACTCACATTAATAACAAGAGACTGAATACAATTTTAGTCATTGCAAAAGATAGCTTTCTAAAAAACTCTACATTTTCTGGAACTTTTATCAAGGAGAATATTATCTGGAAGGGTATCTATACTTATAGAATAATCAAGTCTAGTTTTCCAGTTCCTACTATTAAGACAGCTATATCTAATAAAAAGAAAATATGCAAGAAACATTGCTTCGTTAATTCTCAGTATACGACTAGGACTTTATTGCATATTCTTTGATCTAATTTTTAGATATAAATGGCGGATGCTATAACTGTACTAACGGCCATCGGAATAACTGTATTGATGCTTTTAATGGTAATCTCGGGAGCCGCCATGATAGTCAAAGAGTTAAATCCTAATGATATATTCACTATGCAATCGTTAAAGTTTAATAGAGCGGTAACGATTTTAAAGTATATAGGACTCTTTATCTATATACCTGGAACTATAATTTTGTACGCAACGTATGTTAAGTCCTTATTAATGAAAAATTAATTATTTCTCGTAATACTAACGACAATGTACGTCATTAAACGAAGTGGAAATAAGGAGAATGTTATGTTTGATAAAATTACATCTCGTATTAGAAAATTATGTTATGGTCTGAACACAGAATTCATAGATCCTATCAAAATAGCCATGAAAGTTATTCAAGGGCTATATAACGGAGTTACAACTATAGAATTAGATACGTTAGCTGCGGAAATAGCAGCTACTTGTACTACACAACATCCTGACTATGCTATTCTAGCAGCCAGAATAGCCATATCAAATTTACACAAGGAAACAAAAAAACTATTTAGTGATGTAATGGAAGATTTATTCAACTATGTTAATCCTAAAAATGGTAAACGATCTCCGATTATCTCACCTACTGTTATGGATATAGTTACCAAATATAAGGATAAACTAAATTCTGTTATTATTTACGAAAGAGACTTTTCATACAACTATTTTGGGTTTAAAACTCTGGAAAAATCATACCTGTTGAAAATAAATAATAAAACGGTAGAACGACCTCAGCATATGTTGATGCGTGTCGCGATAGGAATTCATCAGTGGGATATAGAATCAGCTATTGAAACATACAATCTGCTTTCTGAAAAATGGTTCACTCACGCATCTCCTACATTATTTAATGCGGGAACTATACATCATCAAATGTCTAGCTGTTTTCTTCTTAACATGATAGATGATAGCATAGAGGGTATATATGACACATTGAAACGTTGTGCTCTAATCTCTAAAATGGCAGGAGGAATAGGTCTATCTATTAGTAATATTCGCGCAAGAGGAAGTTATATTTCTGGAACAAATGGTAAATCTAATGGTATTATTCCGATGCTGAGAGTCTATAATAACACTGCCAGATACATAGATCAGGGAGGAAATAAACGACCGGGAGTCATGGCGATATATCTAGAACCATGGCATTCTGATATTATGGAGTTTCTCGATCTTAAAAAAAATACAGGAAATGAAGAAAATAGAACCAGAGATCTCTTTATAGCTCTTTGGATTCCCGATCTATTTATGAAACGAGTTAAGGATGATGATGTGTGGTCATTGATGTGTCCAAATGAATGTCCTGGATTGGATGATGTTTGGGGAGATGAATTCGAACGGCTATATACACAATATGAAAAAGAGAAGCGTTACAAGACCGTAATAAATGCTAGGGTCGTTTGGAAATCTATTATCGAATCTCAGATTGAAACTGGTACTCCGTTTATTCTTTACAAGGACGCCTGTAACAAAAAGAGTAATCAGCAAAATCTGGGGACTATCAAATGTAGTAATCTATGTACAGAGATAATACAATATGCAAATTCTAATGAGGTAGCAGTTTGTAATCTAGCATCTGTAGCACTGAATATGTTTGTTATAGATGGACGATTTGATTTTCTCAAACTAAAGGACGTGGTTAAAGTAGTAGTCCGAAATCTTAATAAAATTATAGATATTAATTATTATCCTATTCCAGAAGCTGAAAGTTCAAATAAGAGACATAGACCTATCGGTATTGGGGTTCAGGGATTGGCAGATGCATTTATTCTTTTACATTATCCATTCGATAGTCTAGAAGCACAAGATCTCAATAAGAAGATTTTCGAAACAATTTATTACGGTGCATTAGAGGCAAGTTGTGAACTAGCTGAACAGGAAGGACCTTATGAAACATATAATGGATCATATGCAAGTAACGGAATTCTACAATACGATCTTTGGAATGTTGTACCATCTGATCTTTGGGATTGGAAACATCTAAAAGATAAAATCATAACACATGGTCTTAGAAATAGTTTATTGGTGGCACCTATGCCAACTGCATCAACTGCTCAAATTCTGGGAAATAATGAATCTGTGGAACCATATACCAGTAATATTTACACTCGTAGAGTGTTATCTGGGGAATTTCAAATAGTTAATCCGCATCTCCTTAGAGTTTTAACGGAGAGAAAATTGTGGAATGATGAGATCAAGAATATAATTATATCCGATGGTGGATCCATTCAAAATACGAGCCTTCCAGATGATATCAAACAGATTTTTAAGACTATTTGGGAAATTCCTCAAAAGAGTATTATAAAAATGGCGGCAGATAGAGGAGCTTTCATCGATCAAAGTCAATCGATGAATATTCATATAGCCGATCCAAGTTATTCCAAACTAACAAGTATGCATTTCTACGGATGGAGTCTAGGTCTGAAAACCGGTATGTACTATCTACGTACAAAACCCGCATCCTCACCCATTCAGTTTACATTGGATAAGGATAAAATAAAGTCGGTATGTGATTCTGAAGTCTGTACATCATGTAGTGGATAGAATACGCATTTTATCTCAAATAAGAAAGTGAAAATATATATCACTATATTACAAATATACATTCAACATCTGTTCAATCATGAACAAGGTAATCAAAAAGAGAGAGACGTCTGCTCCCAGACCTTCTGTATCAAATGATGATCTACAGACTTGTATAGGTGTTATAGAGTATGCCAAGTCGATTAGTAAATCTAATGTAAAATGTATCGAACATGTAACTCTGAATCCGTCACAATATGCAAATTGTTCATCTATATCTATAAAACTTACAGATAGTCTAGCTAGTCAAATGACTTCCACCTTTATCATGTTGGAAGGCGAAACTAAACTTTATAAAAATAAATCTAAACAAGATAGAGGAGATGCGTATTTTATAAAAATAAAAGTTACGGCGGCTAGTCCTATGTTGTATCAGCTTCTAGAAGCGGTTTATGGAAACATTAAAAGGAAGGAACGTATTCCGCATTCTTTACAAAGTCTTTCGATAGAAACAATTACTGAGAGGACATTTAAGGATGAGTCCATCTTCATTAATAAATTAAATGGAGCTATGGTAGAATATACATCGGCAGGAGAATCATCTATTCTTAGATCTATAGAAGGTGAACTAGAATCGCTCAGCAAACGAGAAAGACAGCTGGCAAAGGTGATTATCACTCCTATAGTTTTCTATAGATCAGGAACAGAAACAAAGATTACATTTGCACTCAAGAAATTAGTCATCGATAAAGAAGTCGTTGCTAATGTTATCGGTCTCTCTGGAGACAGTGAACGAGTGTCAATGACAGAACATGTTGAAGAAGATGTGGCACGTAACCTGGGACTCGTCGATATAGAGGATGAATATGATGAAGATGGTGATAAAGAAAAGCCAATATTTAATGTATAAATGGATAAATTGTACACTGCTATATTTGGTGTATATATGGGATCTCCAGAAGACGATTTGACTGAGTTTATAGAAATTGTTAAATCCGTAATAGGCGATGATCAAACTATTAAATCTAATTATAGTCCTAGTTGGAGTTGGTTAATTATTAGTATTTTTTTTATAGTCCTTGTTCTACTATTGATATATTTGTATTTAAAAGTTGTTTGGTGAACTTAAATGGCGGAATTTGATGATCAACTCGTTTTTAATAGCATCAGTGCACGCGCATTGAAGGCTTATTTTACTTCTAAAATTAATGAAATGGTTGACGAGTTGGTTACTAGAAAATGTCCGCAAAAGAAAAAATCACAATCTAAAAAACCCGAAGTACGTATTCCAGTAGATCTTGTAAAGTCTAGTTTTGTTAAAAAGTTTGGGTTGTGTAATTACGGAGGAATACTCATCAGTCTTATTAATAGTCTTGTAGAAAATAATTTCTTCACAAAAGATGGAAAATTGGATGAAAACGGTAAAAAGGAACTAGTTTTGACTGATGTGGAGAAACGAATCCTTGACACTATTGAACCTTCATCTCCTTTGTATATTGATATTAGTGATGTCAAGGTATTGGCTGCTAGACTAAAAAGAAGCGCGACACAATTTAGCTTTAAGGGGCATACATATCATCTTGAAAATGACAAAATAGAAGATCTTATTAATCAGTTGGTTAAGGATGAGGCTATCCAGTTGGACGAAAAGAGTTCTATAAAAGATAGTATGTACGTAATTCCTGATGAACTAATTGATGTTCTCAAAACTAGATTGTTTAGATCTCCTCAAGTAAAGGATAATATTATTTCACGTACTAGATTGTATGATTATTTTACTAGAGTTACTAAGAGAGACGAATCGTCCATCTATGTAATTCTAAAGGATCCTAGAATCGCTAGTATTCTGACACTAGAGACAGTTAAAATGGGTGCATTTATGTATACAAAACATAGTATGCTAACGAACGCTATTTCATCCAGAGTTGATAGATATTCTAAAAAGTTTCATGAATCATTCTACGAAGAAATTGCTGAATTCGTAAAGGAAAATGAGAGAGTCAACGTATCGAGAGTAGTTGAATGTTTGACTGTACCTAATATTACTCTATCAAGTAATGCGGAATAAAAATATTTATAAATATGATCGTAGTGGTTATGTTTTTTATAGCGTTCGCGTTCTGTAGTTGGCTATCTTATAGCTATCTACGACCATATATCTCGACCAAACAGTTGAATCAGTCGAGATAGTTTTTATGTTACTTAAATATTAAAAAATGGCCGAAGCATTTGTACAAGAAAGATTGGACAATAACAAAGTTACAATTTTTGTTAAGTTTACATGTCCATTTTGTAGAAATGCGTTGGACATTCTAAACAAGTATAGTTTCAGAAGAGGGGCGTATGAAATTGTTGACATTAAAGATTTTAAGCCAGAAAGTGAACTACGCGACTATTTTGAACAACTTACCGGCGATAGAACTATTCCTAGAATCTTTTTTGGGAAAACTTCTATCGGTGGATATAGCGACCTGTTGGAAATCGACAACATGGACGCATTGGGTGATATTCTATCATCTATTGGTGCACTACGAACCGATTAGTTAATGAATGTACAATATAAAATACTGAAAAAATAGTTACTACCTTGCGTCGGCAACATGTTCATGTATCCGGAATTTGTGAGAAAAGCTTTATCTAAGCTTATTTCAAAAAAATTAAAAATAGAGAAAGTGTCCAGTAAACACCAACTAGTATTATTGGATTATGGATTGCATGGATTATTGCCAAAATCACTGTATCTTGAAGCTATTAATTCTGATATTCTCAATGTTAGATTCTTTCCTCCTGAAATAATAAATGTTGCAGACATCATTACGGCGTTGCAAAATTCTTGCAGAGTCGATGACTACCTTAAATCTATTTCATTATATCACAAAAATTCTTTAATAGTTTCAGGTCTGAATGTTGTCAAGCTTATGATAGAATACGATCTTCTCTCACGTAGTGACTTGGAATGGCTAATTCGTGAGAATATAGTTAGAGCCACACATCTTTTAAAAATTAACGCGTACATGATTAACTTTAAAATAGATTTAACAGTTGATGAAATCCGTGATGTGGTTAAAGAGATCCCCGTTGGATCCGTGCTCCATCTATATAATATATTAAACAATATAGATCTGGAAATTGTTATTAGTATATCTGATGAATATAATGTGCCACCTATTCACGATGTTTTGCATAACCTCACTGATGAACAGATATGTATAAATCTAGTTAAAAAGTATCCTTTGGACAATGTTATTAATTTTATTAGACAAGATATCAAATATAGTCCCAGTTTTATCAGTGCAGTTAAACAATTTGTTAACGAGAATCTTCCTACTATGTATGATGGATTAAATGATTATCTATACTCTGTTATTGTTGAAGAAGAGTTGATAGATGAATATAAAATTAAATCCGTAGCCATGTTCAATTTAGGGTATGAAACCGAGATAGATATGTTGACATTGGACGAACGGAAATTTGTTGAAACAAATATCGCATATTATGATTTTAGATATAGAAGATTCGCAGATGAATTTAGAAATTTCATTATGAAAACAGAAAGAAGACTAATAACTATGCAATCTGGTGATAGAGTCAGACGATCTAGACGACCCAAATCGTTGAGATCGACGATAATCAAAAAAGATACAGACTCGTTGGAGGATGTTCTCGAGCATATAGACAATGCACGTCGAAATAGTAAGTTATCCATTGGAGATGTTGAAAGAATAATTTCATCTTTCCGTCTTAATCCGTGTATTGTTAGACGTGTTATGTTATCATCTATAGACATTAAAACAAAGATAATGGTAATAAAAATTGTTAAAGATTGGAAATCATGCTCGCTGACTCTGTCAGCAATCAAAGGGATCATGGTAACAGACACCATTAATACAGTATTCTCAAAAATTCTTCATTATCATAGAAAAATCTTCAAATATATCACATCTGTTGATGATAAAGATATTACATCATGTTGTTGTTCTAGATGTATTAATCTTTTCTATAGAGAATTGAAAAGCATAGTATGTAATTTGGATACCGATGATGGATTATTGGATAGGTTATACGACCTGACTAGATACGCCATACATGGAAAAATAAATCAAAAATTAATTGGTCAAAGATGTTGGGGACCGTTAACAGAAATGATGTTCAACGAGGTTAAAAAGAAAAAACTTAACGATTTAATGGAACACATCAGGATATCCGATATGTTAGTATATGGATATTCAATCAATGAAACGCTTATTCCATTCACGGATTCCCTATCGTTTAAGCTATCTGTTGATACCATGTCTGTATTAAATGACCAATATGCCAAGGTGGTTATCTTCTTCAATACTATCATAGAATATATAGTAGCTACTATCTATTATAGATTGGCCGTGTTGAACAATTACGATGGTATCAAGCATTTTGTATCTAAAGTGTTACATACTGTTATAGAAGCATGTGGTGTATTGTTTTCACATATCAAAGTTCATGATAAGATAGAGCATGAAATGGAGGAGATGGTCGACAAAGGTACTGTGCCGTCTTACCTATATCATTTGTCTATTACCACCATTTCAATAATATTGGATGATATAAATGGAACTTGTTAATATTTTTTTAGAAACTGATACAGGAAGAGTAAAGTTTTCGATAAACAATACAGAATCAGTGTGTGTATCAGAATTAATAAATAAGTTCGTTGAATTACTAAGTGAATACATTCATATTGACCAATCTGAATTTTATTTGGTGTTAAAGGATAAAGATATTTTTTATTTCAAGTGTGATAGGGGATCAATTTCTATAGTAAATAATGAGTTTTACGTATTTGATGAATCCTTGTTATTTGTAAAAGATTTTACTAAAGTAACGGGAATCGAATTCATTGTTACAGAATCTATGCCGACTAGAATTGTACCAAAAAATGATTACGCAGTTATTTCAGTCGTTACTAACCATAAATTTTATGATGGATTAAGCTTATAGTAAAGGTTTAACCTTCGATACATCAATAGCATACTTTGGATCAGATGCCAAATTGTTGAATAATCTGATGAAAAAATAATAAATATAATTTAGATCATTACTAGACATGACATTATTATTCTCTATAGCTATACTCGCGTGTCGTCTACATGCGGGACATGGAAGAGTGTTGACTATGGTATATAGTTTCCGTTTACACGATTCTATGTCACCGTCTAGACCCGCTTGTGAAAGTACTATAAAGATGATAGTCCATACTGCTCTTCCCCAATGTTTGGGATTCATTTAAATGAAAATATATTTCTAAATTCTAGAAATGGATGTTAGGTGTATTAATTGGTTCGAAAGTCGTGGAGAAAACAGATTTTTATATCTGAAATCTAGATGTCGAAATGGAGAGACTGTATTTATACGGTTTCCTCATTACTTTTATTATGTAGTAACTGACGACGTATATAAGTCGTTAGCTCCTCCTCCTTTGAATGCGAGACATATGGGTAAGATGAGGACGATCGATATTGATGAAACGATAAGTTATAATCTGGATATCAGAGATAGAAAATGTTCAATCTCAGATATGTGGTTGATAGAAGAGCCAAAGAAACGCAACATACAAAACTCCACCATGGATGAATTTCTCAATATTAGTTGGTTTTATATTTCTAACGGGATATCTCCAGACGGATGTTACTCGTTGGACGAGCAATATTTGACTAAGATTAATAATGGATGTTATCATTGTGAAGATCCACGTAATTGTTTCGCTAAAGAAATACCTAGATTCGATATTCCGAGATCGTATTTATTTCTAGATATTGAGTGTCACTTTGATAAGAAGTTTCCTTCTGTATTTATCAATCCTATATCGCATACAAGTTACTGTTATATCGATTTAAGTGGTAAACGATTATTATTTACACTCATCAATGAAGAGATGTTAACGGAACAGGAGATACAAGAAGCGGTAGATAGAGGATGTTTGAGAATAGAGTCTGTTATGGAAATGGATTATGAAAGAGAATTAGTTCTATGTTCAGAAATAGTTTTGTTACAAATAGCTAAGCAGTTATTGGAACTAACATTTGATTTCGTGGTTACATTTAACGGACACAACTTTGATCTGAGATATATCACAAATCGTCTTGAATTATTGACCGGAGATAAAATTATCTTTAGATCTCCGGATAAAAAGGAAGCGGTGCATCTATGTATTTATGAAAGAAATCAATCTAGTCATAAGGGAGTAGGTGGAATGGCCAATACAACGTTTCACGTTAATAACAATAATGGAACTATATTTTTTGATCTATATTCATTCATTCAAAAATCCGAGAAAATGGATTCTTACAAATTGGATTCTATATCCAAGAATGCGTTCAATTGTATGGGTAAAGTATTAAATAGAGGAGTTAGAGAAATGACTTTCGTTGGAGACGATACCACGGACGCTAAAGGCAAGGCCGCGACATTCGCAAAGGTTTTAACAACTGGTAATTATGTAACAGTCGATGATGATATTATCTGTAAAGTCATTGATAAAAATATTTGGGAAAATGGATTCAATGTCGTATTATCATGTCCTACGTTACCAAATGATACTTATAAATTATCTTTTGGAAAGGATGATGTTGATTTAGCTCAAATGTATAAGGATTATAATCTAAACATAGCTTTAGATATGGCAAGATACTGTATTCACGATGCATGTCTGTGTCAGTATTTGTGGGAATATTACGGCGTCGAAACAAAGACAGACGCTGGCGCGGCAACATACGTGCTTCCACAATCAATGGTATTCGAATATAGAGCTAGTACAGTCATCAAAGGTCCTTTGTTAAAACTATTATTGGAAACAAAAACAATATTAGTTCGATCTGAAACAAAACAAAAGTTTCCATATGAAGGTGGTAAAGTATTTGCTCCAAAACAAAAAATGTTTAGTAATAATGTATTAATCTTTGATTATAATAGTCTATATCCAAATGTGTGTATATTTGGAAATTTATCTCCGGAAACATTAGTAGGTGTTGTTGTTAGTACCAATAGATTGGAAGAAGAGATAAACAATCAACTATTACTCCAGAAATATCAACCTCCTAGATATATTACTGTTCGTTGCGAGCCCAGATTACCCAATCTTATATCAGAAATAGCCATTTTCGATAGATCTGTAGAAGGAATTATTCCTAGACTATTACGAACATTCTTGGCAGAAAGAGCTAGATATAAAAAGATGTTAAAGCAGGCAACAAGTTCTACTGAAAAGGCCATCTATGATTCCATGCAATATACATACAAAATAGTTGCGAATTCCGTATACGGTCTTATGGGATTTAGAAATAGTGCTCTCTACTCATACGCATCAGCCAAGAGTTGCACAGCTATAGGGCGTAGAATGATTTTATATTTGGAATCCGTACTTAACGGATCAGTGTTATCTGATGGTGTATTACGGTTTGCTAATCCATTAAGTAATCCATTTTATACGGATGATCGAGATGTTAATCCTATAGTAAAGACATCATTGCCGATTGACTACGAAGCTCGTTTTCGTAGTGTGTATGGAGATACAGACTCTGTGTTTACAGAAATAGATAGTCAAGATATTGATAAGTCTATAGAAATAGCTAAAGAGTTAGAAAGATTGATTAATAGTAGAGTATTGTTTAATAATTTCAAAATAGAGTTTGAGGCGGTGTATAAGAATCTAATTATGCAATCGAAAAAGAAATATACAACGATGAAATACTCGGCGTCATCAAATTCAAAATCTATACCTGAAAGAATTAACAAAGGTACTAGTGAAACTAGACGAGATGTTTCCAAGTTTCACAAAAATATGATTAAGATATATAAGACTAGACTGTCGGAAATGTTGTCTGAAGGCCGTATGAATTCTACTCAGGTATGTATAGATATTCTACGCTCATTAGAAATAAATTTACGATCTGAATTTGATAATAGAACATCTCCTCTAGAAATGTTTATGTTAAGTAGAACGCATCACTCAAATTATAAATCTGCAGATAATCCTAACATGTTCTTAGTTACCGAGTATAATAAAAATAATCCAACGACTATAGAACTGGGGGAACGATATTATTTTGCATATATTTGTCCAGCCAACGAACCATGGACAAAAAAACTTGTAAACATAAAAACATATGAAACGATTATCGATGGAAGTTTTAAACTTGGTAGTGATCAAAGAATATTTTATGAAGTATACTTCAAACGATTGGCATCTGAAATAGTTAATCTGTTAGATAATAAAGTTTTATGTATTTCATTCTTTGAGAAAATATTTGGTTCTAAACCTACATTTTACGAATGATAGGATTGATACAAATCAAATGATTTTTATTATCGTATTTTATAATAATTGCACATCATCTTTTGTCATGTTTAGTTTATCCATAAGATATTGTACCGCGGGAGTAATTTTTGTAGTAATAGAATATCCGGGTACGTAAAATAATAAAAACATTAATACTGGATCATAATTTGTAAAATACAACAACGTACTGATATTAGCCAATGTTTCGTAATCAGATGGATTTCTCGCTCTGCTAAGATTAGGATGATCTATATCTTTGACACCTATTGGAATGGGACCAGTAAATATATAATTCTCTTTTAGACGACTAAATAAAGGTTTATAGTCACCTGTTTGATACATATATCTTGCCAATTCCAGATGTTTGGAGTTATCTGTATAGACGTATCTAAATAATGTATGTTTAGTAATATCAAACTGTGTGTTTTTAAACCAGAACAAGATATTATATATCGGAATAGAAGTCAATAATAAAAAACTAATAAACTCGTTTGTTGGAAGAGCTGAAAACTTTCGAAGATATGATACGTATCTACCGGAAAATGATCCATTGGCTATGAATTCAGTATTTACTTTTTCTTCATATACTGGAATGGGACCGTTATATAGAGACATTAAAAATTCGAACTTTTTAAGTAATCCCAACGAAATGGGATAGTATTCGCTCGCGTCTAAGTTTGCGTATCGACTACTCCAAATAGCAGTTTCTGGAATCCATCCGTATGCGTAATTGTCAAACAAATATGTATTTTTCATCAATGGTCTACCTAGACCCCTACTAAAAAATGTTTCCTGATCTAAAATTCTTCGTTGTGCGTTATTATATACATCATCAAATCGAGGCACGGCCGCCATTTTTTATATTCTATCTCGTTTTATTAACTATGTGATTGATATTGATATATTGATATATTATATATATTCTTTTGTTTAGTTATTTTAGTTATATTATTTATAGTAAATTATCTGGTTATTTTATCCAACATAATTATCATAAGGATATAGAGCAATATTTTATAGAAAAGAATAATGCATCATACTTCTTCTAGCTTGTCTTTCATTAGATAACTAAAAAATGTATAAAATATACGAGTAACATTACCTATACTACACGAGTTCCACGTATCAAGATTCTTAAAGTTTATAGTAGAGAGTTGTGTTAACATCCATTCATGGTTTTTACAACCATTATATGTAACTATGTCTCCCATCGACATCATGGGTTTTAATAGAACCTCGAATACCGGAACAAGATATTGTTCGTATACGTGTTTGATTATCATTTGTTTAGTTTCCGGAGAACTATTTTCTGCGTGATTTTTACATAGTTGTATAAACATCGGATCTCTCCGTACAATGAGTGATCTATAGTCGCCATACGTGTTATAAAAATCACATTCATCGGTATTTTTGGTTGAATCATCGTGTTCGGCAGTAATATGCATAGCTATACGATCAACGATTTTATCCAAAATGATTTCTGCATTTTCATCATTCATTAATTTGAACGATATAATCGTTGCTGCAGTTCCCATTTAATTAAAATAAACGAGTTTAATATGTGATAGAGAATCTATTATTGTACTGCTAATATTCATAACTCTATGTTCTGCCTATTCGTATTAATTGCCGTATGTACTTCTTATCAGTCGTGGTTAGATGCACGCTTTTATCCAAAAATTCTTCTACATGATACAGATTATCTCTTAAAAACTTTTGAAATAGTACTATAATAGAAATGTTATAACTAGCTAAAATAGTTTTGATTAGTGATGGAAGAATACTGGGATTTTTCTTTGTTGAAAATCTAACGAATGCCGATACATCCTCTACACACTTAAGATGAGTAAGTATTTTAACTAACAAGTCTCCTTTATAATCATCTAATACAAGTCCTAAACGAGCCAACTGTCCATCTAAATAATATTTTAAAATATTTTTACTAAACAAATTGAGACGTCTACTCTTTGATTTTATCGATGATAACTTCGTTAGTAGTCCATTTTCTATGACCATGGGATCATCTTCGTTCAAAAATAGATACGTGTTATATTCCTTAATATAATAAGATGTATCTTCGTTGAATATTTGACACTTTTTCATTTCATCCATCGTATTCAATGTGATGTCGTTAACTTCATAAATTATATTAGATATATAACTATTATTAATATCTAATTCATCGAATCGTTTAATGTCTGCAGCGCTAGTAGAAAATAACGACATTATTCTTTCGTTGTCGAAATATTCAGGATCTATTTTAACGACTACTCTAAATAAGTCATCGTTGAATGTTCTATTACTAATAAATGTGTTGCCGTTTATGAAATTGGATTTGTAAAAACTAATAAAATATTTTTTCCAATCATCATTCTTGGCATCAACTATAGATAAAATATCTCCAGGAATGTCATATATAATCTCTAACAGAAGCTCTCTAATATCCTTTTCTGGCTCGAATATATAAACTAACTTGAGCATATTTTTATTAACGCGTCCCTGCTTTATCTCTGAGTATATATAACTAAGAATTTTATCATACATCGTAATGGCTGGTCTATTAAGAACTATATCGGCGTCGTTCGCTATACTTTCGTTTAACCACACCCAATAACTAGTCTTATCTCCTGGGAAAATATAATCTCTAAACGTTTCTGTTAAATCACTATGTACTATTCTACCAGATTGTTGGAATATGGTGTATATATCTTGTTTATCATTATCTGTAAAATCTATACCTGTATCTTTCTTGCTTAAATATGCCCAAATCATCAACCTTATAACACTCAATTTTTTAACAGCTTTAAAGTCTGTCTTCTTAAATAGTTTAAAAAAAATAATTTCCATATCTTTTATTGGTTCTCCTCCGTGAAATAGTGGATTAAGAACCAAGTCATAATTTACGCCTATGAGATCTCCCAATTCTTCCACATATTCTGATACCTCTAAAAATTTTTCATCTCGTGTTAGTTTATGTACTGTCTCCTTATACGATTGTATCGCGTTACTAAATGATAAATAATTCTTGGTTAAGGATTTCACGTACAGGGTTGGTGTGTCAAATGAATGCTGTAGTACAGCATCGTATACTTTACAACATCGTACCATATGTAGGAAAACAAAAAAATTGGTATTAGCTAATACATCTTTACTGATAACATGTTGTGGGAAATTGATAACTAGATACTTGAGAGCTAATACATGATTGAGAGTAAAATTATTTACTTTACTTAACACATCATCTTTTAGAAAATCTATATTATTCTCTATTGTGTATATAAGATACTTTCTGCGAATAAAATCCATTTTTGTAAATTTAGATAGCGAGTTAGAAAAGGCAAATTATTAATATGAACATATAAACAACTTATATCCTTATATTTATCCTATATTCTATATTCTATATTCTATGACTATTTATACTATTATTGATTTAACAATTAAAATATGCAATGAAATGAAAACTTAACTTACTAAACTAAAGTAAAAATCAATCTAGCTACGAGCAATTTCAATGCACTCTTGAATATTCTTGCCGATTATATGCAGTGGATTCTCAAAGTATTTATTTATCATTTCTTTACATGGTGCACTGGCAAGTGTTCTACTTCCAGTCATGCATGGTTCAACTATCTCGTGAACAATGTCTAATTTTATTTTATCCAAACCAATGAATCCATTTTCTACATCATCATCGTGTCTATATAATTTATAATCTCCAGTCTTGAACAAATCTGCAAAGAGCAATTTTAATACTTTTTCCACCAATTCCTGAGAAGTAGAACATTTTTCAGCCATGTGTTTTATGAAGATGGTGTCATCCTCAGAGTCTGTCTTAATTCTGTGAATAGACCTCAGACGATACATTTCATTAATTTTATATTTAGCCGATTCAGCTGCCAGCATTTTGTCAACCTGCGTTCCAATTGCTTTCCATTTACGAAATTTGGATTCATTGTTATAGAATTTTTCTTCCACTAATATTCTAATGAGATTGAGTTTGAAAGGAGAAAAGATCCTAAATTTAATTTTGCTAATAGGTTGAATTCTATAATAAATAAATCTATTGTCATGTCCAAATACATTAGGAAACATATAAATCAGTAGAGCGTACACCATCTTTTGTGGAGTCTCTGCGACATTGCAGATGGATGAAAGATCAAAGAACAGTTTATAAATTTTCTGAAGATTTGGAGTAGATGTTATAGTGTCTAAAGTAGTAGTCTTGAGCATTTTCTTGAAGAGTATGTATCCACGTTTCAGTGACACATAATGCAGTTGTGCTTCTCTGATGGTCCCATTCACTTCTTTCACCAATCTGGCTCTATTCTGAAACTTTAGCTTCTTCTTATCAGATTTCATGTTTGACTCCTCACTATTGATGTTGTACTTTCTTTTCAAACTACTACTATATAGTTTGGGATATCCAATTCCATCATCCATCTCCTCAAACTGCCCGACGAAACTGCCACTCATTATGAAAATGTAGCCGTTAACCACCACAACGTAGTATCGCACATAGAGTTTCAATTTTGTTAATGTTGTCACAATAATGAAAAAATATAAGTCAACAAAATCAATACATAAGTGTTATAAATGGAAAATGTATCCATTAGTAGTTACTCATCCAATGAACAAACTTCCATGGCAGCAGCCGCCACTGATATTAGGGAGTTACTAGTAAAGTATGTGGATGATGCGTATCTGGAAGACTTGATACAATGGGCCATGGAAAAATCATCAAGGTATTATATTCGAAATATAGGTAATACAAAATCTAATATTGAAGAAACAAAATTCGAATCGAAAAACAATATCGGTATAGAATACTCAAAGGATTCCAGAAACAAACTATCTTATAGGAATAAACCTTCTATTGCTACAAATTTGGAATACAAGGAACTATGTGACATGATTAAGGGTACTAGCGGCATCGAAAAAGAATTTCTTCGTTATCTATTATTCGGTATAAAATGTATTAAGAAAGGAGTAGAATATAATATAGATAATATCAAGGACATAAGTTATAATGATTACTTTAACGTTCTCGACGAGAAATACAATATACCATGTCCTAACTGCAAAAGCCGGAATACAACTCCGATGATGATACAAACTAGAGCGGCAGACGAACCTCCATTAGTTAGACACGCATGTAGAGATTGCAAACAACACTTTAAACCTCCCAGATTTAGAGCGTTTCGCAATCTTAACGTTGGAATGCAAACAATACATGAAAATAAAGAAATAACTGAGATACTTCCCGATAATAATCCATCTCCACCAGATTCTCCAGAACCTGCATCTCCAGTTGATGATGGGTTAATCAGACAGACATTTGATAGGAACGATGAACCTCCAGAAGATGATGATTAAAAAATGATAAATTATGTTAATACTATTACTATTCGTGTATTCTCATCAATGGCTAAGATATATATCGATGATAGATCAGATATTGAAATTGTAACTGAAGCTATTAGGAATATCGGAAGTGACGGCATCACTGCTATACAACTAACTAGACAGCTTAATATGGAAAAGAGAGAAGTTAACGATGCTCTATATGATCTTCAAAGTAAAAATATGGTCTATAGCTCCAACGATGACCCTCCTCGTTGGTTCATATCTGAGGAGAATAAAATACCACAAGGTGAAGAATCATCTGTGGATGATATACTAAATGATGAATCTCGTGAAAAATCGATGGGTGCATATTCGTTTGATGATATCATTCCAGCTAAACGACTTATTGGATGGAAAGATGCTAATCCGATTACAGTTATTAATGAGTACTGCCAAATAACTAAAAGAGATTGGAGTTTCTGTATCGAATCAGGACAGAGTAATTCTCCTACATTCTATGCTAGGGTAGATATTGATGGAAGATTGTTCGATAAAGCGGAAGGATCGTCTAAACGGGATGCTAAAAATAAGGCAGCTAAATTGGCTGTTGATAAACTTCTTTCATATGTTATTATCAGATTCTAATTATTATCAGAATATAATAAATTCTATAATATTCATTTTTTTCTTAATTTATTAAAAAATACAAATTTTAGTGCTTTAAACGAGACTAGGATTCTGTAAGTATGATATCTGTTACAGATATTCGTAGAGCATTTCTAGATAATGAATGTCATACGATTACAAAAGCATTTGGATATCTACATACGGATAAGGCTATATCATTAATCAAAATAGGATTCCATCCAACTTATCTACCAAAAGTTCTTTATGATAATGTCGTCGAGTTCGCTCCTGAAAAACTATATCTGTTTAAACCCAGAATTGTTTCTCCATTGGATTTGATATCGACAATAACAGAATTAAAAAATGTAGATAAGTTCGCATCTCACATAAATTATCACAAGAATAGTATTTTAATGACTGGCGATAAGTCTCTGATTGTTAAATGTATACAATATATGATTATTTCAGATGATGATATACGATTCATACGAGAACAATTTGTGGGTAAAAATTCTATCGAGTATATACTTTCCTTTATCAACAAGGAAAGTATATATAGAATGAGTTACCATTTTTCAGAAAATGAAATGGTCGCCATGATTAATAGAGATCATTTCATGTACGATGCGATATATGAACATCAAATCTTAGATCCTGACTTTCTTAAGACTATGTTAGATAGATACGGAATAGCACCCATTAATTCGGGTATAATAGACGAATTATGTCCAGAAGCCATCATAGAAATTTTAATGTCCGTAGTTCGTCCTAGAGACGCTATCCGTTTCTTAGATATAGTGAATAAGAATCAATTGACAGAAACCAGTGTCAAAAACTTCATCATTAATGATATTAGAAGAGGTAAAATAGATTATTATATTCCATATGCTGAAGATTTTTTGGAAGATAGAATAGAAGACTTGGGAGTATACGCAAATATATTTTTTGAGGATGCTATCGATATAACAAAATTAGACATTACAAAGACAGAGTTAGAACATATAGCCAAATATATTAATTATTACACAACTTATATAGATCACATAGTTAATATAGTATTACAAAATAATTATATAGATATTTTGGCATCTATAATAGATTACGCACAAGACGTGTTAACAGAGGAATTATGTATCAGAATAGTATGCGAATCAACAAAACCAGTTCCTGTTAAATCTCTTCCTGTACATTCTACATTAGTAATGGTTATGTGTGTTCAAATGAAGTATAAAGATATAGTGGAGTTTTTAGACGAAATCGATATCGATACATTAACAGAAAAAGGAGCGGATCCGATTACAGAATATACATTTACAACAAGATGGTACAACAAACATAATGATTTGATTACTCTTTATATCAAGAAATATGGATTCTGTACAATGATGATGAAGCGGTTAATGTTCGAATATCCATTAACTAAGGAAGCAAGTGACCATTTACTTAAAACCATGGATGAAAACAGGGGAGCCATTATGTTTTTTCCACGCACTGTTTGCACCCTTCCATACCTATTATGTTGCAACTATAAACTGATTCAAAGACCTATCCCATTCAAAGAAGAAACTCGTAACATTGTGTATAAGAAAACCAATAGAGTATTATGTTTTGACTCATTAGAGAATCAAGCGTTTAAAAGTCTCATTAAAATAGATTCGATTCCGGGACTAAAAACGTACAATATGAAAGACATAACATATGAAAAGTCTAATAATATAATTTGTGTTAGGTTTATACCTCAAGAAGTAATACATAACGAAGAGCAAAAAATCAAATTACAGTTATTCGATATTGCCAGATTAGCATACTATGGACTATTTTACATTCCCACTAGATACGTGTCATCATGGACACCCGTAGTAAATATGATCGAGGGTAGAGAATATACGAACCCACAAAAAATAGAATGTTTAGTTATTCTGGATTTGTTTTCTGAGGAATTCATAGAATACCAAAATCTGGGTAATGCGGTATCTAATAAATATGAACTTGAATACTCTCTATCTAATTATCAAGCAGCGATAAACTGTCTAATGAGTACATTATTCGTATATCTAGTTATTGGAGCGATACGATATTCTACGAAGACAGAAGACTTTGTATTGTCTATATTAACTATATTCTATAAAGGACTGAAAATTAATGAATTACTTTCTGAACCAGTATCAGGAGTATGTATCGAATTAGATAAAATAAAAGATAGAGTAAGCTCTGGAAATAGTAGTTTTATATTTCTTAAGAAAAACGAGTTATCAAAAACTCTGTTACTCTGTGAAAAAGTTTGTATCGAGACCATATTAGACAATAATCAGAGTTTTAAATCCTCGAAATGAATCCCATTCCAAATATTACATTAAAGATTATAGAAACGTATTTAGATAGAGTACCTAGTGTAAATGAATACCATATGTTAAAATCACAAACTAGAAATATTCAGAAAATAACTGTTTTTAACAAAGATATATTTGTAGCGTTAGTGAAAAAAAATAAAAAAAGATTTTTTTCTGATGTTGACGCATCGGCCGCAGAAATAAGAGATCGTATACTTAGTTACTTTTCTAAACAGACTCAAACTTATAATATAGGTAAATTATTTACAATTATAGAACTACAATCTGTATTAGTATCTACATACACCGATATATTAGGTGTATTGACTATTAAAGCTCCAAATGTGATATCATCTAAAATTTCGTATAATTTTACATTAATGGAAGAATTGGCAAGAGATATGCTAAATTCTATGAACATCGCAATAATAGACAAGGCAAAAGTAATGGGACGTCATAATGTATCTTCCCTAGTTAAAAACGTTAATAAGTTGATGGAAGAATATCTTAGACGCCATAATAAAAGTTGTATATGTTACGGATCATATTCTCTATATCTAATTAATCCTAATATACGATATGGCGATATAGATATTCTTCAAACTAATTCGAGGACTTTTCTTATAGATTTGGCATTTCTAATAAAATTTATTACGGGAAATAATATCATATTGAGTAAAATACCATATCTACGAAATTATATGGTTGTAAAAGATGAAAATGATAATCATATAATTGATAGTTTTAATATTCGTCAGGATACTATGAACGTAGTTCCTAAGATCTTTATAGATAATATCTATATAGTGGATCCAACGTTTCAACTATTAAACATGATAAAAATGTTTTCTCAAATAGATAGATTACAAGACTTATCTAAGGATCCTGAAAAGTTCAATGCGCGTATGGCCACTATGCTAGAATATGTTAGATATACACATGGTATAGTCTTTGATGGTAAACGTAATAATATGCCGATGAAATGCGACATTGATGAAACAAATCGCATAGTTACTGTTACTACCAAAGACTATTTTAGCTTTAAAAAGTGTCTGGTTTATTTAGACGAAAACGTGTTATCTAGTGATATATTAGATCTCAACGCCGACACATCGTGTGATTTTGAAAGCGTTACAAATTCTGTATATCTAATTCATGATAATGTCATGTATACATATTTCTCAAATACCGTTCTCCTTAGCGATAAAGGTAAAGTACATGAGATCAGTGTCCGAGGATTATGCGCACATATATTATTATATCAGATGCTAGTATCTGGAGAATACAAACAATGTCTTTCAGATCTCTTAAATTCAATGATGAATAGAGAAAAAGTGCCGATATATTCGCATACCGAGCGAGATAAAAAACCTGGACGTCATGGGTTTATTAATATAGAAAAAGATATAATTGTATTCTAAGACAAAATTCTCGAAGCTACATTATCGCGATTAGCCGCAAACATATTTTGTAGCAAATCAGTTCTCATAAACGGTACCTGTTTTCCAGGGTTGTTTGCTCTCTCGCATCTGGTAGGAGATGATGGCCTTCTCTCACATGAAGGAGATGATGGCCTGTCTACTTTGAGTACGCATGAAGCTTTACTGCCTTCACACTCTACAGTTCTGACATCACATACTTTAACGGCTTTTAGAACCAAATATCTTCCTTCTTTGGTATTAATATAAAACGGAGTATGTGCTGATGCAAAATGAGAATTCATTTATAGAATAGAAAAAAACAAAATGAAATTCTACTATATTTTTACATACATATATTCTAAATATGAAAGTCGTGATAGTCACTAGCGTGGCATCACTTTTAGATGCATCTATACCGTTTCAAAAAACAGCTTGTAGACATCACTGTAATCATCTATCTATGCAGGTAGTTAAAGAGATAGAAGAATTTGGTAGTATCACTGATAAAAATTTGGAATCTGACTCTTGGAAAGACGTTACACAAAGCGATGAAATAGACGCATTAGTATTTTATAGAGTAAAACAAATTAGTATTTCTACTGGTGTTCTATACGAATATATAATGAGATGTAGAACTAAACCTATTTCCATGTACTTTGTACGTGATTGCCTGGCATTCGACGGAGATCCTCCGTCTTTTAGAATGACGTCTTGTAATATAAATGCATACAATCGCAAGAAGGTTAAGGATTTGATAATCCTAATGAATATGAAGACATGTAGTAAAAAAATTATTAATGAGTTTATAATCACCAACTTTGGAAGCGTTGATGCTTTATTATCAATAGTTAATTCTAATGTTTCATGGGTTACATCAGTTATAAATAATCATGGTAGTGTTAAATATAATACCAGAATAAAGAATAGCAAAATATTAACCATAGCCAGTTTTAGACGATTCGTCAACAAAATTAAAATGTATAAAACTACTAAATACACTTCTCAATTGGATAATCTATGTACCGAAATGAACAAAATGGATATTCTAGACAAAAAATGAAACGTAATGTGGACTATTGTGAGGTTGCATAAATTAAAAATGGAAATTTTTAATGTGGAAGAATTGATAAATATGAAACCTTTTAAGAATATGAATAAGATAACGATTAATCAAAAGGATAATTGTATATTGGCAAATAGATGTTTTGTTAAGATCGATACGCCTAGATATATACCACAATCATCGATTAACAATTATAAGACTATTAGAATACGTAATCATAATTTTACATTATCGGACGTATTATATTCACCATTTCATTTTCAACAACCTCAGTTTCAATATCTCCTTCCAGGCTTTGTACTATCATGCATCGATAAAGTTTCAAAAAAACAAAAAGAGTGTAGATATTGTATATCTAAAAATGGTGATAATGATAGCTTGAGCATTAATTTGTTTATTCCAACAGTTAACGAGTCAGTATATATTATTATCGGTTTGCGGATAAAAAATTTTTGGACAGCTACATTTGAAATAGAATAATATTTTTATCATCTTCCCCCAGTTTAAAAACATACTGCCGCTCTTAATGAAAGCTAGTATGTTGTTTTAAATGGTCATCGGCCTAGTGCTATTCATCTCCGTGACGGCAGCCATCGTGGGCGTGTTGTCGAATATGTTGGATATGATGATGTACGTAGAAGAAAATAACGAAGAGGATGCTAGACTCGCAGAGGAGCAGGAGCTTCTATTATTGTATTGATCTATAATTGAAAATCTACCAGATTAAATACGCAGCTGATACTTTACAATGATAAACAATGTTTATTCAGAAGGTTTGGGAATCAGCAACGACTTAAACTCATTAATTAGTGGGATGGAAACACCGTCATCTATGGATATTGAAATTGATGAAGACGATATTATGGAACTCCTTGATATATTGACAGAGTTGGGATGCGACGTCGAATTTGATGAAAATTTTAGCGATATAGTGGATGATATTCTAGAATCCATAGCAGAACAAGATGTATAAGTTTTTATATTAACTAAATGTGGCCGTTTTCCTCCGTCCCAGAGGGAGCAAAATGTAGACTAGTAGAAACTCTACCAGAAAATATGGATTTTAGATCTGATAATTTGACAACATTTGAATGTTTTAACGAAATTATTACTCTTGCCAAGAAATATATATATATTGCATCTTTTTGTTGCAATCCTCTAAGTACTACTAGAGGAGCGCTTATATTTGATAGTCTAAAAGAGGCATCGGAAAAGGGTGTTAAGATAATAATTTTACTAGATGAGCGCGGAAAACGAAATCTTGGAGAACTACAAACTCATTGTCCAAATATAGATTTCGTAACTGTTAATATAGATAAAACTAATAATGTGGGATTACTTCTCGGTTGTTTTTGGGTTTCAGACGATGAAAGATGTTATGTGGGAAATGCGTCATTCACTGGAGGATCCATTCATACTATTAAAACATTAGGGGTATATTCAGATTATCCCCCACTGGCCGTAGATCTTCGTAGAAGATTCGATACTTTTAAAGCCTTCAATAGCGCAAAAACCTCATGGTTTAATTTATGCTCTACGGCTTTTTGCCTGCCAGTTAGCACCGTTTATCATATCAATAATCCTATAGGCGGTGCATTCTTTACAGATTCTCCAGAGCACTTATTGGGCTATTCTAGAACACTAGATGCAGATGTAGTTATTAATAAACTTAATTCAGCAAAGACGAGCATCGATATTGAACATTTAGCAATAGTTCCCACTACACGTATAGATGGTACTAGTTACTATTGGCCTACCATATATAACTCTATTATAGAAGCAGCTATTAATAGAGGGGTAAAAATTAGACTCCTGGTAGGTAATTGGGATAAGAACGATGCGTATTCAATGGCAACTGCCAGAAGTCTAGATGCATTGTGTGCCAAAAATGATCTAAGTGTGAAGGTTTTCACTATTCAGAATAATACAAAATTATTGATAGTCGATGATGACTATGTCCATATTACTTCAGCAAATTTTGATGGTACACATTATCAAAATCATGGGTTTGTTAGTTTTAACAGTATAGATAAACATCTCGTAAGCGAGGCTAAAAAAATATTTGATAGAGATTGGGTATCTAGCCATAGTAAATCTTTAAAATTTTAAAAATAGAAAATAGAGACATATAGAACGCGCCATTATGTTACGCAGAATACAAACCTTGTTGCAAACGGCTAACGATTATGAAACCATTGAAATATTGCGTAACTACTTAAGACTGTATATGATTTTGGCACGTAATGAAGAAGGTCGTGGTATAATAATATACAATGATAATATGGATAGTGTTATATCAATGTTAGATATTACAAAATTAGAAGCTATAGGATTGACACATTGTACAAAATTAAAATCGCCTCCTACAGCTCCTATGTATAGATTGTTTATGGATGAAATAGACCATGAATCCCATTATTCTCCGAAAACTTCAGATTATCCATTGATAGATATTCTAAAAAAACGTTCGCATGAACAAGGAGATATAGCACTAGCTTTAGAAAGATATGGCATCGATAATACGGATTCCATATCAGAAATAAATGAATGGTTGTCATCTAAAGGGTTAGCGTGTTATAGATTTGTAAAATTTAACGAATATAGAAACCAGAAGCATTATAAAAAGTTCTCTAGATATACTATCGTTGATAGTATGGTAATAGGACATATAGGGCATCATTATATTTGGATTAAAAATTTGGAAACATATGTTCGTCCCGAAATTGATGTGTTGCCATTCGATGTTAAATGTATATCTAATGATGAATTATGGTCACGTATTCCCCCCTCATTTGATCAAGTAAATAATATAAAAACGTTTACCGTATCAGTATATGGAGCTATTACCGACAAAGGACCTATACCATATATGATATCTACATATCCAGGTAATACATTTGTTAACTTTAATAGTGTCAAAGATCTGATATTAGATTTTTTAGATTGGATCAAAGATGTCATATCTAATGTACGAACTATTATTTTAGTTGGGTATATGAGTAATCTCTTCGATCTACCGTTGTTAACAGCATACTGGCCAAACAACTGTGAATGGAAAATCTATAACAATACACTAATATCATCGGATGGTGATAGAGTCATTTGGATAGATGCGTATAAATTTTCTTGTGGCTTATCTTTACAAGACTATTGTTTTCATTGGGGTAGTAAATATGATAGCCGTCCATTCGATTTGATAAAAAAATCAGATGCCAAGCGTAACATTAAATCGTTGGTCAAAGAATCCATAGCATCATTGAAATCCTTGTTTGAAGCATTTGAGACACAGTCTGTAGCACTAGAAGTTCTAATGAGTCCGTGTAAAATGGTTTCGTTTCCCAGAATAGAAGACATGTTTTTTACAAGTGTTATTAATCGAGTAACTGAAAATACACAACTGAGAATGTATTATCCAACTAGTTATATGTCTTCGCTATTTATCGAATCGTCCATCTCTCTAGAATATATTACTGTGAATAATCAGGAATCTAGCAAATATCATATAAAATCCATTCTTGATATTATATCGTCGAAGAAGTATCCAGCAGGACGTCCAAAGTATGTTAAAAATGGGACAAAAGGAAAGTTGTATATCGCATTGTGTAAAGTCACCGTGCCTAGTGATGATAGTATACCCATCATTTATCACGATGATGATAATACAACGACTTTCGATACTGTATTGACATCTGTCGATATCGAAACGGCCATTCGAGGAGGGTATTCAATAGTAGAATTAGGAGCTATACAATGGGACGAGAATCTTCCAGAAATTAAAGACTGTTTACTAGATAGTATTAAGATGATATATGAACTAAACGCACACACTACAAATAGATTATTGGAGCAATTAATAGAAAATGTTAACTTTACCGACTTCTCTATTATTTCCTTGTTCTATACATTTGCTATTAGTTATTGTCGCGCATTCATTTATTCTATCATAGAGACTATGGATAATACATATATATCACAATACAATTATAAAGAATTATATATTAGCAATTCTTACAAAGATATTAATGAATATATATCAAAGAAAATGATAAAACTGTAAAATTATAAAAAATGAAAATAAATATTCATCTTTTGTTGTTGGTTGGTACACAATGGGGTTCTGTATTCCATTGAGATCGAAGATGTTGAAGCGAGGATCTAGAAAATCCTCTTCAATAATATCTCGACGTCCTACTCCTAAAAAAATAAACATTGTCACTGAATTGGAAGATCGTATAAAGAAGAATAGCTATGTGGAAAAGACTAATCAGGGGAACATTTTGTTAGATAGTATTTTCGTATCCGCCATGCGGGTAGATGATTTGTTTGGATCATTAACAAATGACATTGATGATTATGAACTTAAGGATTTACTTAATGTCACGTATCACATTAAACCTGTTACCATTCCTGAAATAAAATTGGATGCTATATTAGATAGAGATGGAAATTTTAGACCATCAGACTGTTTTATGGTTAAATTGAAACACAGAGATGGGTTTACCAAAGGAGCTCTTTATCTTGGTCACAGTGCCGGTTTTACCGCAACAATTTGTTTAAAAAATGATGGAATTTCAGGACTTTATATTCCAGGTACTTCTGTAATTAGATCAAATATCTGTCAAGGAGACACTATAGTAAGTAGATCATCTAGAGGAGTTCAATTCCTTCCACAAATAGGAGGAGACGCAATCTACTTAATTGTTTCACTTTGTCCGACTAAAAAGTTGGTAGAGTCAGGATTCAGTATCCCAGAAATATCATCAAATGATAATGCTAAAATTGCAGCACGCATTCTATCAGAAAAACGCAAAGATATTATCTTGCATATTGATACATTAGTACAATACAGACAACAATTAGAATCGGCGTACTATGACTCATGCATGCTATCCGAGTTTCTGCATTATTGCAATTCATATTCCAACATTATTAATGAATCACTTCTAAAAGAAACAATTCAAAAGGACATCAATATAACACATACAAATATTACAACTTTACTGAATGAGACAACAAAGACAATAAAGTTAGTAAAATCTCTAGTAGATAAAGAAGATACCGAGATAGTGAACAACTTCATCACCAACGAAATTAAAAACTACAGAGGTGTTAAAAACAACGACGTTGTAGTTAATAGTTTGTGTCTAACAAACCTTGACTTTCATTTGTAAATTGGGGCTTTTTGTACAATAAATGGGTGTTGCAAATGATTCATCTCCTGAATATCAATGGATGTCTCCCCATAAATTATCTGATACTGTTATATTGGGGGACTGTATATATTTTAACAACATAATGTCACAATTAGATTTACACCAAAATTGGGCACCATCTGTTAGATTGATAAACTATTTTAAAAATTTTAATAGAGAAACACTACTAAAAATAGAAGAGAATGAGTACATTAATTCATCCTTTTTCCAACAAAAAGATAAACGATTTTATCCTATAAACGATGATTTTTATCATATATCTACAGGTGGATACGGGATAGTCTTTAAGATAGATAATTATGTAGTGAAATTTGTATTCGAGGCAACTAAATTATACAGTCCCATGGAAACTACTGCTGAGTTCACAGTACCAAAATTTCTATACAACAATCTAAAAGGAGACGAAAAAAAATTAATCGTGTGTGCGTGGGCAATGGGATTGAATTATAAATTGACATTTTTACACACGCTATATAAAAGGGTTCTTCATATGTTGCTATTATTGATACAAACTATGGACGGTCAAGAACTCTCATTGCGGTATTCTTCTAAAGTTTTTTTAAAGTCGTTTAATGAGCGGAAAGATAATATTAAATTTGTCAAACTATTATCCCACTTTTACCCAGCAGTCATTAATAGTAATATTAATGTTATAAACTATTTTAATCGTATGTTCCACTTTTTTGAACACGAAAAGAGGACCAATTACGAATACGAAAGAGGTAACATTATAATTTTTCCCTTAGCGCTGTATTCTGCGGATAAAGTAGATTCTGAACTAGCTATCAAATTAGGATTTAACTCTTTAGTGAAATATATAAAATTTATCTTTTTACAGATGGCTCTATTATATATTAAAATTTATGAACTACCTTGTTGCGACAACTTTTTACATGCTGATCTCAAACCAGATAATATATTACTTTTCGATTCTAATGAACCGATAATAATTCATCTAAAGGATAAAAAGTTTGTGTTTAACGAACGTATTAAATCTGCATTAAATGATTTTGACTTTTCACAGGTGGCTGGAATAGTAAACAAGAAAATCAAGAACAATTTCAAAGTAGAACATAACTGGTATTACGATTTCCATTTCTTCGTTCACACATTATTAAAAACTTATCCAGAGATAGAGAAAGATGTAGAATTTAATTCAGCATTAGAAGAATTCATCATGTGTACTAAGACAGACTGTGACAGATATAGATTAAAGGTTTCTATTCTCCATCCAATTAGTTTCTTGGAAAAATTTATTATGAGAGACATTTTCTCAGACTGGATAAATGGCGGAAACTAAAGAGTTTAAAACTCTATATAATCTTTTTATAGACAGCTATTTACAAAAATTAGCTCAAAATTCTATCCCTACTAATGTTACATGTGCTATTCATATAGGAGAGGTTGTAGGAAAGTTTAAAAATTGCGCTCTCCGAATAACTAATAAATGCATGAGTAATTCTCGACTGAGTTTCACGTTAATGACAGAATCATTTATCGAAGTAATCGCATTGCTTCCTGAAAAGGATAGAAAAGCTATTGCGGAGGAGATAGGAATAGATCTAAATGATGTACCTAGTACTGTATCTAAGCTAGAAAAGAATTGTAATGCATATGCGGATGTTAATAACATTATAGATATACAGAAATTGGATATTGGAGAATGTACGGCTCCGCCTGGTCAACATGTACTTCTACAAATAGTTAACACAGGATCTGCAGAAGCAAATTGCGGTTTACAGACAATTATTAAGTCATTAAATAAAGTATATGTACCACCTATTATTGAAAACAGACTACCATATTATGATCCGTGGTTTATAGTAGGTGCTACTATTATTCTTGTTATTTTTACCATAGCCATTTGTTCTATTAGACGAAATTTAGCTCTTAAATATAGATACGGAACGTTCTTATATGTTTAAGTAGTTAAATTTAATTAATCGGTAAAAAATTTAATTACAAGGTATATTAAGTACTTATACCACCTACCACGATAATGGATGTATCTAAGCGCAAACCCGAAGTTCGGAAAACACAAGAAAACACCCGTCCACGTACACCACCATCATATGAAGAAATTGCAAAATATGGTCACTCACTGCATGTGAAAAAATTTACCAATGAAGAAGTTCGTCTCGAGAACGATTATCCATGGGTCATATCATACGATCCTCCGAAAAAATAATCACATATTCGTGATAACATAATGTTTATCATTTTCTCGATTTCCTTACCGGTTTATGAAGAATATTTATTTTATGATAGTCATTGTTAATATATATTTAATAATTGAAAATGAATTAGTTTAATAAGTTAGTCGACATGGGAGCCTGCTGTGGTAGACCCCGTGGCGATGTTAAGAAGGATGATGGTGACAATGAAGACACTAAAGATATTGAACTGACAGATTATGATGAAGAAGCACGGATAGAATTTGGACCATTATATATGTTTAATGAAGAAAAATCAGACATAAATACATTAGATATAAAAAGGAGATATCGATATAATATAGAATCCGTGTATTTCTAATTTTTATTAAAATGAGTAAATTTCTTACATTTGTTAAAAATAAGATTATTGACTTAATTATTAATAATGACCGAATTAAATATTCTAGTGTTAGAACTGACGAAGAGTCGGCTAATCTATTACTAGTTGATAGTTCGTATGCCAACCATGGTTTTGATTGTGTAGAGATGATAAACGATATTCACAATTCTGATGGCGATCATAATAACTATGAACCCGATTCTTTTTTATAATAAATTGAAAATCAAAACATTTGTTGATCACATCGAGATGATTGCGAGAGCGTTCATTATTTTGTCTTCGATGTGGGTAATATGTGGATGTGTAGAATATAATGTAGACGATAATGTACATATTTGTATCCATACCGACATATCACAGATTAATTATACTGTTTGGTCTTATAATAATAAGGTTATAGCGCTAGCCACTACGGATAAAACTTTTGGATATATATCGTCGTTAATAAAACGTATCAATATATCATCAGCCTGTATGAACATATCAAGTTTGCAACACAAGGATTCGGGACTATACACGGGTGTAACATACCTAAAAAGTGGAAACACGATAACGACGACTATGAATATATCCGTAAAGGCAAATGTTGTTAACTTAAAGGGTATAATACGTCATATAACTAATAATTATTGCGAAGTTAAGATAAGATGCAAAATAGAATCTTTATCATACAGTTATACAGACTCACCAGTTATGATATTAGGAACCCTTGATAGATGGAAGCATATTGCATTTCCTACGGATAATTATAGATATGACCATGATCTGAGAAGATATACAGTAGGAAATCCATATCCATTAGAGTCGCTAGAGCTAGAAATTACTGCAACGTTTAATCGTTTCAACGTCATTAACAATTTGAATGATGACGAGTTTTCATGTTACATGTTTTTACAAAATAATAGTTTTCATAAAATGTTGAATGTGCGTCATCTTTGCGAGTCTGAATGGGAAACAATTAATAAATCACACATGGTACACGATAATAGTACAAACGAAAATGATTTATATAATATAATGTCACAAGTACATAATGAGATTAATGACGATACAGATGATTCTTCTGTTCATCCATCAATGGAGGCAGGTACATTAATTATTGTGTTACTAATAACAATGATATCAGTAATAATTTTAATCATTTTAGTGATTGCGACGATCTCAATACATAAGTCAAGTTATAAGCATATCGATAACTGAAAAAAAATTATTTATCTCACTGATTTAGTTATGGAACCCATCCTTGCAAAAAATCCAAATAGATTTGTTATTTTTCCAATACAATATCGTGATATATGGAACATGTACAAAAAGGCAGAGGCGTCGTTTTGGACAGCTGAAGAAGTAGATATATCAAAAGATATCAATGACTGGAATAAATTGACACCCGATGAAAAATATTTTATTAAACATGTATTGGCATTTTTTGCCGCTAGTGATGGAATAGTGAATGAAAATTTGGCGGAAAGATTTTGTTCAGAGGTACAAATTACTGAAGCAAGATGTTTTTACGGATTTCAGATGGCGATTGAAAACATCCATTCAGAAATGTATAGTCTGTTAATAGATACATATGTTAAAGATAGTGATGAAAAACATTATCTCTTTAATGCTATAGAAACAATGCCTTGTGTAAAGAAGAAAGCTGATTGGGCACAGAAGTGGATACATAATGATACAAGTTACGGAGAGAGACTTGTTGCATTTGCAGCAGTAGAAGGCATCTTCTTTTCTGGATCTTTTGCTGCCATATTTTGGCTCAAAAAGCGTGGTCTAATGCCTGGACTCACATTTTCTAACGAATTAATTAGTAGAGATGAGGGCCTACATTGTGACTTCGCCTGCTTAATGTTTAAACATTTATTGCATCCACCGAGTGATGAGGTAGTAACATCGATAATAACAGAGGCCGTAGACATCGAAAAAGAGTTTCTAACGGAGGCTCTACCAGTTAAACTCATAGGAATGAATTGTGAAATGATGAAAACATACATAGAATTTGTTGCAGATAGATTGATTTCAGAATTAGGATTTAAAAAAAAATATAATGCAACTAATCCGTTTGATTTCATGGAAAATATATCATTGGAAGGCAAAACTAATTTTTTCGAGAAACGCGTTGGTGAATACCAAAAAATGGGAGTTATGTCACAAGAAGATAATCATTTTTCTTTAGATGTTGACTTTTAAAGAATCATAAATGCCGACATTCGTTAATGCGGTATATTGTAAGAATATTTTGGGGTCATTCACGACTACGAAATATAAAGTAGCTATTGACGCAATAGGTGGGGAAATAATAGTAAATTCCACAATATTGAAAAAGCTATCTCCGTATTTTAGTTCTCGTTTGCGTCAAAAATATACGAAAAATAAAGATTCAAGTAATAGGGTCTGTCTGGCTATAGACATTAATAGTCTAACTTCTATAGTCGTTTACGCATATACTGGAAAGGTCTATATAGATTGCCATAACGTTGTCAACTTATTACGTGCTTCTATAACAACTTCTGTGGAGTTTATTATACACACCTGTATAAACTTTATCATAAAAGATTTTAAAAAAGAATATTGTTTAGAGTGTTATTCGATGGGTATCGAATATGGACTGTCGAATCTTCTATCTTATACTAAAGATTTTATCGCTACACACTTTTTGGAAATGGAAAACGATATCATAGATCACTTTGATTTTATTTCTATCAAACTTATCTTAGAAAGCGATAAATTGAACGTGCCGGATGAGGACTATGTTGTTAATTTTATTATTCGTTGGTATATGAAAAGAAAAAATAATTTGGGAAACCTCGTAATACTAGTAAAAAATATTATCAGATTCAACTATCTTTCTCCAAATGGTATGGATAATATAATGTGGATACTAGATGGAACAGAACTATGTATTAGTGATACGAATCCAAGAATATCCTATACATATCCGTTTATGAATGATTCTAATATGAAGAACATGGATTATATCATTGAGGCATTCAATATGTGTACAAGTACACATATTGGAGAATTAGTATATCTAATCGGTGGATGGATCAATAATGAAATACACAACAAGGTTATCGCTATAGATTATGTTTCAAATAAGTGGATTCCCGTTCCTCCAATGAATAGTCCTAGACTTTACGCTAGTGGTGTATCCTGCAATAATAAACTATATGTATTAGGAGGATTGCCTAATCCCACATCTGTTGAGTGTTGGCATCATGGATCCGCTGGATGGATTAATATGCCCAGTCTTCTAAAACCTAGATGTAATCCAGCAACAGCATCCTTAAATAATGTAATATACGTAATTGGAGGACATTCTGAAACTGATACAACTACTGAATTTTTGCTTCTAGATCATCATAAATGGAACTTTGGACCATTAACCCACTACCCACATCATAAATCATGCGCTATAGTGTTTAACAAAAAGTTATTTGTAGTTGGACGTCATACTGAAATTTATAATAATTTCAGCAATGTATGGAATATAGCGGGTAATCCTGTTTATCCGAGGGATAATCCAGAGTTAATCATAATGGGTAATAAACTGCTATTAATGGGTGGATTTTATGGCGGTGAGTATGTAGGACATATGGAAATATTCAATCCTCGCAATGACTCGTGGAGTATATGGAATGGTAAATTGTGAAAAATAAGATATTAGATTTTGTACAACATGGACGATATTAACTCTGCCGTCGCAGTTAAGTTTGTTAAAGAAACTAATAGAGCTAAAACTCCTACTAGACAATCACGTCATGCCGCGGGATATGATTTATATAGCGCGTACGATTATACCATCCTTCCTGGAGAAAGACAATTGATTAAAACAGATATTCGGATGTCTATGCCCAAATTTTGTTATGGAAGAATAGCTCCTAGATCGGGTTTGTCTCTAAAAGGTATTGATGTAGGAGGCGGAGTAATCGATGAAGATTATAGGGGGAATATTGGAGTCATTCTGATAAATAATGGAAAATGTAATTTTAAAATAAATACGGGCGATAGAATAGCTCAGCTAATCTATCAACGTATATATTATCCTGATCTGAATGAAGTACAATCTCTAGATGGTACAGATAGAGGAGCTCAAGGGTTTGGATCAACAGGACTGAAATAATGGATAGTATGTTGTCGATGTTTATGTGTAATAATATCGTAGATATGCATGATATACATAATGATATAGATGATATACATAATGATATACATGATATAGATGATAATATAAATGATGATATAGAGGATGAGGGTAGTGACACTGATCACAACTATGAATATCCACGTCCAGAAAATATGTTATATAGATTTGACCAGTCTACTAACATGCTAGATTGTCTATCGGAGAGGGACCATGTAATGGCGGCAGTTCAATACTATATGAGTAGACAATGTTTAAATGACTTGTATAGACGCTTGCCAACAAAAACTAGATCATATATAGATATTATCAACACGCATTGTGGTAAAATTAATAATGATTATGCTAGTGACATGAATATCATGTATGATATGGCTTCTACAGAATCATTTACAGTTTATGACATAAATAACGAAGTTAATACTCTATTAATTAATAACAATGGCTTGGGTATACGATTGGCGACCATTTCATTCATAACCATATTGGGTAGACGATGTATGAACCCAGTAGAAACGATGAAAATGTTTACTCTACTATCTCATACTATATGCGATGATTGTTTTGTAGATTATATAAAAGATATAGCTAGATGTGGCAATATTACTAATAATTATACATCTTTAAAGCTTATAGGAATTACAGTTTTCATGTTTGTGACATATAAGACTTTAAAATATATAATGGGTTAATGAATTTTTTAACAAAAATATAATACGAGTCTATTTAATGCTTTTTATAAAAAACTATATTATACTGCTAATTTTTTTTCTAGAAAAATCATCAACGTATTTATGTTGTCATCAGTCATCAAATCTTTAATATTTCCTAATGATTGAAATCTAGATTCTGAAAAATTTTTATAACCCCAATTTTCAGTGATTTTGGCACATATACCGATGGTGGCAAACAGACTTTCCTGATCATGGACTTCTTTAAGATTAATATATCTATCTCCGACATTCATAGTATCAATAATCTCATTGATCTTATCCATCCCATAGTAATTAATGGCAACATCGTCAAATTTCATCAACTCCTTGTATAGTCTTCCGCATTTGTTAATATCTTTACCGAATACAATAATATAATTTCTCCACGTGACGTATTCATCAATTAGATCGATAATGAGGTCACGACTGCATAACTCGTCGTCGTATACAAAGTAAAAAACAGCGTCCTCGTAATCTAATTTACTCTCCATGGTTATTACCCAATCTTATCGATTTAATTGTGTGTTTTTTTTACAATTATCAATAAAACATAAAAATAATATAGCAACTCCACGAGCTGTTATATTTTAACGGTTATAGAGAGATGGCAGTAGCAAACTGTATGTTCAATCTGGACAATGATTATATTTATTGTAAATATTGGAAACCCGTTACATATCCTAAGGCTTTGGTGTTTATATGCCATGGAGCCGGAGAACATTCTGGACGTTATGAAGAGCTAGCAGATAATATATCATCATTAGGAATGTTAGTATTTTCGCACGATCATATAGGTCATGGAAGAAGTAATGGTGAAAAAATGATGATCTCGGACTTTAGTGTATATATTAGAGATGTAATACAACATGTGGTGACTATTAAATCGTCGTATCCTGGAGTACCAGTCTTCCTATTGGGTCATTCTATGGGTGCAACAATTTCTATGCTGGCCGCATATGAGAATCCAGATTTATTCAGAGGCATTATTTTGATGTCGCCTCTCGTAAACACTGATGCAGTTCCAAGAATAAATGTTATGGTTGCTAAAGTTATGGGAGCCATCACACCGAATGCTGCAGTAGGGAAACTATATCCTGAATCGGTATCTAGAGATATGGAAGAGGTTTACAAGTATCAATATGATCCATTAGTCAATCACGAAAAAATAAAGGCAGGATTTGCTAATCAAGTTCTGAAGGCCATTAATAAGGTCAGAAAACTAATTCCCAAGATTGTTACGCCTAGTCTAATTCTTCAGGGAACCAATAATGAGGTAAGCGATATTTCAGGCGCATACTATTTCATGCAAAATGCTAATTGTGATAGAGAAATAAAAATTTATGAAGGTGCCAAACATCATCTTCATAAGGAAACTAATGAAGTGAAAAAATCAGTTATGAAAGAAATAGAGACTTGGATTTTTAATAGGGTGAATTAGAACTATTATTATTTTTTTTAACGAATAAAATGGATCAAGATAATACTATAGCAGTTATTACGGAGACTATTCCTATAGGTATGTATTTTGATAAAGTATATTTGTCTACGTTTAACGTGTGGCGAGAAATTCTATCAAATACCACAAAAACACTAGATATATCATCTTTTTATTGGAGTTTATCAGATGAGGTGGGTACGAATTTCGGCACGACAATATTAAACGAGATTGTACAATTACCCAAACGAGGAATACGAGTTAGAGTAGCAGTCAATAAATCCAACAAACAGTTAAAGGATATTGAGACACTACAAATGGCTGGAGTTGAAGTGAGATATATAGATATTGCAAATATTTTAGGCGGTGTTCTTCATACAAAATTTTGGATATCGGATAATGCACACATTTATCTAGGAAGTGCTAATATGGATTGGCGTTCTCTAACACAGGTCAAGGAATTAGGAATTGCCATCTTCAATAACGCGAACTTGGCCATCGATCTCACTCAAATTTTTGAAGTATATTGGTATCTCGGACTCAATAATCTACCATATAATTGGAAAAACTTTTATCCGGCGTATTATAACACAGATCATCCTCTTAGTGTAAATGTAAGCGGTGTTCCACACTCTGTATTTATCGCGTCTTCTCCAGGACAATTATGTACCATGTCAAGAACTAATGATTTAACAGCTTTATTATCATGTATTAAAAATGCCAACAAATTCGTATATGTATCAGTTATGAACTTTATTCCAATTATTTACTCTAAAGCTGGAAATATTCTGTTTTGGCCCTATATCGATGATGAATTAAGAAGAGCCGCCATCGACAGACGCGTAGCTATAAAGCTATTGATTAGTTGCTGGCAACGATCTTCGTTTATAATGAAAAATTTTTTAAGATCTATTAGCATGTTAAAATCTAAAAATATAGATATAGAAGTAAAACTATTTATTGTTCCGGATGCGGATCCACCTATTCCATATTCCAGGGTGAATCATGCCAAATACATGGTAACAGATAAAACGGCGTATATAGGCACATCAAATTGGACAGGAAATTACTTTACAGATACATGCGGAACATCTATCAACATTACTCCAGATGATGGATTAGGTATCCGCCAACAGTTGGAAGAAATTTTTATGCGTGATTGGAATTCAAAATATAGTTATGAATTGTGTGATGATAGTCCTACTAAACGATGCAGATTATTAAAAAATGTAAAACCGGGCATAAATAACCCATACTGTGACGAAATACATCCTGAAAAAGAAATTCCTGAATATGCTCTAGAATAAAATATAAAAATAACTCTATATTATATCGATATGTTAACGAGATGTTGACATTTTGCTATTCGTTGCCCAATGTGGGTGATGTGTTAACAGGAAAAATATTCGAAAGAAGTTATGCTCTTTATGTGGAATTACCAGAGTATCATAATAGCGGTATCTTGGTAGAAAGTGTTAATATGAATTTACAAAGATATTATAAATATAGAGATAAGTTGCTTGGTAAAATTGTAAGCGTTACGGTAGTTAGAGTTGATTATGCAAAAGGATTTATTGATGTTAGGCATAGTCGTTAATTTTTTTTAGCAAACATAAAAATAAGGCAAGTTATTAATACTATATAATCATGATCGTTCCACTATTGTTATCGCTATTGTGTACCATTACGTGTGCTTATCGTCTACAAGGGTTTACTAATGCAGGTATATTAGCGTATAAAAATATTCAAGACGTGGATGAAAATGTTATCTTCTCACCGTTTGGATATTCTCTTGCTATGTTCATGTCTATACTACCCGCATCAGATAATACCAGAGTCGAATTATTGAAGGCTATGGATTTGCGAAAAAAGGACATTGGACCAGCATTTACGGAGTTAATATCTGGATTAGCAAAATTGAGAGCATCCAGATATGCATATACTAATATATCATATCAGAGTTTTGTCGACAAAACTGTATGTATTAGACCATCATATTATCAACAATATCATAGATTTGGACTATATAGCATAAACTTTAGGAAAAACGCGGTTGATAAAATCAATTCTATAGTAGAACGTAGATCTGGTATACCTAATGTAATCGATTCTACAATGATAGATGATAATACTCTATGGGCAATCATTAATACTATCTATTTTAAAGGTAGTTGGAAATATCCGTTCAATGTTGCCAGAACTCGACACGCTAGTTTTACTAACAAGAATGGTACAAAAATGGTTCCAACAATGAATTTAGTTGCTAAATTACAAGGAAACACAATTACTGTAGATGACTATGAATATGACATGGTAAGACTTCCATATAAAGATAGTAATGTTAGCATGTACATAGCAATTGGAGATAATATCACGCATTTTGTGGACTCTATCACAACCACAAAATTAGATTATTGGTCATCTCAATTAATGGATAAAATGTATGATCTTAGTCTTCCTAGATTTTCTATCGAAAATAAGAGAGATATTAAGACTATAGCCGAAATGATTGCACCCAGTATGTTTAATCCAGACAATGCATCATTTAAACGCATGACCAAGTATCCATTATATATCTATAAAATGTTTCAGAATGCTAAAATTGATGTTGATGAACAAGGAACAGTAGCAGAGGCGTCTACTATAATGTTGGCTACAGGAAGATCGGCACCTGTAGAACTAGAGTTCAATAAACCATTTGTGTTTATCATCCGACATGATATTACTGGATTTATATTATTTATTGGTAAGGTTGAATCTCCTTGAATATTATTTTTATTAAATGTGGTTGTGTTGTTTTGCGATAGCCATTTATCTATTGATCACATCGATCAGAGATATTATTGACTCTGGAGGATTGATGTAATGCAAAATTATAAAAAATGAAAAAATACACTGTATTTAGCGTCTCGTTTCAGACATGGATCTGTCACGAATTAATACCTGGAAGTCTAAGCAGTTGAAAAGCTTCATCGGCGGAAAGGACTTATTTAAGGCTGATATTCATGGACGTACGGCGTTGTATTATGCAATTGATAATAATAACGTGCGTCTTGTTTGTGAATTACTTAATGCTGGGGTATTGAAAAATCTTCTCGAGAATGAGTTTCCATTGCATCAGGCAGCCAAGTTAGAGGATACTAAAATAGTAAAGATTTTGTTATTCAGTGGGATGGATGATTCGCAATTTGATGATCGAGGTAATACTCCATTGTATTACGCCGTGGAGGCCGGCAATATCCAAACTATAAAACTGTTTATTAAGAAAAAATGGAAACTGATGTTCTATGGAAAAACCGGATGGAAAACCCCATTTTATAAGGCGGTTATGCTTAATGATGTCAGTATTACTGAATACTTTATTTCAGAGCTAAAAGCTAGTTTTGATCTGGCAATTCTCTATAGTTGCATTCATGACACAATTAAAAATGGAAATGTTGATATGCTGATTCTGTTACTAGACTATATGATGGCAACAAATACCAATAACTCTCTTCTCTTCATCCCAGACATCAAATTGGCTATAGAGAACAAAGACTTAGATTTGCTACGGACTCTGTTCAAATATGACATTAATATCTATTCTGTTAATCTGGAAAATGTATTGTTGGATGATCCTGTAATAGCTAGAATGATTATAGAAAAACATGTTGACTATAAGACTGATGATTTAATAAAAGAACTCGATGTTGTCAAGAATAATAAATTGGATGAGATAATTAGCAAAAATAAGGAACTCAGAATCATGTATGTCAATTCTGCAAAAATATTTAGATCCCAATTTTAAAATAAGATCAATTGGTTAAAATTGATAGAATAATTATTTTTTTTAGTAGTGGTTTCTATCATTGACTCTTGTCTAGTAGATCTGTTGCAGTCTTTAAAGATGGTTTACAGATTATTCTTACTCTTTTGTGTCATATCTCTTGGTTATTCAGAATACAAAGACACGCAATGTCCGTCTCGAAGTGATTATCGTTATTGGTACTTTGCCGCCGAACTCACTATTGGTGTAAATTATGATATCAAAACTATTATGGGTGAGTGTCACATGTATGAAAATTACACTGGTAGAGATGCAAACATAGGTTTGACAGGATATGGATTACAAATAAATATGACCATATATGATACGGATCAGAGATTTGTCGCAGCTGCAGAGGGAGTAGGTGAAGATAATAAACTATCAGTTCTGTTGTTTACTACTCAACGACTAGATAAACTTCAGCACAATATTAGTGTAACCATAACATGTACCGAAATGAATTGTGGAACTACAAAATACGATTCAGAACTTACAGAAGCAATGAATCATGAAACAGAATGTGCTATAACTATCAATGGATCATGCGTCAAATGTGTCGACCTCCGCATGGATCCTATTAATATTAATCCAAAGTTTGTTCATCCAGTTGATAAATTTCTTTATCGGAATTCCGATTACGCTTCACAAGGTAGTTATGGCGTAACATTCAAAGATGAACTAAACAGTTGCTTTCTTGACATAAAAAATGTTAGTTACGACATTTGTTATAGAGAGTAAAAAGTAGAAAGTAGAAATTGAAATATCATTTTTATGAAACAATGGACGATACCATGCCTGACAGCGAGTATTATCTAACGCTTTACGCCAAATCAAAACATAAGAATTTAGATGTATTTAGAAATATATTGCAGTCAACAATACCATCTGGAAAATATAGTATTTTACACATCTATTGTGGAATTAAAGGAATAGACGAGCAGTTCATAGAAGAACTTATCAATAAAGGCTACTCGCCTAATGAAGCAAATGATGACGGTGATTATCCATTACATATAGCGTCTAGAATCAATAATAATAGAATTATATCAACGCTATTGACGCATGGTGCAAATCCAAACGCGTGCGATAAACAAAATAAGACTCCACTGTATTATCTCTCCGGAAACGAGGATGATGTAATTGATAAAATAAATTTATTAGTGGAACACGGAGCTAAGATTAATAACTCAGTTGATGTAGAAGGATGTGGACCATTACTATCATGCACAGATCCGTCAGAAATAGTGTTCAAAAAACTAATGTCTATAGGATTCGAGGCCAAGATAGTAGATAAAGTTGGCAGAAATCATATTCATAGACATCTTATGTCTGAGAATCCAAAAGCTTCTACAATTGAGTGGATGATGAAACTCGGTATTAGTTCCTCAAGAGCAGATTATGACGGAAATACACCTCTCCATATTGCATGTTCTAAAGCAGTCAAGAATATAGATATAATCGATCTTTTGCTTCCATCAACAGATGTTAATAAACAAAACAAGTTCGGCGATAGTCCTCTTACCATTCTCATTAAAACATTAACTCCTGTATCTCTCTTTAACAAATTGATATCAACTAGTGATTCTATAACAGATCAACTAGTTAATCTTTGTATCTTTTACGATAGATGTGACATTCTAGAAAGTATTAATGATAAAGGACGACAATTTGATTCTAATGATTTTAAAACAGCTGTTAAGTCAGGATCTATAAGATGTGTTAAATATCTATTGGATAATGATATAATTTGTGAAGATGCCATGTACTACGCTGTTCTGTTCGAATACGAAACGATGATAGACTATCTATTGTTTAATCATTTTAGCGTAGACTCAGTTGTTAATGGGCATACTTGTATGAGCGAATGTGTCAGGTTAAATAATCCAGTTATATTATCGAAACTGATGTTGCATAATCCGACTTCCGAGACCATGTATCTAACAATGAAATCAGTAGAAAAGGATAAACTCGATAAATCTATTATTATTCCATTCCTGGCATACTTTGTTCTTATGCGTCCAGATTTTTGCAAAAATCGCAGATACTTTACTACATATAAACATTTTGTAACAAATTATGTCCATGAAGGAGTATCGTATGAAGTTTTTGATGATCTTTAAAAATAACATAAAAATAATATATAGATTAGTGTTTATAGCTATCGTAATGGATGGTGATTCTTCAGCCGTGTTACTCGATGATATTAAAAAAATGGATACTAATAAAGTTACCAAGATGCTGGAGGTATTAAACTGCCCATCAGCACAGAATAACTCAGGAGAAGATGTGTATGTAATGTACGACGGTGCTGTATCATCTCGATATATTGATAATTATATAGCCAAGTATATGAAACAGGTTAATAATCAAGGCGTTGATGTATTTAAAATTGTAGATAGATTCTTGGCAATGAACAGCGATGAACTACGTAACACCAAATGTAACATAATAAAAGAGCTAATGACTTACAAACAATTGGCTATTGATCATTATGGTAGCTACGTGGAATACACCATAAAAGACATACATAGAAATCCTAATTACAACATTAATCTATTCAGAAAAATAAAGCGAACTAGATACGATACATTTAAAATAGATCCTGTTGATTATGTAAAAAAGGTTATCGGATTCGTGTATATCTTAACTAGATACGATCCAGTATATATTCATGTATTATATGATAATGTCACATATGATTATATAGATTGCTTTGCCGATTACTTGAGGGACAAGTATTTCCAAAATTAATTTTTTTTGTATCAAACATAGTCTTTTAAAAATTGTTATCTAATTCATAAATACTTATTTAACACAATAATAGTTTACTAACTAAATACATTAGTAGATATGAGAAATCTCCTATTCAGATACATTATTTGGAGAAATGATACAGATTCATCATATTACAGTGATCATTTTAAAAAGCTTATGGAGTTCGATAAACTAGTGGACGATGATGTTTATACATTGGTTAGGAAAATGCGAATGACGTTATCGGATGGTCCACTAGTAGATAGACTCGGTGAGCCAGTTAATAATCTAGAGGATGCCAAGAGAATGATCGCTATTAGCGCAAAGGTTGCTGAACACATAGGTGTACGTCCTGAAATTAGATGGGAGGAGTCATTCACGTCGCTCTTTAGAATGATTGAAAAATATTTTAAAGAACTAAGACTGAGCGTGTATGGTGATTAAAAAAAATAATATAATAGAAAAATAATCGCTTTCACTTACTGAAATGGATGTAAAAAATAGAATAGTAAAATATCTTAAAAATCTTACAGATGACGAATTTAGATATATTATTTATCGATCATCTGATTTTATTTACTTATCTGATGGAGATCATAATACAATAACCAAAGAAACGTTGGTTAATGAGATAATAGAAGAATATCCTGATGATTGTAATAAAATATTTGCTATTATATTTTTGGTGTTAGATATAGACATAGATTTAGACACAGAAACTAAATCAAAACCTAAACCAGCTGTCAGATTCTCCATTCTAGACAAGATGACCGAGAATATCAAAATTACTGATCTGATTAGGCATTATTTTAGATATATAGAACAAGATATTCCATTAAGTCCATTGTTCAGGCGACTAGATTTGTACAGAAAGAGAGCCATTACCGAGTATTCTAAAGAGTTAGAAATGGCCACGGAATACTTTAATAAGTATGGGCATTTAATGTTTTACAATCTTCCTATAAAACACAATAGATTCTTTTGTAGAAATTCTATAGGCTTTTTAGCCGCCCTATCGTCTACGATAGGTCATGTAAAAGCATTTCATAAATTTGTGGAATCTGTTTCCATAGATGATAGGCGTAACTTTAAAAAGGAATTGTTGTCAAAATAATTTTTATAAAAATATTGAATATATAGACGTTTAGTATACTATAATTGCTTATAGATGCATTAAAATGGAAAATATTATATTTTCTATTGATGGAAAAATAATACAAGTTAATAAGAAAATTATTATGGAGAGTCCATATAATTTTTTTAAAAATATTCAGAATATAGATGAGGTAATTACATTGAAGGGTATAAACTATCACGCATTCGAATCTCTATTAGACTATATACATTGGAAGAAGATAAATATAACCATAAACAATGTAGAAATGATATTGGTAGCCGCCATAACACTTGATGTTCCTCCTGTAGTCGATTTATGCGTGAAAACAATGATTCGTAATATCAATTCCAATAATTGTATACACGTGTTTAACTTTTCTAACAGATATGGGATAGACAAACTATATAAAGCCTCGATGTTGGAAATAGTTGACAAAATTATTACAGTGACATCTTTTCCAGAATTTTACAAATTATCCAAAGAAGATCTAACTACTATTTTGTCCCATGCAGATGTTAATATAAATCATGAGGATGTTACAGCCATGATATTATTAAAGTGGATTAATAAAAATCCTAAGGATAGAGATATTATCAACATCTTGTATCCAAAGTTTATGACTAATAATATGCGTAAGGCTATATCGTTATTGGGCTTAAACATATCACCATCTACGAGTCGCATAACACGAAATGGTATACAACACAACGTGATAGCTATCAAACACTCAGATCACCGTATAGCCACAATAACGCATTACTCTCCTAGAACAAAGCATTGGAACACGATGGGAAATATAGACAGACAATATTATAACGCGAATGTGTTGCATAATTGTCTCTACATCACTGGGGGAATGATTAACAATAGACGCATGTATACTGTCATTATATTAGATCTCAAAACGAAAAAAATGAAGAACCTGACTAATATGTCATCGTTAAAATCAGAAGTTAGTACTTGTGTCAATGATGGAAAGTTATACGTGATAGGTGGACTAGAATTTTCTATATCAACAGGTACTGTTGAATATTTGAAACATGATACTACACGATGGATAAGACTTCCAAACTTGATTACTCCTAGATATTCAGGTGCTTCAGTATTTGTAAATGATGATTTGTATGTGATAGGTGGAGTCCATACTACTTATGATAGATATACAGTATTAAACAGTGTAGAATGTTTCACTAAAAATCGTTGGATAAAAAAGTCCCCCATGCCTAGACGGCATAGCATAGTTTATGCTGTAGAGTATGATGGAGACATTTATGTGATTACTGGCATCTCACACGAGATACGTAATCATCTTTATAAATATATAGTTAATGAAGACAAATGGATAGAATTATACATGTACTTTAATTATGTAGGTAAAATCTTTATGTGTTCTTGTACCGATTATATTTTGATTATAGCAGATGATAGATATGAATATTATCCAAAATCAAATACTTGGAACTTGTTCAACATGACCACGTATAATATTGATTATTATGATGTATTCTATAATGACGAGACTCCAAAATGTAAGGTGACTTATTCATCTCTGTCATCGTTTCTACGTAAATGCGAAAAACAATTTCTACAATGAACAATTTTTATTATTTTGTACAATTAATGATATAACATTTTTATATACATAAATAAATATGAATGCCGAGAGTGTGGCATTCATAACATTGTTGGGAATAGGATGTGTACTATCTTCATGTAATGTTCCTACACGCCCTATTAATATGAAATTTAAAAATGGTGTAAACTCGCATTACAATATAGGCGATCGCGTAGAATATACATGTTTACCAGGATACAGGAAGGGTAAAGTGGGTCCCATATATGTTAAATGTACTACTAATGGATGGTCGTCACTATTCAATCAATGTATTAAACGGAAATGCCCATCTCCCAGAGATATAGAGAATGGTAGACTTGAAGTTACTGGCACAGATTTCGGATCTAGTATAACTTATTCTTGCGATAGTGGATATAAAATGATTGGAGAACCTATTTCGTATTGCGAATTAGGATATACAGGATCCATGGTTTGGAATCCCGAGCCACCTATTTGCGAGTCAGTTAAATGTGTATCTCCTCCATCTATAGATCATGGCAGTAATAACGGATACTCCGATATTTATACAGATGGAACCGTAGTGACATATACTTGTGATAGTGGATATTCTCTAATAGGTAATGAGAATATCTTATGTTCGGGTGGAGAATGGAGCGATGTTCCAACGTGTAAGATTGTTAAATGTCCGCATCCTATAATACCACACGGATTCATGTCTGGTGGTTTCAAACGATCATATTCATACAATGACAAAGTGTATTTTACATGTAACAATAAATATAAACTAATTGGTCCATCCTATTCTACATGTTCTTCAGAAAATGAATGGAAACCGGAGCTTCCTAAATGTGAACAGATGTAAACAAAACATAAAAAATATACTTTGGTTTATATAATGTAATAGGCATTTGATGCCCCAGAGATTAAAATGGGTACTGTTAAAATATTTAATCGTGGAGAATTCGACGATATTAGAAATGATTTAGTCGACTTGTCAAAATTTATAAAATGGAGCACAATTAATTCAAATATATCCATATATTCCACGGAAACAATAGATATATCTCAATCTATCAGTGAGATATTATATAAAAAGTTTAAAAATGTACAGAATATAGAGGTGAGTAGTGGTATAACTTTTATAAAATATAATAGTCTTGATACAGATAACTATGAATTGAACCTATCGGATAATGATATGGAATATTATTTAGTAATTTGTTTGGACAAATCAACTATTAAGACAACAATATGCCCTACTTCAGACACCACTGTAACATCATCCGATGATATTATGTTTTCTAAAACTCTTGATTTTAGATTTAGTAATCTGAAGCGTGGGTATAAAATAGTGGTATGTTCTATATCTATAACATATAAGCCATCAATATGTAAAATTCAGTATAATGGTAATTATATAGATATTAGTACAGATCAAGAAGGTAATAATTTGTGCTACTGTAACGTATCCATGTATCCGCATCACTTGATAGATTTAGAAACGATGGGTGTTCTGGTTGATAGATCAGGAAGGTGTCTGTTAGTAGACGAGTTTTATTATCGCTTTAGGAAAAATAAAATCTACGATAGTTTTATTGATCTCTGCATGGATCACATATTCGAACTATCTACAGATGAATTGTTTACTATGAGAAACGAAGATGGGAAAAATATAGCCTGGGATACCAACAAATTGGATACCAACTGTAAGACATGGATTCCTAGATCTGAGGACGATTATGAGTTTCTATATAAATTGATGAATCTCAAGTCGAAAGACCACAAATTCGAATATTACGTACTAGTCGGAGACACCGATCCTTGTACAATATTTACTTTCAAGGTAACAAAATATTACCTTAATATTGATACGTGAAATAGTATTTTTGAAAAATGAAAATGGATTTCTATTTTATACAGTTATTATAACTTAGCATTTAATCATGAATAAGTTAGATTTTGATAAACTAAAAAACGAAAATATATTTTCTACTAATACTATAGAAGATGCTAAAGAGTTTTATTTTGGAACTAGAAAGATATACACTGATTCAGTAGAGGATCTAATAGAGCTATTTGCGTTGGCCAATTACCTTAATGAACAAGATCTTAAAGATGTAGTAATTGATAGAATGAACTATGTATCTACATACATAGGCAAGGATGATTGGGCTACTATATATTCGTTTTATAAAGAAAACAGACTAACTAATGATTTCGTGCGGCAATATATTAACAGCAATATAGAAACAATATATAATACAGAATCTTTTCTAAAATTAGACGCTGATGCAGTATTCGATATTCTAAATGACGATGAACTCGTTATAACTAGCGAATACAATGTACTAAATATTATCATACGGTGGCTAGAGAATAAAAGAGTTGATATAGACGACTTTACCAAGATTATGTTCGCCGTCAGATTTAACTTTATAACGTATCGTGAAATTATTAACGCCGCAGAGAAAATAGCTCCTGAATACAGACGACATCTTCTAGATGTATACTATATAAGATCGTCGCGCCCTAAGCGTTCGATAATTTAACGTTAACAGTTTTTATTTTTACAACAGTTCAGATAACATAATTAATGAAATAATAATTATTATTAAAGACTACAATTTAACTTAAACAAGAATAAACTATTTTCATTGTTTAAGTTTAAAATGGATGCCTATATTAAAGCAGATTCATTTTCTTTAGAGACAGATTCTGTCAAAGATGTTATAAAAGAATATATTTGTTGGCTTAGTATGAAGGATGAATTGAGACCATCGATCGGATGTGTCTTTAAAGCGATGGAAACATTTAAAATTGATGCAGTGAGATATTACGGCGATATATATGAACTCGCTAATGATGTAAAATTGGGTACATTTGATGACTTTGTAAGATCTGTACAAATGATATGTTCAAATAGAGATAAACTCACTGTTTATGGGACTATGGGACTATTGTCTATTGTAGCGGATATTCACAAAGGTCGTGAGTTATATAGTGTCAAGTACGCAGCCGGAGTAATCATGTTGATGGATTATATTTTTGACGAAATAGACATGAATCATCTTAAAATAGCACTCTATCGTAGAATAATAAGACGTTCTAGAAAATCTCAGGATAATTTTTGAGTGATTAATCAATACAGTTTAAATTCAACATGATATATAAAACACCATGTAATTAATAAACTATAGATAATACGTTGTCATGTGTTCTATATTAAGATGGTTGTCTTACTCTATAGTAGCTTGTGGCATTCATAAACTTATGATGCTAAAACTATTATCTAATTTATAAAATGAAAAATAAATTAGGGATATAACGTTATTCCATATTCTTTCATTATGGGGATACAACACGAATTCGATATCATAATTGGAGATATAGCGTTACGAAATTTGCAGTTGCATAAGGGAAATAACTATGGATGTAAAATAAAAATTGTATCCGATATATACAAACAATTAAAGTTTAGATTTATCATACGTCCAGATTGGTCAGAAGTAAAAGAGGTTAAAGGCTTAACAGTATTCGCAAATAAATATTTCGTGAAACTCAATAAGGTTGATGAATCATTACATTATGTAATATACGATGCAGTTATTCATCTCTATAGCAAAACAACTGAGATTATGGTTTACTCTGATGACAATAATGAACTCTTCAAATACTATTACCCATACATCAGTCTAAATCTAAATAATAAGAAATTTAAAGTTAAAGAAGAGAACTACTCATCTCCATATATAGAACATCCATTGATTCCATATAGAGATTATGAAAATGTGGAGTGATTTTTTTATTAAATTTATTATTTACTAAATAGTGTTCATCTATTTTTTTTAATAAGGTATAATCATGAATACAATAAATCTGATCGCGTTTTTGTGTCTTATTTCCGCATTCGGAAAATGTCGTTCTGTTGATCCGTACTATGTACCGTTCAATAAATTTAATATTACTCTGGATATTGATACACGCGATAGTGTAGACAAATATACAGTAGAAAATGATGTAATGAGTACATATGACCCAACTACTTCTTATGTTAAGATATATTTTGACAAGTTTTGGATTACAGTTTTAACTAAATGGTGTTCCATGTTTATCGATACAGTTAGTGTGTACGCAACATTTTATGATAATCTTAATATACAATTCTACAGCAAGGATAATTATCTTACTCAAAGCGAAGATAAAATTTGTACTATTACAGTTAACATACATTGTAAACATCTAACAAAACCAGTTACGAAACACAAAGAGGGATACAGATATTCATTATCGTCTGACTCGTGTGTTAATTCCGTAGAGTTAGATATTGACTTGATTCAACACAATGATACCGGCTATTACGTATTGAAATCGTACGAACTTATGGTGCCCTGATAGAGTATCCTAATAAAATGAAATTGGACTAAATTAGTAGTAATAGACAATAATAATGGGTAATAATGAACGGTATAGTAAGATTCTCTATAATAGTTGCAAAACATTTGATATCGATGCCTGCAGTGCACAATCATTAATAGAACGTGGTGCAAATCCATTATATCAATATGATGACAAAACTCCATTAAAGGTATACGTTACCAAGGAAAATGTTAATATCCGGACTGATATTGTCGTTTCATTATTATCGACAGTCAATTATAAAAATATCAATGATTTTAATATATTTGACTATATACATTATGATAATATCGATATAGATTTATTGAGATTACTAATTAGAAAAGGTCTGGAAATAAAAGGTTGTAAAAATAACACGAATATTGTAGAAAAATATGCAATGACAAAAAATCCTAACATTGATGTATTTAAGATATTATTTGAACAAGGAATTCCTATGTGTAGCAATATGCGCTATGGGTACAAGATTGTAATAGATAGAACATCAATTGACGATGATGATTATGATTATGTCACCGATTACGATGTTAAAATAGGTAAAACAGCTCTCTATTATTATATTATCACTAGACCATGCAATGGAATATCATTAGATGTGTTAAACTGTTTATTATCATACGAAAAAGATATACGTTATTACACGTATCGTTCTCATACCACATTATATTATTATATTGGTAGAAGTGATATTAAACGCGAAATATTTGATGCTTTATTTGATGATCATTATCCTGTGGATGAACGCATGTATATTCTAACTAGATATTTGCGTAAACAATATCGGAATAAAAACTATAAATTTGATAATTATATAATTGATCGATTGTTAGATGATTTTGATCATCACAATATTTTAAATTTATGTAATATGTTGCGCGATAATAGCGCCTTGATATCTATAATTCTTAAAAAATACAAATATTGTATACAAGATCTATTAGACGAATATATATTGAAGAAAGTGTATCTTAATGTTGTTAAGAATTTGGTAAGTGAAGGCGCTGTATTATATAGATTTGATCATATAAATAAATATTTTCTAAAATTGGGTGATAAGGACAATAGAGTCGTTGAATATATTTTAAAAAATGGAGTTGATATCATATACCCAGATGATACATACACCAATAAAATAAATGTTATGCCATTATTTTCTAACATATTCTTATATAATGAGTTATTAATATTAAGAATACTAAAGCTTTGTATGCCGTATATAGATATAAATAGACTAGATTGTGATGGAAATAGCATACTTTATTATTGTGTTAATAGTGGTAGTGTAAATATAGTAAAGTTGTTAGTCGATAATGGTGCAGATATTAATATAGTAACTAACCATGGTAATACATGCATTGCTATGTGTATAGTGATGGTACGGCGATGTATACCTAAAATATCAAAAAAATATATTAATATATTAGAAATTATTTTTCGTAAATTACCAACTATTGAATGTATAAAAAAATCAATTGAATATCTAAAAAATAATGGGTCATATATCTTCGACGAGTCGGTAAAAAAACTATGCATTAAATACTTCACATTAATAGATTACTCGTATATATTTGAAGCCTATAGAGTATATCCATCATCTATAGACTACATAAATGAATGTAAAAATGAATTAGATGATATGCATAGAACTAAATTACACAATGTTGACATGTTTACATTTATGTATAAATTAAATAAACATGTAAAAAAAAGATATGTTAGACATCCAGTTTTTACAGAGTGGTCCAAGAAACAATATAAAATTTATACGGAAACGATAGATGATATCAATGATTTTATAAAAAGAAGCGAGGAAATATATGATTTGATAGAAGAGGTATCTGTTGATAATAATTTGTTGTCCATATTACCGTTAGAAATTAAAGATTTAATTTTTTCATACGCGTTCCTATAAAAAATAGAAACTTTAACCATATAATAGTGTAGTGTGGTAGATAACGATTACAATTTAATCGTATAGCTTAGTTGATTATTAATCAGATAAAAAGTCATGTCTTCAAAAGGCGGCAGTGGTGGAATGTGGAGCGTATTCATTCATGGACACGATGGAAGTAGTAAAGGAAGTAAAACATACACAAGTGGAGGAGGAATGTGGGGAGGCGGATCTTCTAGCGGTGTAAAAAGCGGAGTTAATGGTGGGGTTAATGGTGGAGTATCATCCGGAACAGGTAAAATTTAGAAAACGAAAATGTTTTTATTTTTATTATTATAAAGTTATGACACTACAAAAATGATATTCAATGGATTTGTTTATGTTATAGACAGAATCGATTCATCGTAAAAATGTTTGACTATCTGGAAAACGAAGATGTGACAATCAAGGAGTTGAAACGGCTGTTACAAGATACGAATCCTAATAATACCCAAAACAGATTCGGAAACAATGCTCTTCATTCCTACTTTTTCAATGAAAAATGCGATGATGTGGAGGTTGTAAAATTACTACTAGATAGTGGTACAAATCCATTGCATAAAAATTGGAAACAGTTTACCCCATTAGAAGAATATACCAATCGTAAGCGCGGTAAACCTCGTGATCTATCACTGGCGCCTCCAAATCCTCCTCCTCGTCCTCCTCCAGAGTCTCAACCTCCAGTTCCTCCACATAGACCACTGCCACCACTTCCACATAGACCGCCATCACCACTTCCTCCTAGACCAGGACATGGTTCTCCATCTAGCGAGCAAGCAGATAAAGGAATTAGTAAGTTTGTGCCCCCTAGACGGTGTAGAAGAGCAAGCTCTGGAGTGGTATGTGGCATGCTACAATCAAGACCTAAGGAAGATACCTATTCGCTCCTTCAACGACCCGAACCAGAATATGCAGAAGTAGGTAATGGCATACCCAGGAGTAACGTTCCTGTAATGGGCAAGAAACATAGTAAACAATATACATCGTCGATGGCGAAAATATCAACAAAATTTGATAAATCTATGGCATTTGGGTCAGCAATGTTACTAACTGGTCAACAGGCCATTAACCAACAGGCTAGATCAACTGCTTTAAGTAGAAAAGACCAGATGAACAAGGAAGAAAAGATATTCGAAGCAGTTTCGATGAGTCTATCAACTATAGGGTCAACATTGACAACTGCAGGTTTGGTAGGTGGTCCAGCACTGATGATTGCGGGGATTGGAGTGACAGCTATAGGAGGTTTAATAGACACGGTAAAAGATATATATTACCTATTTTCAGGATATGAGAAGCCAGAAGATCCTGTCATTAAATTATTTAATACATATTCGGGCTTAGTAGCAGACAATAACAAAATGGGTGTGAGGAAATGTTTGACACCTGGAGAAGACACAATTATTTTCCTGTCATACAAAAACGATTCCAGTTTTAAACAGAATACAGAGGCAATGGCTTTATATTTCTTAGATGTTATCAACTCGGAGATCCTATATCTAAACACTTCAAATTTAGTTCTAGAGTATCAACTAAAGGTAGCCTGTCCAATAGGAACATTGAGATCAGTAGATGTGGACATTACTGCGTATACTGTATTATACGATACCACGGATAATATTAAGAGATACAAATTTGTCAGACTAGCAACTCTACTATCCAAGCATCCTGTCATTAGATTAACGTGTGGTTTAGATGCATCATTGGTAATTAAACCGTACGAGGTACCCATCAGTGATATGCAATTACTAAAAATGGCAACACCCGGTGAACCAGAATCGACTAAATCTATACCATCCGATGTCTGTGACAAATATCCGCTAAAGAAATTTTATCTTTTGGCAGGTGGTTGTCCATATGATACATCTCAAACTTTTATCGTACATACTACTTGCAGTATTCTACTAAAAACAGCTACATGGGATCAGTTTAAAAACAGATGGGTATTACAGAATCCATTTAGACAGGAAGGTACATTTAAACAACTGTTTACTTTTAGTAAATATGACTTTAACGACACCATAATCGATCCTAACGGTGTTGCAGGGCATGCTAGCTTTTGTACCAATAGAGGCAGCAACCAATGTTTCTGGTCCGAACCCATGATATTGGAAGATGTGACATCATGTAATTCTAGAACTAGAAAAATATATGTAAAACTGGGAATATTTAACGCTGACGGCTTTAATAGTTTTGTGCTAACCTGTCCAGCGGGGTCTACACCTACATACATCAAAGATAAAAATACAGACAGTAGCAATATTATCATAGAGATACCTGTAGGCGATTACGGCACTGCCAAATTGTATTCGGCAACAAAAGCGTCGAGGATAGCCGTGTTCTGTACTCATAACTATGATAAACGGTTTAAATCAGATATTATAGTTCTGATATTTAATCGGGTTAGTGGTGTTCCATTTTCAAGCATATATACAGCAGGTGTAAATGGTAAAAACCGATTGTTTACCAAGTTAGCAGGTGGAATGCCATATAGATCACTGTATTGTGATAACCGACGACCGGGTTGTTATTATGCAGGAATACCATTTAACGAAGAAAGCATAGAAGCTGATCTACACTATGGTTCGGAAATAATGCTTAAGGAAACATACGACGCTAGTAGTATCGATCCACAAGTTATGACAAAGTCAAAGACGCACTTTCCTAGTCCATTAAGTGTAAAATTCCATGTTGATAATTTAGGAAATGGGTATAATGATCCTGAGTCATTTTGGGTAGATGCTAAAAAGAAGAAAAGGACATACAGCGCAATGACATTAAAGATCACACCATGTACAATGAGAAATAAGAATGTAGATTTTGGACATGTTATTTCTAATATGGTTTATTCACAATCTACTAGTGGAGATTATGGAAATAGTACCATATACGTATTTAAAACAAAAAATAGTACAAATCGCGATTGTGAAGCTATTTTAGATTTAACATCTAGAGAAGTAACTGTTACATGTCCGGCATTTGCCATACCAAGAAATGTATCAAAATATGAAGGTCTATGCTTTAGTGTTGTTACATCTAAAGATCATTGTGCTACAAATGATAATTCGTTAAAATCTAGTGGTTATGGAATTACAGATGCTGTTAAACAACGTACCTGTTATCATCATTGGTTTTATGGTACTGCATCATTGGATTATTACTGTTCGTTCCAAGATGAGTGGCAAAGCAAATGGCCTAAATATGATCCATGTAAGTCATATATCCATATAGAGTATAGAGATACATGGATAGAATCTAATATGTTACAACAACCTCCTTACACATTCGAATTCATACATGACGATTCTAACGAGTATATAAATAAAGAAATTAGTAACAAATTAAATGATTTATACAATGAATACAAGAACATTATGGAATATAGTGATGGGTCATTGCCTGCTTCTATAAACAGATTAGCGAAGGCATTGACTTCAGAGGGTAGAGAAATAACAAGCGTTAATATAGATGGTAATCTGTTAGATATTGCATATCAAGCAGATAAGGAAAAGATGATTGAGATACAGAACAAAATAGATGATATCACAAGAGATTTATTCATTCATACTCTATCAGATAAAGATATAAAAGACATTATAGAATCTGAAGAAGATAAAAGATGTTGTATCATAGATGTCAAGAACAATAATGTTCAAAAGTATTATCCTGTTGATAATTATCTATGTGGTACTTTGGACGATTATATATACACCTCTGTAGAGACCAACAAATCTTATGTGTTAGTAAACGACACTTATATAAGTTATGAGTATCTTGAATCATCAGGTATAGTTGTTCTATCATGTTACGAAATGACTATAATATCCTTGGACACAAAAGACGCAAAAGATGCCATAGAAGATGAGATAATAACGAGTGCTGTATCCGAAGCATTAAATGACATGTTTAAGGAATTTGACAAGAACGTGAGTGCTATTATAATAAGAGAAGAAGATGATTATTTGAACAATGAACGTGATATTTACAACATAACATGTATCATAGTTGGTTCTATTCTGATAATGCTTGTCATTATTTTAATATTGGTAGTTTATACAACAATCAATAAATACAAAACACGAAAATATAAACTGCTAAAGAAAGATGACAATAAAAACATTAAATCTGAGCATCATTGTATTAGTCTAGAGACTGTATCTATGGAAATTTTAGATCATTAAAAAATAGTTAACTATATCGATAACACAATAACTTTTATGAAATACTACCCAGGTGATGATAATGCACACATGTGTCGAGAATGATTTAAATGATATGGCAGAACTACACAAAAACAATAATGATAGCAACAGTGACGATCATTCATAATGATTTTTTTTTATATGGCATTAGAAAAATGTGACAAAAACTCTTAATGCTTAGATACTGAATATGTATTTTACAGACTCTTGAGAATAGAAGGAAATCATGTCACAATTATAAAAAATGAAAAATCAACGGTTAATAACGGTGCGCGTCCCATCATGGAGTCGTCAGATTTCATGGCTGTTGACGAGCAGTTTCACGACGACCTAAGATCCTTATCTTTGGTGGATGACTATGTAAAACATGGATTGGGTGTTGAGTGTTATGTTCTAGAACCAGTTGTCGACAGGAAAATATTTGATAGATTTCTCTTTGAACCATTTTGTGATCCTGTAGATATTCTGTATGATTATTTTAGGATTCATCGAGACAATATTGATCAGTATATAGTAGATAGACTGGTAGCATATATTACATATAACGATATTATATCTGCATTAGTGTCAAGGAATTATACGGAAGATATTTTAGCTTTAATTGTTAAGAATTGTAGATGTATCCAAGATCTCTTACTTTACTATCTATCTAATGCATATGTAGAAATAGACATTATTGATTTTATGGTAGATAATGGGGCTGTGATATATAGAATAGAATGCTTGAATGCATATTTTAGTGGAATATATAAAAAGGAAAGTAGTGTTGTTGAGTTTATTTTAAATTGTGGTGTCGAAGATGAGAATGATGTTCAGCTAGATCTGTATAAAATAATTCAGTATCCTAGGGGCTTCCGTATAGATGAATCTACAATAATAGATATTTGTAAGCTTTGTATCCCATATATTGAGAATATTAATCAACTAGATGCTGGTGGAAGGACATTGCTTTATCATGCTATCTATTCAGGTTATCTAGATTTAGTACTATGGTTATTAGAAAATGGAGCAGATGTCAATATAGTAATGAGTGATGGATATACATGTCTTGACGCGGCTGTGTATAAGGGATCGGTTATCTACCGTAGTGACATACATCTTAAAATATTAGAAATAGTGCTTAGAGAACCATTGTCTATCGACTGTATAAAATCAGCTATACTTAATAATACAATTGAAAACCATAATGTGATAAAACTCTGCATCAAGTATTTTATGATGGTAGATTATTCCCTCTGTAATGTGTATACATCATCACTCTTTGATTATATAATTGATTGTAAAGAAGAATTGGAGTACATTAGACAGATGAAAATTCATAATACAACCATGTATGAGTTAATCTATAATAAAGACAAAAACAAGCATGCACCCCATATTCTGCATAGGTATTCCAGACATCCAGTTTTGGCACAGTGTATTACTAAAGGATTCAACATTTACACAGAAGTAAACGACTATGTTACTAAAGCTCTAAACAGACGTGCTCTAATAGATGAGATAATAGACAATGTATCAATTGATGACAATCTCCTATCAAAAATGCCATTAGAAATTAGGGATCTAATTGTTTCACAAGCTATCATATAGAGTTCTCTCCACCCACCATTATTGAAATGTTTTCATGTGTGAATAGTAGTTAATAGTTAGTACTAAACAATTCTAATTTTTATAGTATAATAGTCTAACAATTATAATTTTACACCTTACTTTTTTTTAAAAAATGTAACAATGATATAAACTTTTATGTACTACCAACACTGACAGATTTTGATTATTATTGTAAAAATGACCTCGTTAACCGAGTACGCGATTGTCAATGTCAGGAAACTAATATATTCGACATACTTTGAAGATTTTGAGAACCGTATAAGCACCAATACTCGTATAAATAATTATGATCCAGATGATGGATATTATAGCGATGGGGATATATACAGTTATAATCACACAGTTAGAGCTAAACACATAAAAGTTTTTAAAAAGAAATATTATGGCATTGATAATAGATATCGTGAACAATATACCGATAGTAAAACCGCATTGATTAATATTATCTATAATATGATTTTGATATTAAAAACGGACAGAAAAAACAAATCGTTGGTCGATCAATATAAAAAATTCATCAAATGTATTAAAGACAATAAAAGTAAAATCACAAATCATGTGTTTGATATTCCCAATAATGGAGATATGGATATTTTATATGCATATTTCAACTCACCGAAAATCAGAAGTATAGAACTAGACTTGATTAAATATATGTTAGATGTAGGAATTATAAATCTTAATTATGTATGCAAGAAAACAGGATACGGTATCCTACACGCGTATCTCGGCAACATGGATGTCGACATAGATATATTAGAGTGGTTATGTAATAACGGTGTTGATGTAAATTTGCAGAATCATGATCTTATTACTCCGTTGCACACGTACATGATAACAGGAAATGTTTGTGTGTCTGTAATTAAAAAGATTATCGAACTCGGTGGAGACATGGATATGAAATGTGTTTATGGTACGAGTCCGATTATAACATACATAGCCAATATAGATAATATTAATCCAGAAATAACAAACTTGTATATAGAATCACTTGACGATAATAAAGTAAAAAATATACCTATGCTGCTCCACTCGTATATAACACTGGCTCGGAATATCGATATATCAGTCATTTACTCATTTTTACAACCAGAAGTAAAACTACATTATAAAGATAGTGCTGGACGGACTTGTCTCCATCAATATATACTGAGACACAACATAAGCACTAGCATTATTAAACTTTTACACGAGTACGGGAATGATATAAATGAACCAGATAATATTGGTAATACGGTACTACATACTTATCTCTCTATGTTGTCGGTTGTTCATATATTAGATCCAGAAACAGATAACGATATAAGACTAGATGTTATTCAGTGTCTTATATCCTTGGGTGCTGATATAACAGCCGTTAATAATTTAGGTTATACTCCATTAACTTCATATATATGCACAGCTCAAAATTATATGTATTATGACATAATAGATTGTCTGATGTCCGATAAAGTATTAAACATGGTAAAGAATCGTATAATCCAAGATCTATTAATTAGAGTAGATGATTCTCCATGCATTATTCATCGTATTATTGCTAAATACAATATACCCACTGACTTATATACTGATGAATATGAGCCGTATGATGGTACAGATATACATGATGTATATCATTGTGCGATTATAGAAAGATATAATAACGCAGTATGTGAAACGTCTGGTATGACGCCATTACATGTATCTATTATATCGCATACTAACGTCGATATCGTCATGGATTCATTTCTGTACTTATTATCCATCCAAGCCAATATTAACACACCAACAAAAAATGGTGTAGATCCTCTAATGTTAACCATGGGAAATGACATGTTGTCAGGCCACCAATGGTATCTTGTTAAGAATATTCTTGATAAGAGACCTAATATAGACATAGTTATATCCTTCTTAGACAAATGTTACGCTAGTGGAAAGTTTCCATCGTTATTAATGAATGAAAATTATATTATTAAACCAACATTGAGATTGGCTCTTATGTTAGCTGGATTGGATTACTGTAATAAATGCATCGAGTATATGGAGAGGGATATAGCGATTCTCGATAATAGTCATGCAATGTTTTTGGCATTTGATAAGTTAGTTAGCATCAGAGATAACATCGATAAATTGACCAAGTTACACATTAATTCGAGAACTAATATCAGTATATACGATATACTAGTTAGTAAATGTTACAAAGAGGATCTAATGACATATATAAAAAATCATAATCTAGTAGTATCATGTTGTCATATTGATGATCCATTATATGATATAATTAATACGTATATAACAGATGCGCGATCTATGTATTATATAGCCAATGACATATCAAAATATATCATGGATATGTATCCCGTTATGTGTATTCCTGTTACTCTTTTATTCAGTTGCATTATCGGGATATTTAGACTAACATATTTTAAAAAAATAATAGTTAACAGACACCATGCCTCATTTATCAATAATACTCGACTTACAGATGATGTGTGAATGTGATAAAATTGCTCTGGATACATACACAGATTCTATAAAATATTTTTATAATGACTAAACCCATATATGGATTAAATAGAATGGTACTCCAAATACAACAAAGAAAATAGAACCAAAAGAACAATGATGTGTCACTCCTGATAATACAAAACTTTGTTATCATAAATACTCATCATGATAAACATAAATACAATACTAATATTCGCATCATTATTCGTTGCATCGTCAGCAAATGATTATCCTCTCTCCTTCTTCGAAGAAAAATACATTACAGATACATTTAACTACATCTCTATAGATTTTGAGCTATATCCAGTTAACATATCCTCTTGTAATCGACTAAGTACAAAACAATCATCCGATGTTATCACAACATCGGAATTGACAATTACTGTTAATAGTACAGATTGCGATCCAGTCTTTGTTACAGAATATTACTCTGTAAAGGATGGAACTGCTATAGCCGGACTTTTCTCAGATACCACAAAAAAACAAGATACATCCAAGATGTGTACGCTGAATATAGAAGTAAAATGTAACTCTGAAACAGAACCTGTATTAATCGGTAATTTTACACGCGTTCCTGAAAAAGCATCAACACACTCTGAAAATTTCACTTTAATAGGCAACTGTATATCAGATCTCCATCTATATATTGCCTATGTCAATACTAATGCGGAATTTGAAGAGGATACTGCTACTATTCATATAGGAAACAAAATCGATATTAAAGGTATACATCCAAATATGTGCGCTACTAGAACTATTAATTAGATAGCTATAACGTGTATAATAAAATAGATATAATACTTTATGATTATTCACTTCTAAGATTAAATTTACACAATGGATGAGTAAGTGAATATAATTCTGGGATATCAACTACTTACTTCTGATAAGAAGTCACTGTGTTCATACAGCTTCTTTAAAAAATAGATAGTTTGACGATAATACAGCTATAAATCTAACTTCTTAAGACAATCATGACTTGATTAAAAAGCTGATTATGGTCATTAATACTAATGAATTGGATATAGATGAAAGGTGATACTGAACGATACTTTCATAGAACACCCGTTAGTTACATTCGTTAGAAAATAACATTTTTATTACGCATTCCCTGGCATACTAATAAATAATAAAAAATAAAAATAAATTAATGATATAATATAGTAACCATGTTTATCATGTGTGAATTAGTTTACCGTATCGTAATTATTATATTATCTCTATCTCTACTATCATCTTTTTAGTTATATGTTTAATGGAACATAGATGCAAAGAAACAAAAATAAAATATAAAATATGCCCGAAAAACACCATCAGTATAAATACCATATGTTATTACTTTTCGGAAGATACTACCAACTGGACAACAGCAAGTGAATATTGTAAAAATATGAACGGTTGTTTAGCGTGTATTGTTAACGACACCTATCGTAAACTATTAGTATGCAAGGGTACATTTGATTATTGGGTAGGTGTACATAGAACTAGTACACAATCACCATGGTTGAATTGTGATAATAAACCATAATGTTACTAATGTACATATTAGAGGTGTTGAAGATTATGCGTATCTTACCAACAACGGAATTAGTTCCGCTAGAATATACGCAGATAGAAGATGGATATGCGAGGTTCCAATGGTGGATTATTGAATATCATGTTAACAATTACAAAAATATTATAATAATATAAGTATAGATACATTTATAGAATTGGGAGCTGATTTAACCATACCAAATGGTAGATATATAATTCCCGTAGTTCATTGTATCAATGTTCCAAGTAATAAGCACGATATACATGACACAAAAAATAATACGTGAGCTTGGTGTTAGCACACTCCGATCATAAATTATTTAGAGATCGTGTAATGCATGATTATGTTAAAACGGTCATGTAGATTTTGTATGCTTAGACATTATTAGATCTCTAGAAGGATTACACCGCTTCATTATGCCATAAAATGAAATTTTGTAGAGATTGCTGTATATTTGGACAATGGAGTCGATATGACATTGGCACATGATAAATTTGTTAGGAAAATAATAAACATAATGATGATTCTATATAAATGTTAGCAATATAAATCAGTGACTTAAAAAAATAAAAAATAATATCGATAACATAAACACAATGAATAAATTAGTATTACTTACATTATTGTATACAATTATCTACTCGGTATCATGCGGATGTGTCCGTGATCAATGGGTACTAGAAGCCATATTGGGCATAACTGTTAATTACCCTATTACAGAACCACAATCAGATGAATGCGTCGTTCAACTACGAAAAGATAGCAAGAATTCTTCTATTGATATAAACGGATACGGATTAAATGTCTACGTGAGTGAGAGTGTACCAGATAGTAGAACGTTAGCCGGTGCTGCTATATCAGTATACAATGATACTATTATGCTTCGCATCTATTCTGATTACTCCAATTATAAAATAATAAACAAAAAGAATAACAATGCAAATTATACTATAAGGATAACCTGTTTAAACAATAATTGTGGTATCGATGCTAGTACGAACGAAAATAATATACCTTATATGAATGCGGTAATTGATATTATAGGACCTTGTGTGTCGTGTGTTAATATCACACTGAGACCAGATAATGATACTTTTGTACCAAGAGTAGCTACTGTGTCATCGTTCAAGCATAGAAATGAGAATGATAATGCCAATGTACTACTTTCAAATATTAATAACGCTAACGAGGATTCATTAAACATTAATGAGAGTTGTAAAACTGTTCCAGATAATGTTCCAGTCTTTTTGTGTTATAAAAAATAATAAATATTATTATATTAACCATGTTCATCATGTGTAAAACTGATAATTCGCCACGAGTATTATATAACATTCTTTTTGGTTATAATGTCAGGTATTAAACCAAATATATACGAAGTTGATTAGTAAACAGATGTTATTACTTTTTCTGAACACTTGATATATTAATTAGAATTCTGCAAACGTCAAATGTTTAACCGCTATTAAAATATTACGGACTATAATGGATTGCTTTATTAGGATGCAAAACTTTACCATTTGTGACGAATGAACATGAAGTTACAACCTTGAAATATTAAATTTTATTGCTAGCAAGAAGTCTCATGAATCTATATCACAATACTTTGAGATCCCAGAAAGCAAAACAACAATCAACTACAAATAAAAAACGAATATGATGATTACTTATCTTTCTACAATATGATATGCGATGAACCAAATGTAGAATATAAAGACGCGTCTACTCACCATGGGAAGAAACTAATGCCCGTCGATAATAGATATAAAAATAATTCTAAGGATATTCTGATGAAATCAGAAAAAATGATTTAGATATGAAAATTGTAAAAGATTTCCTCGCTAACGGATATGACTTAACAGTCAAGGATAAACTATTTTATGATATTGCAAATAGTAATGAAATATAATACTACTAATACAACACTAATATTATTAACATAGGTATTAAACATGGACGCTGAAATATCCACAATTATTAATGGTATGGATATTCAAGAGATTAACAGAATCGTTAAAGAATTAGACTTACCAAATAATAGTTCTATAGATGACGTTATCGCCAAAACATGTGAATTTATGAGAAATAGAGTCCTGACTAAATATCTATTCTGGAGTTTAACAAATATATGTCGTTTTCGATTATCGTATCTAAAACTCCAGTAAGAGGATTCTATAATCTGATCAAGGAGTACTTGAAAATCGTTCGTGATATACGAGTTGAGGAAGCATGACACATTCTCAGAGAGTTTATGGCATATGACGCATCCGCAATCGAACATTACGGACATCATTTTATACGGTCGACGTGTTATACTGTACGAAATGTACAAGAGTCTCGTTATGATGACTCGGATACGGAAGACTTATATAACATTGACTTGTATGAAATACTGAAGAAACGGAATTCAGACGGTAGTTTTCATGTGGATCCTGTTCAATTCGTAAAGAATGCTATCGGAATTGCGTCCGTTGTATCAAAGAATAATCTGTGCGGTTATCCCGTCTTCGGATGGAACGTGTACACACCACAGGTGACTGCCTTCTTACACTACTTGGAAACCAAGGTAGATGGATATATGTAATAGTTATACTTTTTATGAATGTGGTTAGTCTAGTGCAGGTACTATTCTAAATCTGTCAACATAATTAAAAAATAGAAAATATAGTCCTCTGTTATCACAGACGTTACAGGCCTGACTCCGGTCAAGCTTCGTCTACATTCATAATGGCCTCACAGTGTACCAAGTTTGCTCCCTGTCATTGTCATGCCACCGGTGGCACCTTGAACACTATGAATGACGTCAAACATTGTTTGACCGAATATATACTGTGGGTTTCTCATAGATGGACCCACAGAGAAAGTGCAGGATCTCTCTACAAGCTTTTCATCTCTTTCAGAACTGACGCATCGGACATCTTTGGTGATTTGAAGAGATTCTCGGAAGCTCTTCCATGGGACGATATCAACAAATGTGTGGATATCATTAAATGTTTCATCAGAAATGACTCCACGAAAACCACCAAAGAACTTCGTGCGATCATAGGACTTTGTACTCAATCAGCTATCATCTACGGAGGAGTCTTCAACGATAAGTGTATTGATATACTACTTATCATGCGAAAGATTCTTCACGAGAATGATTATCTTACCATCTTGGATCATATCCGTACTGTGAAATATTAAATATTCCTCATACCGCATAACACTCACTCTTTTTATCTATCATCTTCATTTCCATTTCCATTTCCATCCATCTCCGCATGTAGAATGAAATAAATGTATGAGGATCATCATTTTTCGTGAAATATAATATAAAATATTTACGTCATCTAATAGTAATGGAATGCAGTAGAGATCACAAATGCATTCTATGCCGTCTACTGGCGGAAGATGTAACGTTAAAAAATATAAAACCAGAGATTGAAACATGTCCCAACTTATCAAAAATTATAGATAGACGCGGAAACAATGCGCTACATTGTTACGTATCTAATAAGTGTGATACGGACATTAATGTTATTAGGCTGTTGCTCTCTTATGGAGTCGATAGACTTCGGAGGAATAAAGAAAGATTGACGCCGTTAGGTGTATACAGTAGGCATAGATGTGTCAAAACTCAGATTGTGAATCTATTAATATCTAGCTATTCAGATTCCGATTACACACTCAAATCAAATATAAATGACTTCGATATGTATTCATATATATCGTCGGATAATATCGATATACATCTACTAGAATATTTAATTATAGATAGGAGGATACGTCCTTTAAAGACTGCAGCCAATAGTCTTGGATTGGTGGATATATACGTAACGGTTAATAATCCTAGATTAGATGTGTTACGATTGCTTCTTAAATCAGAATGTTACAACACTGGTTATGTATTTCGTAGATGCATGTACGAGGATGATGTATACAAGAATGCTCTTCATTACTATATATTGTCTCATACACAATCTCTATCGAAGGATATAATTAAATGTTTGATCGATAACAATATCTCTGTCAATGGAAGAGATGAATACAGAGCTGTTCCAGTCCAATACTATTGGTCTTGCTCGAACATAGATGTAGAGATTGTTAAATTATTAATAAAAGATATGGACACGTGTATAACATTTGATGACTGCAGTCAGCCATATATTAGGGGAGTACTCGCAGATTATCTAAACCCGCGGTTTAGAGGAACACCATATAGTGTAGACATGGCGATCGTTGATCTTCTTATCGGAGGACGTCATGGTCTCGTGGGTGTTATTAATAGTATTACTTCTTACGATTCCATAGTATACAATCACGAAATCATTGACGTCATACTAAATAGATTTAGAGATCAGGATACATCCATAGTACAGACCATGTTGATGCAATACTTACGACATAGTGATATGGTAAATATACCAGTTCTCCAACTTATGTTAGATAATGGAGCCTCCATGAATGTAATAGTAAATTCTAATTATCCTCTACACGAATACTTTGATAATAATACTATCGTCGACGTAGACGTCGTAAGGTTTATTGTTGAAAATAATGGACACGTGGCCGTAAATCACGCAACAAATAGCGGTCGTCTATGTATGTATAGCCTGATAACATCTATGTTTAGTAGTTGCGGTGTTCACATATATGAAACCATCCTGATAGATATATTGGATATACTAATTAAGTACATAGATGATATAGATATGATAGATAATGAGAATAAAACTCTGCTATATTATGCAGTCGATGCCAATAACATACAGTTGGTAAAGCGGTTATTGGAATATGGAGCTAGTGTTAACACGACATCATGCTCGATAATCAATGCCGCAATGGCGAAAAGTAGGTATAGAAGAGAAAAAAGAACGATGCTAGTCGATTTATTATTGAGTTACCATCCAACTTTAGAACGCATGATAGACGCCTTTAGTAAAGATATATGCTATTTGAGCATTTATCCATTACTCGCCTGCATCAGATACGCGCTAATCCTAGATATTGACTTTCCCTCTAAAATAAAGTATAATATCACCAATCTCAAGGAACTAAAGCGTTATAAAATAGATGTAGACCGAATGAAGAATGCGAGCATATCTGGTGTCTCAATGTTTGATATATTTTTTAAACGAAGTGGATACGATAGACTGAGATACGTAAAGAATATAGAATTTTTAAACTTTGCGTCAAAAGTCAAATGGTACAAAGACGAACTAACCTCCATCATTATAGAGACAGTAAAGAATAGCGAATTAATCGATTCCATAGTGGACAATATCAATATAGACGATAACTTGATTTCAAATTTACCCATAGAAATACAGCGCAGGATATTTTATTACGCTATCCCCACCTCTATCAATTATCCTTAATTATAACACTGGTATACTGCCACTTTCTAGAAGTAGAAAAGACTGCACTATGTCGCATTTGTTTCGCATAGTAACCTATCGTGAGTTTATTGGTTCAATGGAAGTACCTTTATCACTATAAAAGAAATGTGTATAGATCAATAGCTTCAGTGTGTATGACGGAAGGCATATATTTACAAAAATAGCATCCATCTAAGATAATAAATGCACTAAATATCACCAGTAAATTCATTAACACATGCGTAGCATACACAGTTCCCATTACAAGAAATATATTAGGTTCTAGAAATTAATGATATATTTTTATGATGTTTCTCACACCCATCTAATTATGAAAAAGTAAATCGTTCATATGAAATGGATGAGATTGTGAGCACTGTTCGCGATAATATGTGGTATATACCCGACACATATCTACGAGATGATGCAGATCGTATCACTATCAATAACGTATACCACATGTATCTATCATTATTTGATGTTATTCCATCATCGCATCTGTTTAAACTGACTCTCAAACACTGTGACCTGAATAAGCGACTAAGATGCGGAATCTCTCCATTACACTGCTATTTAGTAAATCCCAGATTTAGACCATCCGTATTAAAAATATTGCTACATCACGGTATGAAGAATTTCGATAGCGTGGACTATAGCGGACGAATTCCAGTACATTACTATATGATGCATGCAGATAGAATCGATAATAAGATCTTTGATATACTAACCGATGGTATCAGTTTTAGAAAACACAACGACCTATTACTGTACTATCTCAGATATAACTATGGCAAAGATCTAAACTACTACGTTCTATATAAATTAGTAACTGAAGGATCTGACCCAAATTGTGTAGACAAGGATGGTCTGACACCTCTTCATTTCTACTGTAGATACGTTTCCGCGTTTCATGAACGCAATTATTACGCATCCAAGCCTTATACCAAGATGAATGCAGAAAAGAGGTTCATCAATACAATAGTAAAATATGGTGCTGACATTAACGCGGTTACAGTGATAGGTAACACGCCGTTACATACATACCTTCGAGAGTATACTAGACATAGGCCTCGTGTTGTATACACTCTTTTATCTCTGGGAGCGGATACTAGGATACGTAACATATATGGCTATACTCCCATTATGGAATACATTAAATGTGATTATGCATCTAGTTATATTCTAATAATGCTACTCAAATGGCACGAACAAAAATACGGCAAAATACAGAAGGAAGACGGACAACATATAGTACATCTATTCATAAAACATAATCGAGGTCACGACCTCAATATACTCGCGTATCTATTAGATAAGTTCAATATTCATGTCGACGAATACTATGATACCATGACTCCGCTTCATGTTGCATATAGGAATTGTAACAGTAGAATAGCGGCATATCTTGTATATATAGGATACGACATTAATCTTCCTACTAAAGATGGCAAAACTGTAACCGATTTAATATTTGAAAATCCTAGTATAATATTCAAGGCAGATATCGTTAATGATATCATCAAACACAGACTAAAAGTATCTCTGTCTATAATTAAGTCATTGTTAGACAGGTTGGCTGACTTTGCTTCGTATGATGACTACTACTTGAAAAAGATAATAGCATACTGTGTATTAAGGGACGTCACATTTGTAGAAAGATATCGTAAGTACTGTTCGAATCCTGAATATAGAGGAAGGTTTATTAAAAATATATCATTCGATGTTGTAGATTCGATCATTACAAAATGTAGTAATGAGATAAGTCGTTTAAAAGATATTCGACTAGGCGACGTCGACCTATATACGGTATTAAGAACGGATGATATCAGATATTACTCACACATTCAAAACATATATTCTAATAGGTATATTTCATTTCCCATGTACGACATCATTATAGAAGAATGTTATATATCTATGATTAACAAGAATAGACTAATCAACGATGCCATGAATAAAATACAGTCGATAATAGATGACAAATCTATGCTATCTAAATTGCCTCCAGAAATTTTACACGAGATAATATCCAAGTTAAGCGACTATAATATAAACAACATGTTGTATGGAAAAAAGCATTATAAATACCACCATTAAATTAATAATATTATAAAAATAATATCTATATTTTGAGAGAGGAAGAAACAGGGAATATATATTTACCACATTATCAAAATCATGATATCTCATATCTTGTTGTTGTCGGTATTATGTATTCATATAAACGGGGATAGTGATATGCCTTACACACCAATAGATGGAAAGTGCAAAGGAGGCGACTACAAGAATGGTAATCTTTGTTGTAGCTCTTGCTCGGCGGGAACATACGCTTCTAAGCTATGCGATTCCAGTAACAACACCGTCTGCACAACTTGTGGTGATGGCACTTTTACAGCGATCAGTAATCATCTACCAGCGTGTCTAAGTTGTAATGGAGCATGTAACGAAAATCAGATAGAGATACAGTCATGTACCAAAACACAAAATAGAATCTGTAGTTGTGCTCCTGGAAATTATTGTCTGTTTACGGGATCGGGAAAAGGTTGTAAGCTATGTACTCCTAAAACGAAGTGCGGAATTGGATACGGCGTAACGGGACACACATCCCAGGGTAACACAATCTGTTCAAAATGTGGTTTGAACACGTTTTCATCTACTATATCATCCGAAGATAAATGTGAACCAGTACCAATGAATACGTTTAATAACATATATGTGGAAATTGACCTGTATCCCATCAATGATACATCGTGTATTCATACTACCACTACTGGCGTTAATGAAGTCATTAGTACTTCTGAAGTAACGATTACCATGCGTCATACTGATTGCGATCCAATCTTTAATACGGGATACTTTTCTGTTCTTGATAAGACAGCAATGTCTGGATTCTTTACCGGAAACGACATTTATCAAAACGCATCAAACACCTGTAAACTAGCTATCGAGATCAAATGTAACCGTAACCAAGACGATACTCTCGCATCGTCTACCAGTCGTCAGCTAACAAAAACAGATAATACAATCACAACTCCTCATTCAGAAACTGTAACGGTGATAGGAAACTGTCTATCGGATATAAATGTCTATATACTATATAGTGATACAAACAGTCTAGACGACCCAGACAGCGTCTCGTTTCATATGGGTAATATCCTTGATATCGATAACAATATGCCGGCAAGTTGTGGCGTGCGTAAAATACTTCCGTATCCAGAATCGCAGGTTTCTAATGTCATCTCGTCGACATAGACGTTAGACTTTTTACTAATAAATACACGGTTCATAAAAGTAGAAAATATATCCCATATTATTATACTATAAGGAAACATAGCTAATAACGTAAACATGAAACGATACATTATTCTGGCATGCGTGTGTCTAACGGCTATCGCATCACCCCTTACCCAACAGCAACAGGCATGCACGGAAGAAGGCAAACACCACATGGGAATCGATGTCCTTATTAAAGCCACAAAGAAAGATCAAACCAATGATAAGATTTGTCAATCTGTAACTACAATCACTGAAACTAATGAAGATAATGAAGACACGGTATCCGACGATAGTTCAGAATCAACCGTTACTCACGGAGACAGTACTTATTACGCGGTAGTTGGTGGAGGCCTTGAGACGATCGTAGGATTCACGGGATGTCCACACATTAAATCCATCTCAGAATACACAGATGGAAATACCATTTATACTAGACTGTCCAGCGTAGCTCCATCGCATGAGGAATCTACAGCCGTCAGTCATGAAGACGCTCTATCTATGATCAAAGAGTGTGAGGTATCTCTGCAGCTCAAATGCAGCGACGAGGACAAAGAAGGTAAACCAGTCGATGTTCCAGTACGAGGATCGAATCTATCTCATTCGAAGAGAGAACATGCCGACATTATCGGATCTACGATCGTTGATACCAAATGCGTACAGAATTTCGAGATGAGTGTCACTATCGGAGACATGTGCAAGGAATCATCGGATGTTATGGTGAATGACGTAGTAAAATTGATAGATGAATCACTGTCCGCTGGTAGCAGCGATAATACATCAGTCGACGACACAAAACTTAAATCGTGTGTCTGAATCGTGTAATCCTCAGGATTAGTTGTGGATTCGGACATACGTTTAATTTTAAAAGTGTACCGGACACTTATTTCCGGTTTGAAATTTAAAAATGTATTCGCATTAAAGTCGATTCTTTTTCTCTAACAATAAGTAACAAGTTTTATCGTGTCACTCTTTCTCTTTCTAATGTCTCACTAAAAAATGTTTCGTCTCTTTCTCTTTCTAATGGAGTCATAAAAAAGTTTTACAAAAAAATATTTCTCTTTCTCTTTCTAATGTCTCACTAAAAATGTTTCGTCTCTTTC